AAATAAGGATAGTCGGGTGAGGGGCAATTGCCCCTCACCCCTATACCTATCTTTTTATCCGTCGTTAGCGATGCGTTGAGATTCGATATATGCCAAGAAACCGAGCACCTCGGTATGGAGATCTTCGAGATCACCATTATTGCTGATGACATAGTCAGCATTGTCTCGAGAGATGTTCATAGTCGGATCGGACTCTTCGATACCTTGGATGCGAGTAGAGGCATCTACCCATACCACGATATCGATCAAATGACGACCTGCTGTAAATTCCTCAGGATGACGGATACCGATCAGACAATCATAGTCCTCAGTGATCATCTCAGATGTCACCTTGTGCAGCTCATCACCGTGATAACGACGGATCTCATCGTACCACTCTTGGCGGAAGTCATCACGGGCATTGTAGCAAGCTTCAGGACTAATCCACAGCACACCCTTACTGGCGAAGTAGGGCATCATCACTTTCTCTGTACAGAAGAGTGAATAGCTGCATGGATTGTAACCAGCATGACGCAGGATTTCTCCCACGGTATCCTTACCAGACCGCTTGGGTCCGATGATTTGGATGATGGGATTCATAGGAGCTACCTTTGTTATCGATGCGCGATACGGCGCTTCTTCTTGGGAGGAGCATTGTTGCGCTTGATGTCCTTGACGAGCGAAACACGCGAACGCTGCCCATCTTTGTCAAAAGCATTGGCCATCTCATTGATTGCGACATATACCTCCATGGGCATAGGACGCTCACCGCGGAACATGGCTTCCAGAGCCAGACGCGAGAAAGACGACACTTTGTTCGTCATGGGATCAGTAACCTTGAGGTTAGCTGCCACACGACGGATCGTAAGCCCACATGAGACGACCAGCTGCATCAGAGCTGCGACTGGGTCTTCCACCATGTCACCAAAGCCTTGAGGAGCGAGTTCCTCGAAAAGCTTCATCTTCCCGACGCTCATGTCAAAGAAGTTATTCTGGATATCAGGACCCAGACCTGCGAGGGCTTCGCCGATTTCGGCCTCAGTTGCCTCCAGACTCTTGTCGATATCGACGATCAATTCCTTATTCGTGGTAGACATTGGGACAGGTTCTTTCGATTCTGTTTTGTGAAACAAAAAATAAGGTCAGAAGGTGGAGGGGTAAATCCCCCTCCACTTTCCTTTTGTCGGATTAGCGCGTACGGCCTGCACCGATGACGCCACGTCCACCAGTGTTCCCGCGACGATTGCGGAAGCTGTAGGACGATTGGACCTGCGAGTCGATCTTACCGACCATCGTGTCGATATTCGACATCACAGATTCGATAGCACTGATGTCACTGTAGGTGGCACACCACACGGATGAACCTTTGTGATCAGGGATGCGATAGCCGATCTTCTTGAAGTTGGAATCCTTCTTCAAGATCAGACTGCCCAGATCACCACCGTCATCGACCAGCGATGCCATCAGGGAGTCCGCGATACCATCGCGACCGAAACCGACCATCAGGTCGCCATCGGAAGTGTCACCTTCACGGCCGGTGACCAGGATCTTGAGACCGACAGTCGTATCGATCACCGAGGACGGATCCAGGAAGTTCAGACGATCCTGGGTGTCCATCTCGATGGTCGGTGCCACCATAGCTTCGATCAGAGAAGCCAACTGTACGAAGATGCACTCATCGACGCGCGAGCGGGCCATGCCCGGACGGTTCTCGAAGATCATGCACGGCAACCGCAGGTTCAGATCCTCACAGATGGCTTCCAGGGTCTCGAGAGTACCCGAGGTGTTGGTGGCCCATACACCAGATCCCGAGTCGGCCACCATCAGGTTGACGAGACGCAGATCGGGCTTGCGCGATGCCAGCACTCGCGAGAGGACCGGACCGATCACACTGCCCGAACCACCCGATGCCGAGTAGGCGACCACCACGATGTCGAATTCGAGTCGACCACTCAGGTCGAGCTTGGAGACATCAGCTTCGATCTTGGCTGCATTTTCAGCGCGGTTACCACCACTACCACGACCACTACCGACGATGGTGAAACTGGTATCGCCTTCACGGACGTTTGCGTCCGAGGTGTCGAAATATTCGACAGCGATCCCAGGGACCGAATCGACCATGCGTGCGATATTGATACCACAACCACCAGCACCGATCACGAGCATCTTGGGAGTCGAGGGGACTTTGGTCTGAGTGTTCATTGTGATTACTCCATTAGGACTTATGGGATTGGGTCAGAGAGGCTAGGACGAATCCTCTCCTCATTTGTAAAAATGATAAGCTTAGTGATTAAGCTCTCCTTGTGTCCAAACGATAGGTAAGGTCACTAGAAAAGAATTTCATGAGATAGACAAACGCTACCGCACTGTTCTCCTTAATCACATTGGTAATATGACGACACAATCCCACTCATTTTCAGTCCAACGGAGCCACAGCTGTAATGGGGACTCCTTCATTATCAGGACCTGGATCGATCACGATCGAATTGATCATACCTGGCCACTTGGATGACGATCCTGCATACTTCGTGTAAGCAGCTAATGTCTCCATGAGGCTATAGACCTCAGGACTGGAAACATCATGACGTTCACACTGTGATGCGCCGGAGATGTCATGGATGAGATCGCTCATCGATTCCATCATACCGACAGACTCAGGTCTCAGGATATCGGGCATACGGCTACTGGCTGTCGAAATAGCAAATATAGACCTCTTGTAGCGTGAATCCAGATAGAGGTCACTCATCCCCTGCATCGCACGTGCGATGATCCTAGGAGCGAGCCCAGAGCGATCTACGATCATCAAGATCGTGAGATCAGAAAAGATCCGAGACCTCATCTCTACAGGTAGGATCCTATCACCGATTTCCTTAGCCATCGCGAATAGGCCAGTATAATCGATATCCGATGTCACGAAGAGATCATCGACTTCGGTATCGAGATAGGACTGGAGCATCTGCATGACAGAATGCATCTTGGTCTTCTTGGTACGGAATTCTGAAATACGGATATAACCCGTATCCAGGAAATTCACTTCCCACCGGATAGTCGCGAAGTCACGCACTTCTCCATCGATCGTGTAGAACACACCATCGGTGTCGCCATATCCGGTGACATGACCATCCACCACAAACCTCACGAAGTATTTCGATTGGATGATGGACATGGCCTTGAGGAAAAGCAGATAGCGCTTTTTGTTATCCGTATTGAGAGTTTGAATATTGGGTAACTTGACCACTATGAACACAGGGGAAGCATTCCTGGTATGAGTGATCTTTTTGAGAGAAGAGATACTGGTGACCATCTTCTCCACCGTTTCCATGATCTGCCCGTCACGCATGGTGAATTTGCTTCCTCCGCTATTGGATCGACTGGTCACTGTACCCTCCATCACGAAAAGTGGTGTACACATGATCGGTATTATTTTGAAACACAAGAACTAGTGTTTCTTTAATACGGGTGGTAGCTACCACCCGTACTACTTTATCCTGGGGTGAAGCCACGTTTTGGCGCGTAGAAGCCAGCAGGACGCGACCAAATTTTCAAATTATGTACACTATTCTCTTCAATTGCATCTCTTAGGGCCCGGGCCGCATCAATGTAGTTTTTCTTGATAGTATCGAGTTTTGATGTGATGATGAAACTTAAAATAACCTCTTTGATATCAGGAGAGTCTTTATATTCTGAGAGAGAGGAGATTGATTCCAACTCTTCTTCTTGACGAATATCTCTCCAGTCTGCTTCATCAGTGATCTTGAAAGAAAGTAAAAATCCGAATGTTTCTTTTATATTCTCAAGTAAATCACTTTTATCTTCGCCAATTTTCCTCAGATCACCCAGTTTAGCTACGATCACGTAGACGTGGTCGTATTCACCATTTTGATTCTTACCTGAAGTATTCGAATCCTTACTGAACGTCCTAGCGATACTCTTCCATTTATTGACGATTTGATTGATCTTATTCATACCGCCAATGATGTACTTATTGAACACCAAAATTGCGGTACTCACCGCCGACATAAATTTTGATGCGAAATCAGTACCCGTCACCTTTTCTTCAGAATCCCCCGAAGTACTGGTGGCCTCCTTTTCGGCAGCTTTGGATTTCTCGGAGATTGATGAGATATTTCCATCAGTCTTGGAAACTACTCCGTCGAGATCCTTATCGAGTTTTTCAATACTCGACTTTGAGATGCCGAGATCCTTTTCGGAAATCTCCTTTTCTGAATCAAAGTCTTTATTTTCCCAAGGACAGTTCTTCTTGAGAGAAGCCACTTTCGCGTTGAAGTCGTCGTTCCACTTATTGAAGACTGATAACGGACTCCCGCTCTGTGGGAAATTCTTACCTACCATAGTCAGAATACCGACCGCGGTTACTATAGTCCCCACGACAGCCAGAGCGGTCTTCATCGGGTGAGCCTTGATCTTGCGACCGACCGACTGGCCGAATGCAGAAATATCACTTCCGATTTTACGGATGATATCTCGCACTTTACTACCAATGACATGGGCCTTCTCTTTGATCTTTGACAGAGTTTTGGAGGCGAACTCGGCGATCTTCGACGCCCACTCCCTCGCCTTTTCACGAATATGATCGCTCAGACCTTCCAGACCTAGCTCAGACGTATTACTAAGCGAAAGTGCTTCCATACCAATCGCGCCTACCGCTACCCCTTCGAAGAGACCTAGTCGCATCATGGTCCCGAAATGGGCTCTAGTTATAGTACCCCCCGATCGTCTGATATCGCGCAGAATCAGTACCTTATTATGGAGAGCTATACCCTGCTTCTCGAGCGATGCAGATTGTCTGGCAATCTGCATCATATCGTAAGTTAGATCAGTCATTTCTTTGTATACCTTGAAAATAAGTAGAGTCGGGGTCGTCCCCGACTCTACTGTCATTGAATAATCACTGGTTATTAGGCAGCGGCAGCAGCGGCTGAACCGCCCTTGAAGAAGCCGAACCAGCCCTTGATGATCGACCACAGGTTCGACAGACCGCCAAAGATCAAATCCTTGATGATCTTGCCGGCATCACGCAGGCCGCGCATGAAGCCCGCAGCCCAACCACCGACACCGATGGTTTCGCCACCGGCAGCAGCACCTGCGTCAGGAGCGATCTTGGCAGCGTCCTTCGAACGGCTGAAGAAGCCGCTGACAGCCGACTTGGCCTTTTCCATCGACTGCTTCAGGCTGGCACCCAGGCCACCGACCGAAGCCTTCGACACACCAGCTTCAGCAGCGTCGATGACAGTGGCGTCGGGCATCGGAGCCTTCTTCCACTTGACGCCGTTCATGACGTCCTTGGCGTTGGTTGCGCCGTCATGACCCAGAGCCAGAGGCTTGGGACCTTCGGCCTTCTTGATCCAGGGACACTTGCCGATCAGATCTTCGACAGCCTTGCTGACCTGGGCGTTCCACTTGTTGAAGGTGCCCAGCTTCCCATCAACCGGGAACTTGCCACCGAACAGCGTCAGGACGGCCACAGCAGCAGCGATAGCGGCCACGACAGTCAGCGCGGTCTTCATCGGATGGGCCTTGATCTTGCGACCGACCGACTTGAGCGTTTCCCAAGGCTGAGTCACCAGCTTCTTGATACCGCCGAACAGCTTGCCGAATGCCGAGCCCAGACCCGACACCACCTTCGAGAAAGCACCCGACACAAAGCCGGCGACCTTCTTGGCGATTTCCTTGGTCTTGTTCACGACGCTGTCGACCAGACCTTCGGTGGCCAGGGCAGTCAGGTTGTTCTGACCAGCCAGGCTTTCCGTGCCGATGTTACCAGCGGCAGTGCCGGCCAGCAGGCCCATGCGCACCAGCGTACCGAAATGCGCAATACGCACCGGTTCACGCGATTCGACGATCGCCTGACGCTCGATTTCGATCATGCCGAGCATTTCGACATCGGCCGAGATTTCATCAGCGCCCTCGGCGAAGTCGTCAGCCGCAGCTTCTTCTTCTTCCATGTCGACAGCTTCTTCGACGATTTCGGGCACTTCACCCAGATCATCCGAAGGTTCTTCGATGTCGAACTGAGTCACACCTTCACCTTCGATCGGATCGCCTTCACCTTCACCGTCGTCACCTTCCAGGTTCAGACCGAAGCCGCCGAACATCGTGCCTTCGACTTCCAGACCATTGGTGTCGTCGCCTTCACCTTCACCAGGATTGACGTCGAAGTTGGTGTCGATGTCTTCCATCTCGGGGTCGAAGCCGGTATCGATGGGAGCACCATCATCGCCTTCGCCGGTGTCAGTACCATCGACGGGCAGCTCGGGAGCTCCTTCTTCTTCACCCATACGCTTGAGTTGTGCGCTCTGCGCCAGACGCAGGCTTTGATTGAAAACGCCCATAAAGATCTCCATGGATTGAACTAAATAGATTAGGTCGTACGCCACCTAACCTGACCAGACTATGCTAGATCAATAGAATAATAGTACTCTAATGCTAAGAATACCAATATTCCATTGTCATACATTATCCAGTAAGCGTAACTAAGACTGTGAAGTGGTGGGGGTGTATACACCCCCACCTTTCGATTACGACAGTTTGGGAGCCACGAGGAGGCCTGGTTCGAGGCCATCGAAGCCACCACGGTTGTCGTAGAGGAAGCTCAATTGAGCAGCCGCCACAGTACCGTTGGTTTTGTCATCTACATATAGTACGTTCGTTTCGGCACTGACCGCCCAAGTTCCGGAGAGCTTGACCAACTCGACTGCCAAATTATCTGCACGGATGCGAGCGATCGTGGTAGCATCGTTAGCCACCAGGGTTCCGCCCACAAACCAGCCACTCAGTGCATTACGATCACCACCAGTACCCACTGTGAGAGTGAGACCGTTACCGATGAACGCCAGAGGGATGGTCAGGATAGTACCATCAGCACTACGATCAGCAGAACCTGTACGGAAGGAAGCTTCACGTACGAGAGTACCGGCGATGTGTTGCGAGATGTATCTACCCAGACGACGACCGATGCGTTTTGCGCTCTTATCGCCGTAAGTGGCAGCATTAGAAACAGTACCGGCGAGATCGATGTCATAGTAGTAACCACCGGCGCGAGCCCATGTCCTACCAGAAACGATATCATTGCTCGCAATACGCAAATTCCTCGTGAGTGTGTTTACACTCGAGGTATCGCGAGACTTATTCACGATCACGAATGGCGCATCCGAAGTAGCCGAGGAGTTGGATACCGTCGCATACGACTTCAAGATACGACGGACGAGTTCGGTCTTCGCCACACAGTTTGCCCGTGTCGCGGCGTCCGTGGCCGATTCCCCCGATGAGTACCACATGGTACCGATAGTCCAACCATAACGCAAGCCTAGGTTTGCGGTACCGTTAACCCAGTCGATCAGACTGTATCCGTCGATACCAGTCGTCTTAGAGGCACTGGAGTTGTCAGGTCGCTCGAACTTCGGCCTATAGGTCAAAGTACCGGTAGTGGAAGCCGGTGCTGACGGGAACGTAATCGAGAACGACGCTGGAGTGTTAGTTGTTGTGGTGTCCACATATTTGATGGTACCTATGATACCGCCAGGACCGGTCAAGGTGCCCGTCGCATCATCGACCTTCACGTCAGTGATCACCACACCACTACCCAGATCGAGCTGGAACGTACCAGGACGTACCTGATTCACCATGGTGGCATTCAGGATGAGGGCGTTAGCGTCGGTTGAGTCCAGAATATTGGACAATGCGGTCTTCATTGTTGCCAGAGTCATCGCCACACTACCGGTATAGGGACCGGTGCCTGACAGAGTGATCGATTGACTTACCGTCCGATTGTCGAGTCCGAGCTCTTCGGCTAGGATACTTCCTCGACTCAGGTTAACCGTCATAACACTGATATTGCGATCAGTGACGATCTTTCGAACGAGACTATCAGCACCGTCTGGAAGGTTACCAGCACCCGTCAAAAGGATGGGCCTCGGGTTAGACGAAATTGCTCGAATCGGCAGTACGGTCGTCGTGCCGAATACAACAGTATCGAGGACACAGCCCCATGGTCCGGATGTGGATCCGACCCCGGTAGATGCAGACCAGCCCGAGTTCTGAGTGGTCGACTCGGTACCATCGGAGGTCGATACGTGAGAGTGATAGTACATAAGCGACGATTCGGTACCACCGAATGTAGGAATGACTGCACCTACATCCATGACATCGCATTCATGGTGAAACTCACCAGGACTGGACACCGGACCTGCCGAACGATAGAAGCGCTTGGAGATCGGACTGCCGATGAATGTGGAGAACTTCCCATTCGAGTCAGTAGTAACGTCCTTATAAGCACTTGTCGTACCGTCAGTATAACGGATGTAGCAACGAACCACCATACCGGCAGGAGCTGTACCCTCGAACCAAACATCCCCTGAGGTCTGATTGAGTCCGAACGGGAACACCCAGAAGTTACCGAGACGGTTGAGCTTGACATTGCCCAGACGGAGACGACGTGCTGGGAGCATACCGATCGCACCGGCGATGATCGAAGCGGTGCTACCTACCTCGGATGCGATAGTACCATCCGCGGCGACCTTGCGATAGTCGAACATATTGCGGAAGATAATCGTACCACCGAACTCCGATGCCAACGTGATGAATGACTTACCATTCGCCAATTCAGCAGCCGATGCTTCAGTGATCGCAGTACCACCACTCATGACCATCAGTTCGCCAAGATCACCACCCCAACCACAGCGGTCTGCACTAGCGGTACCCTTACATCCATAGGTACTCCAGAGAGGACCAGAAGGACGCGGTGTGGCGATGGCTGTCGCACCAGTCTGCGATTGTACCGTACCATCGGCCATATTGACGACTATGAGATACGGGTAGTCAGAACCACTCACACTCTTGACACCATAGATGACCGCATAGTTAGTGTCGGGCATGAACTGGATATTAGCCAAGCTCGCACCGACAGTGGTCTGTGGCCACAGTTGCCATGAGGATGCACCATTTCGGCGAGTCTGTACACGACCGTTTGTAGTATCCCTCGAGATACCCGTCGACGTAGCACCGGAACCCTTGTAGAGACCAGTGATCGCAAAGAAACCACCACCTACGACAGTATCGCCGGTCGATCCGTTGACGCCGAAGATAGTCTCGAGACGGACATATCCGTTACTAGATGCCCCGGTGCGGACATAGCAACAATATGCAATGTTCGTACCATACGGAACGTCAGAGTGAGTGAACGTATAACCGCGTCCGTTCTGAGGACCCAGTACTGTAGCACCCTTCGGTTGTGTGACAGTATTACCTGCCGACATAGTAGAGATCGTATTCTCCAGACCGAGTCGGGTACCAGCAGTAACTTCGTTAGTCACCATCAAAGTGATCGTCGAAGTGCGTCCGGAGTTCTGGCTATCTGCAAGCGTTTCGACGATATCGAACACATAGACGCCGATCGTACCAGTACCACTCCACGCCCAAGTCTGATTGACCAGGTCGATCGTGAGACCCGCAGGGAGGCTACCAGAAATCGACAGAGTCGATCCAGCGGTCTTACCCGAGATCGTACCGGACTGAGCACTGAACTGCGTCAGCATGACACTACTGAACGACAACACACCCAAAGAAGCACTCTCGAACACATTCGTGACGTTTACCGTCATGATGTTGAGCTTACCGCTATTGATGTAACCATCGAGGGTCTCACGTACCGACAGAGAATGCGCTGTAGCCGTCTCATAATCGGTCGACGTACCCGTAGTGACGATGTTGATACCAGAGAGAGCAAAACGCCCACTACCTGTGTTCACCAGTTCGAGTGTCGATCCAGCGGTCTTACCCGAGATCGTACCCACGACTGTACCTTCGGGGCTGTTCTCCACCACGGTGTTCGTGGTGAGTGTCAGATCACCCAGTGAGTCGGCGCGTTCATAGGCGCCTGGTACTGAACTCGTCCCGCGCTGTACACCACGAGCATCATAGTCCAAGACAGACGGCTTCATGTTGTTGTACAGAGTAGCGGTCGGATAGAAGACACCGTTTGGTGAATCTGCATACAACGACGAGAGATCCCCACCGATGGATGTATTGACCATGTATGTCGCAACAGCCTGACCACTGTGGATATGGTTACCTGTCAGGGTCAGTGTACCGGTGGCGGCCGCTACCCATTCGAAGCTCTTTACAGAGTTATTCGCAAACAGACAGTAGCTGTCAGGGATATACCCACTCGACAGACGCTGTGTCTGGTTCTGATGCGTATTGTGAGCGATCACCACGTGACTGTGGGTGCTCCCATACTGCGACCTGAGATTGTCAGACTGATCATAACCAGTCGTCTTCACAGGAGTGTGGAACGCATTGTTGAAGAACAAGAAGTCCTTCGAAGGACCTGTCAAGAAGAAGTTCTGACAGATCGAGTCGTACTGCATATTGTTCGCAACGTAGACGTTCTCGTTGGTGTCCGCACCAGAGACGGTGTGCTGGTACCAGTCACTGTGGATATCGAGCATCGAATATATCGAAGCTGTGACGCCCTTCACGTTGATCGGAGTACTATTGGTAGCGACAGCCTTACCCATCGCGGTCGATGCGGTCATCGCACGACGAGTATTGTCGACGAGAGTCGCACTCCAACCGTTACCCAGACCATTGATCCAGTTTACCACATCGGCGAACCAGTAAGTATTCGACGTCTTGTAGGATACGTTACCGTACACTACAAACGATGCTGTATTCGAACCCCAAGTCGCCGTGAACGTACGCGATGCGGCGCTGTAAGTACCAGTCCAATAGAACGTGGCGGTGTTCTCAGTGCCCGAATAGACCACAGTCATGGCCAAGAGATCGTCGGTATATTCGGTGTTCAGGAGACCGGAGCTGGTGGTCTTAACGACACAACGTGCATCCGTCACGAGGTCCGAATAGCAACCCGTGAACGTACATCCGCGGACCAGGTCTGCGGAGACACCAGGGTTGGCCAGATTCGTGAAAGTGGCTTCCGTAATCCACCCACCATTGCGGATGACATAGGCCGCCAGATTCTGGCGAGAGGTACCGATATCCCAGATGTGGTAGTGACCAAACGAGTCGGTCAACGAGATACCATCGATCCAGTGTTTCTTGGTAGTACCTTCGTGGTAAATACCCGTGATGTTCTTGAGATCGATAGTGATGTTCGCCCCCATGAAGTGGAGGCCATCGTAGGTCGAACGACCTTGGTCGGAGGCTGAGTTGTACGTATCCTGACTGAATACGACAGGAGCACTCGCTTCAATGTTGAAGTAACCAGAAATACGGTAGGACGAACCCCCACCGCTACCGGCCAGTGTGTAAGGACCACCACCCGTGAACGTGATCTTGGGGTTACGCGCAGCCACACTCTTGAGGTAGGTCAGTGCCGCACTCAGAGTCTGGTAGTTCGAACCAGCCACCGCAGCCTGGGTACTGTTCACAGTCACAGTGCGATCATAGACCACATCATTCAGGTGGAAGGTGTAAGGACCCATAACACGACTCTGCATCGAGTCGTCGAGCGGCACCGCTTCTGCGTAAACATCACCACTACCGTTGGTGGAATTCGGACGTGCCAGACGTACCCACCAACCGAAGTAAGTGCGAGCCACACCGTTGGCATCACTGATCGTCTGATACGTGGGCTCAGGGATGTCGACGACATTACCCTCAAAGTAGACACGGACCTTCTTGAGACCCATGTTCTTGAGAGAACCCTTATTGTTAGCCCCTGCCCCGAAACCGAAAAGGAGCGTACTACTGAAGGTCTGCTCAGGCACCACGATCGGACGTAGGATCGGTTTGGCCGTCGTTCGTACCGGATCGGTGGGAGTGGAGGTGTAACCACTCTGAGATACACCAGTCCACGTAGTGCCGGGCGTGATCGTCCCAACCAACTCCACTTCGAACGAAATAACCGTCGGGTTATTGTTGTTCGCGGCATAGGGGTGAGTTTCGATTAGGTTGATCGCAGTCACACCAGGAGTGGTGGGCTTACCCGTGATCTTCCTATTGGTAGAATCGATGAACATCCCGATGGGAACAGTACCGGTGATCGTAGAACCAGGAGTGGCTCCGATGATCAGGAGCTCTGAATCAGCATTGAGCGTAGCTCGGTTCTTGCTCAACGACAACTGTACCAGAGTCACAGTCGGATTAACGATTGTGATCGTAATCGTCGAAGTGCGTCCGGAGTTCGAGGAGTCGTTGAGTGTCTCACGCAGGACCATCGTTACGGTACCCACAGGGGTCGTACCGTCCCACGTCCACGTACGTGCTGATGAATCGATCGAGAACCCAGCAGGGAGTGTCACTGGAGTGATCGTCGATCCAGGCGTAGCACCCACGATCGAACCCGTATTACCGACGGTATAACGGAAGTTCGAGGTCGAGAGTGACAAGACACTCAGATCAGGCTGTTCGAATACATTGGTGGTATAGATCTGGAACGTCGTACTCCGACTCGTCAGACCGATGCGCTCTGTGACCTGCACTTCGTAGGTCGATGCGAACTCGTAGTTCACATTCACACTGGACGTAGTGATGTGGTTACCCACCAGAGCGAAACGACCGCCTGCGCTGTTCGAGAGTTCCAGCGTCGTCCCAGGAGTCATACCTGTGAGTACGCCCACTGTCTGACCAGCAGGAGTGTTCTCAGCGATAGTGTTCGCGCTCAGTACGAGACTCGATAGAGAAGGTGCACTCACTGTAATGACGGAGGTCGACACTCGCGTCGGAGGTATTGAACCAGGAGCAGCCTCATAGACGTCGACTTCGATGTCACCATAGGTCAAGAAGGTACCACTTAGTACATCACCGGAGAACGACAGCGTTGAGCCATCACTAGCCATAGCCCAACGATTGGAGCCGGAGGTCAGATTATAAACTGCCGATACCCACTGTTGGCTGAATGCACTAGTCAGGTTGACCAGTACCAGATTGTTGAGATAGATCGTGGGAGCCTTACCCGTCAGTTTGAAGGGTGTCGAAAGGATCATCGATCCGAGTTGCTCGGTGATATTACCTGCCTTGATAATACCATCTGTCAGAGCCGTCGGGAGCGACAATTCGCCAGAGGTGGTGTTGAAAGTCACACCACTGGGGAGCGTAGCGCTGATAGCACTTTCAGATGTACCGCGCAGATAGCGCTGATAGCGAGCCACCACACCGGTCTTCGAGGTCGAGACTTCGATGTCGATCCCCTGAGGAGTCGCTGCGCGTACACCCCTCTGATAATCATACATGCTCACGCATTTTCTCCTTAATCAGTTCAATAGCATAGGTAGATAGAGGAGGCCCCGATGGGGCCTCCTCTATCCATCATAGCCAGTTAGACTACATATGCCGAGAATTCCTCCTGGGCATCGACGATAGTTCCGACACGCAGCATACCAGCATCACGCAAACCAGCGACAAAGTCGAAGTTCATGTAATACTGATCATGATGCTGCTGGAGCTGATAGTGACCATATCCGACGGTATTACGCATCGTGATGATGTTCATGTTCAACTCGATCATGTCCCCTCGGGTATCCTTGAGGTCACCACATCCGATCGGATATGACTTGCCCGCAGGGATAGCGAATTGGAGAGGTGTCTTCAGAGTGATCGTACCTCCCTTAGAGAGATCAGCGATACCCGTCTCGACGACGTAGGAGTTGGGGTCCATACCGATAACGATCCGACTCCCATCCGGGATAGATCCCGTGGTAGGAGCAACCTCACCAGGTGCTTCGCACTTGACACCACCGGGCTTGACCTGAATCTGCAAGGATCCCTTAGGGATACCTGTCGAGACAGTACGCACCTTACGCCACGATCCGCTGTACACAGATGTAGCAGTGGCGGGGATGGCTTGGGCCAGACCCAACGGTGAGTCGTAGAGGAAGGTCACCCCACCCGAGATAGTGACGCCAGTACCCGTGGGAGGGATACTCGGATTGACTGTACCGGATACTCCAGTACCAGCTTCGATCGAGATCACTCGGTAGAGGCGCTTCTCGGTGGTATTCGCACAGAGATTACCGATCGCCCAACCGGACGTCTTAGTGGTGAAATCTGTACCTGTAGCAAGGACCAGAGAGTTGGAGATGTGAGAGGCTACTCGGTAATAGTTGAGATCGTTACCGAACTTGACCATATCGCCCGATACGTAGCTACCACGCCGGCCAGTGTTTGCACTCTGTGTAGCGATAGTGGTGGTACCCACCGGATAGCCGGCAGCTGTAGTCAGTACATTGTAACCTGACACACACTCATTCTGGATAGAGTTAGCGGTGAACAAGCTACGCTTACTGACACCGCCCGCTGCGGTGAATGGTCCACCAAGGACACCACCTAGGCGACCAGACTGATATCCAGCCGCGATGACCTTGTCCGCCAGTTTGGGATGAGCCCAAGGACCGCTCTTATCGAAGAAGTCCATAAGGATCAAGCCAGCAGGAATGACCCTGTCGAAGGTGATGGCACCTGTCGCAAGATTGACGTCAGTCACTGTCGCTTTGTTGGTCGAATCACCGAACCACGTAGCGATCATGTCGGTATAGATGAGAGGAGCCGTAGTCACGGTATCCACAGTGACCTGATTGGTTCCAGTGGAGGTGAGACCACTCTGTACCGACAGAGATTCATAGAAGATGATCGAGACAGAAGTACCCACAGCGATCCCATGTGCGGTATCTGTGCGTACCGTGCTGGTGATAGGAGCGGTACTGCCCACTGAGGCGACTTTGATTCCTCGAGCACATCCACTGTACCAAATACGCATACCAGGTTTGATGGCTGCGAATGGCGTGGTATCACTCGATGCGACACCTAGGTCGGTAGTGCTCGTAGCCGTCATCGTGAGCGTACGCGTAGATGCCCAACCCCCACCGTAGCTCCAACAGATGTGACGAGCATTCGCTTCATCATCTTCCATCAGAGAGTTGGTACGCATGTAGGTCTTGATCAGTTCCAGTTCTGCCAGAAGACCGTCTGGTGTACCGAAGTATGTGGCAGACTCATCATTACGACCGGAGTCGACTGCCATGATCCACCCATTACTTTTGAGAGTCTGGAGATGCGCCACAGTCAGCTTATTGCTACTGCCGATGAGACCACTGGGTAGATAGATCGTCCCAGGGATACCGTACGACAGCATCCGTTGGAATGCCACGGTATACTGCTCGACATTGGCGTCATCGTAGGTCTGATAGAACCAAGGTGCAGTCCACTTGAGTTTCACGACACCTCCCAGATACACCTCACCATTTCTCGAAGAGAAAGGAGCATTGGTGTTATAGGAAACAGTCGTGAAAGTCTTCGTGAGAGGAGATGATGCTTCCAATGCACTTTTCCCACTCACGCGTTCGCGCATGATCTTGGGAGCAAATGGAATCCAGACCCGACCAGAAGAATACTGGCTGAAACTACCCAAGGAGGTACCTAGATTATCAGGGTCGTAGTAGGTAGTACGATAGACACCGGTGGTGGCTGAGTTCGAAGTAGCCGACGCTATACCAAACGCGACATCGACACTCGACACTTCGTTCATGGGAGTATCACCCAGCTCGACACAGATGGCATAAACGTCATCATCGCCGAGTGTAGGATATCCTGCGGAAGGTCGGATTAGGGAGAAGCTGGATACGTCAGAAGAAGGTACTGAACCGAGGTGTGACTTAATAGAGGCTTTACCCAGAATCTTCCTTGTAGTGTCGACCGTCGTCGTACCATAGTTAGTCGCGACCATCGAGGTATTTGTCAGATTGTCGTATGCATCAATAATCTGATACCGATATCCGGCATCGATTTGCGGACTGACTGTCAAGGACGCCGAAGCTTGCTTGGCTGAGCTGTCGGCGATGGTGAGATATCGAGTCTCTTTCGAGCGGGCACCGACCAATCCAGACGGATGGAGCCGATTCGAGACGTCGTGTTTGATCTGATCACGAGTACGACTACCACCGTACAGGAGATCGCTGTATGTATAGTAGTCACCATTGGTGCTCACATCGAACGGGCCCTTGAACACCTGAGTAGGTTTGAGACCAGATGCAAATGAGACCGAGAATGAAACCGCAAGGTTACCGTCCTCGTATGGAGTACCACTCGTCTGGAAGACGGATACCTTCTTCGTAGTGGTATCTACACCCATGATGTTGCGGAAAGCTCGTACCTTGACACCTTCGAGCTTGGGTGCCGTCGGACCCATGGTCACACCCGATGCGTTGGTGACAGTCTTACTTCCGGCGGCAAAAGTGTTGTATTCGACATGGATAGTGCCGACCGAAGAGATACCTCGGATGTTGTGGGTACAACTGATGTTGTTGATGAATACCCCACGGATATCCATTCCAAAGCCACTGGCGCTATCGATGACGAACTGGTGATTGGGTACTGTGGATTCATATGCCACCGATGTACCGGTAGAGAAGATCAAGTTATTTTCGACGAGCAACCGAAGCTCGCACTTCAAGGTATACTCACCCAGATAACGGAACGTGACCTGACCAGAGACGGTATCACCCGTTCCGGTTGGAGGTACGTTATCATCTGCGATACCGATCCTGTACCCACTGGAATCTACTCCGCCTGAGGCATTCACCACCTGATAATAGCGGTTCTCAGTCAGATTGACAGTCTTGTACCCTCCAGTACCATCGGGGAGTACCTTCCATCGCGCAGACGTACTTCCGTTGGGGTATGCTTCGAATGCATACGAGGCGTCAGGACGACGGGTCTGGATCCAGTCGGAGTGCGGGGTGGTTTCCACCGGCATACCTTGGATACCGTCGAACTTGTCGTAGGCATCGTTGTTGGAGATTTCCATGTAGAAGTGATCGTCAGAAAACTTCCCTCTGGGGGTGTTGTAGTAATAGGCACCCGCGATGGCATGAAAGTCACGTACGACCTGTCGGAAGCGATTGTTACGGGATACCAGGATACGACCCCCGTATACACCGAAGCAGTTGCCCATCCCGTAGAACTCGTTGTTCTCAAAGATGATCTGTTCCGCAAACATGGAGGTGAGGGCACTGCCCCACAATACTCCAGAGGTCTGATCGTTGGGGATGAAATTAGGACCAAAGCCTGCACCGAACTGGTTACCGTCGAACCGAATAGCAGCGAAGTTCACATTGGGATTAGAACCAGCCGAGAAAACGATCGAGAAGTTACTGTTCGGGAAAGCAGGAGGTACGAATGTCAGGTTCCGAATACGAAGACCACGGATGGCCATCTTCCCGTAGAACATGGAGGAGATGATCGGATTGTGACCACTGTCGGGCTCGATCAGGATACCACCAGTACCCATGTCCTTATCGGTATTGATAGTGATGTTGGTAACCGTATTCCAAGTACCATTTTGAAGCCGGATACGATGCCACGAAGATCCCGTCGATGCGTCAGCCGCGGCTTGGATCTTTGTCGGAAGATCTGTATCCGCACCGCAGGTCACATCGGTCGCAAACGGCTGTCCAGCATATTTGGTGATCTCCTCAGCGGCGATGGTCTTACGCGTACGTTCGCGTTCCACCCACGTCTCACTGGTGATCTGACCCAGCGGGAATCCTACGATGGGTCGACCAGAGACATTGACGACCTGTACTGTAAACGTCGAGTCGTAGGTAGAGGCATCAGTCGCAGTCTGACGGATCACGATGTTACCATCGAAACTCGAAGACAATCGCTTACCAGCGGTGGTGAGCCATTTCTCACCATTGATATCAGTGACCGAGAAGAAGGCTGCTGCCTTACCTCGTACTGTAAAGTTCTGAGCACCGATGGGTGCACTGATCTTACCGACCTTCTTACCCAATACCTCTTTGGTGTATACCTTGGAGATAACCCCAGTACCATCTTCAGTAGTCAGAGATGCACCCTGGAGGGGGAGCGTCTGATACTCGAGTTCCAGACACGAGATGTAGAAAGGTACGGTTGCAGCCTTTTTGATGGTAATAGTCGTAGACGATGTCGTGAACTCGACATATGTACCACCATCGCTCGATAGCCAGTTGGCTACCGTCACGGTAGCACCAGAGGCGTCCATGACACTACCGGTAGGGACAGCTGCTGCGGAGGTGATATCGAGGTTTGTACCGGCTGTATTCTTGATGAGATTACCGGATGCGTCGTATAGACGATATCCAGGGGTGGATGACGACGACAGCACGCCCAGGGCCAGCCACATCCGGTATTTACCAGGACCGTCCGGAAGCTCGACCGTGAATGCTACACCATCGGTGGTACCGCCCTGACGACCAGAGATTCGAACATTCCCACTCGAATAGTTACCGTTCGTCGACGGCGCTGACGAGAGCCAACCGAAGCGAAGTCCGTTCACTGTGGTCAAAGAGGACGAGGTCACACCGGCCACGAAGACTGAAGGATTTACTTCAGTATAGTTGGCCGCAGTGCTGCGGAAATGATAAGAATATCTAGTCATTACAAGGGACTCCCGGAGATAGTCACAGAATTGGAACTACCGGTTACAGTAATTCCACTGGGGAGATCAGATGACACCACACTACCGAATCCGGTAGGGATATCGAGCACCATCGAGTAAGGGCTACCCCACTCGGCATCGATCATCGAGCTGAGGGTAAACTGCCCCACCGGACGGACGGTGATCGTGGTAGGATCAGACACACCTGCATCACTGATCGCATAACCGACGATTGTGTAATCGACCCCGTTCGTGAGGTTATTCAAAGCACGCGTCAGAGTAAGACCCGACGATACCATCGTACCATTGACCCACAGCGTGTAGGAGGTCACAGGAGATGATCCTGGGTCGCCAGGCACGAATGTGATATTCGCGGCACTGTCGAGGACTGTGGAATTCAGACCAGGTGCTTCCGGTTCTACGATCGGAGCTTGAGGCGTAGTAGTATCGGTCGTCATATCCGACAGGCCTACCAGAGTCCGAGCCCTGACTCCGATTGTGACAGGGAACCCGTTAGGTACTGGTAACTCGAATGTGAGATCAGGAGTGGTGAGTACCAAGATATCCCCATTGTAGATCAGATATTCGACAATGGGAGATGTACCAGCAGTACCAGGTGTGATCGTACCTGTCACCTTACCGTTACTAGCGACCAGCGTCAGAGACGGGATACCAGGACCGACAGTGATGGTCTTACCGGTGACCGTATAGGTGAGTGTCAGTACACAACCATCGAGACGTTCGGTGATAGTACCGCTCTGTACCGCATTGTTCCCGATAGCCGTTTTGTTGGATAATCTACCGGTGATCACATCCAGCGTATGATTGGGGTGGATACCGCTCGCATCGAGAGTGCTCAGTGCACTACTCCATCGCAACTTACGGAAGTAGGTGAAGAAGACACCCACTTCACCATTCCTGACCACATCCACGATCGGTCTGGGAAGTGCGCGATGCTTCCCTCTGTTAAAATCTAGGCTCATGATAGTTCTCCAAGGGATAGTAGGGATGGGCCTCTAGAGGCCCATCCCCTCTTATTGGAAGCTCAATCTTACTTCTTCTCTTCCTGCTTCTTCTGGAACAGCTTATTCCAGATCGAATGTATGGTCGAGAAGATGACCTGACAGGTCTTCACGATGAGCTTGCGGCCATAGCGCCACAGAGCCCAGACCAGAGACAGGATGATGCCAAACTTGATACCACCGCCTGCGAACTTGGCAGCGTGGAAAGCCTGAGGATCATTGGTAGCCTTATAGACCACATTGGGGATATGACGATCGAAGATTTCGGAGAACTTCTTCCATCCCATGCGAGTCAGGCTGAAAGCCTTCTCACCCAGACCACCGAAGGCTTCCAGAGCCTCCGTATAGAGACGACGCATCGAGTTACCCAGACCCTCGATGATCGCTCCAGTGTAGCCCAGATCGCTCGCATAGCCCGTCTGACGTTGTACATCAGTGGGACGACCGAAACTGATCTTGAGCTTACCGGTACTCAGACCACCCTTGTCCTCCACAGTAGCATTGATCATGCCGAAGGGCCACTTGGAGTTATTGATCTTGTGAGAGATCTCCAGAGCCGATGCAGGGCTCAGGTTGTTCTTGGCCACATAGACAGCAGCACCGATAGCGACAGTCACTGCGGCCACGCATCCTGCGATGACCTTCCAGTTATAACCGCTGACCTTGTCCTGCTTGTTAGCAGCCACTTCGCTAGTCTTCCCACGCAGTTTGTCGAACAGACCGATCACGGGTTTGAAGATCTTACCCAGGAAAGACTTGACACCACTTGCGAAACGAGTGGTGATCTCAGCTACCTTAGCGGCAGCCTTCTTCATCTTCTCAGTTACCGAGGCCACCAAGCCTTCGGTACCCAGACCTTCAGTACCCATGGATTCGAAAGCCAAGACACTCGACTGTGTCAGGAGATCGCGATTGCGCATACGGGCGATAGCACGAGGACTGTCAGCGAATGTACCGAGCAGACTGAGCTGCATCAGATCCTCACGCAGATCCTGCTCGAGACCATCATACTCGCGGATATCCTCCCCGATCTCGTCGTCCCCAATTTCGTCTTCCAATGAAAAGCTCATCGCCCGATACTCCTGAAGGAATGAGAGTTATACACCTATAACATCAATCCTCTTGGACCCCAGGATACCGTGGGTATATGCCTCAGATACAAACTTACGATAATCCTCGATCTGAGTCTTCACATCCTCGATTGTGGTAGGATCGTAGGAGTTGGTGTCACCTTGTTTGAGGCGTGAACGCATCCTACCTAGATGACTGTCCAGATCCGTAGGATCCAAGAACACATAGTGAGCCTGGCTCATATCCTCCATAAACTCATCGAGAGCAGGGATCTTCGAGAAGAAACTATTGAGTTCCACCAGAGGTACCTTCTGATAGACACACAGCGTCGGTACGAACCGATCGAGGATGAACTTGAGGTTACCATCCCTACGGCGTGGTTTGATGTTGAGGTCATGAGCCAGAACGAAGTCTGCCATGAACAAGAAAGCAGCACCACTGCGATAATCATTCATAACGCTGTTGAAGAGGAGATCCCGAATAGGGACATCTTCACGGTTGGCTGGGAAAGCGAGCTTCACGATCTCTTCGGTCATACCCAAATCGAGATGAAGATCACGAACGAAGGTGCTCTTACCGACATAGTCAGGACCTTCGACGACGACATAACGAGCGGTGAGATAAGACATGGGTTTTCCTCATAGGTGAGAGGTAGGAGGGTGTTATCCCTCCTACCTACACTTTGTTATTTTTGGAGAGTGATCGAGACCATCATGACACCACGCTTGGTGCATATCTTGGGACGATACCTCAGATTGTGAGATAGGGTCAGATACTGGACACCGAAGATATCCTCATCGGCTTTGATATAACCCGTACTCAATAGGAGGTCGACCTTATAGAGACTCGACCTGTGTAAATGAATGAAGTCCCCCGTACGGATGGGTTTACCCAATCGGAAGAGTATCTTCAGGATGGTATCACAACCAGTCTCCTTTAGAAACTCCTCCTCATCAGGGTGGACCACTATCTCATCACACTGAGTTGGTGGGCATGAGACTTTCAATGCATAGCTTGAGGGACTGCTGCTGTGACAGTGCTGCTGCGTAGTTTTCATCATCAGGACTGATACCACTGAGTTTGATCTCGCACATGGTGAGATTTTCGAGGATGGCCCTGATCGACTCATCCACTTCATCCACGACTGTTGCAGCAGTGGCCTTGTTCACAGCTTGGTCGACTTCAGCGACAATAACTGAATTGAAACCGATCAGCTCACGCAGTGTCGTCTTTTGTGCATCTGTCAGACTGTCAGCTCCAGCCAGAGCTAGGATAGACGGAGATGCGATAGCGCTCGAGAGTGCGATGAGCTTCTCACGCTGGAGCAGAAACAAATCAGCTGCTGCCTTGAGGACACGCAGGTTCTGATAAGGGTCTGTCGAATTGGCAGGGAGATCGATCGTCTCGACCTGGTCACGCACCGCATCGATGAGACCCAAGAGTGATGTGCTTGCAGAGTCGATACTCTGCACTCCTATATCTAGTTTCGGCACAGTAGTCTCCTTATCAGCTTCAAAAGCATACCTAAGAAAAAGACACCGATGATGATATCATCGAATCCAATCGGCTTCCCACCTGGGAATACCAGGCTTACTCCCACCACACTAGCTATAACCAGTATGGTCAACATAACGCTGATCACCAGAGTACGATTCGGCATACTCAATCCTCCCTCTGGGTAGATTAAAGGTCCATAGAGTAGGCCTAAAAATCATCAGGTAAAAGGAGCATAAGAGCATCTTCTCTCATACGCTTTGGATCGGATGTCAGGATAGCTGGAGTGGGATCCTGAGGCAGGGTGTTAATCGCGTTCAGAGACTTCTCTGACCACTCTTCACGATCATTGGTACCCACACACCCAATCATCATCTCATAAGCTCTATCGCCCTCCCAGAGGCAAATTAGAATAGGTTTACCATTCTTACACATCGACTCTACATCGACGGGGAAAGGTATCCCACTAAACGGATGAGACAGAGCCTGCTTGGTGTGGGAACAAGGTACCCACTGCCTGGTCCTCGTGAGATGCAATCCAGTCTCTCGCATAATCTTTGCGAGTAGATCGATAGAAGATCCTCTCCCCACGATATGAGAGGAAATGATCGTCAGAGTCAGGTTTTCTCGCATGGGACTTCCTTACTCATTCTAGAGATCGAATCTGCGACACTCCGGAAGTAGACTGCCATCTGTTTGGGACTATCGTCGTCATTGCGCTGATCCACTGATGAGCGGATGAGTTTCACGGACTCTCCTCGTTTCGTGTCACGATCTACCGGAGAGAAGATGATCATGTCGTGACCCAAGATACTGAGTGTACGATCAGCTTCCATGGGATGACCTGCTGGATGCTTGACAGGATTAGAAGATACCTTCAGAACAGGTACCATCTCCTTCTGAGCATAGATCTCCATGTATTGTTCGGTGGGACCACTACCATGGACCAATATCCCTGTATAGTCAGACAGGGCATATCCCCACTTCTTCATACATGAAGCGATCACCCTATCGATGATCGTACGATCGTTCTCATCAGCTCCGAAATCGGATGCTCCTACGATCGAGAGATACTTAGGTCGTACCTCTGTGCGCTCTGGGTTCATGGAGATGATGATGGTAGCATCTAGGTCACTCAGTAACTCGATCATCATCGGATAGACGATCTCGTAGCTGTTCTGCCCATTACCACAGCCTAACATAGGTAGACCGATCACGGCATTCTTGAACTTATCTGTCTTGAGAAGATTGCGCAGTGCCACCAGACCACGTTGGATGTCCTCCTTAGACGACAGGTCATAGGGGCTGCGCTTAGTGGGGAGATAGATGATACCCCACCTCTGTTCAGCACCGTCATATGTGGTCACAGTACCTACTCGCAACTCTTTCGTGCGGCACATGGTCCTGTAGACTTCGATACTGTCAGGGCACCTCATACGGAACTCATGGGCCAAGCCCTTACCGGAGATACCTTCAAGATTTACAGGGTTCACCATGTAGTCGACACAATCTTGGAAACGGAACATATCCGTCTCGATTCGATTGATGATGGGCATGGGATGGATCTTTCTTATACGGGGCTGTATACACTCGTAAGATGGTATGATGGTTTGGTTTTAGTTTAGCGATAGGAGGCCTAGGATGGCTTTGTCGACCCTCTCTTACATCTACAAGTACATCAAGGCCAATATCCCCAACGAACTCCTGACCTTGGCTTTCAACCCAGGTTTCCACAACACCAGTCTGGAGGCTCGTATCTTCGATGAGGTCATCAATGGTATCCTCCTGGATGACGTCAACCTGGTAGGTGGTAAGCGTCGTGATATCGTCCTCAATCCCGATTGGATTGTGAACATCAAGGATGACACCAACTTCCTAGTCCTGGGGACTGTGACACAGGGATCGTTCTACATGATCCCTCCTCAAGCCCGTGACTTCCAGAACATCTCGGCTGTCTTAGGTGCTAACCGGGGTGGTATCGGATCACTCCCTGCTGGCTACACCAATCTGGAGACCGGACCTGGCGGTGCTAACAATCTGATCACAGCCGCATCAGCTATGCTCTCTTCACGAGTAGACGACTACCCCCTCCCACTGCCCAATGTGGAATTGGTGGGTACGAACATGGTCCGTGTGGATCAGGTGGCATCTTTCTCAGGTCTGGGCCTGAGCGTACTCCTCGAGTATGATGCAGAGTTCATGAATGCAACACAGTCCATGATCCTAGCACTACGTGAACTGGCACTGTGCGCAGTACAGCGTTACATCGGGGTACAGCTCCAAGTCAAGATCGATGAGACAGCTGTCGTCTCTGGTATGGAGATCGGCGTCATCTCCAAACTCATCGATGAATATCTCGGTAAGATCGAGCAGTATAACGAACATCTGCGCAAACTCAAGGGTGCCATGCTCATGGACCCCAAGAGGCTCGATGCGATTGTCTATGCGGCTCTTTAATCCAAAAAAATAAGAGGATAGAGGAGGTGGGCATCTGCCCACCTCCTGTACCTCAAAGATCATCGCGATGCATGACCGACCACAGATAACGCACGAATACACGACGCTGTCCGGTCTCATTGATGAGACGCATACCTTCTTCCGTCGTATCGACCTCGAGCATCAGCATGATGTCGTAAGAAGGACGCACCATAGCGGCCAGGAGGTTGACCATCGAGATCAGCTCCACAGGCGAGCACTTGGGCTTCTCCAATATGGGCATGACCGTACTCATGATAAGCTCAGGAGCAGCCGAGGGCAACACACCGATGTATTTGTCAGACAGGATCATTTCAGGAGTCAGTACTCCATCCGATCCTGCACAGATAGCAGCAGCGATCGCATCGTCTACATCGATATCACGGCTATCGATGTAGAGGTCATAGGGCGACTCGAAGAGGGCCATATCGACCTTGTTGTTCTGATCCGTAAAGCTGATGAACACTCGCAGGGGCTTCGACTCACCTTCACGAGGGAACTCTTGGCCGATTGTGAGCTCACATTTGAGTTGAAGTTCGAAGGGAGGAATCAGATGAGCCAGACCTCCTTTGGTCACCATCTGATCGTAGGTTTTCGTTTGCGTAACGAGAGTCATCAAAAATCTCCATAACCATACACTACTCGTGTAATGGTGACTGTCTAATCAAATAAAAAAGAAGAATCGAGGGAGGAGGCTTAAAGCCTCCTCCCTGTCATCTTTACTTAGCGGTTAGCCAAGAGGGAAGAAACCTGATCGAGGGTGATCCCGTATGCACGGGCGATTGCCTTGATCATTCCCAAACGAGGATTGCGGACCTTACCGCTTTCGACCAGGACATAACCAGTGATCGATACACGCTGGTTACCCATACGGTCGAGGATGTCGTGACGAGTGAGACCGAGCTCCATGCGATAGCGCATCAGACACATCTTGCGAGAGATGCACTTATCGATCAGAGGTCGAGTATCTTCGACCGGCACCATCTGCACGGTAGGTGCAGCTTTGTAAAGGATGCTCACGCGACGACGATTTGCGTTGCGAGCTACGATCTTACGTCCTACGTTGGAAGCCATCTGGCGTTTCCTTGTGATTAGGGTAGACTGTGACCTCACAATCTTTCTTCCCTGAGATCAGCTTTACTGGCTGACCGTGAAGCAGTCAAGACGAAAAAGACGATTGCCTTTCTTCTACTTCATTGTGGTAATATGTGGATGTATTGCTTTGAGATTGGATTCCTATTCATCCAATCATAGAGCCGGCTCATACCGGCCTCATAGTACTCAGCCGAAATCGATCGACCTTGCTCAGCAGCTTTGTGGATGTCGCTGGTCGACGTACCCGTGAAGATGTTCGAGAGTCTGCTGTAGGTCACATCGATCTCGAGAGCTATTTCGGTGAAGACCTTCTTGACCATCTCCGCACGAGTGGGAGCATCGATGTCGATACCTTGTTCTGCGATGAATTGTCGCAGACCACCTAAGGCTGCATTAGCCTGGTCTTCACGCAACTTGCGACGATCTTCCATCACATCGATCAGGAAGGTCGATGCCATCCCGATCCTCTTCGACAACCACGCTTTAGAGTGTGGAGTGCGATCCGTGATCGCTGTCACCAGTTCACGGAGCTCATCGATCGTCTCCGATGTCGCATAAGCGATGAGATCGGAAGCTTGTGCCACACCCAACTTGTCCATGATTTCCAGATATTCACGATGTAATTGTTCTGCATCTTTGCTCCTACCCTGAAAGGTAGCCAATTCGAATTCGTTGTAAATTCGATTGGACATAGCCCGCACCTCGGGGTTTTCTTTCTTCTTAGGACTGCTCATGTCAAAGTGACCTCACTTCTATTGTGATAAAAATTGGGTAGCGCTTACCACCCGGGTCTTTTGGGACCGTCGTATCCCTTGATTGCAATGAGGATACGTCTGCGGGAGTTCTTACACACGGGTTCGCCGATAGTGACCCTATCCAGAAGGAAAGGTGTAGATGGTGTCAGCACATCGAGATCACGCTTTCTCAGAGAAGCTTCGTACTGATACTTGCGTAGAGCATAGAGGAGATCGATGTCTATACCGATTTCCTCGTTAGCGAACTCTCGCTGATCGGCTATACCTGCATCGACACTACCCAGCCAAACCTCCACGTAAGCCACTGAGAAACTCCTCGAACTTCCCTTCACCATACAACTTGTCGAAGATCCCCTTGTGGGCCCGTCCCGAGGAGTCGACTAGCTCGCAGAGATCGGATCGGAAAGTACGTTCAGGCTCCAGGCCGTATTTACCTACATGGTGAAGAAGGCTTCCCACTAAGGCATCGAATAGCGCATGATGCTCGCATTCGAATGACAGAAGCTTCGCCAGCTGAGCCGGCGTGGTACCGTGACGATTCGAGACGTCCTGTAACATCGTGCGTGTATCACGCGGTGCACGATAGTGGATAGATGGTGTTACCCCAGTCTCATGGATAGCATTCATCAGAATGGGTAGATCGAAGTGAGATCCATTTGCATAGATGATGACCTCCTGAGCTTCGGTCTCCTTCTTGAGATCATCGATCCATGCAAAGAACTCGATGAGGACGCGATCGAGTCGCTCGGGATTATCAAACGAGCGCTTGTAGAATTCGCCCTTGGGACCATTCAAGAGATCTTCCCACCACTTGCTCGTTTTGGGATCGATATGGAGATCGAACATACGGCGAGCCACGCCGTCCTTGTTCGCCGAAACGACCGGGTTATAACACGCCCGGTAGAAGAATGGCTTCTTCAGTTTCACTGAGGATGCGTCGAATGTAGTGCAGTGCGAAGTCCAACTGACAGTCGCACCGATGGAACGGATGTCAGCGTCCTTCCGAAGAGACCATGTCTCCAGATCCACATCGATCGCCAGAGTAGGCGTCTTTGTTTCAGGGATGATGGTTTCGATCTCGGCGTACTTCTTGGAGCACACCGCGAGGATTGGGTTGTTTAGCTCTATATCCATGATGATCTCCTAGGATCCATGCGTGACGATGATGTATACCGATAAGGCAAAGAGCGCCACACTCAGAGCCACAGTGCCGCCCACATTAGGAGTGGGTCTGCGGGTATCTTTGTTCTTACGCCGCTTTTTGCTGGCGACGTACTCGTCGGTCTCCTCGACCATAACGGTTCCCCTTTTCATTGCGACTGATGGGAGTGAGGTTCTCGATCACGGTGTCGAGCGGTAACTCGACTCGGGACTGATCGTTGCACTCCAGATACACGATGTGCCTGCGCACATCGAGTACCTTAGAGACCACGCCCGTGATTTTGCACCTCAGTAACTGTCCTTCTGTTACTCGATAGCGGCGCATTTATGCGACTCCTGTAGGACTGGTGGTGAAGAATACCAGGATTTGCTCAGCGGTATCGATTATCGACTGCTTGTGCTCGCTGACATGACCGACACTCATGATACCTTCGAGGGTACCTCGTTTGAGGGTGATCCTGAGAATGAACCTGACACTACCATCGTCTTCATTCTCGATGGTAGGTACCGTTCGACCCCATAGGTCTGCGGTCGATCTTTGACCAGGGGTCATTCCATAACTGATCATCGTCTGATATATGTTTTCGTGACTACCGAAGGAACAGTACTGTTCGATGATCGGATTTGTGATTAGGTGTGGAGTCATGGGATCACCCAGTCGGCTGGAGGTCCTTGACATGGCCGACAAACTTCTTGGGAGCCTTGGGGGCTTTCACCTCGACTCCGTATTCGGGGATGTCCGAATAGTAAGGATCGAGAGTTCCCGCCCGGAAGTCTGCGAGCATCACATTACGCAAACGCGGTGCGTAGATCTGATACTCGGCCTCACGGATGGTCTTCGACCCGATTGGTTTGCCGGTATCCGGACTATCCATGGTCTGGATGACAAGACCTTCGCTCGGAGACGATACTGCGTAGCCCACGATCTGTCGAGTGATGATGTCGATGATCGCCTGCGCACCATGATACAGAGGCACCGCCGGGGGGAATGCCGGTAATACACCAGAATGCGGAGCCAGTGCATGGATCACAGCAGTGGCTTCTTCCAGTAGCTTGGGTGTGATCAGATGATAATCGATCTTGAGATCGTCATTGTGACGATGAGGACGCAATTCACGGACCGGGTACCAATGACGATCCAGAGCCACTCGGGTGATACGACCGAACTGTCCGTCAGTCGTACGACGACAGTAGGACAGACCGATGTAGTAGCCATCTTCCACAGTCAGATAGTAGAGCACCGGGCTCTTCTTGGCCACGATCAGCGGGTAGTCCTTGATCATCGATTCGAAAATGGGATTCACCATGGGAATGATCCTTTTTGTAATAGGAGACGGTACTTGTCTCAGTCCTCAGTTATTCGCGAACCATGGAAGTGAAGACGCAACGCGTGTGAGTGCCAAAGTTGGCCTGCATCACACGACAATTCGCCCGATCGATCATGCGGAACACACCGAGTTCATCGTCGATGAAATACCAACCCCGAGGAGGCATAGGGCGCTCGCCCGACTGGGTCGGTACCTGACCGGGACCCTTGGTATCCTGATGGTCATCGTAGTGAGTCGAGTGAGTCGTCGACGAACTATGTCCGGCAGTAGCTGCTCGCACAGCCGCATGCGTAGCAATAGATGAACCATGCGAAGGCGATGACACGTGCGAGGATACACCGATCAATACAGCGAGTAAAAGCATAGGAGAAATCCTTCCTTGTTAAATGTGGGCAGAAAGCGCTTTGTAGTTACTAGCCGTCTTATCGGCATAGATAACCAAAGCTTTTGTCAAATAGGACTGGATAGGCTTCGAGCAGCCATGGGACACCCAAGTACGGGTAGCGACCCAGGCATCAGCCGGGAGGTGATGAGCGATAGCGATCGCTTCAGTCACTTGTGCGATATCGCACTTGGTGGCCAGTGTGTCAGCATCACGGGCACTCATCGTGCGCATGACCTGAGCCAGGTTATACACAGCCATCGCATAGGCTGCCTTATGGGCATCCTTATAGTCGAGACCGATAACCGAATCACCCAACTTCTTACCAGCATAGGTGTCGACGATCGTCACACCACCCATACGACCAGAGTCATCACGACGGATGGCAAAGGACGTGAACTGATAGAAGCCCTTCGAGAGGAGGCGATCATAACCAGCAGGTACTGCATCGAGATAGGTCTCACCTGCATTACGCAGGATTGTGTCCAAAGCGATGTAGTTGAATTCCCCATTGTCGCTGGGGAAGAGTTCGGTCATGCCGTAGCTGACCAGATTACGCCCTCTGATGCGTTTCGTCAGACGGACGAGTGACGAGCAGTGCTCGACATTGACGGCGCTGCACAGTGCCTTAAAATCGATCTGAGCATGCATCTCGACAGCACTGCGGTCCACCTGCTTCACAAACTGAGAGATCGTCTTAAGATCCTTGGGTTTGTTAGCATAATCAGATACCACCTTACTGGCATTGGCTCGTGCCGAGTCGCTCACATTACGACGACCCAGTTTGAGATCCCAGAGGTGAGAGATCGACTTCTCCCAATTCACATTGGCGACTTTGGGGACATCGATAGCTTCAGCACTCTCGACAGGTAGACCCAGGAGACGACCATACTCAGCACCCATCTTACCTTTGGAGGTTTGAGTACGGATGGACTTGAAGTCCACCAGTTTGGGTTTGGCCGATATCTCTACGTCATAGCCCTGAGAAGTGATAGGATATTCACGATGAGGAAGCGAGTTTGCACCCTCACTTTTGGTGTTCATGGAAAGGATACCTGCAATCATGGACAGGGTAATAATCAAGGAAGCGAGCTTCTTCTTGTCCTGGATAGGAGAGGGCTTCGCGATGACCTTAGTCTTGGAGGGAGCAGCCTTACCACGAGTGTAGTACAGGCGCGTTTCTTGATTGTAGCTGTTCATGATCTTTTCTGACCTCAGAAAAATGTAGAATTATACGACAGACGAGTTCAGTTCTTGATGAACTTATCGTAAAGATTGTGTTCGCGATTGCGCTGATATGCGTCAAGAAGTTCCTCTCGGATGTTATCGATATACAACGATTTACACTTGTGAGAGATACCTTCCACGAAATCGATGTGCATCACGCGCAGAGGTATGATAGCTTTCGGATCATTTGTGAAAAGAATCATACCCCGACATTCACGATCGATGACACTCGTGATATGCTGCTCGATTTCTTGAGCCGACATCTCGCGGAAGTTGACGATAAACTGCGGACAGCCATCCGGTGTAATCGGGTCAATAATGAAGTGGTGATCGAGCAGGTGTAGTCGTTTATCGCCGGCTTCGATATACAAAGATTCCAGAGTGTCTTTGTACTCGGGCCGACGGGTGATTACAAAAAGATTCATAAGGACCTCCTTAGTGAAATAAATCTTCGGTGACTCGTTCACCTCACTAGAGTAATATGAGGTTGAAATATAATGACATGAGAGAGGGGCAGCTGCCCCTCTCTCATCATCTATTTCTTTTGGTCAGATCTTGGTGGTCAGATCGCGAGCGAGCTGATAGACCTCGGGTAGTGTGAGATACTGATCAGTGGTCGGGATGTGATAGAGTTTGGTAGCCACATCGGGATTGAGGACTGGCTTTGCACAGGTGATTTCCAGTGCCCTCTGGATATTGAGGGTCTGACCCATCTCCATGATACTCATCTTGTACTGCAAACTAGCAATCAGAGAGTTCTGATTGATGATCATGGATCGAGCTCTGCTCAGGATGTCCTTAGTGTCCTCGCCGATAGAGAGATCCTCCATCACCTTCGAGATCGATCTGAACATTTCAAGATGACCAGTCATGAGCTAAGAGTCCTTGTGATAGAAGTTAGAACCATTTTCAAATAATGGACATCCTAACTGGTTGGTTTTATTCTGGTATTATCTTTCTTGGCTATTTTCTTCCTGACAGGCATATCCTCAATGGGCAAATAAGGCTTGATGGTCTTATCACAAAACCAATTGAGGAGGGTCAGTCTATACTTGACACCGTCATCATCGAGCTCATGATAAGCAGCCCTTAGGAGGACATGTGCTAACGCGATGATCTTTTCACGCTCTACGAGGGGGAATTGTTTCTCTCGCATCATGATCAGGACATAGTTGAGGCTACACCTAGCTTCATTTAGCAATAAGAGCCCATTGACGTGTCCTTCGAGTAGGGATGGTGTATCTCTCACTCTTTTATCTATCGCTGCTGTAGAGTGCCTTAAATCGTCTATGAGGAGCTTCATCACAGATGGACTGTAATCTCTCTCCAGACCTTTAGGGAGGGCTACCTCTAGGAGATTATCAGCATGACATGTTTCGTGATGATGATCGCTCTTACAGAAGCATGCTAGATCATGCCCACTGAGATCTTTCTTGATGGTCTCTAGGGCATAAGGGCCCTCTTTGATCTTCCCATACAACCAATGGAGATGGAGCGCTACTGCCTCATCTCGTGTGATGTTAAGTGTCCTACTCGCAAACGGATTACCGAATGTAGAAGGTCTACCCACATATCTCACACCTTTAGGTATTTTGGTGGGACCACCAAAGTGATGGCAGTTTATGACCTTGTTCATACATTGCCTCTTTAGTGATATGTCACACAATTGCATAGTAGAGACAAAAAATAAAGAGGTAGGGAGGAGTGGGTACTACCCACTCCTCCTATTTGTGAATTAGGACGAAGTCACTGTACCGCCGAATTGGGCGATGAGCTTATCCACATCGAAGTAGATATCGTAGAACGAATCTCCTCCAGGGAAATAGATCTGCCGATCGAGCTCTCCATCCCATCCTTCCATATTGGTGAGGATGTCATGGGCCCTGTTCGAGAGTATCTCCCGGGATACCTCCTCACTCCCGTCATCGCGAAATGCATTGTTGGCTATGCAGGAGTACATCCGCATGACGATATCATGCAGGATCGGATACTGATCTCCGAATCGATTGTGGACGACCGTGCTGTTGTCAGGAGGACATACCCTGATGTAGGATGGGACTATTCCTTCATCGGGCTCGATCGACATCGAATAGCCATCGATCGGCCACGACCTCGACGCTAGATGAGCTTTATTATCGTCGAGATATTCGACGACGACTTCTCCTTCCGGATGATGGCGTCGTAGATTGTTTATCATCAAGTCCTCGCGTCGGAGGTGTTTGACGCAATACTCTTTCGTCGTATCTAAGACCACGAGATCCTCCTCTTATCGACTGTACTTGTCGATGCTCTTCAAGATGGCTTTGAGATCACGCTCATTCGCCTCAGTGTCATCCACTGTGGAGTCATCCACTTCATTGGAGCGAGAGTCCAGCTTGCGCCACGAAACGATCTTCCTGATCGCCAGCAGGAGTGCGACGACTGTCATACTGATCACCATGACGAAGAAGATCATACCCACGATAGCGAACGCCTGGGCTAGATCAGATATTTGTTGGTACATGATACCTCTCCTTATTTGCGCCTCGACGAAGAAGAAGGTCTCGACACCGAGTAGGATGTACGAGAACTGTAGTTCATCTTGGTGGGTGCGTAGGACGTTGTGGATTTCAGAGAAGAGATCTCTGCTTTCTTCTTGGCATTAGCCAATTGCTGACGCTGGAGTTCCAGCTTCTGCGAAGCGATCTTGTTTCGCATCTGGGCGATCTGCATGTCCTGCGACAGGATGCGGTTGCGCAGGTGACGTGGAGGACCCTGGTAGTGTGCGTCATGTACGATGATGGTCTGTTGGCGACCACCGTCCATGACCTTAGCCAGAGCGAAGCCTGCGATACCTCCGATGAGGTAGTCGCTGACATCACCCCCAGCATCGCGCCATTGGTTGCACTCCTGAGGGTTCTTGGAACGCAGGCACTCGTCAGGTGCTTCATCAGAGCAGGCTGTGGTAACGAGGATGAGTCCACCCAAGAGGATGGACTTGAGAACAGAGGGTTTCATGGGCGGGAGTTCCTTTCTTATTTCGGGATGATGAAGAGGTTGTAGGTGGCGATATAGCTACCACCTCCTACGGGTGTGATAGTGCAATCGAAAGGATTGCTGTGATTGGGTTCAGAACATGTGGTATTGATGAACGTCTGGCACGATTCACGATTCTCAGAAATGAGTTTCGTGAAGTAGGGATCGATCTGGGTCCCTCGTTCGGTGATGTCAGAAAGCTCATCACGGATCATCCGGATGATGTGTTCAGGACCACCGATCTGGATGGTATCCATACGAGGGCGCTGAGTGATACCCTTGATATCGATCACGAATCGGGTGTTGGCGGAATTCCGGATTTCATCGGCGGACTTGACCGTGACGGCATTGATCTCCATGAGTTTTTCATAATGCATGGGTTACGACTCCTTGCTGTGTGTTTTTGCTCGGATGATACGTGCTTTGATAGCGGCAATCGCCTCAGCTCGCGGTATATGACCATCCGCTGCTACGTGGTAGGTTTCACCACCCTCACAATGGATACCGACGTACTGGGTGAAACCAGTGTTGTTAAAGCCGATCAGGATGTCGGAACATTTTTCCCATCCTCACTTCGTTCGATGAAGACTTCGACACTTACCTCATGGTCGCCTATACGGAAAAGTGGTAGGTCGGTCACAGTGCGTCCTGATGAGGCTGTCCGATACCACTCACTGTAAGTATTCTTCCGCAGGGCTCCATCGGTGAATCGTAGGTAATTATGACTCACCCACTTACACGCGTGGACAGCATACTCTTCAGTCTCTTCTTCACTGACAGAAATAATCTTGTCAATGATGACAGCTGCGATAAGACTTCCTTCCGGCGACCATCTCAATACCTTCAGGAAGTTGATGTCGTCGTACTGATCATACCACATCTTGCGATGGGAGTCTCGGAGTTCTTCGATTGCGTGAGTCAGAGCTTCTTCCAAAAGCTCGCGATGACTCTCGATGATATTCTCGACGTGGCCCTTCGGATCGAGTTTTTCATGTTGGTTCGCAAGGGAGGGTTTCTCAACCTTGTTATTCACCAAGTTGGTCAAGTAGTTAGGATCGCGATTGATCTTCTCGACTAGTTCCTCAGTCGATTTACGAAACTCTTCGATCCGATCTGCATTCTTGGCGATAATCTCTCGAGGTGTAGATCGTAAGATACTCACTACCTCCTCGGTAGGTTTCTCTTCGGGTACAGGTGTCTCCGCAGGTGGAGGCCTTTCGTATACCCGCTTGGTGATTTTCTTAGTCGAACAATATTCGGCATATGCCAAGACTAGGACTATGCCGAAAGCGATAGCTGAGAGAATGTAGTTCATCGTCAGATGTCCCTCTTGTGAAAAGCGATGATCTTGTTCTCGATCATCTTGAGTACCGCATCACCTTCACCGGGTCGGAACTTGACGACCCAGTCCCTACCATCTGTATCGGTGATTCGAACATTACCTAGCCGAGCCATCGGGCATATCTCGATCACGAGAGAGACGGTTGGTCGGGTAGAGTCTTTACCATAGAGGGTGATGTCCAGCTCATTATCCCGGTATGTCTCCTCACCAAGGAGTCCTTCGAGAGGATGGGGATCATCTTCACCACGCAAAACCAATGCACCGTCGATTATATCCACAGCGACGTAGAATTTGCTGTGTTTGTCGACGGCTATATCGCGGCCCGGCGAGAGAGGTGTGCCCTCGTCCTTGAGGGTGAATGACTTCACGCAACTCGGGACTAGTGATCCACACTTGTCCCACGGCATTGGGTGACCCGATGTAAAGGCTCGGATCATCGCGGTTTCACTCTGATCGACACTGTTGCAGAGCTCATTAAAACTGTCGATGTAATCTTTGAGCGCTTTCTCTCGGATAGTGCGGATCTCATCACCGAACTTTTCCATGACCTCCTTGAAGAGTTCATCGAGATTGGGTACTTTGATATCCGACTCCCGATGACTGTTTTTGAAAAAGGACATTATTTCCTCCTGAATTTGAGCTTGAACCAATCTGCGTGGGAAAGACTTCCATCGGATAGACTGAAGAGATGGAGATTGCGTTCTTTCCAAGTCTTATAACGCAGTGTGAGTTTCTCACTACCGTGCGTGGACTTGGTGGAGGCGACTTGATATCGCTCTCTGATGCTGAGATATCCCATAGGTGCGACCCTTTCTTTTATCATGGGATGGGTAGGCTGTATTCTTAAAAAATAAGAGTAGGGTAGAGGGGGTATTACCCCCTCTACCCACTACTTACTGATCGTCAGCCTATGTGGGGAAGATGAAGCCGATCTTCTCGAGGATACTGATATTGAGATCACGATCGATCTCGGTGTATCCATGTCGGATCTCCTCACGGAGCATCGACCCATTGATGATGTAGTTGATGGCAATGAGGCCCAGCGCCCTCATAGGCTTCACCCGCACGGAGAACGACCCGTCTGCGTTGTAATTCACATCAGGAGTGATCGAGACTGTGACACATGGACCATTGTCACCATGTGGTTGTGGATCACCGATCCTCATGAAGGTAGGACCGAATGTCGATTCAGAATCCAGACCTGCTTTGGAGATGCTCACACTGAAGATCGACTGTGTCGGGATGTTCAGTACACCGACAGGACTTTCGATGGCGGTGACATCCTTCTCGTTCCGGAACGGATCGGTAGGGAGCGAGTTGACGCGATCGAGAAACTCCTGATCGCGCTTGTCATTGAAGGCCTTCTGGGCATTTGTGAAGTAGTCAGGGTCTTCGGTGAGCTTGGCCTCATATGCAGCTTTACCAGCCTGAGATAGCGTATGTTCATAGTGGTGGGTAGAAGGCGCGGGCACCGGAGGCTGCGGATAGGGATGATTACCCCACCGGTGTGTAGGTAACGGCTGAGGATGATAGCCGTATAAATTGTTATCTGAAGCCGGTACTGTCGTCCGGAAGGGAACGTCAGCCGTAGTGAACGTAGGTACTTCATTCGAACCGGCGAATACGTCAGTCCACTTGCGTTCGGATACACTCACGATGGGAGTATGGTTCCACGCACTAGCGCTCGAACCATCTTCGTAGTAGAAAAGGTAATCGGCGGGCGCGGCACTACCTTCAAACTGACGGATAGCTGCAAAAAGGCCACGGCGCCCTCCTCCGGCGGACTTCTCATGAACGTGTACCAGTGCCCCCAGCTCGTCCACATAGGTTTCACCGACTTCGAGACGGATGACGTCTTTGTTATCTTGATCTTCGGACACGGAACTTACTCCTTTTTTGTGATTGGTAAACATACTCGATTCGCTCCAAGATCATGTCGCCGATCTCGGGTATGTTCTTATAACGCAGTCTGGTATCGAAGAAATACTCAGACTGTCCACGTTTTACAACGTGTTTGAAATAGGACTTGGAGAATTTAATGACATAGAGGTAATCGGTAAGACTACACTCCTTAATGCCATATGCCGACAGATATCGCTCGACGAGTGGTATGTCCACCACGAAGTCTACCTCTGTCTCATTGTAGAAGATATCCCAAACCACCTTTCGGTATATGGTCTGGGGATCCTTGTAAAAATCAGGACCTATCGCATCATCCAAATCGCTGATGATTTGGTCAATGAGTCGGATCTGGAGTATCCTACGACCCCCTGTCATCATTATGGATTGAAAGGAGAGTGGGAAAGAGAGTTCTCCACTATGGAGGCCTACCAGAGTCGAGACGATAATATCCTGAGACGTGGGATGTCTAACTGCTGCTGCCATCTCCTTCTGTCTCCTTCGGGGTAGTTGGATGTTTGACGTGGAGTTCCACCAAGAGGTTCGTCAGAGAGAAAACCTCAGTCGGGGTGGTCGGATAGAGGACCAAGGCCTTCTCGATGAATGTATCAGGCGACACATTCGCGATCAAGAGTCCCATAGCCGGACCGGTGATCGAGTTGGACTTCACCCACCATCTGTCTGTGGTGGTATCGATACTGACCATATCCCTACTGACCCTACCGTCGGAGTCGACTGTCAGGATGACTCCCCACAACTTACCGTCATGATCGAGGAGTAGATAGGGATGTACCGGATCGGTATGTTCCAACTTGAGTTCCGCCAGAGGGTACTTACCCTCCAGTATGACATCCATAGGGACGTCATCGAGTCTGACGGGGATAGCCAGGCCATATTGACTATACCACTCATCACGGATCACGAAATGACTCGCATAGATCAGGCCGAATGTGTTTTCTTTCTCTATCTTCTGGGTGACTAACAGGGTATCACCCTTGCCCAATAGGGACCTACTGTGGGAGGAGGGATGGGATGACATGTTTAAGATCCTCTCTGGCCTCTTTGTAGTGTGCCGAGCTGAATTGACGGAGAGTCAGATTGAAGAAGGAGAATTCCTTACTGACACCATAGCGCAGATGATGGAGCTTGTGGAATATATCCTCAGGATCCATACCGGCCATAGCCATGCCCATACCGGTCTCTCCACCCGATCCTCCTCCCCAGTACTGACCCATCATCGTAATGTCGATCGCATCGGGCGCAGTTTCTTTTTGCGCACTTATCACGTATCGCACCGCAGATGTGATGACGACCATCTCGTCCTGGGGTATACGGATGAAGTGTCTGAACCGCTTGATATGTTTGGCCAGGATGGAATCGGACTCAGATGTATATCGAACCGAGGACGGATTGATGAGTGACAGTATGGCGAAATAAGCCAAGGTATTATGGAGATCGGTCTGGAACTCTTTCGATGTATCGGTGATCCGATCAATCCCACATTGTCCAAAGAGTATGTCACCGCCAGGTGTCATATTGAGCTTGTGGTGATTGAGATCCACACGGAACTCTTGGAAGTCCACTATTGCGATAGAGGAATGGTCATAAGCTGCCCATGTGGGCGAGACGATGATAGCAGACATAGTTTCGACCCCTATGTGAAAAGAGAATAGTAGGGAGGCGTGAGCCTCCCTACTACCTGTGTGATTGTAGGCTTTAGAAGCCGCTGCGGATACCGAGAGTGTCGATACATCCATTCCGATCGGGAACAGCTGTCGGCTTGTGCGTTTCCTCCTGCTTGGGGGTGGCGATATACCAAAGGCCGGTAAAGCCATCCACAAACGCGTTGAACTTCTTGAGGTCCTTGAGGTGAGCGAATTCGGCAGTACTGAGTTTGATCAAGCCGACGACCGGATCGGCCTGTACATCCGTCGGTGTGATGACAATAGCCATCGTCGCGACGCCACCGGCGATGGTGGTTCGCACGATCTCGACTTCCAGAGGATATTGGTTCTTCTCGTCGTAAAGCGCAGGTTGGAGATCTGTCACTTCATCCAAGTCAGGAGAACGCAGGTCGGGACGGAAGGTCAATGCGTCTTCCCTGACAGGCTGGTCGATGACCTCACCTTTGGAGGCTCTGCTGGAAGGACGGATCACTTCGTCACCATGCTTGAGCTCTGCATTGGCGAACCATTCCTTACTGAGCTCGGGAGCATCATCCTCCGCGAGGATCTCCTCGGGTGTCTTCAGGGGCACTGCGTCCTCGATCTCCGCTTGAGACATACCCAGGTTCAGGATTTCTTCTTCGGGGAAACCCGCATCGGAATAGTCATCCTTCGACTTGGGCGGTACTTTCTCCTTGCGGAGATATACGCCGATATATACACCATCCTCGAGTTGACCGGTGAGATTGTGATGACCATCATCGCACCCGATGCACAGTTCACCTGTCTCGGGATGGACATAGACTTCGCTCTCGCGCTTGGGATTACAGGTGAAACCTTCATCGGTTTCCACGATGTCACCCACACTGAGCATACCTTCTGCGACATATCCGCTGTGGTAGGTCAACTTCCACTCACCGGTGAATTCGTCACCATTCCAGACGAGATCGACGACGAAGCGATCACCGCGCCGGAAGGAACATACGTGCATGGGGTGAGCTTCATCACTCTGATCGAGGACAAACTCGATCGGTTGATGAGCATCATTGCTCTTGAGGATACCGCTGACGACCGACAGTGTGCCCGACGCCGAGTAATGGAACGACCCGATGACAAGCATCATACAGTCAGATACGGTAGGGATCTTCGAGGGGTTGATGAAGGTGGGCTTAATTACAGAAGAGGACATGGTATTTACTCCTTGTTGTTCCATACTCATTGGGTTGAGATAGGAAATGATTTACAGTTGTTCGGAAGCTTCCGAACTCTGATCTGTGATGGGTAGTGGTTCGCAATATCGAGTCAGACTGATCGGATGTATGACTCCGTGAGTCTCATCCTCATAGGTCTCGATCTTGGTGGACTTAGGGAGGGTCTCGTGAATGTCCTCCGGAACGATATCGATGAATGCCAACGCGATCGCTGGATATTCACTACCGATCTTCGTCACCTCCAGCATCCACTTCTCGGACATCAGGAATGTCTGGAAATTTGCACGCGGTAGGATCTCTCGAGACTCGATCATCTCTTCGATCTTCTTGATGATCAATTTGGAGCCACCATTCTTGGTTCTGTCTGGTATACGCTTACAAAGCTCCTTGTTGAACAGTATAGTCATTCGATATATAGGGTCTTCCCTAATATGGGATCGCTCATCGAGATTGGGTATATTCATTTTGATCTCCTATGACGCCGACTGGAATGCGGTTTGATCAAGTGATCATGGTGCCTTTTGGGTATATCAGACTTCACCGGCTTATCGAATACTCTAAGGCTGGTGATCGGATGAAGATCCGGATAGCCTGTCATATATTCCAAATCCAGGATACCAACTTCTCCCAAAGCGTAACGACACGCCCCGGTTGTCGTTTTCCCATTCGGTGTCGTGTGCAGCACAGTCGTGAGTGGAGGGATTTCTTTGGTCGGGTCAGAGTAATCTCCGGCAAAACTATCGATCACGATAACCGGTCCGAGATTCCTCTCTTTCCAGGATTCGAGCTCCTTCGCCCAGACGTCGATATCCATCGGTGTAGGAAGCACCAGTGGCTCGAGAGGCGGGGATTCTTTCAGCTCCCCATTCTCATCGAAGAACACATGACTGATATGCATCATTCGTCCACGCATGTTCAGCCCATCGAGCGAATCGGCGGAACTCTGTTTCCGTACACCAGATCCTCCATGGTCCAGTATTAGAAACGCATGCCCATCGATGGACGCCATACCAAGACGTACAAGTGATTCTTCTTCCATACGAGTGGTTGGATCCCGCCTAACCCTAATATCGAATGGATCGACAAGGCGTTCCGCGCGATCGCCTTCTTCATCAAACGGTGTCGATGTCATAATCGATACTCCTCCAAATAGTCACACATACACAGGAGCCGCGAGGCTCCTGTGTCCCCCTGTGGAACTTAGTTCAGCGAGCCCGTGTGGCTCTTTTGTCTTTATATTTGCCCTTCTTCTTGCCCAAAATGGCATTGAAGGCCAATACCTCATAGAGGCGTTTATGCCGACAGCGAACCAAACCGCTCCCCATGCGGTTTGATTGACGCGCTAATTTGTGATGACTGGCGATGATCTTAGGTACCGCAATGATCCTGTCAGGACTATAGAAGAACTCCCCATTCAAAGAGTGTTCCCTATTCTTCAGGTATGCGAGCCTGTATTCATGATCTTTACCGACCGATACATCTGCCCCACAGAGCAGGAAGATGTTCACAATAGGGTCCACATCGTTCTGGATCGGTGGAATAACTACCCCTACTGGATACCTTCTCGATATATCTCGCATTTGTTCACAGTGGGCTTGTCTGTCATCACTCCTGTGGACGTCCGTTAAGGTGTCCTGGTTTCCTTCTTCGTTGGGGGTAGGCATGATAGAATTCCGATCTCGAAATAGATTTCAGCATAGCTCTACTCTGTTGTTTACTTGAGGGATAGTAAGAAAAGCTCTCCTCACTATCCCCCAGGCGACCCGAACGATATTGTTTTGCTACTCGATAAGGCTCAGGAGGCTCGATGTCCTCCAGTTACCTACGTCCTTGACCCAATTAGCCAAGGCATCCTTGTAGCTCCCGCCACCATCGTTAATGATGGTCACCCCGAGATCTTTTGCGACTTTGATCTTCTTTTGGGATGGGTCTTCCCCAGCGAGTAAGAATTTAGTAGCAGGGTTCACGTTCTTGGTGACGGAATATCCCATGCTCTGTATGAGTTCTTTGATGGTATCCCTTGTACCATCACTAAATTTACCAGTGACGACTACACCAGGACCCATCGTCCTTTGGATAGGTTTCATGATCTCGATAGCACCGAGTTCACTCAACCTGAGGATGAAGGCTTCGGCCCATACCCGAGTCTTGCTTCCCTCTTGGAAATACTCAGCGATACTCTCTCGAGCATGGATTGGAATACCTGCACGCTCGAGTGTCTCGGGTTGTTCCGTCAAGTACGACACGATGGAATATGTGTCACCATTGACGAGACTGGTGATCTTGTCGGCAGCCACCACACCCACATTGGGTATGTTGAGTGCTAGGACGATCTCCCGACATGTGAACGACGGACCTCGCATCTTGTCCAGTGAGAGAACTGGCGTACTCGATCGGAAGTTATTACCCAAGATCAAATCTGCGACACGACTGCCGGTCAGAGGTTGATTGAGGGTGATCGAATCATCGACTACGCTCCTGGCCCATACTTCCCCATAACCGGGTATGTTGAGGCATTCCTTACTGACGATATAGGTCAGATAGGAATAGAACTTATCTTTGCAATCGAACTCCCGGCACAAGAGCTTCCGCTCCAGTCGTACCAGTGGTTTTCCACAGCTGGGACAATCGGTCGGAATAGGAAACGGGCCATCTGGTGAAGTCCTCACAGTTCGGATAGCAGGGATTACCCCACCAGCCCTAGCGACAGTGACCTCACTGTTGGGGCCTATCCCCAATCCTTCCATGTGATAGACATTGTGACCAGTGGCGCTCGAGATGGTGGTACCATCGATAATCACTGGTGCGATGCGATACACAGGAGTTACTACCCCTGTCCTGCCCAATTGGTAGTCGACTCCATAGACCTTGCTCTCTTCCCATTCGTTAGGGAGCTTATAAGCAAAGGCCACTGGGTGATACTTCATGGGTACATCGGTCTCGCTCGTGATGGGCGAGTATTCATATTCACGGGAACTATTGGGTTTGAACACGAAACCGTCGATGGGTATACCCAAATCCCAAATCTTAGAACGCGTAGTGACCAGCTCGCTCACGATCTCGTCGACTTCGTCCGATATCGTAGCGGTCACTGCCAATGGAGGGATGATGAATCCCATCTCAGCCAGAGCCGACATTTTCGAACCACGTGTGTGATAAGGATCAAAGCCCTGATGGATGATCATGTCCCATGCCGCAAAGGACAGGTACGGTTTGAAATGATCATTGTCAATAGTGTTGATCATACCGGCAGCTGCCGATCTGTTATTCTTGTAAGGATCGACCCCATCGATATTCGCAATGAGTTTGTTGATTGCGGTTAGTGAACCATGCGTGACGTAGATTTCACCACGAATTTCGATATGACTCATCGGATGACTGGTGGAGATCTCATTGGGTACAAAGGGGATGTTGAGGATACGTGCCGTGATCAGATCTCCTACGACCCCATTCCCGCTCAGCGCCGCCATGAAGAGCTTGCCCTCTAGATAGTGTATCGAGATAGCCACTCCATCGATCTTGGGATCTATGTACCACGACCGGCTTCTGTGATATAAGCCCCTATCGAGGCTATAGAGCTTCCTGAGGCTGGGCATCTGCACCAGGTGTCGTATGGAAGCATCTCCTACCTTGGTGAGTTGGAGATCATCACTAACGCCCAGTTTCTTCACTAGAGCATCATAAACCGAATCGGCGAGTGGAGACTCCTGGTGATTGCGATAGCGGGTGTTAGCCGCCGCAACGAGACCCGTCAGAAGAGTGACACTCTCGATAGTGGGATCATCGGTAGAGTGATCCTTCAGGATGGCGTCTGCATTATCGCAGTACCACTGAGTGAGATCATCTCCGGATAGACCATGAGGTGGGAAAGAAATCATGACAACCTCCTTAGATGTCCGGCTTCACTCTGGTAATATGAGATTCTAACCGAGTTGATTAATTGTCAAAAAATCGCGATGGGAATCGAAAATAAATTACACCAAGGTAGGGTCCTCACGGACCCTACCCTGCGTGAAATCTATCGGAGATATTTGCGCACTCTGTGATATGACCAACAGAATGGTAGAGAAAGGATCCCCACCAGCAGTCGGTCGTAGAATACCAGTGTGATCAAGATGACATTGACCACCCTGCTACCGAAGTAGCGCTTCTTGTGGAGGAAATCGAGGATCACATCAGATCCCCATACGGCTTTGATTTCCCCGATAAACGACATGGTGAGAATCACCAGTATGATTGTGAAATAAGGCTCAGCCCCAATCGGGATGAGGAATACCTCTCCCACTGTGATGATAGCCCAGACAAACAACCTCAGAGTGAGAGTGAGGAGACTGATGGAATGGTCAGTACGAGCACGTCTAAGGTGCCCGTACGAAGCCATGGCGAAGATGATGATCGGTATCAAACCGATGAGTGATCTGTCGTACATGATGGATCACAACGTACAGGTAGGGATGGACTCGACGATGTGAGCGATGAGCTTCTCAATGGGTTTCATGATAGGGTGTATTCCTTCCTAGGACGAGTTGGAATCAATAGGTGATGAGATAAATGACCAGAGCCAAGACGGCCCCACTCGAGATCAGAAAATTCCCGATCATCATGACCTTGAGACCATCGGTGTTGTTGATGATCTTTTCCTGGGTCTTGAGATCGAGGTCGGTAAAACGAGGATCGCTGATGAGATGATTGCGAATATTCCTCGCGTTGGAGCCGAGATAGTAGACACATGCTCCGATGATGAAGATGATCGCTGGGATGAAGTACAGATCCATATTCAGGCTCCTCCTTGAATATTGAATATCAGACGTGACTGGTTTCCATGGGGAAGAAAGCCCCATCACCAATCTTGCAATAGTCCACCAGATTACATTCCCTGATGTCGAATTCCTTGTAATTGAGGAATGCTCCATCGGGAGTCTGGTAGCTCACCACGGCGGTGAAGATGTATCCAGGGCCGTCTTCCGCAAGAGGAAGGAGTGCTGGTACACTTGTGAAATAGACCGGGATCGAATTGGAGATCCCGATACTGGGTGCTGTGAACCAGAGACGACAGCAGATACCCAGATTGGGATGAGACACATCCCGGTTCATCTCGATATACTCACACATCTCTTCGAAGTTAAAGAAAGACCCGATGGGTCGTCCCTTACTACGATGCATCCGCTCGAGATGAGCGATTCTCATATCGGATGCGGCTACCGAAACCTCACGAGCGAGAGCGGTGGTGTTCAGCCTGGTCATGAATTGTGAAAGCATATAGACCTCTATATGTGAAAAGGAGGTAGTCATTTACTACCTCCTCAGTTGTGATTATTTACGCATGACGTTGGTGCCGCCATCGGTCCAGAAACCGAAGAGGCTGGTGACAGCAGTCTTGGTATCATTGGACGAGATAGCCTCACCTGCGTTCTTGATGAACTCAGTACGCTTGTCCATCACACGATAGGGGATCGAAGTGTTCTTCAGATCTTCATCCAAAGCATTCTTCGAGCGGCTGAAGATATCCTTCACCGTATCGATGTCGCCATCACCTGCTTCAAGAAGCGCGATGATGTCTTTATCTTCGATGTGTGCGAGACTCGTCATATCCTTCTCCTTAGTGACACTACTGTCAATGATGGGTAGGAGTATCCCTCCTACCCATGTAAGACGATAGTCAGTAGATTCTGATTTCAGCATTGTACCGATTACTCAGTACATTTGCATAGGCCAGAGCCTCTTCCTTAGTCTCAAAGTCTCTGAATGCAAAAGCCCCATGATGGTCTCCACATATCGAGTATCTCATATAGACACTCCAACCCACCACCGGGAGATCGTTAGGATCGTCCGAGTCGGTGTAGGTATGATTCCCATCATCCAGTGCGTAAGCATTCACCCCCACCACTGGTTCGGGGAGTACTCGTCGAATGCGATGCGTCTTTCTCTTCCTCACGATGAAGTCTCCGTGGATCAGCGGTAGATAGCACTCGCGGTACTGAGGAAGAAGCCGATTGTATCATAGACACAGAAATACAGTATCGTCAGCAATATGCTGGTACTCATCATGATCCACTTGTCGTCACCGTATTTTTCGGGTGCGAATAGGAGTGTGGCCCCGTACGTCATCAGGTTCAGTAGAGACCATACCAGCGAACCTGCTGTGATCAGGATGGATAGGTGATAGAGACCCATCTCGGTAACGAGTGGAGGGTAATGCAGGATGTAACTGCGGAACATCGTGATGACGCCGATCATGATGAGTTCGTTGAGGAATACCGCCACGATATCGGACCGTTGCCATTTGCGCAACACTGGAATACTGCCGATGTAAAAGATGATCATCGACCATACGAGGAAATGCATGGGAATTCCTTTTTGTAAAACGGCGGGCAGATATGGGTCGATGCGAATACACCGACCCATGGGAAAGGTCACCCCTCTGGGGCGGCGATGAGCTCCTTTTCCATGAGAGTTTTCACCAGAAGCTTGATAAAGTCCATAGCTTTACCATCACTGCTGTATATGGGGGTACCGAGGGGGGTGGTAAAATCATGAACCTCGCCCTCCGCGGAGCAGATGGCGGTGAAGGACTCTGAAGAGCTGCGGTGATAAGTGTACACGGTGACCGTAAGGTTCACGCTACCGGACCAAAATAAGAGCGAGATAGTAATCGACTTTTCTTCGCTACTCGTCACCCGAGACTGGATGTCTTCGACAGCCTTGTAGATAGCGGTGGTCTTGAAGAGTTCTAAGTTTCGAGCATCTTCTTTCTCCTGAGCAAGCTTTTGAGCGCGCCTGACTGCGTCTTCATTGTGGATATCCAGAATGATATTCGCGATGTCGAACTTGAGTTGGGTTTCATTGGACATGGGACATTCCTTTTGTTAATCCCAGGAAGAACTTCCTGAGTCGCACGACCCTGAGCTAGACGAACTATCGCTCGTATCGCAAGAAGTCGACGATGAGTCTGACGACGAATTGTACTCGCTGATGGTCGGGGTGGACGATCCCGGTTCGTTCGACACGGTAATGACGCGACCATCTGGGAAGTGATATGCTTGACTCGCATCCGACGGCTTAGAGCGATCACGTTTCGAATAGTCATAATTCGAAGTCGTCTTCGTAACGACACCGACCCCAGTGCGAGGAGGAGATTTCACTGGCTCCTCTTTCGTAATATGAGGATCGGTTTTCTTTGGAGGGGGAGGAGGCCGATGATGCGACACCCGGTGTGATCCTCCACTCGAGCCGAAGAGCACGATCAGGATCGCGACAACCACTCCTAATGCAATAACGACGCCCATCATGTCAGTCCCTCTTTCTTACGATATACCAATCGGAGGTGAAGAACACATCGCCGCGGATGGCGACAGAGCTCGTCACCACACCCGCGGTCGACGAGACGATCTTCTTGGTGTCTTCCATAATCCAAAGTTCGACGTCTTTGAAATCCGGAATATTGCGTGACACCACATAGCCGCATTCCATCACGAAGACTGCCTGTGGGAAATCCATCGCATCGACGGGCTTGTAGGAAGCATCGAACACATCCTTGGGAGACCAACTGATGTAGTTTTTATGCTTGGGATGATTGGAGGGACCGCCGTCGGGATATTCGAGTAGATATCCCTCTTGGGGCTCATCGCCAGAGATCTGATTCCAACCTCTGTAGGAAGTGTACTCAGCGAGCGTCATCGGTGTCGCGATGATCTTCTTGACACCGATATGGGTAGGTTCGGACATGATATTTCACTCCTTGTGATTTAGGATCCGAGTTCGGGATCTTTGAGGTACTTGATCTCGATATATGCCGGCAGATTCAGACACTCTACAAAATCTGAGATCGCGCGCAGTGCTGTCTCTGATCGACTGTACATCTGAGAGTCGACGAGTTTCATCCGCCCATCCGGGAAGAGCTCGGATCGTTTGTAAACGCGGATGGTGATGGGTTTGCTACTATCTACCATTCTGAGATTATTCTCAGAGTAGGGTTCACAATTGGAGATCGTGAATGTGAAGGTACGTCTAGCGACAGTACCCATGTCATAGAGCACTACCCACAGTACCGCAAATATGAGCAGTCCGAACAGGAATAGGTGATTGTGCATAACTCGTTATTCCTCAATTGCGCTCAGAGATGCGAGGCCTCAGGCGGAATACTTCGTGATCCTCATCAGGGTCAGCATAGAAGCCGAACCTCCTGTAGAGACTCATGAGCTTGGGCTCGCCATCGAGGACTTGTAAACGGATATCCATGTCGTAATAATCACAGAAGGTACAGAGACTATGGAGAGCCTCTGCACCAGATCCCGGATCTTTGTTATTACGAGTGATGTAGTCAAGATAGACGCTATGCCTGGAGGCATTGTAGTCTACACTCAAGTCCACCCCATCCTCCCGTAATTTCTCCACCAGATCGTCGAGTTCGTCTTGGAGCGTAGGTAGAAGAGAGAGGACAGCTGTACGCGCTGTCGATATCACCGTTTGCATTTCATCCTCATGATGCAATCGTCGATCATGGAGGTCTTTGCGAACCTCGACTCCTGGGAGCGATCCTCGAGCACGAGGCGACCTTTACGTCGCCTCTTATTCTCGTGAGTGAACTTATCACCGAGTTTGGGTTGAATATACATGGTCGTTCTCCTTGATTGGACAACAATGGCTCAGATCAACATCCCACCACCACGATATTTGCGGGGGACTACAGGTTTCCCACAGATGGGATCCCTGAACGTCACATTCAGCTTGAATAGGAGGCTGATCCACACCACGACCTTCCTCGCTATGAGACGGATGCGGGTGCCGATAGGCGCAGTCTCCCACAGAGCCTTCTCAGGACCACATAGCGAGGTGTCCTGGGTCTTGAGTGCGGTGGACGGCGTAACCTCCTCAAGACCCATTACGAGGGAATTTGAGCAGTATGGCTTTTCATCCGGACATCGCCTATCGTGGTAGTAAGGATTAGCCACGAAGTACCGACAGCTCTCACAGGACCTGCGCATCGCCTCATCGATATACTGCTGGTCGAGTTCTTTGATTCTGGACTCGATCTGCTCTATGATCTTCTGATCATCCCTGAGGACACCTCGGGACTTTTCATTGAGGATCTTGATGATAGCACTGGCGACATCGGGAGGTGCGAGTAGACTACCGGACTTCCTCGACTGAGTGACCGCATCGTATCGGTATATCCGAACTCTGGAATGATCACTCATATCGAGTTCCCAACCCCATCTGATTTTACCATCAGGATCCGGCATCAAGAACGATGTGATCTTGTCTTTAACTTCAGTCATACCCTCTGGACTCCTCTTAGAATCCGAATAGGGCATAGAACTGATAGGGGGAGAGCTCGTTATCTCGCCGCACTACCAGATAGAGGTAATCCAGATCACTGGGGACCATCGCCACGAGTGATCCCACATTCCGGGTCATCTTCTCGATGAAGTCATCCCCTGGGGTCTGTTGTTCAGCGACGAAACGACGTAACCTCTTATAGGTCGGAGGAGGCTGATCGTGTTCGACATCGAATACCCTAAGTATTTTTGACGAACGCCCTGCTGGTAACAGTGAGTCTTTGCCTACTGTTATGACACAGACCCCGACTCCATGGGTAGCAATATTCATATCGAGTTGAGACGTATTTGCCAACTGACAGGTCAGCATTGCGAGAGCGGGATAACTGAGGAACTCATGACAGCTGATCGCTATCTTGGGTGTTGTGAAAAGCATGTTAGGACACTCCTCGAATTTAGGTGGGAGGGATATCCCTCCCACCTATTTTGTCAAAAGCATTTGTCCGATGGGGAATCAAGCCTTCTCGAACATGAGATTCTTGTTGGGAGCCTTGCGGTTAGCCTCATCGGCTTCGCGCTCGGCACGAGCTGCGCGGATCTGATCCTCGAAGAGGTGATCCACCAGACCCTGAATGTTATCCACATCCTTGCGGATGAGGAAGATGGGATGTTCGATGAGATCCTTGGTCGAATTGTCGACCACCATCCATGCGACCACACCGGGATTGTCGGTATGCATGGGACAGGTAGGACGGATCAACCACGTTTCATCCGAGGGGATCTTGTCAGCAAATTCAGTGGTGGTGATAATCATCGCCTCCACGTTCTTGGGACTCTGCCATTCCCGGAAGGAGACAGGGCGTACCGCCAATTCAAACTGACGATTCACGAAAAGATCGGCAATCGATGCGCGGGCACGACGAGTGGCCGACATGTGAAAGGTACCGATGTTTTCCATCGGACGATAGCGCAGCTCACCATCGACCAATTCGATGTTCTGGAAAGCACCAGAGGTTTTGATAGAGACAGTCATGGGGGGGGGACTTTCCTTATTTGAATGTGGGGGTAGGACGGATGTTCAAGAATTCGTCGAGGGATTCGCCCTTCTTCATCTCTTCGATCTTGAGCTCCAAAGGCCCTTTGTGGGGGAGGAGATTGACAGGGAAGGTAGGTTCATCATAACCGAAGAATACCCAGGTCATGATGCCCATCTTAGCACCGGTATCGTAATGTCGATCGGCCCATTCGAATACGGTATCGAGATCACCATATACGGTAACGCTGGTCGTAACGAAACCTACCATGACGTAAATCGCAGATACTGACCACTGGTATCCACCTGCGGTGTTCATGAACCGGATGAGTGCGGTAGCTTCTGAGGGTTCAGGTCCGCAGTTACCCTTCACAGGTTGACACAGGAGGACCCCCGAATGAGGCTCTTTCTCGAGAGCAAGAAGCATCTCGATGAGGTTAGATTTGTCTTTCATGGCATGAACCTCTTGACTGTCGCCACCACATCGTCCCATGGGACGACTACGGACACATCTTCCGATTCACTAATCAGATGTGCAGTTTCAGCAGTGGCTCGGATTGGATTGTGGTGGGAGAAGTATAGTTTGATCTCCACTCCGGGTAGAAGGGGAAGAAGACGCTCTCGCACTAGTGCTTCAAGCGCTTTATCCCAAACCTCGGAGTAGCACTCGATCTCCTCGGGGGCATCCCCGTCAGAAAACCCCCACTTGCTCAAAAGGTCCTTACCGAAGAGGGGTAGACCGTCGGGATGAGGTGGACGGCTGTATTTCTCCAACGCGGATAGTGCATCTCTTGTCAATTTGTCAATCACCAGAACGCCGTGATTAATCACCGGTTCAGTCATTGTCGATGTCCTTCTGTGATGTAGGTGTTCTTACAGTAGGTGCTGATTGCGTTCCAAAGTCTTAGAGATCGACTCTTTGATCTGCCGATAGCGCTCCTGCCACTTGGGGGTGGTAGTCAGACCACTGCGCCAAATGGTATCGAGCTCCTTATCTTTACTCTGCAACCACTTGTCGAGTTCAGCCCTACCGTTGAAGGTATGCACGGTCATGGTTCACCACTCCTATTTCAAGCCGGTTTGGGAGGCAGATCGATATCGTTGGGATCGTTGGTCGTACCCGACTTAAATCGTAGAATCTCGCCCACTTCGACCTTACATTGGAACATGAAAAAAGGAGTGGGTCCCATTCCGTTACGAAGATCTAGGTGGAGTACACCATCGGTGATGTCCATAACCTCGAACTGACCTTCACCGGCGGTTGGGCAGGATACCCACATACCCTTCTCGACCTTGTACACATTGGTCGACACTTTACGAGACGACCACTTCTTCAGTAGTACTTCGTGTTCGGAGGTATCGTCCTCTTTGGAAATCTGCATACAGTTTCTCCTAATCAATAAACTAAGTTCAATAGTGGTGTGGGGCATGCCCCACACCACGTAGGAAATCAGTTAATCTGATCGATACGACCCGAGCCCGTTTGTACCATCACAATAGGCTCACAGGCTTCGATCGGTAAACACTCGCCTTCCTCGCGATCTTCCATGATACCGATGAGGAAGAATGGTGAATCCTCCTTGAGGCAGTTGACAAAGCAGAACTCTTTCACCCCTGTCAGGTTGAGCCATGTCAAATAGTCGATTTCAAAGTCGACCTCCGTACCGAGGGCATCCACGGTACTCATTGTGAATGTCGATGACAGAGAGTTATTGTGCGAGAATTTCTGAATCTCGTAAGAAGAGCCGTAAACAAGCGACGGGCACTTCCGATCGAGTTTGATCCAGAGTAGGCGGATAGGGGTATTCGAATCAGTCATATACCACCTCTTATTTGTGTGTGAAGTACCATACCAGACCTGTGAGGATCAGTATGACTATACCGAAGATGATACCAGCGCACCCTTGTTGCTCAGAATAGATCACAGCTCGTTGTTCTCCAGACCAACTTTCGATGACAGAATCGTCATCACTCATGATATTCACTCCATTTCGAGCGAGGACTATATCTCGGGATACCCACCCACATCTAAGGAGGGGGTACCCTGAGGTGTTTTGGCTTGGAGAGTCAGACCGCCATCGTCGATGAAGATGTCGGCATCGTCGGGTAGCGTGTTGAGCCACTCCTTGAGTTCGAGTGCGGTGATCACTGAGGATTTTCCTTGTCATCAGCCGATACCGCCGAGGGCTCGAACAGATTTTCCACAGGGTCGATGAAAGTGACATTCACCTCGGTGAGGTCAATGCGATTACGAAGGAGGCCAATGCACTCGAAAACATTCGAGTTGTCGATCCGAATCGAGGTGAATCGGAATGAGGTCAGAGGTTCTTCGGGTACGATGTCGAAGGCCCATCCCTGTTCGCACATAAGGAAGATCTTACCCCACGTGAGAGTGGTCATATCCTCGGGAAAAGTACCGTGAGGGAACCATTCGATGGTTCCATTGTGTCCGCGGAAATTGATCGCCAGACCTTCCGTCTCGGGCGGGTGCATACTGGCCTGCGAGGTACCTCCGTACGCACTCAAGAACTCACCAGCAGTCATTTTCTGGTAGAGGTTGATGGCGAAGCCGAGATAGGCTTTATTGAATTCGATGGACATGGGTGTTTCTCCTTGTGAAATATCAGCGGTCGATGATGATCATACCGATCGGTTGATCGTTGACCCAGAATTCAAACTTCGTGCGATGGTCCCACCCTCCGGGGATTTCGGTGGGTGACAGGATATGGCGACCACCGACCCTCACATCGTGAATATCGACATACTGGTGGGACATAGATTCGTCAGGGATAAGACCTGCGAGCTTGAGGATAGTGCCGACACAGTCGTCGGCTTTTGCTGCGATCGTGGTCATGTTAGGGCACTCCTTAATTGGGTTATTTCTTGGGGATGTTCAAATCCAAGATCATCTTCCTGACAGTCTTCTCGACCCGATTGTCGTCGGGTTCATTGAAAAGTTTGTCATGGTAGCTCGACAGACTCTTACTGTCCTTGAACTTGAACTGATTGCAAATAGCCTGCCCCCAGCGTTGGCCGGGGGCATTCTTACACGCGTAGATACTACGCTCTGTCATGCGGTTCATCGGATTGTTCTTTTTGCTTGGTCTGGTAATCGCGGATACCATCCAGCCCAGTGTCCAAGAGGATACCACGGACGGTAGCTCCCGGCATCGGTGAGAAGTCTTCGATGTAGAAGCCCTCAGTATCGATCTCGAAATATTGCGCCATCCTGATGACACTTTCAAGACCGATCGGTTTCACTTCGATAACGAGATCGAATCGCCCGGGGCGGATGAGCGCCGGATCCAGGGCACTGAGATCATTTGTGGTGATGATGGTCACCATATCAGTAGGCGATCCTACCCCATCGAGGATATTGAGGAGAGTGCCCAATAGTGCACTGTTGTCAGGATCATCACCCACATGGTGATGAGCAGATCGTTTCAGAGACTTACCTCGTGCATCGATATCCTCGACTACAAGAATGTCTTCGTCCCACGAGGTGATGTCCGAGATCTGACTCGCCAAATCTCGTGGACCGACCACTGTCGAGAGGTCCATGATAGCAAGGTTGCGATTCACCATGGCGGCCACGACGGCCAATAGGCTCGATTTACCACACCCCGGTGCACCGTAGAGTACGATACCAGTGTGATGAGGAAGTCCTCTTGAGACATTCCACTCACGCTTCTTCCTGAACTCCTCAATGTGATCGACGATCTGCTTCACATAGTCAGTGTCGAAGAAGATGGAGTCCGAGTATCTCCGAGGCATCTTCTTCCTCTCAGACCACGACGACGAAGAGCCATAACGGGATGTAGACCCGCTGTTAATCCTGACAAATAAGGATCCCGTTTCACCCTCTCGTTCTCTACGGTAATCCATGGCATCGTCGAAGATTTTACCGCACCATGACTGATCCGATCCCATCCTAGTCATGACCATGGTGACGATAATCTCGACATTGGTCGTCACCGAGGAGATCTTGATCGCACAGGGTGATCCACGGTACATCCCATAGTGGATACCATCGCCGATGTCGATACCCCGAGTACGGTATTGTTTACCATTGCGACCGACTCGTAATTCACTATAATGAAAGGCCGTGGAGAACCTCGGATCGACGACCTTGTCCGTCACGAACCTCAGGATGTCAGAGAATTCATGAGATCCCGAGTTAAATGTCACCGTCGATGAAACCCGACGCTTAAGCTGCGCACTGATGATAGCAGCTGCACCCAGTCCGAGTGTACCGAATACGTATCGCTTGAGGTGTCGCTTGCTACCTTCTACGGCAGCCGATACGACGGCGTTCTTCTTGTTACTCACTGGTAGTACCTCCCAGTTGCAGCTGGTGTTCGACCTCGATAATGTTCGGTTTCATGGAGAAGAACGGGATGCGATATCCACTAGCTCGAACAGTGTAGGTTTTACCTACCTGCATCTTGGCTTGTACAGACGCACTGTCCCACTTCCAGAACCAAACGCTGTCGACATTCTTGAAGACTTCACCTTCAGTCCCGAAGACGACGTAGTAGCAGGTGAGTTCACCTGCATCCACATCGCATTTGTTGTCGGTAGCCGACACTGTGAAAGTGTATTCGCGCACATGGCGTACTTCTGCGATGGTGAAAACACCAATCACAATGAAGAGTGCCAGAACTACCCAGTTCCAAGCGCGGTTGATACTGCGGATGCGCATTGGTGGTATCCTTATTTGGAGTTTGTGAATTACTTACCCAATACGAGCCGTTCGGCCAGTGCGAGGGCCTTAGCGAAGTTGTGACGACCAAATGATGCATACTCGACGATCTCGTTGCCGGCACAGCGTTCGCTCACCACGAAGTTGTGGGTGAATTTACCCATCTTCTTCTTGGTGATGAAGACATCGTTGTAATGATCAGCCCACCGATCCTCGGTGATGCGGAGCATGATTTCTTCACCCTTGTGGAGTCCGATAGTGTGTTTAGCCATTTGTATTTACCTTTCCTCTATGGTCAATGATGGGGTGGAGGATGCTCCACCCCATGTAAGACTATAGTCTACCAGACGATATACGTGTTGTTGTTTCCATCACAGATACGACCGGCACGCATTTTCTTGGTATAGCGCTCAGTCGCTCTGAAAAGGAGCACTGCTTCATCAGGTCCATGACAACCACCAGTGGGTACATCGAAGAACTGAGGATTTTCATACCCGAAGATATCGAGTACTTGTGTGCCACGCACACGATCGACTTCGCGACCAGTCTGGAAGTTGAGGGCCCCGTATACGAAGGTCACGACCACACCGCCAGCAAACAGTGTCGCACACACGAAGAGTACGATACCTTTTGTGAAAGTACCGAGTCTGGAATGGACTCCGGTTAGAAAGTTATGCACATCAGGTGTCGCACCAAACGCGATCGCTGGAATCACGAATGCGAGGATCGTACCGATGAACTCGAGCGTCGTGAGATGGGGATACATGGATCACAGTTCCTTATAGACAGTAGATGCAGTGGGGATGTCCCCACTGCATCTATGAGGTATATTTCAAACCAATGCCCAGACACCGATGGTTGTGCCGAACACATAGGTCGTCATGGTCACGACCACAGCACCGAATGCCCCGAACTTGATCATCAGATCCTTGGCGATGTTGGGGACGGAGTCAGTGCTGATATCATCGAGATCGACTGCGACCTTGGTGGCCAGGTACATCAGGGCGAGACAACCCAGGATGATCACTGTATCGATCATTCCAGTGACGATACGGATGACCGCATTACTGAAGAACGAAGGATCGGTGAGTTCGATGTGGAGCTGCATGCTGATCAGTGCAATCGAGAATACCACAAAGCAGGTACGAGAAGTACCTGGTTCCTTGTGATCAAACAGCGCACACTTGAGACCGACCAGTGCACACACGATCGAGGTGATGAGCGGGAGAACTTGATAGAAGTTGTTCATGATGATGTTCCTTGTTGAAAAGAGAGAAAACTAGAGTGGTTAAATCCCACCACTGAGGACTTGTGATTAATAACCGATTGGTGCGAAAGAGGTTTCGAAAAATCCCACTTCGTCTCGCTCTCGACCAAGACGGTATTGTTCCTTCCGGTGGGCGATATGTTTGGCGAGAGTCGGACAGAAGCGATGGGCATTCTTGAGCACCCACTTACGGAATGCTTTGATGTTGACGCGTGCCGAATACTGCCCGGTACCGAACGTTACTCTGTAAACGCGGTAATCGTCGATGCAGGTAGGCTGTTTGGGAATGGGTCCCACATAACCAGGACGACCTGACTTATTGTAGGCTTCCATGAACAGGTCGTTCCAGATCTCATAAGGGACCACTACGGATGGATGAGTGGAGAGAATCTCCTTAGCGAGTACCACTAGGTTCCCACCATATATCCCGCGAGATATGGACCCTGTGCCATATACACTGGGATCTCTCCTGAAGGCTCTATATCGGACACGTGAGTTGTATCCGGTGATTGTGCGCTCGTGGGCATAGATGTTCCGAGGGGAAGGTTCGTACTTCCCATAGTCGTAAATGGCCAACACCCAATGACCATCGCACATGCTGAGACCTGGATGAGATGAACGCCTCACGCTCTCAGGAGGCAGACGACCTTCAGGGAGTTTGGTATAATCCCAATATACAGTCGGTGGGATTTGTTCCATAACGTCATCAGTCCCTAACTTGATATCGTAGGTGAAGTCGTGTCTCTTCACCTTGGCCAGCCTCACCAGGAGTGGGAATGTGATATCGTCGGTTCCTGCGGGACAGTGGATGAGGACCAGTGCCCCCGGCCCCAACCGATTGAGCTGTTCCCGATCGGGATGGCGGGCGAGAGGAGGATGTGGTTCGATCACATCCTCCATGTAGAACTCGTGGATCAATTCTTGGGGTTGTTGATCCAAATCCGTAATGTCAACCTCGATACCTTTGGTTGCTTTCAGCCATGCGGCGTACTTGGTATAGTGGCGGTAGGGTGCTTCATACATAGGACGTTCTCCTCTTTAGAGCTAGTTCCGACGAAGAGCTCTGATGTTTTTGATATCCTCTGCGGATAGACGGTAGTGATTGTGATCCATACCGACTGTATCGATATGGCCCGTGATGGTACACTTGGTAGAGAGTGCCAGTGTCTGGATATGGTCAGGTGCGAACCTGAGTCTATCGATACCCCGACTATGAGCGATCCAACATTGCGCATCATCGCGAGGCGTTGTGAATGGTGCGCCCTGATCGAACTCTACTTCCCAACCGAGGGTCTTGAGAAGATGTTCGATCTCAGAGTAGAAAGCGGCTGCCAGTAAGGCAGTCTTTCGATTGTACAAATATTTGGGGTTACCTTTGATAACTACCGCTAGGGGTTTCTTACTCATTGAACAATCTCCTAAAGGTGATCTCTAATCTTTACCATCGGTTATCCAATAGTAGAGATTAGAGGAGGGAAATTTCCCTCCTCTCACTCGGATCAATTCGTACGAGCCACCTCGACGATACACCCATTACGTTTAGCCCAGCTAATCTGGTGAGCTAACCACATGCGGTGATCTTTCACTCGATTGTCGATGGATGCCTCGATCATGATCGATCTATCGGTATTGGAGTCGATCAGCACTCTGACGAGATGCTGACCATTCCGCTTCTTGCCAGAGTCCATGGATTATCCCCTGAGATTGATGACGAAGGAGAGCATTTCCGAACGCGAGTCCACATACCGGATGATGAAGCGATTACCGCTCTCATAGACGCGCAGGATCCTGACGATGTCGGGATCATACTCGCAGAGCTTCTTAGCCACATGAGCGGCAATTTCACTCTGGAAGCTTGCCTCCAGAGAGATGCGGATATTGAGGATGAGAGCCTCAATGGGATCGATTGTCATATTGTCAAGACCTCTTGAATGATAGGAGGAGGGGCATAATACCCCTCCTCCTTTTGTGGATGGTATTATTTTTTGTTGAGGAGATCAACGAGCTTCTGCTCGAAGCTATCCTCGAGTTGGACGTCCTGGTCTCCGGTACCCTCCAACACTTCCGCCTTCTTGAGGGAGATGTCGATCGGTACGTCTTCAGGAAGACCATTCAGGATATCGACGATCTTCTGCGCCTTATCCCGAGCACAGATGATCCTACCCTGCTCTACGGGATCACTGTGATCGTACGTCACATTTCTCACAATGATGACAGAGCCGAGTTCAGGGGATATATCCTCGATCTCGAACTTCAAGACACCGTGCGATGGTGTCAGGATATTTTCGACGGAAAGCAGCTCACGAGAGAGTTCGCGAATGGCTGCGCTGGTCACCTTCAGAATGTCGTCAGTGTTCGAGAGATCGCATAGATTCTTAAGTGCCGTCCGAATACCGATATGGTCTCCGTACTGACTGATAGCCTGAATGATGCGTAGTGTATTTCTAGACAACTTAGACATTTGCGGAATCCTTACGGTCACGAGATTCATCGATATAAATTTCCCTACCGTCCGGGCGATATTCCAATACGCCTACGGAGAAGAAACTCATACTGCCGAATCGATCGGTGATCTTGAATCTGGTCACCTTACGTAGGTCGAGCCAATCCGAAAATTCGACATCGATGTTCGCACGCTGACGACCCGTATTGTCCGTAACGATCATCGTTATATCGGTACTGATCATTGACTTATAGTGGAAAGCGATAATCCGATAATCGCGACCCACCTCGACCTGGTCGGATTCGAAGTTCGTCCAGAACTCGTTCAGGATCTTCGGTTGCTCCCTCGCTACCGTAGTCTGATCTTTGTCCTTTTCCTTATGGAAAGGACACTTGACGAGAGCCTGACGCTCCGCAGCGGAATACTTGTCAATCTCGTCAAGGACAAATTGAGGACGCATATCCCGGGCACTGGTACTGAGGTTAGAGCTGATCCTCCCATCTTCGAACAGCTGGAGTTCGAGGTTGATGGAGGCATAGGGTTCTTGAATATTGGACATAGGACATTCCTTAATTCAAATCAGCACTTCTTACAGTACCGAAAAGGTTTTGGGTAATTTCAACTAAATACTCAAATATCAGAAATCAGCAGTCACCCACCTACCGTTAATCTTCTTTTGGAGGGTATGGTCATAATTTTTATCTTGACACCGAATACGGTTTATAAGGCGCCGCATTTCATATCCGCTAAAACTCTGGTCGATGACTTTACCCTGATGAATCACTCGGTAGGGAACTTGTGTAGGCGTATAGTCTCTCGGATTCCCGATGAAGATGTTATCGCTGCTGAAGTTCGAGTAATTTCCGTCCACCGGGAACACGCGATGTCCCTTAGAGGGGTGCTCCCCTCTGTAATATAAATTCGCCAGATAGAGCGGGCAGACACTACCTCGGAAACCCCCAATAGTGACCCGAATAAAGCTGCGAGAATATCTATTGAATCTATCGAATTTCTTACCTCCAATCGTAACACTCTCATCATCATGATCCATACCCATGATGCTACGTAGTAGTTCTGGATCTATGATCTCTTTATCGGAGGTGAAGAATTTAGGACCCTCCCGATCCAAAGTCAACGCAGTGGCTCCTTCGCCGACCAGGCTGAGACGATGACCCGTATCGCGACTGATCGCATCGACATGTAGATCATAACCGAACACATCGAGCATCTTTTTTAGATTGTCTAGAGATATCAGGTCCTTCTCTTCCATGCGGGATACTCGTGATTGAGAATACCCGGTCTTCTTTGCAAATACCTCTTGGTTATCACCTAGCGAGAGTCTGAGACTCTTCACTGAGGTGACGGTTGGTGCGATAGCTTTCATGGAGACCTCTCCTTTTTCGAAGTAGTCGGATGCGATGGAAGATCAGATGCGGGTATCGCGCAGATCACGGATACGGGCACTACGAGTAGGGCTACCATAAGAGATAGAATTGGCCATGTTAGGACACTCCTTAATTAGAACGAAGGGAGATTCACTTCCTTCACTCTGGTAATATGACTATCAAATAAATTGACTTGAGGTATAGGTAGTGAGAGAGGAGGGCGTGAGCCCTCCTCTCTCTATTACATTCAAACCCCTTCGGGTACAGCAAAACCAAGAGACTTGCGTTTTTCCTTGATGAAGTCGATCTCGCTCAGTGCTGCGCCGTATGCAGGCTGGAACGAACCAGTCAGGTTCGCCATGCCGTATTCAGTAGCACGCTGCTCGAAGAAGTTGGCATATTCGACGCCTGACAGAAGAGACGTCAAGAAGTCATACGGCGTCTCAGGTTCACCGAAGATGGGTGCGATCCCATAAGACTTCAGACGCGAGTCAATCAGGTGACGCATGTATTGGCAATGTTGTTCGAACGTCATATCCGGAAGAGGACCACGGCGGAAGATCAGGGTTGCAAAACCGACCTCATTCTGATATACCCGATGGGCGATCTTCTGACACCATGTGAAGAGAGCCTTGATGTCAATGAGATGACCGAACTCCAGAAGAGTGTGCTTCCACAGTTGTGCTGCGAACCCACAGTGCAGACTCTCATCACGCACCGACCAGGTCACCACCTGACCCATACCCTTCATCAGATTGCGGTGAGGGAAGCTCATCATGACTGCGAAGTTCCCATAGAGCTGTACACCCTCAGTCATCGCACCGAACATGAAGATCGATGCCAGGGTCTCGTACAGCGAGGTCATATGGAAGCCCGTCGTGTAGTCGAGCTTATCAGTGGCTTCCTGATGGGTCAAGAAGTCGCTGTAGCGACCCACAGGGAATGCCAGAGAATCCAATAGGTAGGCATAGGCACTCTTATGGATAGCCTCCATGTTGACAGCAGCACCGATGCCCATCTGGATCTCATGGGGCTTAAAGATGCGCTGGTATTTACCAGCCCAGAAGTCTTCAGCCACCATGTCATTCTTCACGAACATCGGGAAGATGTCCTCAAGGACTTCTCGCTGTTGATCAGGAAGCCGACCGAATTGCACGATATCTTCGTCCATGGAGATCTTGTCTTGCATCCAATGCAGATTGTTCTGCATCTCATACATCCGATAGCCGAACTCATATCGAAACGGCTTGTAGACTCTGGACTCAGTCAGGATATTCTCACTGGCCACGCCAGGGATGCTGGTGACATCGAGATATTCCATCGGAATATAGGCGATCTTCTCATGAGGAATAGATCCATTGTGGATTCCATTCATCACCTTATCACGACGCTGAAGAGTGATTTCTTCGATGGTGGGTTCATTGTCGAAGAGAGTAAAAGAAGTCATCTCTGAAGCTTTCTTTGTAAAATTGACTACGGACGGTTCGATGAAAGAAGTCAGTCTTGGGTCACTGACACCAAGTGCATTCTTCGTAGGTCACCTTACCCGGCTCTTCCGGAGTCCATCCCACGACCTGGATCTTTTCACCATCACTGCTATCACCACGGCTAGGAGCCAGAGTACGCAGGTAGTAATAGGACTTGATCCCGCGCATCCAACCGTCGATGTGGATACGCATCAGTTCGGCACGATCGATCATCGGTGGGATGTACATGTTGTACGATTGTGATTGGTCGATGTGAGGGATACGAGCCTCGTTGTAGAGGATACCAAACTTCGGATCGATCTCATAGGCAGTCTTGAACACATCACGCTCGTGATCTGACAAGAAGTCAAGATGGGCCACCGACCCCGTGTGCTTCACGATCGAATCCCAGACTTCATTGGTATTCCTACCATAGGCGTCCAGCACCTTCGTCAACCACTTATTCTTGACAGACCAAGAACCGACCCTGGTCTTATGTGTGTAGATATTCGCCGGGATGAAGTCACCACCTGCTGAGCATCCAGCACCTGCTACGATAGATACTGAAGCGGTGGGAGCCATGGCGGTTTTACAGGAGAATCGCTCCATGATCCCATAGTCGGCCGCATCAGGGCACGGGCCACGTTCGACTGCGAGCTTATACGAAGCAGCCTTCATGCCGTCATTGATATGCTTGGCGATCTTTGTCGACATAGCCATACCGATCGGCGAAGATACCGGGACATTCTTCATCTGGAGGTAGGAATGGATACCGAAGTGGCCCACACCAATCGAGCGTTCACGCTGTGCCGAATAGGTGGCTCGTGCGAAGTCAGGACCGGCGTGGTCGATATAGTCGGTCAAGACGTTATCCATAAAACGAGCGACATCTTCGATGATGTTCGGATCATCTTTCCACTCGTCAAACTTTTCAGCATTCAGCTGATAAAGGGCACAGACCGCAGTACGATGATTACCGTACTGATCTCTACCGGTGGGAAGAAGGATCTCCATACAAAGGTTGGATGTTCGTACGAGGAGTCCTGCTTTCTTGTGGTGAATGGGGACATGCTTGTTCGCATTCTCAAGGAACAGGATGAACGGCTCACCATTGGCCATGCGATATTCGATGATCTTCTCGAATAGCGCTCGAGCGCTCAGGGTCTTCACGACCAATCCTGTCGTGCGGGCTTTCAGGTCCCATTGACCATTAATGACTACTGCCCACATGAAGGCATCGGTGATGACCACCCCATGATGTAGGTTGAGGCACTTGTACTTGGGATCGCCACCAGTCTTCTGACGCATCTCGACGAAGAGTTCGATCTCTGGGTGATCGATGTCGAGGAACACGACCGCAGATGCACGTCGTGCGTTACCCTGGCTGATACTGGCAGTCTGGGCATCATCTACCTTTAGGAACGGCATCACGCCAGACGACTTCCCAATGAGACCGATCTTCTCATCGGCCGATCGGACATCGCCCCAGTAAGATCCGATACCACCACCCTTATGACCCAGATGAGCGATCTCGGCCCAGTGGCCGATGATGTCCTTCATATCGTCCTGAACATGAGTCAGGTAGCACGAGATCGGAAGACCTCGAGTGGTACCACCATTAGCCAGGATAGGCGTAGCAGGAATGCACCAACCTTTGGACGAGTACTCATACATGCGCTGGGCATGTGCTTGATCGTCAGCGTACGCGCGATGAGCATTAGCGATACGATCCTGGTATTTCTCAGTGGGGGACAGATAGATGTCGTCCAATGTAGCGCGGGCAAAGTCCATGAACAGTTCGTCACGTGAATCGTCCACCCACACATCAGGGATCTCACGATCACGCTTGAAGGCGTTGGGAGGGGTAACTGCTTTGCGTCGACCTGGGAATCGAGCTGCCATATCGTTCATGATTTATCCATTCCATTGTCTGAAATTGATGTCTAGGGGGGGATCGTTAGCCGGTAAATCCGTATACCATCCCACCTATTTTGAGGTGTAGTTTTAGGAGCTATTATGTCTAAAATTCACATGGGATATAGCTCGATAAGAGTGTTATTTTTACAGACGGAATAGAGGTAGAGTAGGGGGATGGCCTCAGGCCATCCCCCTATCCATATCACAGATACAGCGTCGACTCAGAACAGCGCGATGCGCTTATCGAGGATGTCCAGATATCCTTTCATCGCATACCACTGCCGATTCAGAAGATCACTGGCGTCCGGTGTGAGGTCGTTTACTGCGTTGGAGTTGAGGAATTTTGAGAGAGCATCCATTTTCGTTTTCAGAGCATCACGCTCCTCGACGACTCGGAGTTGATAACCCTCGTACGTCTTCTCGGGAGTAGGTTCATCGACTGTCTCCGGAGGCTGAGTATCGGACCCAGTCGTTTGTCGGTCAAAGAAGTTCGGATCAGCTCCACTGAGCGATGCTGATGCGACTATCAGCCTTAAGTTGGTGGAGATAAGGTCTGTCAGAAGATTGGCTTTTTCGTTAAGAAGCTCACTTACTTCATCGCTGTAGATTTTCGGTTCCGAGTTGTACGGCGACCCACTTGCGGTATTCAGCTCAATTGCAGCTGCGACTTGTAACAACGTCTCAGATAGTCTCGCGTTATCGTCGAGAATGCCGCTCCCTTTACTTATCACCCGATCGATCATAACTTGCATTGTGGTATCCATGATGCTTCTCCTTGTTAGGTCCACACCATGAGTTCTGGTGATTTATTATTTCATCTTCTCCAGAGTACGGTAGATGATGTAATAAATCACACCGAGGCGCAGTGACGCCTTGGAGGCCTCATTCGAGGTAATACCCAGGTGGTCGATGATGAGACCCACTGATCGTTTGATGTCGGCGATATCCTGATCCATGATACGCGATGAGGTATATGCTGCCTGCATGGTGGAGAATACAGCTGCGTGGTTAGCAGGGTTCACCTTCTTCTGCTGACAGTGTCTCAACATGGTTTTGATGATAACTAGGAGCAGTACACGGACACCGATGTAATTGATGCCCACAGGAGCCTTCTCAGTGAGGTCGAACTTCTTGGAGGAGGCTTGTATCACCGCGATGCGATTGAGCTCCATGAGGGCTGATTTGAGCATCCTGGAGGATATCGATGATACCTGCCTCGAAACATCATCGATCCTCGAATCGTTGATGAACATAGAGAGGTTCAGGAGCTCACTGATCATAGCAGCCGATGCCGACTCGATGACCGATGCTTGTTGAGCTACGATCTTCTCACCGTCTTCACCGGTACCCACAGATGACTTGGATTTGAGAGAAGTACCCTCGGCATGGGTAGCATAATAGTTCTGAGCGAAGGTCACGATCTTCTGACGAAGCATACCTTGCATCTCAGCCACCACATTGAGGAACTTCTCATCGGATGAGAGTTCAAACACAGGTGTACTGAGACGACGATCGTGTTGATCGAGGAACTTCTCACAGTGAGATTCGATAAGACCAGACCATGTTTTATACTTGATGATATCCCACTTCTTGTTGAGGCTCATCACCGTGGCTTCCATCACCCCTTCATTCGCGCCATGGGGGAATGAGTTGTTCACCACAGAAGTGAAGATCTTGAAATTGAAGTAACGCAACACGTCCATCATGAATCCGTGACGGATACGTTCGTTCTTGATGAAGATGGGAGCCAGATAGATCAGCCAGAAGCACAGGAGGTTGAAAGGATCACTCTGCACATTGCGGGTCTTGTCGATTGTGTGGATACCCTTGATCGTATTCTTGAAGTGAGCATAGTCCACTCCGAAAATATCGAAGAGAGCATCTCGATCACTGTCCTTGAAAACGATAGGGTGGACACCCAGGGTGTTCCCATGGAGGGTGAGTGGGTTAGAGCCACGAATCGTGAACCGTACCACGAGTTCTTTCATCTTGAGGATGTGGTTGTTGTTGATGCTAATACCAAGAGCACCGAAACCTTCCGTAATAGCGGTCATCGTGTCATCTCATTTTCTGATAGTTGTCTCACACTATTGGGGAGTAATAGCGAACTCTAGATACATAGGGAGGGGATGATCCCCTCCCTATGCTCTAATTTACCCTAGTAAGTCCGTCAGGATGCTTTCTGCTCTCTTCTGCCCCATCGTACCGAACATACCACGATTGTCCTCCACGGCCTTCCTATCGGCAAATTTGAAGGGATCGCGCATGATCTCATCAGTGGTAGCAGGTTCGATAAAACGAGACTCAGGAAGCATGGCTTCATACTTACGGATCTCTCCCTTGATCATCTCGATCACAGATAGATCGAATTGATTCTTGAGAGCATTAGAGAGCTTCTCGATTTGATCAGTCGCATGTTTGATGATGGCTTCTTGCTTACGGCGCTTCTGCTCTTCTTCAGAGTTAGAATTACCATAAGAAGCAAAGGACATGATCGTACCAGGTTCGATCCCGTATACGTCCAGGTTCTTACCGAAGAAGATGATCCACATCGCCATCAAATAGGCGATGACAGTATCGTCCTTACCATCAGCTGCGTGATCGACTCGTCCATTGCGTTCCACAAGGGAGCTGAGTTCGGAGACGAGTCTTGCGTCCTTAGTGAGGTGCCCTGCACGAGAGGTGGCTTTGATGAGGACTGAGCTATAGAGCTCATCGCGCTTGGACTTGTCCGTCTTGATGCCGAAGTATCGCTTGACAGATGTTTCCAACAGCGATGGATCATTGATATTGATCCTTCCGAACTCAGCCTCATTACGGCGGTCTACGACCCAGTTGAAGATGCGCTTGAATGGATTCTGACCTGCATGGGTCAACATAGCACCCACGATATCGATGATCGATGTTCCAGAGCTTTTGTTTTCTGGGATGAACAACATCTTGGGATAGCGGATCAAGAAGTTAGCGATCGAAGTCGCTACTGTGTTGATATTACCCTCGACTGCTCGATAGGTGAAGACCACCTCCAGTGTCTTGGGATTGATCCCCACGAGAGTGGTAGCGTCCCTGTTGATGAGTTCTGACGAGTCACATCCCACGATGATAGGTGTGTTCTTGAAATCACGAGATTCCACCACACTCTGCGGTACGTACCACCTGATGAGGAATCTATCACTGATGATCTCAGTCCACACTGGGTCGATCTGAGATGATGTGATTCGGCTGAGGATCTCTTTGGGGATGATGGGATTGTCCTGGACGGATACCCAGCGATTGAGATAGTCGCGACAGACTTCATCTGCTGACAAGTTGTTGCGAGTGATGATGTCTCGGAGCCACTCATTGGTCCTCCCCAACTGAAGGTGGGAGAAGGTACCATTGATCATCTTCTTAGGAGAGTTGGCCTTCACCACCATGTGGAGCTTTTCACTATCCTCGATATCGTACAATGTCTCAGTGAAGTTCATTGCACCATCGAGGATTTCAGCTGCTGCTTTAGCATCTCTCTTGGATGGATCGCCAGCAGTGGTAGTGATAATGTTCGAGTGAGGCTGACCATTCGCTTTAGCATTTGCTCGTGCAGTGTCGGTCGATGACAGAATCACCGAGTAGGACTTTCTGATGTGCGAGATAAATGCAATTTCGTCGAAATGTACACCGGAAGGAGACGAACCACGTGCTTGCTTGTCAGCGCTGGCTTCGTCGGCCTGGCCCACCATCGTCTCATACTTGTTCTTCAGAGCAGCATAGTAGAGAGTGGTGGAGTTGTTCTTATCGGCATAACGATCGGGTGCCAGCATCCACGATGGAAGCGTTTCTCGCATGCGTTTGATACGAGAAATGTTTTCCGTACGCAGAGTGTCATCCTTAGTCATCATACCAAATGTATACGACTTAGCACCGATGTACATCACCCAAGTGGTGATCGCCAAGGCTCCGACGGTCTTGCCTGTATTGTGAGTGACGATATCATCATCGGTGATGTAGAGATGATCGGGATGATCAACATGGATGCATTGGACTTCCTTATCGCCGACATATTCGATGGAATCTATTGTCAAGTGATTAGAGAAGTCAGTACCATTCCAGAATGGGATAAGGATCTCATCCTGAGATGCGCGAATCTGTTCGAGTGAGTATACTCGCCAAGGTTCTTTCCACGATGAGCAGTACACCCGCCATAGGTGGTCATTACAACACTCAGTGGAACGTCCGTCCGACAGGGTTACTTTGTATACCGGTTTGGCGCCGTGGGGGTAGACACCAGCGACTCGCACTGTCGTACCATCGGGAGCCAAGATCTGAGTACCGTATGCCACATCACCCATGGTGATATGACCGTCCGGTGTACGGATCTTAGCATCGAGTGGCTGTGCCTGTCGCGGCTGCATGGACCAGTAGTCGATGCCGTTGAGGAAGCACCAGGTCATGGAGAGTGAACCACGGTTCAACTCGTAGGGTACTGGATCGCCACCCTGTGAGTAGATCTTGAGGACTTCGCGTTTGAAGTACCAAAGATTCCTCGCTGCTTCATTGCAGACCTTCTGACGCAGGATCTCATTTTCGGGTGTATCTTCTGTCAGACTATGTGGATCGACGTTCAGTAGATCCTTGTCGTAGAGACAGAGATGGAACGCATAGTTCTTGATACCCATCTTCTTGAGAAGTTGGGCCATACGCAAGAAGCTGACATTCTTGGTGTTGTAATGGGGTATAGCACGTAGCTTACCAGCTGCATTACGCCAATCTTTTTCAAACAGGATAGCCATAGTTCACCTGATAAATAGGGAGAGGGATCAGGGGAATTCCCCTGATCCCATCATACCATTATCAAAATGTCTTAGCCATATAGGCTTCGAGGTCGACTTCGACATCTTGACCAGAGTGGAGAGTCTGTGCTTGTTCGGAGGTGATGAGCCCACGATCTTGCGCCAATTCGACCAGCCACTTGAAGAAGTCAGATACTTCACGCCATGATGAACTCATGTCTTCGGGTATCTGCTGACAGTAGGAGGGGATCATGAGCGCACCCATGCTACCGATGACCAGTTCAGGGCATGCCAGGTAGAAGTATGCGAGTTCATCATCCACGATAGTGTCGAGGTAGATCTTGACAGACGCCTTACAACGACCGATCGCTGCGATGAGCGAGAGGTATGCCACAGGGGCTACATTGGTCAGGTGACTGGTGAGACGGAGATGGACTTCGTCCTTCTCAGTGAGCTCCTGGAAGAAGATACACAGACGCTGAGACAGAGATGTCCCATCGATCGAGAACCCAGTGAAGATGGATACGTGATGTACGCCATCCTTGACCAGGATAGTGGCTGGCTTGAAGTAACTGGGTACCCGGTTCTCTTCTTCAGCCACCATCTGTAGGAGATCGCCCATGGAGCGCGTCTGTTTCAGACCATCGGTATTCTTCGGAGTGAAACTGAATGACTCCATAGCGAAGGATTCGGCCGGGAGGAGATCCCTGCGATATTCTTGGAACTCCATGGGTTACACCCTCCGTTCGCGAGTATAGGAAACCGCACCGATACGTTCGATGGCGGTACGACCGCTCAGGAACTTATCGCACTCGCTATTGCGCATGTCGTCGACTTCCTTCTCATTGAAGGGTCCATGCTCCACGAGTCGGTCGAGGATACGGTCGACATACTTCTTGGTGAAGCCTGCACGACGCAAGATGCTCGTGGTCTTACCAGAAGCACCCTGTGAGGACATATGTTGCATGAAGTATGCACCCTCACAGATGTGACGTTCATGACCTGCTACCCAGGTACCTGTGGCTGCTGAGGCCACACACCCATCTGCATAGGTGACGACGTGGGCCTTGGTGGTATCCATAGCCGAGATCAGACGACCCATGAGATGGACAGCACCACCACGTGAGATGAGTCGGATATGGAACTCATCAAACTCAGTGGCATCATGCATGGCCAGGACCAGATCATCGATCGCATTGGTCCATTCCAGGATCGAGAACTCCGAATAGAGGTAAGCGGTATATTTGATACCACCCTCGATAGCAGAGGTCTTGATCAGAGGACCTTTGGAGATGTCAGGTAGCTTGATCTCAAATGCACCCGAAGGTGTGATCTGAGGAAGCTTGGATCGATCGGTGAAGAACTTGGTGACTTCCACAGAAGGTCCCTTAGGACCTGTATAGTGAGAGGCAGGGAAGTAGGTCACCGATTTGGCATCGATCCAAATACGGAAGTCTTCCTGACTGAAGGTGGTCACCGCACCGATGCGGTTCACACGCACGGCGTCGCCGTAGCACGCGCGATAAGCGGCGACTGCTTCTTCCTGCGTCGTAGCGCCCAGGATGATCTTGTGCTCATCGAAGAGGCGTGTATCGGGACAGATCTGATCGATGACATAAACATCGAGGTGATCTGCATCGATCGACACCAGGAAGATGTCGAGTTCTTCACCATGAGAATCGGTGGTACCTTCGATACGACCGTAAGGATATTCGAAGGTGTTGGATACCTTCTGTCCACCCATCTTGGTCTTCGTTCGGGTTTGACCCTTCAGATATTCCAAGACGATGGTAAAGGAGTTAGCGATCAGATAAGGAGTCTCGATCTCCAATTCCGATTCGCTGATGGGTAGAGGTATAGCTACCATGATCAGAGTCCTTTGAAGTGATCGTGGAAGAGCGAACGAGCATACCGATCACCATGACGAGCCAGTAGGCCCGAGTCGGGATCGATCAGAGTGCGCGTGCGCACCACTCGCCCGACAGTATTGGTGCCCAAAATCTCAGCCAATTCACTATCAGCCAAAGACTCCAATGCCACGGCATCGATCAGGAGCTTACCATCCGAGGTGATGTCGATCTCATATTCATGGAAATCGTCAACCCCATTACCCATCGATTCCAGGCCGATGGCATGGAACTTATCCGTCGTCGCATAGCCAGAAGCCAGGACTGCATCGAATGTGGTGAAAGCATGGACGGTACGGAAGGTACGACCATCGGGGAGCATCTGACCCGACACGAATGCTCGCAGTGAGAAAGCTGTATTCTGGATGGGATCATCCAGGCTTTCCTTGAGAGTAGCACCTTTCTCACCAGCTGGCTTGATATCTGCTCGTAGGACGATAGTACCATCCGATGCAGGAGCATCGGTATAGATCCCTGTGAACAGGTGGGATGCACGTGCTTCCTGGACGTCCATGAGACGAGCCAGTGCGGCATCCTTATCCATACCCGTGAAGCGAGGGTGACCTAACTCACCATAGGCCTTGTGGGCCACATAGTTCTTATAGAAGGTACCCTCAGGGTTGGTGATGGCTTTCATCATCGACTCAGGTTCGTAATAGGTCTTCTGTTGGGTCGTCTGGTTGAGTACCATCATGGGCAAGCCCTTGTAGATACCATTCGAATCGGGCTTGATCACACCGACACGACCATTCTTACCCGTGAACAGGGTTTCCATACGAAACTGGATATTTTTAGGCATGGTAGAAGTCATGGCGACCTATCCTTGTCCACCAAAAATAAAAGATACCGCCTACAAAGACTCACTAATGAACTGTGGTCTATCTGTACTAGGTTAGCTAAGATAACCATGACAGACAAATAGTAGGCGATGGCGAATATATCCATCATAAGCCTGTCTCCTAAGAGGCAGATCGTACTGATCACGAGTGAAGTATATTCCTGGTAGACAGGGGTCCATAAGGAATCTTCTCGTGATAACCTCCGCAAGGAGTACCAGGCTTTGATGACGTCAAAGTATCGGCTCATGACCTTTCCCCACATCTCTCGGTGGGAGACCACGCAGCACATCTTCGAATGGCTGCTTTTCTGTCACTTCATGGAGGAGTGCAGACACGGTACCACGATCCCTGAAATAGGAACCGTTGATACGTGCCACAGTACCACTGGGAGCCAGGGAGATAGAGTTGAGAGGGACAAACATCATGGGTTTATCCATGGGCGTACGCCGATAGGGTACAGTCACGCTGTCGGAGTCTCGAGCCAAGTGAGCGATGATACCGCTCCATACAGAGCGAGACACACCGATACCTGCACCGGTGATCTCCTTAGCTGTATCGAATAGCTTGAGGAGGTCGTTGTAGGTATAGTGGTAGGGTACATTACCCGACTCGATGTATTCCTTCCACAGAGCGTAGACCACACGCTGATTCTGGATGACGCGATAGGACGTCATGAAAGTGTCGCCAGTCTTGAGGTGGAGCACTACATACTCGACACCATTGTAGGTCATGGAACCGATATCGGTAGGTTCGATAGTGATCGCTGCTAGGATGTTAAGACCTGCGCGATATTTACCATCGAAGATCATGTCCATCGATCCGATGGTGGTGACACTGTCACCGATCTCCAGGAATCCATGCGTACCAAAACGACGAGGTATTCTCAGTTCTAGGGTTTCACCAATGAACTTCATGGAGAACTTAGTCTCGTCCTTTTCGAAATACTTGGAGATGTCAGTGATGGTCGTCACTGGGTTGGTATATGGACTCGACATAAGAGCTCCTAGAACTGTCCTTCAGTAGCCTCCAGGGAGGACCTCATAGGTATAAGGAGAAAGAGGAGTAGGGGAGTGACCCCCTACTCCTAAGTTTTCCCATGTCCCTCTTCGGACCTCTTAAACCGTACGACCCGAAATCACTTGTCCTTCTTGGGACTGAAGTGACGCGATACAGCCTTACCGATGCGCAGGAGGCGCTTCAGCTGTTTCGATACCTCACCGAACAGACCGGACTGTGATCCGGTTGCGCGCGAAATCAGAGCGAGTACTGCTTTGTCGGCCCTCGGGTCGGCCGAATAGCGTTCCACTCCTGCCAGTTTCGCAGCGAGCTTCTTCTGAGCCTCTTCGCAGTGCTTGACCTGCGCATCGAGATAGTCGACCGCCGAGTTGAAATTCGATTCGTTCCATCCGGACTGTGCGAACGGCTGAGTATCGAGCTCGCCTTCGAGGTCTTGCTTGCTCATTTCTCCGACTTGCGCCGAGAACTTTTCCCACGATGCTTTCTGGAAGTCGTGAGGAATGCTGTTGAACAAGGTCTCGAACTCTCGAGCAGCCTTTTCGTAGGCAGCGCGGGCGGTGTCAAACTCCTTGCGAGTGACGCAGGGTACCTTGTCATCCTTGCGCTTGATGACCCAACCAGCAAAACCGGCCCAGAAAACGAAGGGGAGGAAGATGCCGGCAATCATGAGCGCTTTGCGGTACTTCTTGATGAAGTCGCGGAAACCTTCAGTTGCGATGTTTTCCATGTAGTCGGGGTCAAGCGCGCTCAAAAGCTTGACCTGAACCGTGGCCGTACCGAGATCTTCGACAGCCACCCCCGTGATGCCCATATCCGACAGTAGCTTACCATCGTGATTCAGGAACGCGATCAGATCGTTCGACAGAGGGCCCTTGGCGGCCAGCTGATGCAAACAACGCGCCTGCGAGGCTTCTTCAAACAACTTTGCATGTGACATGTCATGTCCTTCCTAGTGTACACATATGGATAGTGGAAGTAAACTTACCATCTACCAGGTTGATATTTCTTCAAAAAATCAGTCGTGTGGTACGACCTGAGACTTCTTGAGCACAGCTGCGAATTTCTTATCGAGGTATTTGATTGCCCGCGATGAGAGAACGAAACCTTTGAGACCATTATCGATGACACGCTTGATGTTCGAGATCGTCTTCTTGTAAGTACGATCCTTCTCATGTTTGCGGATGAATGTGCGCAGTGTATCCAAGCGAAATTCATAACGCTTTGCAGAGTCTCTCAGCTGCTTATATAGCTTATCGATCTCATGATGAGCTTGTTCGATATTGGCGACAGTCCAACCAGAGGTGGGAGCTGACACTACATCTTTGTAGTTGAAGAGAAACTTGATGTGGGTCTCAGCTACTGAGAACCGACCGCGGTTGGTCTCTTCACCCATCTCATACATGAATTCTTCCACTGCATCCGCATCTGACGGATCAGGGAAATGCTTGACCACATACTCGTCATATTCGAGTAGCGTGCGAGTGGTCTTGATCATGTCCATAAAGACATCGTGCTTGATCACATATCCACCGGCCCACGTTGCACCGAATCGCACTAAGAGTGCACTGCCAGTAATAGCCTGTCCTACCTTAGTTGGGATATTGGTGGAATAGTCAGCTACCGTCTCTGCTACATTGACAATGAAGTCGAGGATGCCTTCCAGGGCAGCCTCTGCTGTATGAGCTGGATCGATGGATGACATGATCTGGAGATGAGCCTTCTGGATATCCCCATCGGATTCCAAAGACTCGATCCCCAGTCTGTCTCGCACCGACTGATCATGGAGGACGAACTTCACCAACATCGGATCGATGTGACCATTTTTGGTCAATTCGATATAGGTCAGCTGCTGGAGAGCTTCGTCGAAGAGATGAGTGCTAAGACTGTCCATGATTACTTCGCCACGCGCTTGAAGTTCTTGCTCATGCGATCATTCCAGTGGACGATCTGACGAGCAACCGAAGCCGATGCAGAAATGATCTTCGACATCTCACCCATGGTCTCGGTGATATAGAAGATCACATCTTCAGGCTCAGTGCTACCGGGACGTACTGCTCCACGGAAGCCGGTCACAGGCTTGTAGAGACGGTCACGGAGTTCTTGGTTCTCTCGTTCCAGACGAGCGTTCTTGTCGCGCAGATTGGAGTTCTTCTGCTCGAGTTCATCGACCTCCGTGGAGAGGCGATCCGCACGCTTGGCCAGTTCTCGGATGGCGATCAGTGTCTTGGCGGTATTGCGAGCCTCACGAGTTGCCTCCGAAAGACCATTGTAAGTCTTGACGAACTCATCGATATAAACCGAGAAGTTATCAGGAGTCCAACCAGACTCTTCGAACTTGACAGTCTTGATGTTGGCGACCTGTTGCTTGAGACGACCTGTCGCTGTCTTGAGTATATTGACCTCACGACCCATGTACATGTAGAAGTCTTCCCACTTGTGCATGTTCAGATCCTTGGGGATCATAGCGCAAGCTTCGGTCTCGACCTTGACGAGTTCCTTGTAGGTGTCGAGGATCACATCCATCGTACCACGAGCTGGTACATAGCGCTCGCGGATAGATGTGGTCACATATATGCTACCAGCGAAGAGCGCCACACCGCCGATGGTGGTGAGGATCGGATGCTCCGATGCCCAGTCGACCATGTTCTTGAAAACATCACCGATGCTTTCGACAGCCAAGTTATGGATGTGATCATCCGACAGAGTCGTCAGGAGGAGCTTCTCATGACCTGTGAACATATCGATCGATTCAAAAGCGCCCATGCGCTCGAATTCATATCGATCTTCATCGAAGTTGAGGAAGCACTGCGTCGCAGGATCAGGACCTTCTTGTGTGAGGACTTCACGAGCTCGCATAGCGAGCATCACTGCCGAAGGTGATGTGTTGATGAGAGTAGCCATGGTTGCGATCCTTATTTCTTGGGAGCTTCGACAGGCTCGTAATGGTGCGAAACACCGACGAGGATCTTGTCGACCAGGGTGTCAGCCTTATGACCCAGTTCAAAGGCCTTGTTGTAGAACTGAGTCACCTTGTTGATCTGATCGGCAGTCTTCATCTGATCATCGCCGAAGCGATTGATGAGAGCCTGGGTCAGACGACCATTCTTGGTCCACACTTCCAAGCTCTTGCCGAACACCTCAGCAGCCTTACTGGCAGTCTGAGCACTATTGACGAAATGGAGCTCATCCCAACCAGAATGGTCATAGGGACCAGGCTGTACTTCCAGGAGAGGGTCCAGATCGGCAGAGAGCTTGTCGATCTTCTTTTCGAAGTCCGAATCGATCTTCGCCTGGATCTTATCCCAGGGAGCATCCTGCGACACAGTCGGATAAGCACCGGCGATATCCTTGAGGAGTTTGGAGACCTCCGTATAGATAGCCAGAGCCTTACGACATGTGTCGAAGGAATAGACCGGAGAGTTCTTCTTCATGGAGCGCTTGATCTTCATCGCCGATGTGATGGCCAGACCAGCCAACATCCCGAATGCTTTACCAAACACAAAGCCCTTGAGCTGATCGACCATGCCCTTGGCGATGAACTTGGGAGCTTTGGCCAGCAGACCAGCGAGCTTAGTCAGGAGGCTCTCCAGAGCCATCTCACGCATCGCATCGGGACTGAAGTTCTCAGTGATCGTTTCATGGACCTGTTGCGTATCCGACAGGTCAGGCAGACCCAGTTCGGTAGCCAGGTTACCATCGGTATCCATGACCTTGATCAGTGTCGGTGACACCCCATGCATATCCACAGCGTGTTTGTATGCCAGAGCAGTCAGATGCTGCTGACGAAGTTCTTCATAACTCACTGGATTTCTCCTACTCTAACTATGCCGACACATAGTCGATGAAGCGGACTTTCGAGAACACACTGTCCTCTACAAATTTGGGAGGTGAGATGTAATTGGGATTGCGGATAGACCGATAGGAGTCGTAGTCTCGATGAGTATCATCGACCATGACTTCACGGAAACCCCCATCCTCCTCGTAGATGAGATAGGAAGGACATAGTCCGCATCCTAGATTCACCACCCCTGATAAGAACGAAGATGCAAAATGCTTGTATACGCCTTTGACAGCATCAGGATGTACATCAGTAGCGACAGAGAAGACACTGTCATTATTGATGACGATCAGGAAGCTGTGATAATGAGCGATACGCGACTTCACGAACCCTACATTCTCGAGTGTCCCCAAAGGGACGCCTATAGGATTGGAAATGAAGATGTCATCAAAAGCATCATCATAGCGACGCGAATCTTGAGCAGGGACGTCCCTCAGGATGTCTTTATGGAGGAGTGTCCTGGGGTTATTGCGGAACTGACGGACGAGGTCCAATCGGTTCGTGTGGAGGGAGAGGAAACGACCTCCCAGAGGAATCAGGACATTAGACTCCATGTGATAGAGATAACCATCGATGACGATGAGTACTGTCTTACCATCGATACTCACTCCTGCATCGATCGTAGCCAATCCATTATACTGATCAATGGTCACCATCGATTCTGTAATCGGGATACATGTGTGACCCCCCAGTTCCGTCGTATCGATCAGAGTGACATCTTTGTGAGCAGAAACGCGCATCGTGCGGAAACCGTCCACGACGAAGAGTTCGTCCTGATGGAGGATAGTGCGATGGAATACCCCGTTGACAACCACTAGGGAGTTGGAGAGATCCTTGGTGCTCGAAATCACCAGATCATCCAGACTTCCTTTGAGCTGGTTGTCATTGCGGATAGTGGGCGTCTCCAAGAGAGTATAGTCCACCTCATATCTCTTATCAGAGATGGGATTGAGGACCGACAGTCGCTTGTTGTAAGCACCCTTGGAATTGATAGATGGGATATAGTCCACCAAATACTTGGTGACAAATTGGTCATCCAGGAGAGTGGTCAGTCCTGTCGAAACAGGATGCGTCATGACGATACCCGTCTCCCTCAGGAAGATGAGTGCCAGGTTGAGGGTGTAGTAACGCTCCAGCTTTTCCACAACAAGGAAGTGAGTTCCATATCGCACGGACTCGAGCGTCACGGTAAGGTCAGTCGACTCCTTGAGGGTCGAGCCGATCTGTGTGACAATTTTGACAGGGACATAGGTCATGATAGCCCTCGTGAGTTATTGATCATAGCATGTGAAAGGTAGGAGGGCGTGAGCCCTCCTACCTCACTTATCCTGCGTAGGATCCAGACGAAACGGTGACTGGAGCACCATAGAGAATCAAGTTCGTGCTGGCATTCACCTGCTTGATGAACTCCACCAAGACTGTAGCATTGTTGTGCTGACCAGCGATCGATTCTGCGATATTGAAAGCCAGGCTGTAATTGTCCACCGGAATCATAGCTGGAGAGATCATCGCCCCTGTCGAGATATCGCGGATCAGGAAGTGAGTCGGTTGCTGAGGTGCCGACATCAGATTCGCATCATACATGGGCGATACCATGGTGAAGAAGGAATTGATGAAAGCAGCCTTGTTTCCGAACGGATCTGTCGGTACGAAGTACTTGTTGAGAGTAGCATCGTACTTGATCCGAGGACGACGTGAGAGCGCTGTGTCCAGACCATACACATACGGCGAGGTGGCACTGTCCGTGAAGGACCAGCTCACCAGAGCAGTAGGTGCCCCGAATCGAATACGGATGTTCTGAGTACGATACGTGTTGGTGGGGTAGATCACACCATTCACATTACGCATGTTGATCCGGATCGTGTAATTCTGCCACGTACCAAAACCAGACGAACCTAAGTTGAGGGTACCGCTGATGATGGATACATAGGCAGTCACATCACGACTGGTTGAACCATCTCCAAAGTACATGAAGTACCGAACCACATACTGACCAGAAGCCGAGTTGTAGTAGGGGACGGGTACGATCTTCGAGGAGACACCTGTCTCCGCAGGTACGACAGTGACCGTGAATTCCTTGGTGATCATCTCACCATTGGAAGAGGCAGCTGCCGCAGAGATGGATTCGTGGGGAGAACGGAAATACTTGATTGTCATGGTCTGAGTGAGTCCAGGTGCTGATGAGATGAAATCCTCAGCCCCATAGAGGAAGCACTTCTCATTGTCGATCGCGATATCCGCTGTCGTACCATCGGTGTATACGAGCTGTGCCGATACACCCAACGACAAGACATCCTGACGTTCATAGACGTAGAAGGTACCATCGGCCAGAGTCTGGTTGGCTCGCACGTTGAGTGCAGCGATGGGCTTGGTGTAGAACAGGTTCTCATTGATGACAGCCGACTCTTTGACGAAGAGCTTGGCCGAGTAGAGTTCCTGACCTGCTTCATCGAAGACTTCGAGGAGGATTTCCTCATTGTCTTCCAGAGCGACACCCACCTTGCATGAGGGCATATACCAACTAGTGTTCGAAGAATCGATGGGAGACAGAGGCACCAGGTTCGACACCAGAGTGTCTGTCGCATCATAGCGCTGCGAGATGATGGTCTGGTTAGACTGACCAGGATATCGCGACAGACGATACGACCTGGGTGATTTACCCAGGAAACGACACTTGGAGTCGATAGTGACTGGATAGGGAGCTGCACGACGGTCAATGTAGAGTCGTAGTTTGGCATTCCCGTAATTGAGTAGAGAAGCTACCGACACATCGTCAGAGAGGCTCGGTACTGCGATATAGGAGGGGATATTAGCAGTACTGACTGCTACCACCCAGAGCTGGGAGTTGTCAGTATCGCGCACGATCGAGTTGACCGCAGGTACGATACGCTTACCAGAGTAGTTGGCATAGGAAGGATCTTCCCATGTCGGATCATAGATCTGGTTGCGTTCGTAAATCGCAGGGAGAGCCGCTTTGTACAGCAAGGTCTCATCGAGGATAGGATTTGTCATAGCAGGACCTCTCTGATCGAGATAGCGGACGGAGTCAGTACCAGACTATCGAGTCGTTGGATACTGAGCATATCGGTGGGATCCTCAGTCGAGATGTTGGTATAGTGGGCATTGATATCCACGAACCTACGGTCGACTGCTGTGTTGGATGCTCCTAACACAGGATCATTGTCCACTAGGATCTTGTACTTTGCAAACTGACGCAAGAATGCATCTGTCGAGGGTTCATTCACGATAGTGAGGTTACCCTTCATCACGTCATAGCCTACCTGTGCCAGGAAAGGACTATAGAGCTTATACACGTGATCGATGACAGTCGTATCAGGGTAGACTTGTTGTACGAGACCTAAGAGGATGTCGATCTTGGCCTTGAGTGACCGATCATCAGATGAGGAGGTACTCTTCAGGAGTTTGAGAGCAGAATAGGGCATATTCCACTCGATCATGAAAAGACCCCCATCGCGAAGATCACTCTCCGACTCGAGCGTATTACCCACTTCGGTGAAACCGTCGGTGAGTTTACCATCGACGAAGATACGACTGCACTGCTTCTCCCAGAATGCTGGGGTAGACTTACGAGTCAACTTATTGTCGATGACGTAGCCGGAGTCGAATGATCCCACTGTATCTCCGTGGAACACTACCTCGACGATATTATTCGACGAAGTCAGAGAGATGTACTCAGCATTGGAGATCATGAGGAGTGTGGAGAGGATGTCACTTTGTGCACCATATTCGTGCACGATGGAGTAATCGACATTCTCCACGAGACGGTGTCCATTGATGTAGACCTCAGCTGTATTGTAATACATGGATGGGATGAGCACATTGGAGTCAGATGTCACTTTCTTGAGATCGAACACCAAGGACTGACTGTCAGCCAACTCATCATCGATCGTGAGGATCTGCGTACGCAGACCATACTTGGGGATGAGATGGAAGGTCGAGTCGTAATGGATACCCTTCCACAGATAGGTGTAGGTACCATCAGTATTCGCAGTGACTGTGTAGTCTGAAGACGATGCAGCGATCGCAACAAATCCGTCAGTCGCAGTACCCTTAAGGACATTACGAGGAGACGAATACTGGATCTTCTTAACCACAGTGTAATCATCACTGTCCATCACCAGGGTATGATTAGATGGAGAGGGGACGAATGTGGTAGGTGTCCTCAGCCCATACTCGAAGACATAGAGGTCGATCTTCGCAGTGGTGGGTAGTGTGACTCCCTCCAAGACACTGACTGAGAAATGCTCAGAGTCGATGTCACTTACTGCCACATAGTCGTCGCGGATCTTGATACCTTCGGCATACATGATCACATCACAACGGTAACCATAGAGGCGTGCTGGTTTACGGACAGTGGTAGGACCACCTCCATAGACGTAAGACCTGCGAGCATCACCGATAGTCGATGCGATATCGAAGAAGCCGACTGCTGCCTCGAACTTATTGACCACGGTCTCAGCTGAAGCGACATTGGCGGAATAGAGCAAGTCAAGGAAGGGAGAGACTTCCAGATTCTGAGCTTTCCACTCCGAGATACCCTCAGGGATAGAAGCTGTCAGATGACCCATGATCTTCTCATCCGAGAAACCATAGAGGTCACTCAGGTTATTCACATCACTGGTGAGCGTCAGAGGCTTCGTGGGGAAGCGCACATATACACGGATCTTCACAGATAGTGACCCTAGGGACTGACGCAATGCTGCCAATAGAGTCCGAGGGATCGAGAAGTCATTGTGCGTGATCGACTCGATCGCATGTTCATCGATACGGATCCCGTAGAGCCCACGATGTGTCGATGGGTCATAGACCACAAAGTCGACTGTGTCATTGGTGATGATCACATTGTTGGGATTGAGGCTCTTGGGGATATGGAGAATCTCACGATACTCTCCATACAACTCGGAGTAGTATCCCGTGACGTCACTGTCCACATCGATATCAGTATATCCCACCACATCGGGATCGGAGGTGATCTCGACCACATCTCCATGTACCAGAATAGGCACATGGACACGAGCCAGGTAGACGATACCGTTCACCAGGACTGTAGTACCATGAGGGTGCTGATCGAATGCCTCTAAAATCGCCTGAGAGACGATTGTAGGTGTAGTCACCGATCCCAGGGTAGTAGACACCTTCAGGTAGCTCTTCTCCACCGGAGAGGCTCTGCTCGTGTCAAAATTGACAGTGATATAAAGCGATGGATAAGTCTCACCTGTACACTTACGTGTAGAGGTGGTCTCCACTGCGATCACGACCACGTCTGTGATCTTGTTATACAAGAGCCAAATGGCTCCCATCGGGAGAGGATGCCCACTCGCACTGTAGATATCGAACCTGACACCTGTGTCATTCAGGATGTCATTGGCATTGACCCAGGTGCGGTGCGGAAGTTTGATGAATCGACCAAAGCGTGTAGCGGGGGATCGATAGACAGCATAGACCGTGCCCGAGGTGGGAAGACCCACCTCGGACCGATCAATCGTCACCGTACCGATCTTGACCCTCTTAGCGGCTTTGTCGATCCCGAAATTGACACGTCCGTGGTCATCCGGTGAGTTCCAGGTTTTACCGAAGTAAAGCTGGTTCAGATAGGATGCCAGACTAGCCGAGGGAGTCGACGGTAATTTCATGGGGAGGATCCTTTACAATCCGGACAAGACCGCAGGGTTACGGACCAATTCCTGCATCACCTTTCGGTTTTCAGAATCGAGCTTGAACTTAGCCATAGAGAAGCTAAGTCCGCAGCGGATACCCGAAGCCACCGACAGAAGGATGTAGGCAAAATACGGAGGGTACTCAAGCGCAATGCGCGACACATTGCTGTCACTGAAGATGGTCATGAACTTGCGGTTCATGATGGGTACATCGATGTGAGGATGCTCTGATCCACCGATCTCGGATATATCCAGAGCCGCGATGAGCCGTGTCACATCGACAATATTTGTGGGGATAGGAGTACCCAAAACTTCCTTCGAAAGCGCCGCGATTTGATCGAGATCGTAGATGTCATACAGACCCAGATCTCGTGCATTGGCTTTCACAAACGACACTGCGGTCGCGGGAGATGTCATCTTCCCGACATAGAACAAGGACAAGATGATCTTGATCAGGTTCTCAGTCACAGGCGTAGTCTTAAACTGACCTGCTAGGCCAGCGGCTACGGTCATACTATAGACCTTGGCGACATGGCGCACGAATGTGGGAGAAATCCACGTCGGAGAGCTCGAATTGTAGTAGCTCCGAGACAGAAAATCCTTCACGATGCGACCATGGAACTGGCTCACATCGGAGAAATCTCCGTTTGCCTTGGTGAGGTCGGAGATGTTGACGATCACCCGATCGTTGATCTCTGGGAACGCAACCAATGACGACGAAGGAGGGTTCTTGAGTGCACTCTTCATCTGCATCACATCCATCGTGATGAACGTCATGTCGATACACTCAGGAAGACTGTTCATCTTGGTGGGCAGTCTGAGGAGGGAGTAGGTTTTGTCCTTCCCTGATGCAGCGATGGATTGTACCAGATCGGCGATCGGAGAACTTCCTGAAAAGCGGGTTCGAAAGAGCTCGCTTTTCTTCTGGGTAGGGAGAATCGCTCCACGATTGGTCATCAAAAATGTAAGCAAACGGGTGATCGAGTCCTCGTGCAGGATCGATGACACGTTCAGTGTTTTGAATAAATTGTCGCGTCCCATAAGGGCTACTCCGCTCTAGGTCTCGTCACACTATAGTCGGTTGAGAAGGAATATCACCATGGCTAACAATCAGGGTTACCCTACAGTCAAACTGGATATCTTGGACAGTTCCAAGGCATCCACGTCGGTCCTCACCTCTCAACTCGAGAGCGGTCTGAGTACACCGATCCAGTTCATTCTCGCAGAGCGCGGTGTACCGGGTCGTATCTATTTCGGTGGTGGTAAGGAAATGACCAAGGCATTTGGTGCCGAGTCTTTCCTCGAGACATCTCCCTACTACACACCGGCTACGCGCATGCTGGGTATCCATTCGAATGGTGGTGGCGTATGCGCCATGCGTCTGGCAGCTGCGGATGCCAAGACATCCACATTCGGTCTCTTCCTGGAAGTGTCGCTGGTCAATGTGATCCAGTACCAGAAGACCGCCAGCGGTGCTCTGATCTTGGATGGTAGCGGCAACCCGACTCCCAAGAAGTTGGCAGACAATGTCACCAACGAGACTGCTCCCGGTGTGAAGATCAAGTGGGTGTATCGCAAGCTGGCTGACAACGAGTCCTACCGCACTCTGGAACCCGTGGTCACCGGTACTGGTGCCGCACAGAAGACTACCTACCCGATTCTGGCCGGTGAGGCTCTCTCACCCGGTAAGTACGGCAATCGTCTGGGCTTCAAGCTCTTCTCGGCTACTTCGAGCAATGCCGCTATCGCTGATGCGGTGGGCTCGGCTATCTATCGATTCGCTCCGATGGAGCTGCCCACCTCGACATCAACGACCGCGTCGGCTGTGGTGGACCGTTATGGTACCTCCTACAATGACTTCTCATTCAAGAACGTGGCTATCTACAATCCCACTGCAACGAATTATGCGTTCCGCAGTGTGATCGCTCGCAAGTATGCCGATGCCGACACTGGTGATGCGCTGCTCGATTTCAAGATCCTGTCCTACGGTCAGCACATCGAAACGATCGGTAACCTGATCATCGGCAAGTCGAGCGACCTGACGGGTGTCGATCCTTATCGTCTGGACCTGATCAAGGGTGTGGATGGTAACAACGAGTACATCGATGTGTTGCAGATCGATGGTGCTTCCAGCGGTGTGGTGAACAGTGCTGTCCTGAACTACTTCGAAGGTGGGGATGATGGTGATGTGAGCTTCCTGGGTCTCCAGACCCTGATCCGTGACTGGATCGCAGGTACTGACCACGGGGAGTTCAAGTATCTGACCAAGTGGCCGATCACTCACTTCTTCGATCCTGGGTTCACCCAGCCGACGAAGCTGGCGCTCTTCCAACTGCTCACGATGCGTGACAACCTGAATCTACGTATCGCTACGCAGGACGTGTTGCGTGATCCCAACACCAAGGCAGAAGATCTCGCGATCGCTTCGGTACTGGCTGCTCAGGCCGCCAACTATCCAGACTCGATCCTGAACGGCGTGGGTTGTCACCGTGTGGCTATCTATGGTCAGTGCGGTAATCTGGTCAATGGTACCGACTACACCGGTATTGTGCCTCTACTGGTGGACCGTGCCAAGAAGCTGCGTGATCTCAATGGCGGTCAGCGCGTAGCAGGTTCGACTGCTGGTCAGCCCAACAGCAACGTCAACGACTTTGTGCTGAGCTCGATCAACTGGTCCTCGGACGATGACGACGATCGCAAGACTGCGTGGGCCATCGGCCTGAACACTTGCATGCATGCGTCGATGAATGTCATCTTCTATCCCGATCTGCGCACCGTCTATGAAGACGACACCTCGCTCCTCTCCAACGAGGAAATGAGCGACTACGTCTCCTATGCCTACATGCTCTCGCGTGTGGTCTGGGCACGTCAGGCTGGTGTCCGTCGTCCTGCTGAGGAAATGTTCTCGTCGATCGGCGAAGACATGACCAATGAGATCAACGACCGTCTCAAGAACGGGGGTGTCAGTGTGAAGGTCACCGTGTTCCAGACTGCCGGTGATCAGAACAAGGGTTATGTGATCTCGGCGAATATCGCTATCAGCAGTGCGATGCCCTTCCGTCAGGGTAACTTCACCGTCGAGTTGCAGCGTTACGAGGCGTAAGTGGTTAGGGGACTGTGATTGGAAGCATGGTCCCCTTTACCATGGATCGGTTCTTGTATTTATCCTTATTCTGGAGTTTTGGCAATGCCTACAATGGATAATGCGCTTGTCGCCGGTGGGAAGTTTGGTTCTTCCTCCGACGCTTGGATTTCGAATGTCGTAGGGACCGGTCAACATGGCTTTGGTCCTAACATCCCATCGATCGATGCGGCGACTCCGCTCGTCATACTACCCTGTCAGGCTGTCGTGGTGAGCACTCCCAAGATCTTCAAGCTCGTCGATGGTGGTGAGAAGATCTTCAAGGCCATCATCGAAGAATGCGTCACCACCTGGGACGGTCTCGATTCTTCGTTGTCACTCGACAGTGACGGTATGAACGTGGGCCGTGACAGCCAGCAGCTGATGGCACCTACCCGTTCAAACCGTTCGCAGATCACGCCTTCGGCTACGATCCCTGAACGTCTGGGCAATCCCATCTTCAATCTGTTCGAGTGGTGGGTCAAGATGGTCAGCGACCCTGACACTCAGGCCGCATCGATGGCCTCGCTGGTACCTTCGGGCACCGCGTTGCCTCCTCTGACCATGTCGTGGTTTGCAGCGGACATCATGTACTTGATGTACGACCGCACCTATCGTCCTGAAAACCTGATTCGTGCCCAGCTGTGCACCAACATGGTTCCTTCGGACATCGGTGCTCCTGGCTGGAACGGTAACCTCACCGAGGTCACTCGTCCCGATCGTCAGATCTCCTTCACCACACTGATGCAGGATGGTCCCAACGTGACTGCCCGTGGTAAGCAGATCGCTCAGGCCCTCAAGCTACACGAAGTCGACTTCCAGAAGGCTCTGCCTGGTGTGAGCGACCTATCGACTGCTCTGAGCGGTGGTCTGGCCACCACGACTGCGAACGTGCTTTCGCAATTCACGACGCTGTCTGGCGCTGTGGCATAAGGGTAGTAGGGTGAGGGGCAGATGCCCCTCACCCTATACCTATCAATATCCTTCTGCGGTATCTGGCGAATCACTCAGAGTCGTCACTTTGACGTGAGTGTCGAGCATCGCATTGATGTTAGTCAATGCGTTGAGCGTATCGACCATATCAGCATGCTCACCGGAGAAGTCGGTAGCGGGGATATCGATACCCGTCATACCGGACGTGGTCATGAAGTTGATGATGTTCCGACGGATGATGCTCGAGCGCAACATCTTGAGAGCAGCTGCCGAACGATCATCCGATCCGATGAGATCATCGGGAAGTACAGCGTTCACCATAGCGGTGACTGCTTCGCTCATTGCCCCGAATACCTTGAACTGACTTTCTGTCGGTGCAATGTTGGGACGAGGAAGAGTAATGACGATCGAATCGATGACTTCATCGAGTTTCGACTTGTGATCAGTAGAGTCATCGACTGTGCCGACTTCTGTCTGCTTGGGAGTCTTCTTCCCGCCGCCACCAGAGAGGATCTCCTCGAGACGCTTACGGATGCTAGGAGACCAACGGGCGATGTTGACCAGGAAGGGTGAGATAGCTTTGATGATATATCGCTGCAATCCGATCGTGGTCATGTTGAAGAATAGGTTCGAAGTCACCACTGAACGCGAGTATTCTTCTTCGGACAGATTGTTCATAGCAGCAGCAGGGACCTTCATCCCACTCAGGACATTGTCCATGAGGCGCTTTTCTACATCCGCATCGAAATCGAATGATGCCGACTTGGAGTCTGGTTCATTGGAGATGCTGAAGTCCTCGATCCCGGGGATACCCTTCAGATCGAATGTGATGGACTTAGATGCAATCTGTCGCACAATGTCTCGAGGATCCAGTCCGAACGAGTATGAGGACTTCTCGATCCACTTGCTCTGAACATTCTGAATGAATTGCTCAGGATGGATGTTCATGTTCTCAGTGAACTGGGCTGAGATCTTACGACGATCAGTCGCTGACTTAATAGCAGCGGTGACGCGTGCGATGTTCACGGCGGTGTAGAGTGAGAGGGAGTGCTTCACACCCTCGAGCATCGATACCCCATATCCGCGACCATCAAACTCGATTGCCATATAGGTGATCAGAGAAGCCGGTACGAATAGGACTCGAGTGTCGTGAGATCCCAAGAAGCGCGAGAACATACAGCGCAGCATCGACTCGTTTTCTTCGAGGATGCTGTTGCCGAAACCGGACTTACTGAGACGCTGGTTGATGTGGTTGATCATGATGCGATTATAGACCGCATTCATGGCCATCAGATGATGTTCACTCACACCACTGGTAGTACCCATCCCGTACGCATTGAAAGTCTGATTGATCAAAGACCCAGTGGTACCTGATGACATCTGACCAAATGAGATGTTGTCAAAGTCATTGGCCGATGTGTCGATGGGGTTACCGAAACTATCCAAGAGGATCAGATAGCCGATATGGGATGCCGCATCACCAGGAGTATGTATCACTGTCACCGATTCGGGAGGAATCGACAGGATCATAGGCTCAGCCTTCTGCTCAACATTGGGATCTGGCGGATCCATCGAAGCAGTGATGTTGTCACCGAAGCGGGCATAGAGCCTATTCTTGACATGCGTAGTGGTGATCTGCTTGGCTTTCTTCGAACCTGTCACCACAGAGACGTTGTCTGTAAAGGACACTTTCTTGAGTGCCTCAGTCGCAAATTCTGAGAATGGAGCAACCTCACCAGTATCCTTCACCTTGTCCTTGGTGAAGAAGGTAGGGATGATGGACTCCAAAGCAAGATTGCCCACCTGCATCGGTACTTCATCACCGAAGCCGAATAGTGACCCATGTTTGCTCTCAGAGTCGATCTTAGTCTTGAGATCCTCAAGACCAGTAGCCGATCCCAGGAGGTCATCCACCGATGAGGATGGGATGACCATCCTGATGACAGATCCTTCCTTGTACATGAAGTCATGCGCCATGCGCATAGCCTCCACAGAGAGGTCGAGACGACGTTCGAACTCCTTGGTCAGGAAGTCGGAGATAGCAGTCCTCGTATCGGTATCGATCGATTCGAGGGTCACTGTTACCGGGACTTCGGTACAGTTCAGGTCGTTAGGAGCAAAGCACGATGCTACCATCAGATCCGCTGCTTTTTGGACATCAGGATTGAGGAGTAGTGCTCTGCGATTTTCGATACGACGCGAACGGACTCGCTCGATCGAGTCTCCGATAAGTGCTGTCGGCGAGATCGTCGCAGTCGCCTGAGTCTTATTATGATTGGTGCTCTTCTCGAGCTGGAGGATGACCTCACTGCGACGATCAGTAGGCATCAGGCTGGCATCACCCGCTTTAGGGGACTCCTTCTGTGGTATATTAATCCTACCTCCCAGAATGTCCATGATATTGGAGACAATTTTAGGTTTCTTTGCCATATAGCACCTTCATTGAAGCTGTGGCTGTAGATGACGAGGCGTCATCAATGAGATAAGGATAGCATCATGATCTCGTCCGACATGCGGCTTTATCAGAAGCAGATTTATAACTTCTTAAGATCGATCACGATCAAATACGAACCGCTTGGGGTGTTGATCAATCTCTCACTCCAGAAGCAGGGTCTTCAGACCGATTTCTCAGATAAGACTCGGTGGAAGTATTACCTGAACATGATCGGTGAGTACCATGCATCGGATACGATGATGCAGGTGACTTCGCTCGACACCAAGCAGGTTATCAATTTCACCAAGGAGAATCTCAACTCTCACCCTCGCACTGCTGAGGCTTATGCCCCAGGCGGTACCTATTATCAAAGACTCTGTGCGACCTACCCCAAACAGGTAGATCTGATCAAATCCATACTATTCCCGGTGTCTAGTATGGAAAAAGCTCTCGCTGCAAAGGACCTCACTCTCGTCCAATATGGGAGTGGATTTCTTGAGGAAGCTGAAGAGCCAGCCTTGATTGTGGACATCCAGAATTTCCTGTCGATGTACAGCGAGAGGTGGCACTTTGACTTCATTGCAGCTGAGGAACTTTTCGATCTGACCGCGATAGGTGCTCTCTATGGTGAGCTCGCAATGTTGATTGCCGCCAAGAGAATCTCCTATATCAAGACTTCCTATGTACACTCCTTCCATCTGTGGAATGAGCTCAAGTCACATGGGATTGGGGACTATTCTGATATCCTCCCCCGAGAGCAAGCCATGATGCTCTATCAGAACATCGGCTACTTCGATGACAATCGAGGTAAGCACTCCAATCTGATGATCCTGGCCAAGCGCCTCCTCAAGGATTTCGGTATCGGTCTCTACGGTCGTAAGGTCATCATGGATCGTCAGACCAAAGCTTCTGACTATCAGCTCAAGCCTCTCTTGGCTCCTATCTCGATCCCTGTTAATTATTCGACACTATCATCGGAGATTCCGACTATCGATGTCGATATCCTCCAGAACTATTTGTTCGATCAGGGTCTGGCCGATGCCACAGATGCTCAGACTGTAGAAACTGCTGAGGATCATCTGGTATCCACGCCTTTCAATGAATATCCCACAAAGTTCTTGGAGATCAGACCTCTACCCAAGAACATCCCATTCGTACTACTGATGAGTAACTTCCTGTTGGAGACTCTGGTGGTATCGATTGCGGAAGGGTATTATCGCAATCAGATCCGAGTGGTCGAGCCTCTAGGTGGCAATGCCCTCTATCTGACCCCTGGCGAAGCATTGGCTCTCTACTCTTATGCGACCTCACGGATCGCTGGTGAGAAGAATGATGTCATCCCCAAGAAGGCTCTTATCCAGATAGCCTTCAGGACGGCTCTGGAGCCTGCTCTGAAGCTCATCGACACATTCGGGCGTAAGACCCACGTGGCTAAGTATATCAACGTCCAGAAGTGGTTCCAGGACGTTTATTATGATACTGACATCACAGACCCTGCTGACTTCTCGGTTATGGCCGATAGACTATGGGGTGCCTATGTGATGCACCAGTTATCCGATATGAGTACATCACTCGGTGAGTTCGGTGAAGTCATTCGTTATCTCTCAGGACTGTGTCATGAGAAGCGTGTGATCGAGATGGATCTCATCCCTGGGTTTGACTCCATGTCAACATGGCTCGGTAGTGAGGGTATCGATATCTCTAATGCGATTATCGACACCTACGATGGCCAAGCAGATTCAGTGACGGCATGGACTCGTCTGGCCGACGCTCTCATGATCGAACTCGTTCCCCCTACTACCTTCATGGATACATTCGGTGACTTCTCACTGGCACAATACGGGTATGATCGTATTCGTAATCTGTTTGTGCAGATGTGCAGCTATATGGTGGTGTTCTCTGACAGTTCGAAGAATACTCCCTATACGAACTCGGGGAACAAGCTGTCCAACGATATAGCCAAGGATGAGATCTTCGATGAAATCGACGATTCAGGATATCTCCTCCTGCGCTATCAGGATACTCAGGATGATGTGGATGAGGTGTCTCTCGAGATACCGAGCATCTCCAGTGTGTCAGATGACATCCATTCGTCAGTGGGTACCTATCACGAATCCGTCCTGACGATCATGGATGTGATGGATGCAGGTATGCCGCCAGAACGTGCTGTCGTGAGTGACCCAGGTACAGTCACAGTTAACAGTGTGCAGACTATCTCGCTACCGATCTTCGGTATGCACCACTATGCTCCCTAAATAGAAAGAGGTAATCATGACTACCAATTCTTCTGCTATCAATGCCACGGTGATCAATGCTCGCGGCACGCTGCGCGGTGCTGCATTTGCAGTGGAGCGTCTGTACAACTGCACTCCTCGTCCTGAGCTCAACACATCGCTCAATGCTCATCTGGGTATCTTGGAAGACCAAGATCATGAGACCACACCTTACATCGGCTGGTTTGTCTACGGCAACAAGGGTCGTAGGAATGACTCGGAAATCCTGTCGTCGGCACAGCCTGTCTCGGCATTGAACCAGAACCTCTATGGTCTGCGTCCTTTCCGTGTGGTACCACTGGAGTCGGAGCTGACGACCGAAGAACGCGCCAACTATGCGTTGCGTGTGGTCAAGGACATCGATGGTGTACCGCATGCTCACTACTATGCCAAGAAGATGACGCGTTTGGCTTCACAGGTGTCCTATGTCAAGAAGGATCCCTCCACAGGTGTGGTGACGGCTTATACGCCTACTCCTGACTACCTGACTCCTACACCGCCTACTGCCGACGCGAACGGTGCTGTGACGGATCTGGGTGACTCGATCTCGATCAACCTCCCCCTCTCGATCGTCGTGACTGGTGAAGAAGTGTATGAAGCAGTCGGTGCCATCGATGGTGGTGATGCTCGCTATGCTACTCTGAGTGAGTATGGTCACATCTACGCGTCGACCAAGAGCATCACTGTCGAGGGTGCTGATGGTGAGTTCTTCACCTACGAAGAACTCGTGAATGCTCACTTGGTGGAACACGTCACCGAGGCCGGCTTCACCTTCTCCACATCGGCGGCTCAGTTCACCCGTCAGGTCAACGTATCAATGCGCCAGCTGACGGACACGAGTGTCTGATCAAAAAAATAAGAGGATAGAGGAGGTGGGGCATTGCCCCACCTCCCTTACCTTATCGGTGTGCTGCGAAGTGGGTGATACCCGCAGACTCGTTATCGTCCTGCATGCAGAACAGATCCAGCTTCGTATATTGCGCGCCATTTCCCGCACCGAATGGGAGCGAGAAGACGACGCTGTCACGGACCAGTTCGTCCTTCTTGAGGACGCGCTTGACAGTGAGCTTATTGTAGGTGATATTGAGGACATCGATCTCCTCCTGCGTACCGTCGTAATAGGTGCTCAGGATATGGCGACGATTGGCCTTCTTCTCATCCATCGGTAGATTGATGCGATAATCCCTCAAGTAGAACTCGAGAGGCATTCCATCATGAGGTAGGACAAAGTTCTGCTTGAACTTACCGATGACCCTCGGAGTGATACCGACAAATGTAGTCGGATGTACCGGGGCGCCATAAGCCATGTCTTCATCGAGCGAATTGGTCACGATGATCTTCCGGCGAGACAGCAGATACGTGTATTCCTTACCAGGTCCATCCTGCATACGCTGGATGAACTTCTCGACGTAGTCACCATCTATGATGTCAGGGATGAACAGCTTGGACGGATATACCCCCTTGATGCAGGATGGGAATGCACGTGATGTACGGATCTCCTCCAGAGGGGTCGTCTCGGGCGATGTGAACATCACGCCCGTGTTACCGCCCAGTGCATTGACGATGGCTACATCCACAATCCTCGCCAGGAGGCCTTTACCGCCATTGATAGTGCGAGGGAGATTGAGGGCGGCGGCAGGACCTACCACATCCACCAAGTCCGCCAGCTCTTCGATGACGATCGATGCATTCGTCGCACTGGAGTTGCGCATCGATACCCAGAGAGCACGATTGACGGCTGCTGTCAGATAGCGGTCGAGCGCGATGCTGGGTCCACGAGGGAGCATGCCGACGACCTTGATGGCAGCGCGCCAGATGCGCTCAGAGAACGCGATATCGATACCCGCGATGGATGGGTCATTGATGGCCCCCCAGATAACGTCACGTGCTTCAAGGAAGGATTTCATCGGGACAGCGATTCGTTCCACATGGTTATAAGCCAGATGTGCAACAAAAGCTTGGTTGATCATCGATGATGGCATACTACTCGTGAACGATCGGAGAGCATCCTCATCACTGGCCTCGATCTCATCGATGTTGCCCATAGCCACATCGAAGTAGATGTCGGTATTCTTGTTGTAGGTGAAGCGCATGTGTTCGTACAAGTCGTAGCAACGACCTACCATGCTGTTATGCGGAGCGCCAGGGACAGGCGCGTTCATGAAGTCATGCTCGGACCGATTATCGACTGGGATCAGCGATAGAGGTGTCTTTCGTTTTCCCACGGTCTGACCTCCTGTCGGTTGGGCCGGAGTGGCTGCTTGTTGAGGAGCAGCCACTGGCGGTTGTGGGGGTGGCGGAGCCGGTTGGTGCGGTTGTGGTTGCACAGTCTGTGGAGCATTCGACGGGTTGATGAATCCCACGGCAGGGCCGGTATTGGATGGAATCATTCCGACCCCTACCGGCTGTGGCATATGTTGCTGAGGATGGCCGTGCAGCGGGATATTCATTTGCTGACAGATAGTAGACGCTGTCGGCAGCATCCAGTTCGAAAGGAACATCGCAATCGTCTGTTCGGTGTAACCCCCGCCATTGACGATGGCTCCTGGCGTGGAGCGCGCATAGTGCTCAAACTCGCCTTGCATGCGAAGAACATTGCGGTCGCATTCTGCGCCGACGCCGGGCTGAAACAGCCGTGTCATGACATCGTACGCTTGGCGACCGATGTGACCCGATGCCACGTACTGGTGACCGATGGCCACCAACGAATTGTAAAGCGCGTTGATGAGTGGAGGGTTTGGCTGTGTCTGGTACATGGGAACCTCTGTGGGTTGTGTTAAAGTTACCGAGGAAGGATTTCGCTAAGTCTTGCGACTTCCTCAGCATACGAGGGGATCATGATTGCCCCAAACTCGGAGTCTGGATCGGTGGGGATGTAAGGATTGATATAACCAGTCCTATTCACCGTGTTACCGCCAAACGCTCCGATTGATTCTACGGCAAGCCACGATGGGTCGAGTCGATGCTCGGGCTTACCGCCTACACGTACCTTCGTCAATCCTCCGCAGAGGAGGAGATTGTCACCCACAATTTCTTGGGGTACGATCACTTGATCATCGTCCTTCCTGGACGATGCTGTCGTGAATTTGCGAGAGCACCTCTTGATCATCGTGTTCACATCCTTGGCCTGGATGTTAGAACGATGAGCCAACTCGTAGATGGCATTGAAGATGCGCTTTGCAAAGAACTCGATCAAGATACCACTCTTGGAATCGAGTCGATAGTTGTAGAGATCTTCCACCCGGAGATTAACCAGGTAGTAGTCCAGGTGGACAAACACATGAGCCATCAGGTCATATGTGTCCGTCACGATGATACCGGACTCGGCCAGACGACGCCTCGATGCAGGATCGATGAATACGTCCACGGAGTTCAGGTTGGCGTCTGCGAGGCTGCATGCTTTGGGCATCGAACGCTCTGCGCTCAATGTGAATCCTAACATGACCTTCCAAGTGGTAGCGTCAGCGTCATAGACGTTGTTCACATCTTGGAAGTCAAAGTAGCCCATGACCTTGAGGAGGTTGACCACGAACTTCTTTGTAGCCTCGTTCTCGAGGACGTTCTTGCGAACCTTGAGGAGGAGAGGAGGAGTCTCATCCCCAATGATCGTGAAGTTCAGTGCCGAGAAATACTCGAACTGATCCTTATCGGCACGATTGATGTGATCGACAAAGAAGAGATCGTCCGGAGAGATACCCATCTTCCGGAATGTTTTGATGGCCCCAAACTTAGCCATCAGATAAAGTACGATGGTGGTATCACCGCACTTCCCTGTGATTTGACCACTGAACAACTTCGTCGTGATCATGCCTGCCTGATATTCCGCGAAGGAGGTCAAAGACTTGATCCGCACAGGCGATTTACGATTGAAGGGAATCGGTAATTGGGTCGTTGTAAATTGGATCCCGTCTTTCCCATTATCACTCTGCCTGAAGAAGGTCTTCTCCAGGAGTACCTTGTTGACAATCGAACGCTTACCGTTCACATGCAACATCCCGTTGTGCATATACGGGACAGACATGATAGCCTCGTAATACTCGCCGTTGAAACGGAAGCGATAGGAGACCAGTCTGAGGTGAGATTCAGTCACCGCACAAGTAGAGATCTTGGGCTTTGCAGTCCGAGGATCCATCTCATGCTTAGCCTGTTGTTTTGCACCGAGGATCGTGTAACCCAGATATTCGATATTGGCGGGTACGATCTTGATGGCTTCCCGAAAGATTGCATCGGGGAACTCGTGTGAGTTATCGATGGCCTCTTCGGTGGCATACTTCATGGCTCGGTGGTTGATTTGTGGCATGAGCGTGGAAATCTTTGCCACCAGACTCGTGACTGACATGGATACTCGTCCTCCTGGTTTCATGGATGTAGGACATAGGCTCACTTGCCTCCTTTCTTCTTTGCAGTAAAGGCCAATACAGCTGTCGCCAGTCCGATCGCTGCTACGATCAAACCGATGGAGCTCTTGATCAGTTCGAAACCGAACTTTACCTTGACTGCACTATTCTCGATCTTACTCTTACTCTCCTTATTGATCTGTTCCTGACGATCATTGAGTGCCTGGAGACGTTCGGTCTCCAGTTTTGTGGTGATGGTCTCTGCCACGATACCGAGTGCGTCACCATCGGTGATAGCTTTGACCTGTTCACGCTGTAACTTGAGACGCTTCTCAAGCTTGGAGTTGATACTGCGCATCTCTTCGAGTTGCTCAGTGAGATCTGCAATCGTCACATCGCGGTCTGCGATGATCTGATTAGTCTCCTTGATCTTCTCACTCATTGCAAAGTCAGCTGTCATCTCTGCCAGGGCTGCCTTCTCGCGTGTGAACTTGAACCGCGCTTTACGATCGTGGATGTAATCCACCAGCGCATCTCGATCCCAAGTGATCACACCTCCGAAGAATGGACCAGACATCGTATCATACAGCCTCGTGTCAAAGTGCACTACACGATCACGCATGAGTACATCGATGCTCACCAGAGCTGTCTCTTCACTCCCACGAGAACCATAGTGGATCTCCACCATACCTGGCGGTACACTGAGTGACCCATATACCCGATTGCTCAGGCTCGGATTGATAGGGACATCCATGATGCACAACCGGACTGTCCCGAGACGCTCTGGTTCACTCGATGTGATCCAGAAACTATCCGAGTTGACTACAGCTCTATCCACTTTGATACGACCATCAGCATATACTTCACTTGGGTCTCGAAGATAGTGGGACATGCTCACGGACATGGGACCCCATGTCGGATCGATGGTATCCTCACGGATAGCTGAGATCAGCGCATTGATGTTGGCAGCCAGTGTGAGATAGCCACCCAAACCTTCGATCCACACCACGCCGTCCACGAGACGACGATAAGGGATGTTGACGGTTTCCTGCTGGATGGGCTTTACGATAGGTTTCACATTGGGGTTTGGGGTGACGACTGTACCTGCACGACGCCATACTGTCACGACGATCTCGCCGTGACTGTGTAGGAAACGAGAGGCTGTGGATGGTGGTACTAGTTTGGGTTTGGCTCTCAGGCTATTGCCGAAGATCAAATCCTCACCACTACCGTTCATGATGTTTGCATAGATGTGTTCACCCTCCGATGTCATGAACGTGTGAGAGGGAGAGCTGACGCTATCCGAATAAGAGTAGCGCACGTCCTGACTATTGCCAGGACCGATACGATGGAATACGTAGTGTCCTGGAATATCAGCCATGTTCTAGTTCCTCATAGTTAGCGACAGGGTGATCGTTGGCCAAAACGATCAATTTGGATACCCTAAGTCACTTTGGTAATATGAGGACACAACTCTTTCGATATATCGAGGACCCTAGGGCCCCTTATGGGGACCCTAGGATAATATATCTCGTTCTTTTTATAAATCATCTAAGCCCAAGCGAGGGCTCCAGTGCTGTTCATCGTCATGGTCGAAGCATTCGAGAACTTACTCAGAGTGCTACTTCCAGTCAGACTATCGAGGAAAGATGGGTTACAGTTACACACAGTACCCAGATCGATGATCGGTAATGAATCCGTGTCGATCTTTGCCACCGATAGAGTGGTGAGTGGTGTCGTACCCAGACGGGATAGGATGCTACTGGCGGTAGTAGCGTCACTGGATTTGAGGCTACTGTTGGTGACGAGCTGTTTGTCGATATCGGCACTCAGTCCATCATAGCTCCCATCGAGCTTGTCCAATACATCACCAGCCAGAGAGATGTTGGTGTTGGCAGCAGTTTCGAAAGCGGTACTGACCGCAGTCTTATCGGACGATGCAGTTTCACAGTTCAGAAGAGATGCTACCATGTCAGTCATACCGTGAGCGATAGCTAGTGACAGAGCTGATCCGAATAGTGCCGATTGTACGTTGGAGGAGGTATACTCATCGTTAGGTATCGTACAACCAGCGGCTTTGGCCAGAGTCCTGATGGAGTTGGCCATCGTGGCATCGACTGTCGCAGTGCTCCCGGTAAGAGTGGGAGTCTTTCCGCTGAACAGCCCATTCAGGGAGTTAGTCCCCAGTACGTTCTGGACACTGGATGTGGCTGACTTGAACAAAGCCACATCGCGACTGATCGAAGCGGTGGTGTTCTTAGCCAGAGATACGACAGAGCTAACACCGCTCTTGACTTGATTGATGGTACCTACCGCTGTCGAGATCGTCGAGCGGATTGTCTTGATAGGAGAGGTCACCGTGTTGGTGATGCTCTTCACAGAGGACAGTAGACCTTTTGCTGAAGAGAGTCCACTGCTGGATGTCAGTGTCTTACCCAGCTTATTGAAGTCAGGTAGTTTATAACGGTCCACCACTGTGGTCAGCGCCGTCGACGACATATTGGTCGACAACGTACCGATCCAACTAGAATCAGATCCCGTACCGGCAGCCTTTGGTGTCACTGCATCAGTTGAGATGGTGAAGCCGGTCGTGGTAGGATTGGCTGTGGGTATAGTGGAAGCCGTGGGGTCAGAGACACCTGTGGTATTCGTACTACCTCCCTTGGAGGTGATACTCGCAAATGCCTTATTGAGAGTACCCGATACAGAACTCGTGAGTTTACCCACCACGCCGGTAAGTTTGGAGTTGATAGAACCCACCGCAGAAGTGAGGCCCGATGTCACACCCCCGATCGAGGATGTAATAGATCCTGCGGTGCTGGAGAGTTTACCGGCAGCTCCCGACACAGCACCAGATACGGCCGATGCCGCATTCGTGGGGATGGATGGGACTGTCTTTGCTGCATAGTTCTGTACATCGGCCACTACCGATGCTTTGGAGGATGCGAGACCGGATGTCAGTGAAGAAGTGTCTACAAAAGGCATCTACTGTCTCCTTAGAGGTTAGTTACCAGATGCATACCTTCGAGGAATGTCCTCAGGGTCTGGGCAGATTGAACACCAGAAGTGTCATCGATCACATCAGTCGATGCTTCACCATTCTCTTCGATCTGACCTTTCATCTTAGCATAAGCTTCGATGTTACCCCCACGGATGGTCATGATCTCATGAAGGGTTTTATTAAGACCCTTCTCTGCGATCATCTGGGCCTGTGGATAGGAGAATGCTGAGGCCTTGTCGACACCTACAACCTGATTGGTGAGAGGGTTCAGACGACGATCTGAATCAGGTACGGACAGACCGTCCATCAGATACTGCTTAAGGCGACGTACATACATACGTAGGATCATATATCGTTCAGGAGTCAACACGTGACGCTGTTCTATAGGGTCCCAGATACGCAGTCGCTCGAACACTTCGATCCCCAAGAACTTAGCTGTGTCGAGAGATGCTTGCACATCGATCTCTACCTTGAGGGGGATCGTGTAGAGGATGAGTTTGGCGTGAGGATTGTCACGCATCTGGGTCATCCACTTAGTGAAGGTCTCGTCATCCATACCTTCAAACATCTTGCGGTAGTAGTTGGTGTTATAGCCGGATGGATCTTGTCGATTCATCAAATCGAAGACGAAGTCCTCCGCTGCTTTACGACGAGGGTTCATGGTGACTTCTCTTTCTAGGAGTTCAGATCATAAAATCAGAAAAAATAAAGAGACATGAGTGGAGGGCGTTAGCCCTCCACTCATACTCAGATTTAAGATCAACCTAGTCCGATATAGAAACTAGATGACGCATTGACGGCATCGGTTACCTTAACCACCCGATACTCTGGTCCTTTCAAATGGACCGCCGTATGTGGATAGGGTAGAGTAGCGATACCGAAGATCTGACTGATGTTCATTCCGATCAGATCGACACGAGGATCGATGTTCCATTCCCGAGTGTAAGTCCGGGTTTGACCCTTCTCATCCACCACATCGAGTCGGAGGCCTAAGTCCTCACTCACCGGAGGTTTCCTCCTGTGGTACGTCAGGTACGACGATCTCATCGACATGGAAGCCGAGTTTGACCATCGCGACCTTCTGGTCCTCATCCAGCTTCACCGTGGTAATCGGATCAGGGAGCTTCTCGATATCGAGCTGATGGACACCGATCAGATCGACTGTGGGGTCGATCGGTCGTTCATCCTTGAAGATGGATACAGTACCGCCATTGTGGATGACCACAAAGAGGAAGCTTTCCAGACCCGTTGTCGTAAGGATGGTGTTGCCATCAAAATCAGTGATCTTAGCCATGTGAAATCACCTCTTGTTAAAGGAAGCCTTGCGATGCTTCTTCCTCTTGTTTCTTGAGGATTACGGCATCGATCTCCTCAGCAGACTGCGTCGTGGAAAATGTGTGCAGTTCTCCTGAAGTAGAATCTTTGAGGGTAACCGTCATTTCGACGATGTCAAACCCAAATACCTTTAGGACATTGATGAAGGACTTGATGGTCAGGTTTCGACGCCCATTGATGAGGGCATTCTTGTCGATGTTCTTCTTCATGTTGATCTGCGACACACCCTGACGATCAGTGCCGTAGATATGGGTATAGAACCGATGATAGCGATCAGCGAACGAATCATTCGTGATCTGGAAGTAATGGAAGATCAGACGGATCAATCTGGGGAGCGGGTCCGAGGTTTGCCGTATATTCTCTACGGTGAAGAAACGTGCGGACCTATCTTGCTTAGCCATGGTGACACCCTTATGTAATTCGTGGTGTTATGGGAGATGAGCTTGTCCTTTTGGACTGTCCCTGGATTAGGACGACTCACCGTGTGATCAGTCAATCTTCTTGATCATGGAGGCATGAGACTCCAAGAACTCTGCCTTCTTGCCGAGCATGATGAGGTCACTGTCTGGGACAGGGTTCTCTTCAGTGATATGGCGGATGGAGAGACGGCTCATGATCTGGTGGACGATGATGCCGAACTCGAAGAATGAATGTTGCGCATAGTCTCCTGAATTATCCTTGATGAACCATTCAAGTTTACGTGTCTTGATGGTCCGGTAGAAGGGAAGGACGGCTTCTGTCAGGATTCGCAGGAGGCGCGGTAGTCCGATTGTGAATGTTTCAGAGCCGACATCGATCATGAGCTGCCGTGTCAGGCGATGGAACGAGAAATAATCACCCCCGATAGCATGGTTGAGGGCCACTGTGTTCACACCTTCTTCGGTGATGTATACAGTGTGGGGGATAATGAGAGCCATGATGGATGCAGGTATCGCATTGGTTTCTTCGACCAATATGAGTATGTTCCACATACGCAGAGCCATGTAACATGCAGCCGAAGTCTGCTCTTCGTCCATCTTGATAGGAAGCGTTCGCTTACCGATCTCGCGTGATGCCATATCCAGCAGGGGTGCTGCTAGTTTGGTGCATGCCCATCTGTGGATGGTATCCATGTCCCACGCGTAATAGGGACTCGAGATGGATTGTCCCGAAACGATGGGTAGTACCCTGACTTCGAATTCGGGTGCTTTCATGCAGACGATCTTCTTCACAGAAGACTGGAAGTCTGCTTGTGTCATTTGTTCAGCCAGATCAGAAGCCGCCTTAGTCCCATTGGGAATAAGGAAGATCTCCTCCGATTGATTTTCTGCAAGGAAACTGGCCCATCGGCTATTGATGGGTCCGTCTTCGTTAAAGCAGATGCTGGTCGATTTCTTTTTCATTTATAAACCCCATAATTGACAGAGATCCATTTGATGGACGATCTAAAATATTTTATTTTGTAAGGCGGTACACCCTATTTCGTCTATCTTGTAGGTAATATGAGGATTGCTCTATGTCGAATATCGAAGGTGATAAGCGAGGGAGAGTACTCCGGTCGCTTCAAGACGAATTGGTCATGTCCGAGGAGTCCTTTGAGACAACTTCGAGTGCACGTGGTATTATTACCACTAAGCTCATGGAGGCTGTCAAAGGTATATCCTTGGTCGATGATGAGGGTAGACCCAATGTCAAAGAGGATGATCTCAATCTGATCACCACCACACTCAAGGCTCTGGGTGAAGTCGATAAGTCCACTGTGGCATCGGCCAACCTCAAGCTGCGTAATCACGAGATCGCTACGCAGAATGCGAGTGCCTCCAAAGACCGCATCGCAGCTATGGTCCTGGCAGCCCGTACTGCTCGTATCGAAGACACTTCCTTGGATGGTTACAATCTGGAAGATATCCTGCGGGACCAGATCGGTGATACCATCAAGGAAGGCGAACTGCGCGCCAACAACAACGACCTTTCGGACTGATAGAGATATAGGTAGTGTCCCTCGCGGGACACTACCTACTATCCTTATTTTTTAATCGATCTCGCGGAAGAATCGACGGTAATAGAGGTAGAACGTGCTCTTACCCATGATGGTAGTCGAGGCACCATTGTCGACGCGGGTCTTCTGGCCGCTGGCCATCGAATACCACAGAGTATAGATGTGCGACAGACGACGCTGCGACTGGCGATCGAGGAGCGAAATCGGTTGGAGGAACTTCTCAGGTGCACACACGCCCTCGAGGTTCTCCTTGAAGAAGTCCACCACATAGTCCAGGATCTGAGGTGTGGCATTGTTGCGGAAGACGAACAAGAAGCCGGCCAGCAGGTCTGCAAGATCTTGCATGTACGAGATCTCACCACCAGTATCGGTAGCGATGGCGTCCTTGATCTTACCGAGGATCTCCTTGACCTTGGCGAGCTGCTTGGAATCTTCGACGACGACGACAGTCGGTTGTTCGTCATCGGTGGGAACCTCGACATCATCGTCCGATTCGACGACCTCGGTAGAAGCCGGTTCCTCAGACGTCTGCTCGGGTTCAGAAGGAGTATCCTCCTGAGGAGCTTCCTCCGACTGCTCGACCGTAGGAGTGGGCTCCTGCTGCGACTCTTCCAGAGCGATCTCTTCAGCCGGAGTGGTCGATTCGGTGACTTCTTCGACAGGAGTCTGAGAGGTCGACTCTTGCTGCTGTTCTTCTTCGGTCATTTCTTCCTCCTGGGATTCATCTTCCTGGGTTTCTTCATCACCAGTATTGGTGACGTCTTCCTGCTCCGCACCGGTTACCGGAGGGACAGAGGAATCCGACTGGACCCCACGATAACGAGATTTACGACGTGACATAATTCTTCCCTGTGCTGTCTATACGATTTACGTCGCGACTAGGAATTTATTCAAGTCGGACACATCCACCGTACTGTGGCTGACACCATGCATCTTTTTGAGTGATGCAGTCGTTTGATTTCGAGCAAAGTCATTCGCTAGGGTAGCGAAGGATCTCTGGCCGTGTTCTTCGTAGATATAACCGAAGCATCTGGAGCAATATCCACCTTCTGCTTCACAATACCCAGGTGTGCGGAGATAGAACTTCTTACCTACCAGACTCTTTGCGGTAGACGCATCGATGAGAGAGCTTTCGCCACTCGGTAGGATCTGATAAGAGTTCTCGATCTCTTTGGCCAGGGCAGGTGTACCGAGCATAGGTTCACCATGAGATGTACCACAATCAGCAAGGCCGATGATGACATCCTGGAACACACGCAGAATCATCTTCGCAATAACACCACCGAACTGAGTTTCCACAGCTCGTGAGAATGAGCCCTGTCTGGTCTCATTACAGATGACAGAAAAGTCCTTCTTCTTCCACCCAGAACCCATGGCCTGTGTGACCCAGACGAACTTCCCAGGTTGACCGAACACTTCTACCATCCCATGTGTCAGGAACAGCTTCTTGAGGGTCACTGCAAAGTACTTGCTCTTGAGGAGGAAGTGAAGTGATGAGTCTCCTTTGAGGTAGTCCTTGTAAGCCGAAATAACGGCCTTCTCGATGTCACTCATCACAGATGAGTCACCTGCCTCCAAAGCTTCCTTATTCTCTTCTACGAGCCTTATGAGGAGATTCTTGACATGATCTGGGACGGTGATCACCTTCGCCGAGATACCCGGACAGAACATCTCGGTCGTATGACCATGGAGTGTCAGGGTATTGACGAATTTGTCCTTGAAGACTCGAGGCGAGATCTTCTTACTGAGGATCAGCTTGGAGATGAGACCTTCAAGCTTACCTGCCGAGAATTCCTCATTGATGTAATCCACCGTTTCGCCGAATGGATAACACAAGAGGAGGTAGTTAGCCACAAAACGACCCACGGTCGTCTTGATGATTTCACCACCTTTGTAATTCATGATTTCTCCAGGACGGATCTCGATCACATCGGAGGGACGCAGGAGAGGGAACTTTTCGCTGGAATCATGAGGGACTCCCGTCTCGATCGCTTCGACGGTATAAGTCCGACTGTCAGTCGACCTATCGTCAGTCCGCTCCCAAGATGTAATGGCATAGAACATACCGTCATGGACGAATAGCTTCCCTCGATAGGGAGCCACTCGCATGGCGAGTTCGAACTTGAGTTCGGTGGGAGATGTCCGTACATCGGCCAGGAGGCGATCTGGTATCATCCAGATCTCCTTGTTGAATCCGATATAGATCAAGGATTCAGGATGCCGGATGATGTGCTCCACGATAGGAGGACGTTGCATTAGTTGATCTCCTCATAAAGCGATCGGATCAGACCACCCTCGACGGGAATGAGTTCATTGATATCGCGCATCCGTCGGTCGAAGGCTTCCACATCCGGAGAGAAGGTGTAGGCCGCAGCTACCATGGCTTTGGCCATATTCTCACTCGGAGACATCCCTGGGCGCACTGTATAGTACTCAGGGAAGATCTGATGGGTGACATAGAACTGATACCACCTGCGTCTGAACAACTCACCGATCTCCTCAGGGAGATCTTCTGCTTTGTTCAAGAAGAGGTAGGAATAGTGAATGAAATTCATGGGAGACAGGAGGTCTCGCAAGAAGATGTTGAAGATCCTGAAGAGGGAATCATCCTCATAGACCAACAATGCATTCTTGAAGCGACCTGCGATATCCTTGATCCTCTGAGAGAAAGCCATATGGGTTTCATCATCGGAGTCGACTGAGAGTCGCTCATCATCAGCCAGAGATTTGATCTCGTGGAGATAATCTGTGAAAATACCAGTCTGACCGATCTTGGAATGATTGGCATCGATGAAATACACCAGGTCAGGTAGGATCGGATTGTCTGTCTCCAGACCAGCCAGTCCTGTCAGGTAGGCTTCGATGGTGGTCTCATGCTCAGCCGCTGATCCCTCCAGGATGGAGTTGATCAGACTACGGATCCTGGGGTTACCCTTCACGTGGGCATAAAGGTTGTTGGGTAAGATGTAGCTGCTGAGCTCTACAAACTCACCCAAGAGAGAGGGTGTGTTGAGAATCTCATTGAGATCCAAGGAGAGAGTGATACCCACTTCCTTGAGGTCATCTACAAAATCGGAGAAGACCGTCTCGAGGATATGAGCAGGTGTGGCTTCATCAGAGGAAGCAGTAGCTCGATAGAGCTCACCTTCCACATTGTCTCTCGCTTTGGGGGAGAGTGTAGCCATGAGAGTGATAATAGCATCGATAGATGCCGCTTCTAAGCTATCCATTATAGGTTCCCTCTATCGGGTGACATACAATGAAGACAAAAAATAAAGGATAAGGTGGTGGGGGCATATGCCCCCACCACTCTATCACTCGTCGTATTCGCTGAGCTTGCGCGACATCGTGAGGATCTTGTAGCCCAAATCGATCGCGCCATAAATGGCGAGGCCGAATACGACGATGGTTCCGACAATAGAGGAAGTCTTCTCCATCGTTCGTTCCTTATTTCTTACCGGTGATAACCGAAGAGGTTTTCATCAGCAGATTGATCATCATGGCAATCATGTCGATTACCTCCTATTAGTGATGCGACCCACGGTTATTGTGGTAGAGGTATCAGCGGCCGAAGAAGGCAGCCGCGGTTTCGACGGCCACTTCAGCCGATTCTTCGACGACATCCGAGGTGGCCACGACGACTTCGCCGGCCGACTGGAAGTGCTTGTAGCCGAAGTATGCACCCGTGCCCACAGCAGCGACCACGACGGTCGACTTGACGGGGTTGCGGGCGATGGTGCCGAAGAGACGACCGAACAGACCGGGCTTGACTTCGGTTTCGGTTTCCACCGTCGTGGTGGTGGTCTTCGAGCCGTCTTCGCTCTTGGCGGTCGTGGTCTTCGACTCGACCTTCTTGTTGGCACGGCTGTTGTTGTCGCCGTTGTTGTTCAGGTCGGCGGAATCGTTGTTGGTGATAGACATGTTGAGCTCCACTCAAAAAAGATGATTGAAAAGAACAGGATTGTTTTCCCCATTCACAGTTGTGATATGAGGTTGATATTTTTTGATTCTGGTTTTGATCTAGCGATTGAGAATCCCGTAGATCACGCCAGTCACCAGGGCAGACAGGCTACCCAGGATCACGGCCTTGTTCGAGACATTGACGACGACCTCGAGGGTCTTCTTTGGTGCTTCTTCCATGGTATTTAACTCCGCAATACCGAGGTGAGACAAACGATGGATGCGAGGAGTGCTACCACACTACCCAGCCCCAGGACGAACTCCTTGTCCCGGTTGTCGGGATTGGGAGCTTTTTCTTCTGCACGATCTTCCATGTGTAATCCTCTCCGATTACTTATTGATGACGCGGACACCGAAGTATCCGATGGCGAAGCAGATCGCTCCCCATGCGGCACCGATGTAGATCGCCGCGGTCTTGGAGTTGAGCTGCTCGGGGGTGTAGGCGGGTTCGTTGTTGTCCATGGTAGTCCTCACTTGGAAATTCGCTTGGTCGCGAGAATCGCGATTGCGGAGAGACAGAGACCTGCGGCGGTGATCAGTACCGCGCCGGCGGCGTCGAGTGTGGTGTTGAAGCGAATGGCTGCTTTGTTGTAGCGGTCATGCTCTTCAATTTCATTGAGTTGTTCGTTATCCATTTTTCACTCCTGAGTTGTTACATCACTCAACGATGCATAGGGACAAATGCCCCTATGCATGTAAGAGGAATGTTGTTACGAGAAGAAGGCCCGATAGATCAGGATCCCGAAGGCCGTGATCGAAGCAGCGCCGGCCACCACTTCGCGCTTGGAGGTGCGCTCGCTGTCAGAAGCGGCTTCGGTGAAAGCGGCCTTGGCCTTTTCGAGCTTTTCGTTGGCGATGTCGAGTTCCGACTGATTGTTCTGGGGGGTCATGGTGAAAACCTTTCTTACTTCTTGAGACCGAAGATGAAATAGAGCGAGCATGCGACTGCCGTCAGGATGGTGCCCTTGGCGACCTCTTCCTTGAGCTGGCGCTTTTCGCGATGAGCTTCAGCCAGCTTTTCATAGAGCTGGGTCTTTTCGCGGATGGACTCGATGGACTCTTTGTTGGTATTGTTGTCAGACATGTGTATTCTCCTTGGAGAGCTTTTCATTGAGCTCAATGATGGGTAGGAATATTCCTACCCATGTAAGAGGTCAGCGATTGATGAAGGCCAGGACACCCACGGCCGTAATCAGGGTTCCGATGATACCGCCCAGTATGGGCTTGCGATACTTGTTGGTCTTGACGATGTAGTCGATTTCGACACCGATCTCAGGAAAGGTCTTACGGACGGACATGAAGACCGCCAGCTCAGCCTTAGTGATATCGCAATCGGGATCATCGATGATCCGCTTGGTCAACTTGTTGAAGAGGACACGATCGCATTCGGGAATACCCGAGCGAGAAGCTGTCTTCTCATCGATCGAAGGATAATAGGTTTCCTTGTTGAAGATCGATTTGGCATGTTTGCCGAATACATCACGCGCAGTGCGCAGGTCGACGTCAGGGTGAGACATGGTGATATTCCTTATTGGAGTTGGGTTACCGGCCGATGAGACCGAATGATGCGCAGCTGAGAATGTACGAGATGCGGTTGCAACGCATCAAATCTGATTTCACATCAACGCCCAGGTCATGACCCGCGACATCCATTACGATGACGACTGAAAATACAGTGAATGACGCGATAATCGCAACGACCCCGAGAAACAGAACCTTCGTCAAAGCGAAGATCAGAATCGGCGTAGATAGGGTCAGCAGTACGCCGACGTTGGCCAGGACAAAGATCACCTTGTTCTTGAGTGGGATGTCCTTGTACGGACGTGTCAATTTCGAGAAGGTGAAGACTACCATAATTAGCTGAGTGATAAACATGGCCACAACGGTATGAATGATGAAGTTCATAAGGACCTCCTTAAACTATGCTCAATAGTACTGCGGGTTAATACCCGCAGTACGTAGGAAAATAGTGTTTACTTGAATGAGTCGACTACCATTTCGGCAGTCTGTGCATGGATCTGGTAGAGAGTGTCGATCGAGATCGTGAACTGCGACCAGTCGGTGTTGTATATCGGTTCACTGGCGTTGTTGTGAGTCATGTGAGCACGAGCTTCTTTGGCGTTGAGGTGGATAGCATTTTCAATGATACGACCCAGGATCTCCTTAGCATCCGGACGCTCCATAAACTCAGCATAAGCGTACTGGTAGGAGGGCGAGAAGTATTCGAACTCACGCTCTTCGATATCGTACGAGTTGAGCGAGAGGAGATCCTTCGTTTCGGTGTATCCGATTGTTTCGACGAATCGACGACCCACATTAGCGGGCTTCGCGAAGGGGTTCATGATAACGATATGCTTATTACCCTGACGGACGATCTTGGGTGAGAAGCAGGCGATGGTGGACATGGGTGTTCTCCTTGATTTTTGATAACTATGTTCAATAGGACTGTGATTAGGACAAGATCACAGTCCGTAGGAAGATAGTCACTTGATGGCTTTCTTGGCGATGGTGATGAATGCGATCGCTACTGGGATCGATGCGATGAGACCGACACCGAAGCCTTCACCGAAGGCAGCAAATGCATCAGTGGCTCTGATGCGGAGTTCGATGTCACCTCTGATGTGATTCTTGACTTGCGAGGCGTTGACTATAGCCTTCTTGATACCAAACATGTTGATTCTCCTTGAGGTGTATAACTGATTTCAATAGTGGTGTGGGGAATATCCCCACACCACGTAGGACGCCAGTTTGATCAGGCTTTGTTCTTCGCAGCCTTGCGGGCTTTGCGAGTGTGGTAGTTGTGTGATGTCGCGGCGCCATAGATGAAGGCGATACCCATCATGTTCACATTGGAGCGGAACGTGGGATCGTTCTTGTAGGACGACACCACAGTCTTAGTGCTCGAGATCAGCGAGTGCGTTGCGATGTTGGCCTTCATCGAGAGCTTGTGCAGAATCTTCATGGGACATTCTCCTTGATGAAATTGAGATAACGAACTATTCATTACCTTAACTTCACTGTGGTGATATAGTGTTGAAAATAATTGATTCTGGTTTTATTTTCCCTATAGGGCGACCATGGTTTGATAGAGAATGAATGGAGATCACCATGGAAACCAAAGATGCAGATCTCCCCAAGAAGATTCCATCTGTAGTCCACATTTACACTGACGGATCGCACAGACGACCCGATGCATCATCATGCGCTTATGTAGTGTGGGACGATATCAATAAGAAGATCGTCCATACTGCTGCCTATGCTCACCGTGGAGCTACCATCAACCAGATGGAATTGATGGCCGTCAACTATGCTCTGGATTTACCTGATCTGGAGACAGTGGTCATCTATAGTGACAGTGCTTATACGCTTGCTTCCCTCTTTGTGTGGAGGAAGATGTGGGCTAAGCGTGGATGGATAGGGGTCAATGGGGAGCCCATCAAGAATGCCGATCTCATCAGAGAGATCGGAGCAAAGATCGATAAGCTAAAGTCATGTCGTTATGTCAAGGTGAAATCTCATAGTGGAGACAAACTCAATGACATGGCCGACAAGTTAGCTACCGATCTGACGCGACGTATGCTCACCGATAGTTCCATTAAGAATGGGAAGTATGACCCTATTTGAGGAGAGGGGCATTACGCCCCTCTCCCATTACATTTTATGAAAGTCACCCCCTCACAGGCAAGGAATTCGGACATGTTCACCAAAGGTCCTGGGATCGATGATCTCGAACGTAAACTCGATACCCTCTACCATCTGGAGGACACTCTCCCCAATGAGGAGTTGACCTCCATCCTGCGTGGTACCATCATCCGCAATAGTCTCCTGGCCGGTACTGCCTATGGGACACTCCTGGAATCGGGTGTGGCTCTCGAGAGCATGGGTGAGCATGAGAAGATCATGGCCATGGAAGGTATCATGCAGGCTATCGCAGATACTGCGAAGAAGGCTGCCAACAAAGTGGTCGATTGGATCGCCAGTGGTATCGCCAAACTCATCACTTCTTTCAAGAAGGCGACTGAGACTGTCGGCACCTTCCTGAAGCCGGCTATCGATGCACTGGCTCGTGTGAAGGGTAAGATCGATGAGAAGATCGATGGTACTGGCCATGGTACTGCGATCCGAGTGATCGGTTCGATTGTGGCACTGACCGCAGTGGTCGGTACTACACTGGCTATGACCAAGACAGAGTATGCCAATGGGAACATGCTCCAGAAGGTCCTCTATGATCTGCGTGACAAGCTCCGCAATATCAAGTTCCCAGGACGCAAGGTCAATGTGGATGTGAAGGTGCAGGGCACTGAGACTGTCTTCACCGGTACTATCGAAGTCGATGGCGGTGACGGCGTGTTCAAGGAAGTCGGTACCCCTTCGGCTTTGGGTTGGAACAAGGAAACGCTCACCAAGGTCTTCACTGATTTCAAATCGAAACTGGGAGAACTCCTGAAGAAGGTAGGAGGTTTCCTCGCGGGGAATAGTTTCGTGACCAATCTCACGAAGCGTTTCACTATGGCTTCTATCGCGGCATCCCGAATCGAGAATGACTTCCGTCAGAAGCTGTGGCGTCGTGTCGCTGCCAAGCTCATCCGTAAGTCTCTCGGGTTTGCACTGAAGGCGGTGTTGGTCATATGTGCAGCTGCTATCGGCTTCATGGCCGGTGCTTTTGCGATGCTGGTCAAGAATATCCATAAGGTCACTCGTCGCAAGCTCAAGAAGCAGGCCGAAGAGGCTGGTCAGAAAGCAGCATAAGTTATATAGGGAGTGGCCATCTGGCCACTCCCTATACATCTCTTTTATCGTCCAAATATATCGAACACATCGAAGATGATCTCGAGTACGCCCTTAACACTCGATACCACCAATGCCACAGCAATCACCACCACACCCACAAACATGCCCTGTGAGGAGAGAATCTTGGATTGATTCTCATCGATGGATCGTTGTCCTTCTCGCAGAGTGCTGATTGCACTGCTGAACTCTTCGACAATTTTTGTCTGAGTTTTATGATGATGATCGTTCATCTGCTCGAGCTGTGCGAAGATCGCATCTCGATCTCGATCCATGCGTTCTACCAGAGAATCGAATGCGTTACACAGACGATCGAATTTGGCATCATGGTCACTACCCCCTCCTTGGGTAGTTTCTATCTCGCCGGATGGTTCGGACATAAGGACAATTCCTGCTAGAGTGATGTGACATAGGATAGAGATGGGTCCAGATGGACCCATCTCTCACCACTGACCAGAAGGTTTGTAATAGTCAGATACCAGGCTCTCCTGACGCCTATCCACAGTACCGATACCCAGACCATCGAGAAGATGGTAGTAGGAAGTCAGTGCTTGTGAAATATGAGACCTCATGTCCATCACATCCATGAAGAACTCATTGGTACTTCCCTTGAAGGGAGGTATGAGGAATGAGGAGAACTTACGCTGTGGGTTCCTCTCCATGAAAGCAGAGAGTCGTTTCCAGATCTCTGGATACTTATCTGCGATCAACTTGTGGAGTGCCTTGTTCTTTATGAACTTATCACCACCCAAGAGAGGGATCTTGAAGCATTTGTTGGGGAGGACCATTTCTCCAAAGTCCTGTGCGAATACCTCATTCCACAAAATGTGGTAGAAGTAGTTAGAGGACTCAGGTTCCTCATAGTCTTCCTTGAGACGTACAGCCACCGTCTGGAGATAGTCGGACTCACGATCCCGAATTGATCGTTCGATTTCTCGTTCCAGTTTCGCCACATGGTCGAGGAGATAGGATGCATAAATGGGAGCACCACTCATGACCATCTCTACAAACTTCACATAGAAGTCTTCAAAGCCTTGCTTCACCTTCTTGGGATAAGCAGAGGATCTAAAGCCCACACCTTTGATGTCCCTTCTAGGAGAAGGTAGGAGTGAACCTTCCTGCATAGTGGCGATTGCCAGATAGTGCTTAGCAAGACTCGTCGATACCAAGACAGGATACAGGAACTCGTTCTTCATCGAGATCATGTATACGTCATTGGACTCTACCCCAAAGCCTGCTGAGAGTCTGGCAAAAACATGCTCCAACGATTGTGAGAGGATGTAAGTAGCAAGAGCATTCATTTGGTAGGACTCCTGTGAGAAGTCCTGACCACCACGTTTCCACTGTACGATTTCTTGTGCTGTATAGATGTTACTGTCGGTGTCCGAGAGGATGACTGCTTCACGAGCAATCCTATCCTGGAAGGTCATCTTAGCAAATGTGGATTTGATTTGAAGGATGGGTTTTAGGATGGGGACCATCTTTTCGAACCCATCTTTGAATGTCTGACAGCAGTAAGCAAACACCCTGAGCCCAGTAGGGTTGGACTCCTTGGCATCCTTGAGGGAGTTATAGAGGGGTTTACCATCCTTCATTCCCTTGGTACCCAAGACAGAGTAGTTCACCGAGAGTACAGCAGCCACGATGTCTCCTCGGAAGGATTTGACATCTTCAGGTTTGAACTGCTCGTACATCGCTTCAGTGATATCACCATGTACAAAACAATCATCGATTAATTTGCGCATCAGTTCTGGATTGAAACGGCACATGTTACTCAATGCACCCAGATAGAACACATAGGCGCGTTGTGTGGCGTTAAGAGCTTGGATGGTTCCCATCACCAGAGCATGGTCTACCTTGAAGGTATAATGCAGGAGGGACTTGGTCAGATACTTAAACACATCTTCAGCTGTAGGCAGATAGATGTTGTACTGCGCAAGCATGGCTTCGAAGTCAGGGTGGATATGACGGATAGCCGTCACGATATATGAAACCACCGACTCGTTGGTGGGAAGATAGATGTTACCCACCAATGCACGTTCGATGAAGCTATAACCTTGCTTCACGCACATACGGCCGATCGAGGTAATCGCATTGAAACCTGCTTTACATCCCAGGATGAAGTGGATGATGTTCATACCGCCTGCGATGGCATTATTGAAGATCTTCGCATTAGCCTGAGAGTGGTAGTAATACTGAGCCTCACGGACGTTACCCTGGGCTTCATTGTCGAGGTAGAGATGCTTGTACTTATTGCGCTCTGCTACCTTTTCCACCAATGACTGTCGGAGGAAAGACTCCTTCTTGGACACAGGGTAATACATCGTACCCGAAGGTGACAGATTGTTGTCAGCGACAATCTTGGGTACAAACTCTGTAAGCTTCATATCCTTAACTTCGCTGATACCCTCTCTTGGGTGGTGTACGAAGTTGATATCCGGGACGATCATCTTCTCCCGGACCATGTTCTTGATGAAACCCTCGATGACATCCGGTTTCTCATTGGGATGCATCAGACATAGGTGTGTCTTGAGGGATTCGACATAGTTGGTGAGCAGTTTAGGACGTGCTCTGACATCGCTGTAATCAGCTTCTCTAAAGTAAGTCATGGGATCAGTCCTATTCAAATTCTTATCAAATGATGGTGGTCCTCAAATCAAGTTTGTTTACCTCTCAATATACCACGAGTTAAAATGTGAAAATGTGGTGGTTTATACACTATGACAGGCGAGGGCTTCGAGTGGGCTTATCATTGTCGCTTCCTGTCAGACATGAGTCAACCGTAACCCTAAGCAAGAGCCTAAAGATTATGAGCTATGTAGATGAAGAGGTACGAGGTCTCATCGATTCCCTGAACAAGATGAGAAAGAATCTCGAAGGGCATACCTTCTCGACGGACGCTCACGGTGCGCTATCGCGTATCCATAGCGACATCACTCTCCTGAGTGCCAGCATCACCACGACATCTGTCCCATCGACCTTGGATCTGGTTGACTTCAACGCACGTACTGAGACCATTCGTCTGAATGTCGAACAGATCATCGAGAATCAGTCCGACTAAAGGTATTTAATCCTCGGTAGGGGATCCTTTGATTGGACATTCATACAAAGGCATTTCGACCGATGGAAGAACTCATCAGTGAGACCCCTGTCGTCTCCTCCAAAAAGAAGAAGTCTACCACTCCTAAGGAACCTAAAGTCCCCAAGCGTGATGACTTCGATATCTTCCGCACTATCTTCCAGCGCACCACGCAGCGACGTATCCCTTACATCCTTCGTAATCTAGGTGCTGATCATGATCTATACTTCATGTCATCATCACCGGAGGAGAGCTTCACCTATGGAGCTTCTGACCACACGATCGCTATGATCAAAATCACAGATCCTGTCTTGCAGGAAACAGTCGACAAGTACATGAGTAAGATATACGGCATGAGTCATGATGAGGAGCAGTCTCTCGTCGTGAACATCCGTGATCAGATCTCTGCCTTGGGTAAGACTAAAGGTGAGAGTTTCGAGGATGAAGTCATCACTGACAAATACGGTGGCGCTTATACTCGGAAGTTTAACAAAGTGGGAAGAGAGGTCATCACTCGCTACTCACTAGCTATCGATAGTCTCTATCACTTTCAGATGGTGAGAGCATGGTGCGCTATGTATCGCCCCTATCTCGAGCCTCGTGAAACTGATAAGGTGATGGCTCTCAAACACAATGATGAAGAGAACACTATCCCTGTCGAAGTCAAATTCGCAGAGGATGATTCCTTCACATGCTCTCCCAGATTAACAAGAGGTGTGGACACCATCTACACCAAGGACATGGAGAAGTTACCCCATCCCGTCATCCGTGAAGAACTACTCGTCGTCCACGATAGCGGTAGTGCCTATCGGTTATTACACCGAGTCATCGGTGAGGGATGGAGCATGATACTCCTGCGTCCCAATGCTGTTTATATAGCTCCTATGAAAAAGGATCAGATGGAATGAACGTAAATGAAGAGGGCATTCCTGAAGAGCAGGATGCTCTGAATGTCAGCGCTACTCCTGCGCCGGAACCCACTCCTGGGTATGTCGATGACGAAGAGCTCGACCTGGGTACTTCTCCTGTTGAAAAGAAGGAGGAAGAACCTGAAGAGGAGATCACTGAACAATCTCGCAGTACTTCCGCCTACGATCCGTCTGTCATCGTACTCACCAATGTCTCTGTTGAGACTCTGGCCAACATCCTGGATATAGCAGCGGCGCGTACGTCACCCGAGACTGTCGCCGCACGTGTCCTGGTGACGGGTAGTCACGAGAACATCATCGCTCAGGCGATCGATGACGAGAGTGCTGAGGAAGGACGTCAGCGAGACTTCCTGAACAAGATCAAGGCCGATGGCGAAGCCGCTCCCACGAGTCGAGTGTCGTCGGATGGCCGCAACATCGGTATCCAGGATCTGGTGTCTCGCTTCTCTGAGCAGGGTATCTATCAGCCGGCTGCTGAAGATGCACTGACCGCATGGATGCTCCATGAGAAGGGAGTCGTCCGTCGTGTGCCTCTATGGAACTCGGCGATGACTGTGGACATCCGTGTCCCAGTGCCTTCTGAGTCGGATGCATTGGTCATCAATCTGGCCAATGAGGAGCGCACGTTCGCCAATGAAGATGGTCTCTACTACCACTTCTACAATAGCTTCTTCGGTCGTGAGATCGGCGTACGTTGGATCCTGGACAAGATCGTCGCATCGAGCTTCAATCAGGCCAACCAACGTGAGCTACTGCTGAGCACGATTCGTATGCCGGATTTGGCACATCTCTACATGGCGATGGCCGATGCGATGTGGCCCAACGGTTATGATGGTTGGCGTATTCCGTGTACGAATCGGGGTGATCCTGAGAAGGATATCCCAGCGTGCGATCACGTTCATTCACTGAAGGCCGATCTGCGCAAGATGATCCTGACTCGTCATACGGCGATTCCTCCTGAGGTCATCACGTTCATGTCGGGTGCTCACTTCTCGTCGAAGAAGCATACCTCATCTGAGATTCTCGATGCTCAGAAGAAGTATCCCTTCGATGGAGAAGTCATCGAGATTGGCAATCATCGCTTCACGATGCGTGTACCTTCCGTACGCGAGCATCTGGAGGATGGTGAATCTTTCCTCACTCAGGTGGTCCAGGAAGTCCGTGGTGACAACGCAGCTGCGCTCAACACTCTGATCAACCTGCGAGCCATTCGGGCTTATGGTCCCTGGGTGAAGAAGGCTGAGAAGAAGGTCGAAGAGGTCATCCGTGGTGAGCAACAGCCTCCGCGCTGGATCTCGGTCGATACTCGTGAAGCTGTCGCATACGCACTCCTCGAGGCGGATGACCGCTACGGCGATGAAGTGCGCAACAGGATGCGCGAGTATGTCGACAAGTGTCAGATCACCTATGTCGGTTATCCCTCGATGGCCTGCCCCAAGTGCGGTCACTCCGAGGACACTCCCTCTGGCCTCCTGACATTCGATCCGTTCTCCGCTTTTTTTACCGCAGCGGTACAGTATTCTCGAAAGAGGTAAATGCTGATACCGAGAAAGAGTGGTGGAACACTTATGACGAGATGAGAAGGTCTCAGTCGTACCGAGGGGTATCTGACCCCAACCGTATAGCTGAGAACTTCCAGTGGGACTTCTTCCGTAAGGATATGAATGCTCGCATCTTGGGAATCTATCCTGAAGGCGTCACAAACCCATTGGAAAAGATGCTAGGCTTCTTTGAGCCTACAGCTGCTCATCTAAGACGGAAAGATCTGTTCACCCAGATCTGTGAGGCATTCGAGTCACACCCGATCGAGAGTGTGTTCGGTGTCACTGTATCCGATGTGTACCACCACATGCCGCATGACGAATGGGTAAAGCTCTACGATCGAGCTAAGGTGATGCCCAAGAGGAAAGAAGGGGAGCTTAATGAAACAATCATGCTCCTCGTCAAAGAAATGATGAGTTTACGAGCTGGGGGCATTTGACCCCCAGCTCAATTTTCAAAAGAGGACTTATGTCGGATAAAATCTATTACAATCAGTCTTCGATCGCAGATCTCAAGACCAAGGGCGTCAAGGTACTCGATGGGATCATCGACATCCTCAAGTTGCACACTGGTCCTTATGCGGCAAGTGCCCTGATCTCCTCGAAATATCGTCAGAACAATGATGTCGAGGAATTCACCAAGGATGGTATCCGCATCCTGACATCGCTCTACTCATCCGAATGTCCGGTGGAGCGCAGTCTGTCGCGTATGTGCCGCTTCGTGGGCCATGCAGTGGATCAGCGCTGTGGTGATGGTACCACGACATCGATGTTGTTCCTGGCACTGAGCATGCGCCACATCCTCAATGGTCTCGATGAGAACATCATCGGTACTAAGAATATCGCTCGTTCCATCCAACTGGCTGAAACGCTCAAGTCCATTTGGCAGGAATTCGAGAAGACCAAGATCACGATCGATGATCTGGAGGAATTGATCGGTACGATGGATCTGGCGGGTGAATACTCCCGTGAGGACATCAAGTATGCAGTGGCCTGGAATATGGCCATGGTCAGCTCGAAGGGTAACCGCGATCTGTCCGAGAAGATCGCTACCGTGGTGTCCAGTCTCCCTGAGAAGGGTGGACGAGTCTTCAAGGTGCGTCCTGAGACCACTGAGATCTCTGACCCCTTCATCCTGAAGCAGGTCCCTTACGACTTCATCCTGGAAGGTCGTTGTGAATCTCACTATGACCTCAATCACCAGTCTGGTACACAGATGCTGTCGGAAGATTGCGTCCTATATATGGCTGAGCAGGTGATCGCTGACAGCTCTCTGGAAGAGCTCTTCCTCACCGAACTCATCGTCGGTGATGATCCAGCTACCATGCAGGATCTGGGTGGTATGACACCTTGGAAGAAGCTCAATGAAGGATTGACGCGAGATCTGGTGATCTTGGCACCTTCGTTCCAATCATCGCGTCTCAATCAGGTCATCGACACCTACAATCAGCAGACGAAGGGTGGTCGGATCATCCGCATCCAGTTCCACGCTCGTCCTCGTCTTCTCTACTCGGTGGTATCAGCCATCAAGGCCGTGGCCGGTGCTGGTAAGTTCGAGCGTAACTTCACGCAGTCCGCGAGTGATCTCCTGATCGGTCTCGATGGTGGTGTGAGTGTGTTCCAACATGGTGGCACTGTCGAACTGAGTGGTCTCTACCATCGTGATGGTGGGAGTAACCATCCTTTCTTGAATTCTCCCGATCATCCTTTCTACAATGCGGTGGTCGATGAGATGCTCGATACCATCCAGAAGTGTCAGAACGATCCGGTCAATCCTCCACTGGATCCCGAAGATCTGGCACACCTTACCGATCTTTATCGTCATACGACGACGCAGAAGCTCTATGAGATCACACTGGGCGATACCCGGCATGAGCAGGCCTCGAACCTGACCGTGTTCCAGGATGCCATCACAGCGGCTACCAGCGCAGTCTTCGATGGCTTCGTGCTTTCGGGCTATGATCACATGCTGGGTATCATCAATGGTCGTGTCGAGAAGAGTGATCCGACGCATGTCATTCACGATCTCCAGACCACCTTGGTCGAGATCCTGATGGCTGCTACTCGAGCACCTCTCCCTCTGACCACAGATAGCTTCAGTAAGTTCGTCTATCGCATCAGTCGCCTCAAGGATGATGAAGCCGTCATCCAGAAGGGCGATCTGGCCAATCCCGATGTTATGAAAGGGTTTCTGGACTGTGATGGCGAGCATGCTCTCATCCAAGCTTTCATCGGTTATGATGAGCAGTTCCGTCGGTTCAAGGACATCCTTCCGAAGTTGGCCAATACTGGTCAGATCATCGACATGAGGAACCGAGATGCCAAACCTGACAATCAATGATGTCGACATCGGGGACAAGATTCGCTTCCGCTCCAAGAACCTGAGTGATGAGACTGTATGGGTAGGCACCCTCCTCTCACGCGGTTCCTATCGTGGGTATAAGGCGTTCTTGTCCAATCCCATCCCGTACAACAACGCGGTGCGTCAGGTGGATGCTACGGTGACTTCTGATGTCACTGAGCTCACTTACTTCATGGTCGAGATCGACAATGGTGCTGAGAATCCCGTGACGCGGATCTTCGCCAACGAGTGGATCACGGCCGGTAGCCTCTCGGTCATCACCGAAGGTGTCTCCAAGACTATCAAAGTCGATATCCCCGATGGGAATATCGAGAACGTGGTCGCTCTGTTGGCATCTGCCGGCTACCTCTGCAAAATCATATCGTGAAGGTACGGTACCACCCGCGAGGGTGGTACCGTACATCCTTATCGCAATGTGTCGGCGATGTAGCTGAAGTCGTTTCGCGTCAGATGACGAGTCGAATGACTCAGCTTGGTGTAATCGTCACTCCGGCGTGACCAAGTCAGGAATGGAGAGAAGAGTACCCCCAAAGGTACTGACACAAGTTTCGTGGAGGTAAGGATAGCCTTGCGCGTGATTGCCGCCGCGGAGCTCTTGTAGCGACGGATAATATTCTCAGCGATCTCGATCTCTTTACGATAGTGAACCTTCACTTCTTCGCTAGGATCCTTAGAGAAAGAGTGTTTCATAGTCTCGACGATGAGCTCCATGCGACGCCATAGTGGGTCGTATGCGGTAACCGACGTGTCGATTGACGGATTAATGAATTCATTGATGCGAGATGTGAGCGTCATAGCGAAAATCTCATATGCGAGGAAAGGGCTACGACGCATTTCTGCGAGGGTCCCACTCAGACTATTGTACTGCTGATACATTTTGTGAAGACCGCTAACCGCTGCCGCACCGGCACCATTGCGGGTCGCAAACTCATCGGCCTGGCGTTCCATATCGACGAGGGTTTCGGTGGTCCACCGGCGATTCTGCTTCTCCCCGCTTTCATACATCTCCGATATATATGCACAGTTGAACAAAGAAGAGGAGTTCATCGAATTACATAGAGCTCCCAATGCCTCGAAGAAGTAGGGGTCAGAGGGTTCGGGATTGTTCTTGAAATACTCCTCACATCGTGCGAGCATTACCGTCCAAGTGCGGTCGAGGTGATTCTTCTTCTTCAAGGTCTCGATGACCGCCATAGCGTTCTCTGCCGAGGGATGATCCTGCACGTAGCGTACGATCTCGGCACTGTCGGTGGTGACCTTGATGGTACGCAGCGATGTGCGGATGAAGTCGTCGGCATGCCCCATTTCGTGAAGCATGATCGCGGCAATCTCGTCGGCAGTGAAGTAAGGTTCACCACCCGGAGTCTTGAGAACGAAGAAGCCGGTGTAGATGCCCATGAACATCTTGACCTTGACGTCATCTTTCGGATTGAGCTTACCCGAGTGATCATCGTAGTCCCGATTATACTTCTCCAGGAGTGTGCCCAGAGAGTCACCGCGACCTCGCATCGTTACATCATCAATACCGCAGTAGGCGTTCACCCCCATGGGGGATGATTCGATGAAGCAGCGATTGAAAATGGGGCCCATCGCCTCATTGGCAATCTCCACTAGGCGGAGAGGGAACCTCATCTTCATCAGTTCGTCACGAGCCATCTTGTCCGAGAGCTGAACAACCTTGATCTTAGGTTGGATGATGTCGAGTGCTTCCTGACACAGTGCGGAGACTTGGTTGTAGAGCTTACTGCGAGGCTGAAACGCCAGAGATTCGGTGGACATAACGGAGAACATGTGGGCTATCCTCTAATTCGAGTAACAAAGCATAAAATGAAGTAGGGAGAGGGCGTGAGCCCTCTCCCTAATCAATCAGATCAAAGACATTTGATCTCGGAGTCGACGAACTGATCGCTCACCGAAACCAGACGATTCGTGATCGACATGCCCTCATTGAAGAAGTGCACGATCGCTCCAGCGATGATCTCGACCATCCGGCGATGCGAAGCCGCATAAACACGACTCTGCTCTTCTTCCGAAGCCATCAGCTCGTTGTACTGCTCGACGAGCTTTTCTAGAGCCTGCACAACAACATCACCATGCCAAGCTACCGTCGACATCTTTTCGAGGAGATCGAGGTTCTTGGTGAGGAGATCAGTCAGGACTTCACGAGAAAGGCCAGCATCGGCAATCGTCGTTGTTTTGGGAGTGAAGTCGGCATCGCGGTCGACGGAGTGAATCCCGCAGTATGTCACGTTGCAACCGAACATGCCTGATACCGAAGAGATTTCCTCGGTGGTGGAATCAGCTTCAGACTCCAGCTCCGAAGCTGTCTTTTCGGTCAGAGTCATGTCGATCGACAGGAACGCTGTCAGATAGCTCGTCAATGTATCCAAAAATCGATTATAAGCCTCACTGGAGAGGCTCATGATACGACCATAGGAATATGTGTCCTTGACGATCGAAACGTCTGCACGGGTCTTAGCGACGCTCGAGGAGAGTACGTCCAGAGACTGGTCCGCATCCTCGAACAGTTGTCGCAGGATAGTGATGGTCTCACCCAGGTTCTTGTTCTCTTCGTCAGTGGTACATACCACTGCGTTTTCCAGAGATTCCAGAGCCTTCACATTGTGAGCAGACCACCGATGTTCCGAGTAAGCCCCCAGGAGGCGCAGCTCAGGCATATCAGTCAGTCCGGAGATCGACTCGGTAGCCAGTGCCACCAACTGCCGTGATGCGCCATACTGAGCCACCACATCGCGCATAGTGCGAGCATGAGCCGCCTTGTTGGCGAGTACTGTTCCGGACGACGTCAGCTGATTCATGCGCAGGAGCATGTTCGACATTCGGTCGATGACGAAGGGGAGCATATGTGACTTATGCATCAAAGTTTCCTTGCGAAGGGTCGATGTCCAAGCTGACTGCGTCCAGATACGCCTTAGCACGCGGAGAGGTACCACGAGTGTACTCTTCGACATACATGCGCATGGTGTTGGCTGTCGGCCACGGTAGTGCTGCTGCCGTACCATCAGTGACGAAGCACTTGTTCATCCGCAGTCCGACATTCATATCGCGCAGGAGAGGACTGGCGATGACATCGCCGTAGACCATCTTGGCGATCACCCAGAGGATGCGCAACACTCGAGAACATGCGATGTGATCCGTCCAGGGCATCGAGAGATGCCATGAAAGAACCTTGAGCGCTTGTAATAGAGCACCCCACGAAGTCTGAGACTCAGCCGAGAAACTGCGGGAATCCCGGACATGCGCTAGACAGGACAGTGCATCGAACTCAGCTGTTCGTAGAGTATCTTCTGCGAACTCAGGACGGAAGCAGGCATCCGCTACCTTCTGTAAACCAGTCACCAGGGTGAGCGGTGGCGTATAGAAGTTGCGACGCACGCGACCCTGGTTGTTTCCACTGAATGGTCGAGGGTTGCTCACATTCCCATTGATGATGAGCGAGACTCGTTCACTGATGAGGCGGATGAGCTCGGTACCATACAACTGGATATTGTTGCGCACCTGGGCATATCCGAACGACGAGATGTCATCAGGGATGATGCCCAGGCGGATGGCCTTATCGGCGACCGCGATCGTGTCCTGGTAATCAAACCTACCGGTACCCTGGAGTACTGCATAAAGGACTTTCGTCCCCTTACCGAACTCGAGACGGTCTCGAGCGGTGATCAGATCGAGATATTTCTCGACTGCCCAAAAGAACCGATTGTGTGTCGGAATAAACATCGTACCAAGCGCCTGTGTATTGGGCAACACCTGGCGCAGGTTGTGATGATGATGCTGTCGCATGGTTTGATCCTCAGTGAGAGCGATCGATCTCTTGATCGAGCTTTGCGATGCTGTCAGCGTAGCTCGCTATAACCTTACTCAACCGAATGTATTCGGGAGATTCAGGATCGAGACCTTCCAACTTGCGGGTGACCAAGACGATGCGGGCTTCCATCAGTTCCATCTGGTCCTTCAAGCGTTGCTGACGCTTGAGATACTTGCGCTCCAGCAGGTGGACGATCGGACCGACCACACCGAAGAAACCCATGACCTGAGGCTTGAGCATATCGAGTTCAGCAGGAGTGAACTCTGCATCATCGACCAGAGTCGAGAACCAAGTGTCATCACTCTTGATCTGCAAGTCCACGCCACGCTTGCGCATATCGAGGATATAAGCCTCGATCACCGAATAGGTCTGCGAGCTATGCTCGGTGTTGCGCAGGAGCGGTACATGCTGGGTAGCCATCGACTCAGCGAGCTTGGCGTAGTAGGGAGTCTTGAAGTTCCCATTCAAGAGCTCACCGATCATCCCCACCCATTCGATATAAGCATCGACTGCATTGAGGAAACCGAACATCATCAGAGACGATACTCGCAGATCTTCGATGTCGACAGTCTTGTCGCCACGAGAGAAGAGTTCCACGAACTTGTCTTCGATAGCCTGCACTTCATAGCGCAGATGCCTGAAGGATTCGAGGACCCCACTCATGGGAGTCTTGGCTTCCAGCTGCTGAATATAGCGAGGAGCAGACTTCACGAAGGCCTTATAACCGGCCAGCGCCTTGGTCTTGTAGGTACCATCGGGAGCCTGACGACCGGTCAGGAGTTCACGGATGTTATAATCCGAAGAGACCGCATTGACATAACGGTCAGCACGGTCGAGGAAGTTAAGAGTACCCGTCGCTTCAGCGAGTACCTTATAACGATCGAGCGACTGCGCGGGCGTACCCATGAGCCACTCTTGGATCTTGTTGAGAATTCCCATGAAACTATCCCTTCAATATCTTACCTGAGGATCAGCGCATACGACCCATGTTGCCGGCGGTGATCGCTTTGATCATGTCATCGAGATCGATCGATCCACCCTTACCCGAGGGCTTGAGCTGGTCATAGGACAGATTGATATCGCCCTTGATCCCGTTGATGAAGATCTGCACACGGCGATGTGACGGATCGACGATGATGACCATCATCGAATAGGTCTGATCGAAGTAGCGCTGCATGTTCTTGTAGATATTGATACCGCTCTCCAGACGAGCCTGTTCCACAGTGTCGGCCGAGAAGATCATCACGGTGTTAGCCAAGTTACCACTGGCCTTGACCTTGCCTGTAGCAAATGCATGGAGCAGCGGACCGAAATAGCCGACATCCTTCTGATCCAGGAGATCGCGGAAGTTGGCGAAAGCCTGACGAGTTTCCTCATCATGGAAAGCCTGCCTGCGTTCCTTCAGGATGTCCTGCATGCCCAGGAGCTCCTTGAAGAAGGAGATCTCACCGTGCCGCCACATCGTCCAGCGTTCCCAGAACGAACGTGTCACGCCCAGGTCGATGAAGCGAGGAGCGACCTCTGCCTTCATGACACTCGGACGCATCGAGACATAGAGCGGGACAGTGATCTGATGCGAAGCATTCTCAGGATGCGTCATCTTGACTTCGAGGAGCTCACCGATGTGCGAGATCAGGTTCTTGCCGACTTCGACCGAGTTGATCGTGATCTGCGAGCTCTCGCGCTGATACTTGTCATCAGCAGCCTTGGCTTCGGCATCCTTGACGGTCTGCTCGATCTTGTTCTTCGAGTCCACCAGCTTGTTGAAGTGGTCGAACATCTCCTGTTCTTGTACACGCTGGTACTGATCATCGTCCAGACGATCACGCCAGTCGTCTTTACGACGACCTCCACCGGAAGCTGCGCGCATCAGCCCGAAGCGACGCGATTGTGCACGAGCCTGCACGGTGGTCAGACCGGTGATGGGAGACAGGATGTCAGCGACCTTCACTCCGGATGTCACCAGGCGGCTCAGATGCATGACAGTCATGATCTGGGCGATGTACCACTTGTGACAGATAGGGGGGATGTTTTCGAGGACGGGCTCGCCCGACAAGTTCTCGTCGACGAAGATGTTATATTCGAGGCGAGCTGCCTTGGTCTGATTGGCGATCGTGCCCGGGCTACCCAGGAGGGCACTCGCTTGAGTGAGACCGGTAGCAATCTGGCCAAAAATCGTGCCGATGGCTGCACCGTCTGCGGTAGATTGATTTACCTTGATATCCGTCATGTTCCACCTGTGAATGATGATGAGGGCTAGGACCAGACAGCGCCGCAAACACGGCCTTGCCGAAACTATCATAATATTGACCCGGGCGATATAGTCGCCAATATTAGACTTCCTTTAAGGAATTAATTATGGCAGACATCTCCACTTTTAACTATCAGAGGATGGATACCACCAGTCGAGAGGCCCTCTTATCGGCGATCAGATCGTCAGCCTATGTGGGGTCTGGACGAGGAGGATACTCGAGTTCACTTCAGGGATTCCTGACAAAGCATGATCGGTATGGGACCGTCCCTATCCAACCGAATATGGAGAAGACAGGTCTAGTCTTCTTCACTCGTCCTAGACTGAACTTCACGACCACATCTATCCGTCAAGATCGTACTCTAGCGATGCTCGATGATATCGATGCTCTCTCGTGGATGTTTTCTATCCGGGCCAATCTCGATACAGTGTGGTCACGTTCGGCAGCTATCCGACAGTTTGCTGCTGCGTCTCCTTATTTCAACGATGAATCTCCTTTCAATGTCCCCCTCTCGAACTCGATTGAGAGTATCGGTGGCTTCCCTGATGTGACTGCGGAATACAAGACCACCGATCCCGGTCTGTTCGGCGAAGACATGACCATGGTCCGTGGTGGTGATCTGGGTCGTCGTACTTACAACTTGAGTTGTCAGTTCCGTGACATCCAGAATGGGTATGTGATCAACATGCTCTATTACTGGATCCTGGCGATGATTCTCCAGATGGAAGGTCGCATCGTCCCTTATCCAGAGGATCGCGAACTCAATCGGTTGAACTATACATGTTCGATCTATCGGTTCACTCTGGATGCTACCCAGCGTCGTATCACTGGATGGGCTAAGGCCACTGGGTGTTACCCTACCTCAGTACCTCTCGGTGATAAGTTCAACTATGGTCCGGGTGAGAGCTTTGTTCATAGTGGACAGAAGTTCACATGCAACTTCGTGGCCAACCACATCGCCTATATGGATCCTATCCATCTGCGCATGTTTAACCACCTAGTGGAGCGTTATGCTGGTTCTAATCTGACCGAGACTCGCACCAAGGTGGAGCATGGTGCTGAATACAACATGATGGGTGTACCATACATCGATCTCTTCGGGGGTACGAACTTTCTTGACTTCTATGCTCGTAAGGAAGAGATTTCGCTGGTACCTAAGGCGTCTGACATCGAGTCTGCTACACAGGCATTGCGTAATGCGGTGTCTTCTTCGACATCGTCGAGCGCTAGTAATTCTATCGGATTGTAATGATACCACTCCTCCCCACATGGGGAGGAGTGTATTAACTATGCACTATCATTCCTATCATGTGATCCTAGAAACTTACCGTAGGTGAACTATAATGGCTATTAATCAGTCCACCGTGACAACGGATCTCATCCGAACTCCGTCACTCCTGGCTTCGACGATGATCGATGCTCTGGAGAGTACTGATACTCAGGAAGTATCAATCGTCGATCCCTTCAATGGTTTTGTGATCCAGATGATGTCCATGTGCCACATCTTCTCCAAGCTCAATGAGGAGATCGATGATCGGCTCTCTTATCTCTACAAGAACAGGGCTCGTACCGCCAAGCACCTTCTGACCCATCTCTCAGAGTTCACCTATTCCAAGGTAATGGGTAAACCAGCGACAGTGCCCTTTGCGCTGAAGATGAGTTCTGATTGGCTGCGCAAGAACTCCGTGCAGTATGACGAGAACTACAATATGCTGGAAATCCCAGCAGAGTCGTATATCGAGATGTCTGGCACTCGGTTTGCTACCTACTACCCGATCCAGTTCCTGATCAATCGGAACACAGATGCGCTCAGCGCGACCTATCGATTGGATGATACACATCCTCTCTATACACTGGAGTCCAATGCTCTATTGCGGTCCTACACCGAGGTGAAGGACGGTATTGAGTGGTTCCTCATCAGCTTCAACATGTTTCAATATGCGATGGATGTGCAGACGTTCAATGCAAGCTCCAATCAGGGCTTTGCAAAGACTCTGACCTACACTGACAAGTTCTATGCGATCCGAGTGATGCACCGCTTGGATAGCGGACTCTGGTCGGAGATGACCATCTCGCTGTCCACGATGAACTATGATCGAACTGTACCCACAGCGATCATCTCGTTGGATCCTGATAACAATCAGATCGGAATCAAGATCCCTCTGGTCTATTTCACCACAGGGTTGCTGCGCAACTCGATCAAGGTCATGATCTATACGACCAAGGGTGCTATCAACTATTCTGTCAATATGACCGACCTCCAGTCGATCGCTGCGCATTGGGTGACATCTGACTCGGTCTATTCAGCTCCTATGGAGAAGATGCCGTCTTGGGGCCTATTGCCCGTATCTGAGGTTATCTCAGGAGGCAGTGATCCGATGACTTATGCAGAACTGCGTGATGCTGTCGTCAATAATCGACTCAGCGATGCGGTGGCTATCACCATGGCTCAACTCGAACAGAAGGCTATCGCTGCTGGTTTCGAGGCTATCACGCGTGAGGCTGACAATGTCACCGATCGTCTCTACTTCGTGTGGAAGACGCTGCGCGACTCGAGTGATATGATCATCCCTACCTTGAGTGGTAGCATCCTCCTGGATGCTGACACGCTCGATGGTGATCCTGAGACGATCATTAACTTCGATGATGGTTATCACACCATCCTCCCCACGACAGTGTATAAGCTCCCTGGTGAGTCGACTGTTTGTACGCCTCTCACCACTGCCGAAGCTAACAACTTCAAGACGATGTCCAAGCAGGAGATCGTGGATGAGCTCAACAAAGGCAACTACGTACGTCAGCCCTTCCACATCGTGCTCCAGGAAGACCCTCGCAGCCCTACTGCGAAGATTTACCACATGATGTCACCTACCTTCACCAATCTGGTGTTCAAGGATGAGAATGCTCATTCTGCTCCTCAGATGTCGGCTATCGCAGGTGCTCTGGTGCATCGTGCGAATGGTACAGGTGGCTTCCTACTCAACCTCCATGTGGAGCGTTCGGCTAACATCGTGGACTTGGATGCTTCTCTGCTCTCAGTCGTCCTGACAGTGATCGACACTAAGGGAGAGAAGTACTATCTCCCACTGACCTGTGCCTCGTCCACTGATGGTGATGATGTATGGCAGGCCATCCTGGGAACGAACTATCGCATCACCTCGGAGAACACCATCATTTTGGTGATGTACGATGAGAACGATACCGAGTCGTCAGCCGTCATCAACATGAATCAAGAGTTCAAGTTGATCTACAGTTTCAAGACCTCGTATGATTCGACAATCCCTAAGGACGCGACACTCAATGCGCTTCTCCCCACCACACTGAAGACTCCGTCGACTGCGATGTGCTATCAGACCGTCATGATGGAATTCGGTAAGGATCTGACTGATCAGCTCTACACTGGTGTCAATGTGACATGGGGTAGTGATGTCTATCAGACTGCGACTGAGAATGTCTACCACAAGGCTACCGCTCCTATCTATCAGTACGATGAGAGTGGTATCATCTATACAGATTCAGATCCTCTGGGATATGGATCACTCAAGGTCTGTCTGATGTATGAGGCAGGTGACACTCCGCCTGACACCGGTGACATCGTCACCAAGACTGCCCGCAATATCGCCGTACCCAGTTCGGGTACTACGACAGTCATCGAAGTGGTAGATGCCACTGGCTTCCTGATCGGTATGCCAGTACGTGGGCTCAACATCCCTACCAACGCGACGGTACAGACCAAGAATGGTAATTTGATCACGATCAACAAAGTGATCACTGCGGCTATCCCTGCGGGAAGTGTCATCACTGGATCCAACAGTCAGGTCATGGTGCGCACCAGTGCGGTACAGTCAGCAATCAGTCGTACCATCCCGATGGCTCATACCACTGGGATCTATCCTGGTATGACTGCTCACTGTATCGATTTCAATCGAGGTACCACCGTGGTCTCAGTTACGGGTTCTTCAGTGACAGTATCGGCCGATCCAAAGGCGGTACTCCCCGCTGGTCGATTGATCACATTCGTGAATGCGACTGCACATGGCGTGATCAAGATCGCTAAGGGAGATGTCCTCCTGGGTGTGGACGGTAAGGCTCTGATCGAGTCTTATGCTCGCAACAAGTATCGCATCCCAGCGATCTTGTTCGATGGTAGGATCTTTGCCTCGGAGAGTCCTGAGGATACAGCTCTGGTAAGTTCGATCCATGATACCATCTCGACACATGCTGATCAGATCGCTACGATCGATGAGAACATGCGTGAGGTATGCAGTACCTTTTATCGTCCCTATCGGACCATGGGGTATTCCTCCTTCGCTAAGGGTAATAGTCAGTATCTGACTCTCCCTCTCACAGTCGGTTTCTCCGTGACACTCTATGTCGACGAGTCGACTTACAACAACGAAGATGCTCGTGATCTCATGGAGCAGACGATCATCACAACGATCAACGACGCGGTCGATGATGACTATATCGATATCCAACGTATCGGAAAAGCTATCGATGATGCAGTCAGTGATGATTCTACCCGAGTGGAAATGGGTGGTATCAACAATGATCCGTCACTTCGGTTCTTGGCTCTCAATGAGAAGGGTACCGGCACGAGTGTGGGTCAGGTGCTCAAGCTCCTCGATGATGGTACGATCGATCGTGTCCCCGATATCACGATCACTTTCATACAGAAGCCATAAAGGTAGTGGGATGGGGCGTAAGCCCCATCCCACCATCTCTTATTGGAAGTAAACCAACGCGTCGTTGATTGCCACGTCGGCCACAGCCAGAGCGAGTGCATTTGCCTTCTCGGTTTCATCCTCCGCAGAGGCGTGACCGCGGAAGCTCTCGTAGATGGACGAGATGAACTCGTTGTTGAGAGCCTTGATGACGAGCGTCATCAGACCGTCATACGCACTGGACCCAGTCTCACTCGAGATCGAGCCGGCCACATCGCCGATGGCATTTGCATATTCCACCGGGAGTTCAGTGAGCGACCCATCTTCGAGATAGGAGAGGATCAGACCACCAGCATGTTCACGGAACTGAGCGAGAGTCTCAGACTGTACCTGGAGATCGAGTTCCGCAGTGCGATGCTCAGACTGTTCGTAGATGTCACTGTTGACATTGTCACGGACAGACTCGACCCAAGTGAGGGTGAAACCATCACGAGGGAAGACAGACTCACGACGAGTCAACCAAGTAGCGAAGCGAGCGAGCTCCTGTTCGTCACCACCGTTGGAGGTGTACTGACGCATGAGATCGGCGTTCACACATACATTGATATCGCCGCTCTCATCCTTTTTGAGGTTCAGGATGAGGCTGTCGCGATACAGCGTCTGACGGAGTGCTTCGTAGCCGACCAGAGCCATAGTCGCCAGAAGCTTCACATGAGCGAGGCGTTCCAGGAGCTCTTCGATCTGCTCTTCTTCGATGAACTCCGATGTACGGACCTTCTCGCAGATGCTGTCATAGCTGGTGATGAACTGAGATGCCTTCTGGACAGATGCAGCCACACGCGTGATGTCATCATAACCTTCGATCCAGGCAGACGATGCACGATACAAGTCAGCGACCGTAGCCGCCGCCATACCGTCTTCATCGAGGTGACTCGTGAAGTCAGTGTCCGTGGCGAAGTTGAGACGTTCACGGATACGGACCTTGATGATCTCTGCGTAATAGGCGGTCACAGGACGATTGTCGTGGAAGATGTTCCACTGGAGTTGTGCAATCGTGATCGCGTTGTTGACCCAGCGACCATCGGCCAGGACACCCCAGGTGAAGTCCTCGACTGTGACACCCATGGTGTCGTAGTTGACACGGTTCTTGACCGAGAGTTCGATCAGCTCCAGAGTCTGCTTCACGTCCGATGCGACGTTGCCGCCGATGATCAGACGGATTGCATCAGAGAAGTTCTGGACTTCCTGGTTCATAGCCGAAAGGATCTCATCGTGGTGAGGTGAATCGAGTTCAGAGACCCAGTCCCACACGTCATAAGACTCAGGGTTCTCACGACCCGAACGGATGGCTAGATCGACACACTCCGAGATGAACAGCGAGAAGGTATTGGGATGGGTGACATCCACGCCTTCACCGATCATGTTGCGCAGACGGTTGGAGACATAGGTCGCCAGATAAGCTGCGTTTGTTCCATCCGCGAAGTTGGTGTCGATCAGCATACGCTTGGCGTAGCCTTCGATGAAGAATTTGGCGTAAGCGCTGTAAACACTCGCCGTCAATTTATCTACCATAGCACGGTTCCTTTTAGCCTGTCATAATATCAAAATCGAGGCGATTAGTTGTTCTGGAGGCCCTTACCACCAGAGAAGAAAGACGAGATCACACGAGCTGGTAGATCGGTACCCCGATCCATACCCATGAGATAGGGACTGAGCTTATTGCGACGTAGGCTCGTCCAGAAAATAGTGGCCTTTCGAGCCAGCTGTTTGAATGGTGCAAGTCGTGCTCGCAGACTCATAGCCGAGAGTGTGCACATGTATTCCTGGAAGGCATCATCCGATCCGAAGATCTGTTCACCAAAGCCTGTGTCACCACCGAGGTTGAGACTCATGGTAGGTGATAGATCCTTGATCGTGAACGAGAGGCTCATCTCCAGAGGAAGACGCATGAAGTTATATCCGAACTGATCGGCACCTCGTGATACTTCCAGACTCTCGATGATACATGCAGGAGATGAGAACACACCACGACAGTAGGCCTGGCAGATGAAAGGAGCCGAGTGTGAGCTCTCGCCAGTACCACGAGGTAGTGCTGCTGCAAGAGCGCATGCTAAAGGTACCAGCTCTGATTGATAGATCGATTCGATGTCGCCATAAGGAGACATGAGCGTCACGTGGAATGATTGGGAACGAGAGAAGGTACTGCTCGTCCATACTTCAGGGATATCGATCTTGGACGCACCAGTAGCAGCTGCACCGAGCATATCGAGCTTGAGTGTTTCGGTGGCACCCTTGATGAGACCAGCTGCTGCTGAGTATACACCTTCTACCGCCGATGCGAGAATACCGTCACCGACGTTACCTTGCATCATTGAATATGATGCTGCATTGGCTTCTGCAAACTTAGCATTGGCCAACTCTGCAATCTTGGACTCACCTGTCGAGTTAGAGAAGGATTCGGTAACTGAACCGATCTTGTCCACTCGGAATCCGATGAACAAATGCCCGTCGTAGAAGGTAGCTCCATAAGCAGCGAAGAAAGCGTTCACCCAACCTGACTTCCAAGTACGGGCAGTCGAACTACTGTTCTCCGTAGTGGTAGCACCGGTGGTGGGATCAGATGTAGGTGCAGCTGATGTACCCGAACCATCATCTGGCTTATGCTTAGCGAACAACGCCTCGTCGGTGTTTCGTTTACCGACCTGATGTTGGTAGCCGTGCTCGAACATGAATCGCTTAGTGATGATCTTGGCGATGTCCAGCCCGCGATCTGTGAAGATATATCCTAGACCTTGCAGGTCTGTTCCCTTGGAACCATTCTTCTCGATGTCGATCGCGGATGTGTTTGTGGTAGTAGAACCAGTGGTGTTGGATTCGGGGTCTGTGGCCATGAACCCAAGGTTCACTGCGAGCATCACTAGGATGTGGTTCACGAATCGGAAATACATCGGCATCTGAGATTCAAATGCGTAATACTTCGTGATCGGAACATACTCGAGGGTGTTCATCATCATAGCGATGAGCTGCTTAGGGATCGTAGCGATCTTCCAGAGCCGCAAGGGAGCGGAACCCACCAGATACCCGATCTTCTCGGCGGTGATCCCGCTACCCTTATTGACGAAGTCCACCACTTTCATGTCAGCGGCTGTACCCCAGAATGCACCCATGTCATTGAAGGCAGGGGTACCCATGTTGAGATACAGGATCTGCTGGTTGTCGTCATAGACTTCAGAATAGACCTGTCCCATAGCGACATTACCCCCGACATACGCATTGTACATCGGGAAGGAGATGTCATCATCATACCCAAACTGAGGTAAGGGATTGATGGCATCGTTACCGCCAAGAGAAGTATCACGACACTTCTTCCTAGAGTAGTAGATGGGGACAGGGCTAACCGACATGTCAGCTTTTGAAAATTCATTCAGAATAGTCTTAGCTGCTGGATCCAAGGCGGGCTTTGTGATATTCCCGCCGAAGGATTCATCGGACTCTGAGTATTCGAGCATAGCTTTGTAGGTTTCAAAGGTGGTACCCACCTTCAAGGTAAAGCACCCTTTGACCCAGGAAGCTGTATCTGGTACCCTTTCATTGACTCCCGATGACATTACTCATTCTCCGTATTAAGCCATACCTGATCGACTACCGGCTCGTTTAAGCGATGGGAAGTTCCCACTACTCGCACTAGGTACCGGTGGGGCGAATGCCATCTGGGGACCAGATGGAGCTACAGGTGCAGGTGTGGGCGCTGGTGCAGAGACGGGAGTCGCTGCTGGGGTGACAGGTTTCGAGATAACAGATGATGCAGGTGCTGGGGTAGCCGCTGCTATCTGTGTAGTAGGTGTCGGTGTGGTCGTAGGAGCAGGTGTAGCTACTGTCGGAATGGTCTTATTGACCACTGAAGGTGAGATCACACTCGATGTCTTCACGACTGGTGTGGAACTCTTCATAGCGACCCTGGAGGGTTGCATGTTAGAAGGCACCATGGTCTTCGACTTAGTGGTAGGCTCACCAGTGAGTGCAGACGTATTGCGTTCCAGAGCAGCTGTGTTATCGAACAGGGCTCGTACGAGAGTACCGATGTCGCCAGCACCACTCTTGGGCGACACTGACGATGGGATCTCGTAAGCTACTGGTACGACAGCTGCATTGCTGGCCGCAGGCTTAGCCGACTTCTGCTGTGTATTCCCAGACCCATATGAAGGTTCTTCCGAACCATAGTGGACAGGGATGGGTACCACTGCATTAGTGACGTCACCTCGCTTGGATGTGGAAGCCACCGAAGGACGGTTGTCATTGGTAGCCGGCTTAGGCGTAGGTACCGCAGGTTTAGCCGCTGGTGTCTGAGCCGGAGCGGTTGTGGGTTTGTTATTCGAGTTGGCTGCACCTACCTTCTGCTTATCCTTCAGAGCTGCAAAAGCAGCAGGAGTCACAGTGGTAGGACCCGTCGAAGACGGAGTAGCCGACCCCATGACCGAGGAGACGCCCTTGGTAGCTACTACTGCCGCGATACCTGTCGGTTTCGGTGCGGTCGGGGTAGATCCCGGTTTACCGGGAGTAGCAGCTGTTGGTGCACCCGGTTTAGCTGGAGTCGCTGTGGTTCCGGTACCGGCGGCCGGGACGGGTGATGGCTTACTACCCACACCACCATGCCAACCTTCGATCTTAGCCATAGCTGCTGCCATAGCCGGCACCTTTTCGACAGGTAGCGGTTCGTCGGGGTTGACCCCAAGAGACTTACACACGTTGTTGACATATGCACCGGTGTCGTTTTCATGAGGAGGTGCGTATTTGTAAATGATCTTCCGTGGGGTATTTGTACCCTTACGGATATATCCCTCAATGACTTTGATCTGTGCCGCAAACCCATGCTCGGGAGAAGCGAAGATAGCAAACCTACCATCACTACCTACGTAACCAGGTAGTGTAGCAGTCCACTTATTCGCAATCACATTACCCGGATTATTGTTGCGGTCAGCTCGTGTCGCCTTCTGACCAGGCTTCAGACCGGTAAACGCCCCGACGGCACCTTGTACCCCCTGGACGATATCCCCAGCTGTCTGCTGTACTGCACCGGCTGTGGTGTTATAAGCAGTCTGGACTGCCTTACCCACCGATGAGTTGGCGATCGAGTTGCCGATACCTGTCAGCGCCTGTGAGAATGTATCGAGGATCGAACCTGCCTTGTCCTTGATCATCGAAATAATCGAGGTACCAGGCTTGAACGTACCATCCTTATCCTTGTCACCAAAGAAGGTTTTCGTGAAACCATTCTTAATGTGTCCGAATACGGATGTCTGACCCGCATCTACGATGTTACCGAAGCGATCCTTCTTGGCATCTCTACCGAAGAAGAATCCGATGGTGCGACCTACGATGGATGGCTTCTCCTGCTTCTTAACACGACCAGTCCAATCGTACTCTGCATCCTGACCTACAAGACCGGTCCACATCCCCTTGACAACACCCTTAGTGCCTTCCCAGACATAGGACGCTGCATTGGAGATACCTCGACCGATCGCTGCGAAGTCGATACCGATTTTCTTGGCATAGTGGGAGACCACATCGAAGTTCTCGATGAGGACACCAGCAGAGGCACCGATTGCTGCGCCGACAGGTCCACCAAGCATGAAACCGATGGAGCCATACTCCATCGCCGTACCCAGTGTCTTACCAGCACGTTTGGCTCCACCTGTCAGATACTTATCGGACAGATAGTTGACGCCTGCACCAGCGAGGCCGATACCGACACCCCCCTTACCCAACTTAGCGATAGTCTTCCCGACGCTCCAAGCGGTCTTGGTAGCGCTGACGGCCACCTTACCGGCGACCTTTGTGGCGCGCCATGCACCTTTCGTTGCGGTCCAGGGCGACTTGACGAGTTCCTTACCGGCCCACTTAGTGCCCTTCCAGAGTCCTCGGCCGAGTTTACGAGCGCCTCTACCTGTCGCACGATTGATACCCAAGTTCGATGAAAGGTTCCAAGCCTTACCTAGCAGACCATAATCGTCACCAGGTCCTTCGAACTTAGAAGCAGCCCAACCGCCGATTCGTTGCTTTATCGTCTTGCGTGGAGCCTTGGGTGGTTTCTTGGCATTGAGACCTGTCTCGGTGAAACCGTTTCTGAATCGGTTCTTGGTTGCCTCAGAGACCTTACTGGTCTGGATATAGTCATTGCGAGCTTTACCCTTAGCAGTGCGTTCGGCAGCAGCTGCACGACGTTCATCGCGGATGCGCTTCTTCTCGAGTTCACGCTCACGACGAGCCTTGGCTTTCTCAGCTGCTAACTCACGAGCGTGCTCACGCGCCGCTGCATCCTCAGCAGATTCTTCTTTCTTGGTATTCCCTTGAGCCTTGCGTTCTTCGCGAAGGGCTCGCATGGATTCAAGACGATCTCTGAGAGTCTCGTTGACGCTGTGGATGCGATTACGAATGTTCGCTGCACCACCTGTACCACGCTGACGCTGTTCGAAGTCTTTCTTCGCCTTCTCGTACCGACGACGTGCACGTACCGACATACCAGGCTTAGGAGGACCAAATTGTGCTGGCTGTGAAGGTGAAGCACTGGGTCTTCCCTTATCTCCACCGAGGTCGAAGTCAGGCGTCATGTCTGAGGATGGTCCGATACCACTCTTACCCATATTGCGGATATCAGAGACCATGCGGTCGAGATTGGCTAAGTGGGTAAGAGACTTCGCGAAGTATCGTTCATTGTCGACGCGAGTGCGCTGTAGGACGTCGACGACCTTATTGCTGGAATGTAGATCATCGTCATCTTTGTTCTGGTCGAACTTCGTCTGTAGAGGTCGTAGTGATCCCCACACCGAAGTGTGATCTCTGACAGATTCAGTCGCGATGGTATTTACAAAACCAGGAAGCTTTGTCTTCTGACCTACCTTAACGGCAGTATCGAGGACTCGTGCACCCAGACCAGCCGCACGCTTGGTCCACTTACCATGGGTGTCACCTGTCGAGTTACTGACATTGCGGAGTTTACCGCGCTGACGATTGAGGGTACCTCGGAGGGTACGACCTACCCCGTTGACAGTACCTTTCGCACCATCACGATTGAAGAGTTGCTCCAAGCGAGCGAGACGTGGTGAGATATGCTTGACATACATCTGGTCGTATCGATCGAGATACGCTGCTGCGATGTTGTCGCCTACTCTGAACAGAGCTCGATCAGTGACGGAGTCCTTGAGCCTCTTGAATATGCCTCCCTTACCTGCGTCGCGCATTGCTGTATTCATCTTGATAGCTTCGAGCTTCTCAAGACTACTGCGATGCATGGTCTGGATACTGGCATTGATTGCCCGGAGGATCTCTACCTTCTTATAGCTCAGAGCCAGGCTCTTGCGCATATAAGGCAGCATCTGCGTCTTCTGGAACTGATGTGTTGCCAGAGTAGCATTAGCCGTGATCATCCGCATCGACTGAGAGGTTATGTCGAAACGACGTACCCGCATATGCGAGGGTCCATCGTTTATCTCAGTCTTGTGCCGGATCGTTATCTCACGCTCGAGCTTACGAGTCAGAGTCTTGATCTTAAAGGAGTCCTTCGCATCCATCTTGGCGCCGAACTGATCACGGCGCTGTCTGGAATTGGGGAGGATGCCATTCTGGACCAATCGGTCGATGGTTGACATACTCTTTGAACGAGCAGGTTCGTCAGCGTGGGGTTTAGCATGAGACTTAGCCAGACCGCCCGTGTACTTTTCAGGCCTTACTTTAGGTCCTACTTGTACTTGGGAGAGTTCGGAGTCCATGCTCGTTGAAGGTGTGGAATCCGACGGATCCATCGGTCATCTCCTAAGGGTTATTCCGGAGGGTAGTTTCCACATCCGGATCAATGGTGTCGGGTATATCTTGGTATTCGGGGAAGGACAGATCTCGATTAGCGATCCACTCGAGGTCGATCAACATACTCTGCTTAGACGAGTCCTCAGCGATGATGCGCTCAAACTCAATCTCAGTCAGTTTCTGATTGATAAGAGCAAACTCACGCTCGAACCTCTTTCTGACAAACATGTACTTCCCGCAGAGGTCTAGTTCTGCCTGATGATTCTGCATCATATCGCTACCCAACATAGGACCGATCAGATTACTATAGAAGCAATCTACCTTACGTACCCAGGTGGTCCAATCTTCCTCATCAAACGTAGATGGGTCTTTGTTCATCATCAAGATGTTCACGCTTAACTCACTACCTAGCGTCTCACCGAATGCGTATATCACATTCTCAGGGAGAGTCAAGGGCCATGTGTTGATGAGGACTGTTACCTCATCGTAGTTACGGATGTGTTTACCTTCATCGATCTTGACTTTCTCGAACTTCTCAGCAGGAGCCGAATGGTTCTTATTGCGAGCCATATGACTGATGAAGTAGATCAGGAAGTTGGTCTGGGGGGCGAATATGAATTGTGATAGGTGTTTCGATTTATCGGAGAGTAGGGACTCGATCCGCTTGTCATTGAACCCTATCGTCGCAAATAGGTTACCGACTGTGTCATAGCGACGAGTCTGGTATTTCTCGATCTTGTCCTTGATGACCTGGGTGTATTCCTCAAACACCCCACGTCCCTGGAGGTAACCCTCGTAGAGGATAGCTCCTAGGTTGAAGTCCTTGAATAGGACTAGATCGACATAGATGAAGTCTGGAGTGAAGAAGGTCTTAGCCAGACGCTCGTCATTGATCTTCTGCTGTAAAACAGGATCGAATGCTTTTGGTTCTTCTGACATGGGTCGTCTTTCTTTTTTCCTTCAGATAGTATCACTATCCGGGGGGAGTCAATAGTATGATCGGCCCTGGCCGCATTACATTTATGCTCGACTCTGTTGAGGAGAGCCTCAATCACAAAGGTGATTTATGGTATCTACCGAACGTCTACCTGGGGATATCGGGACAATCGATGATCCTGTCAATATCAGAATCATGGATGTCAATCAGTTCATCCATGAGAAGAGAGCTCGTCAGGTAACTAGCTCGATGGTATTTGAACCATCGACTTCTATCTACCATGCAGAAGGTCTTTACTCCGAAGAGATCTTCGGACAAGTAGGTTCCCCTGATCGCATGCTCAAATTCGGGTGGATCGATCTGGGTACCAGGATCCTCCATCCCAAGATCTTCGCCATCCTCTGTAAGCTCAAGCGCCTCTATAAGGACATCATGTCTGGCGCTGAGTATGCGATCTTTGATCGTGTCAAGAATGACTTCATTCGGTTCACAGGTGATCCTCTTGAGAATGATCAAGCCGATACTGGCTACTCCTTCTTCATGAGTCACTTCCATGAAATCGAGTTCCCTCGCACTGGTTCTAGCAAACGAGATGAAAACATCGAGGTGATCCTCAAGTATCAGAAGATCACAGAGTTTGATCGGCATATCGTGATACCAGCAGGTCTGCGTGATATCGCCAATGATAGTTCTGGTCGACTGATCCAGGATGAGATCAACAAGCTCTACAATTCCCTACAGATGTACACCAGAGCTATCCCTCGTGGATCCAACTCACCTCTCTATGATCCAGTGAGATGGCAGCTCCAGTCCAAAGCTCAGGAGATCTACGAATATATCGAGAACTTCCTCGATGGTAAGCGCGGTTTCATCCAGAGCAACTTCGCACGCCGCCATGTGGCTGGTGGTACTCGTAATGTGATCACCGCTGCTCCCTTCCTAGCCAACTCCCCAGAAGACGTACAGCTCCTGGGAGCTGACGACGTGATGGTGGGTATCTACCAGACTGTCAAGGGACTCACTCCTATCGCAGCCTTCAATCTGCGACAGATCTTCTCGACTCCTATCTTCAAAGCCGAGACCACTACCAATGTGGCATTGAGTGATCCAAAGACTTTCGAGCTGGTATACACCAGAGTAGATTCGCCAGTCCGTGATAAGTGGATGACCACCTCTGGTAATGAGGATATCTTCAACGATTTCCGAAACGTGGAACTACGACGTTCACCGGTCATGATCGAGGATATAACAGGTGACAAATATGCACTCCTCTTCGTATATGACGAGGGTGATGAAATCGCACTGTTCCGCAGTATCGTCGACTTGGAGAACGGATGGCCTCGTCCTATCGACAAGAAGAAGATCAGACCTATCACCTATGCTGAGATGCTTTACATCGTAGCTGAGGTGAGCAGTAATGGAGCACACTGTCTAGTCACCCGTTATCCGGTGATTGAACAGGGTTCTACATATCCAGGTAGAGTCCATGTGGTATCGACGACACCGTCCCGAGCGGTGCAGTTGGTGGACTTGGTCTCTGGTGGTAGTTTCAGTACCACCCTGAAGCAATACCCAATTCTCAAGAATGCATTCATGGATGCAGCCATGGTCCATCCGAGTAAGATGGCAGCTATGGGTGCCGATCATGACGGCGATTTGACCTTAGTGCATAGAACACGATAATTGACAGGAAAATACCCTTGTAAAAAGGTGTGAAAATTTTACCTAGTATTATATGGTGAAATAACAACTAGGTGAATTATGAGAATTCCAACAAATCCTCTATATGACATCTCCGAAGATGCAGTCGTCACGCTGATATCTACCGGAGAGGTTCAGAAAGAATACATCAGTCGACACTGTCGACGTGCAGTTAAGATCCGTGGTAAAAGTCACAAGCCTTCTTCGCACCCGCTCGATAGGCTGATGCTGATAACGTATAAGCCGACCGACAAGGATCCTGAGTGGTTGTCGGTGTCTTTCCGAAATGGGAATCGTGATGATCTCCGGATAGAAAATCTCGAATGGGATTATCGTCAGTATAGAGTCCGTGAGAGGATAGGAGAACACATCCCACTGGGAGTGTGGTTCAAGGTACCTGGGGTGTCCTTGGAAATAAGGATTGTAGAACGTGGTCCTGAGTTGCGACGGTACGTCGACAAGTATCCCGTCGGTGTCTCTCCGAGAAACGGATATATGGAGACTACTGTTAAAATCGATGGTAAGCAACAACGTCTCCATCGACTGTTGGCTCTCACCTTCTTGGATCATCCTCTGGACACTGAACATCTTACGGTCAACCATAAGGACTCCAATAAGCTCAATAACACCATCCGAAATCTCGAGTGGGCTACTTACTCTGATAACAACATGCATGCCTTCACTGATGGTGTGCGGGGTGAGACTCAGAAGAAGATACTCCTCAGGAGGCTGAGTGATGGGCAGGAGTTCGTGGTGGGTGGATACCATGAGATGGCGAGGCTCCTCGGTGTGTCTCCTCAAAGTGCTCACCAGGCGGTGGAGCGGAGGACTACTGATGGGAAGCCTTTCCATGGGTATATCTTTAAGAAGGCTGATGATCCGCGCAGTTGGGAGGAGTTGTCTCGTAATCCGAGTCGTATCGGCGATAAGGCCGATAAGTCAATCGTGGTGATGGATCTCAAGACCCATCGAGTGCTCGCCATGGGGAATCGCTCTGAGGTAGCGGTGAAGTATGGGATGCGTCACTATGTGCTCGATCGTCTGTTGATGTATGAGACAGTCATACCTTGGAAGGGTATGGGTTTCCGCCTCGCAGAAGAAGGCGAGCTCGTGAAGTGGCCTGTATATCCTGAGGAGGTCTTAGATATCTTCGATCGGACTAAGGCGACGGATCGTCCTCTGAATATCGTAGGGGGCGATGGAGTAGTGAGATATTACACCAGTGTGACGGAGTGGTGTAATGAGGATCGAGAGAAGCGTTGTGATCCGGCGGTAATGTCCCGGATGCTTAAGTCGAGTGATGGTACCATGCGCTGGAGGAGTTGGAATATCCAGCATGTGGACCTAAAGAAGTTTCCTGTCATTGAAGTAAAGTCGTGTTTTATGCAATAAGCGATGTCCTCTTTATCAGAGATGGTAAAGTGAATCTCCTCTAATTGCGGGAACGTCTCGTTAGGCTCTGTATACCAACCCACCTAGGAAACTAGATAGTGAGGGGCGATGCTAATCACATCGAGATGGTAAAAATTACAGAGATAGAGAAAATCCGCAGCGAAGTCGCTAAAGCCTCTATAGGTCATGCGATGTGCTCAACGACTAACCACCTGCCACGGTGTAGGGATCGAGTGATCCCGAAATGGGGAGCACCCTACTCCAACGAGAGGGTGAAGATATAGTCTGCTCTTACACGAGAGTGTAAGCAGTCCTCTTTTCCTAAGGAAGAAAGGACGGGTAGTGTCTAACGAGCACTGCTGAACATCAGGAAAGTTTCCATCGAGTTTTTGTACACTAAAGATGCCAATGAGGAGAACCGGGATTACCTCAGTGGTATTTCGAGTGTGATCAATACTGACCTAAGGTTCGTGACAGGTGGGAGTACTTACCTTATCGATCTTTGGTTGCACAATCTCACCTATACAGAACCTGGTAGTTTGGATTGATAGACTGGGGCCACATGGCCCCAGTCTATATCCTCTATCTAACTCTACTCATCGTATGATATTTATCTCACAATAAGAGGGTAGTATGGACTTTAACCCCTTTACCGGGCTGGGTATGGAGGCTATGCGCATCTCCTACCAGCGCTTCTACACGATGTTTCATACCCGGCGTATAGGACAGGCTCCTAAGAAGATCGATGACTTCACAGAGCTGGCCATGCCTATCGGGTCGGTGGTCCACACTATCGGAAATATGGAGACTCTCGAACCTGAGGGTGATTGTCTCCCTACTCCTCACTTCAGTCCGATCGATGAGGCTAAGGCTCCTCGCTATATCCTGATCTACAATCAGATCGCAGATGAGCATTCGAAGCCTCTCCCAGTGAAGGAGAATCTGGTCTTCCGTCCTACTCCGATGATGGCGGGTATCAGTTATTGGTATCAGCATCACCGTGACTATAAGAAGATCATGGTACCTCGCACTATCGGGACCATGCCTGGGACGATCACGCGTGTCGACTATTCGCCGATTATGTATCTCAAGACGCCGGGTGTCAATGAGGAGTATCGCAAGTTCGATGTGATCTTCCGCACTATCTTGAACTCGATCGAATCGATCGGTACTGGATGTCAGCACTTTTTGTTCCTACCTCAGAATGAGGGCACGACGACGAAGGCTGCTTTTGTCGCAGCTGCAAAAGAGCTGTCGAATTCGACCATGGCTAAACTGCGTCATGATCCCACGCTGTTTCCTTTGGTGCATATCTTGGGATATGTCCTAGGACGTAGCCGTAGGTTGAATGTGACGCCGTATAAGACGGATCTTAAGCTCTTGGGTAAGGATCACCCATCCTTACGGGACCTGCGCTCCTCGTCGCTCCTGGAGCGAATTCCGACGGATGTCCTTAAGGTGATCAACATCGTCCTGTACAAGGGTAGGAAGGCAGTCATCTATAACCTGGGTGACATCATCGAGTTCTCTAATGACCCTGGCTTCTTTGGGAAGCTTTACACACACTTCATGACACTGCGTCATCCCAGTGGTGACTTCATCGATATGGAGACTGATCCTCATGAAGAGACAGGTGAGATCGAAGAGCAGGGTATCATCGACAGTGAGACGAGTGCTCCTATCGAGGAGAAGGTCAAAGAGCTCCCCAAAGAAGACAAGTTCGCGGTAAAGCATGATCCAGCTGATGCTGCTGGTGGTTATCTCCATGACGACCATACCACTCCTGTATCGCAGGTGGTGGTAAGACCGATCGAATTGGGTGAGCAGGATACTAAGCTCGAAGATCACATCCGTACGCATGTGGACAAGGTGGTCGCTGAGAAGGTGGCTGTCGAACCCAAGAAGGAAGCTCGTAAACGAGAGCTAGTGGACAATCACTTCAATGTAACCATCGGTGGTAAGACTTTGAGTGAGCTGATCCAGGAGCAGCCTCCTGAGAGCTTTAAGCCCAAGAAGATGGACTTCTTGACAGGAGCTCCTGAGGAGTCTCACAAGCAGTCCACATTGGTGGCTATCGATAAGGCCTATCAGGAGAAGATGTACCATGCCGATCTGGCGAAGGTACTGGCTTCTACGGCTAAGCATGGTTTGTTCATCACTCATATCGAGGAAGAACATCACAGCACTGAGATGGATAAGACGACCACCTACAAGGTGTCCATGCGGGATATCGATGGTAGGTCTCACACCATCAAGTTCTCTCGTCCTACCATCTCGAAGGATGGTACGATCACGATCAGTGGTACTGAGTATATCCTGACTCGCCAGGCTGTCACTCTTCCGATCTGTAAGATCAGTGATAGTGAAGTATCCCTCTCTTCGCACTTCGGGAAGGTGCTCGTATCACGTGTGGAATCGAAGCGTAATAGTTTCGAACACGTGATCATCGCTCATATCCTGAAACTGCGCGCAGAAGGTATGCTCACTGCTCAGGTGGGTAAGGCTGAAGATCCCGTAAAGCCTCTCCCCTATGACTATTCAGCGATCAGTAAGGGCTTCACTGAGATCACTGTGGGAGGTATGACCTTCTACTTCGGTCAGGATGGTGCACCTATCACTGATCGGATGTCGGCTATCCAAAAGGTGGCGACATCTCTGTCATCGAAGTTTGGTATCTTTGTCGGTATCACGAGTGATATGGAGCTCCTGTTCTGGGACTTTAAGAACTCCATTCGTAAAGTATCGCACAAGGGTGAGGAGCTTTCTCATTGGAAGTCCTTCAACCAACTCTTGGTCGATGTACTGGGTAGTGAGGCTGGTCTCCAAAAGCAGGTTAATGAATACACGCTCGTCAGTTTCCCGGGTGAGAAGATCCCTCTGGTATTCACCTTGGGATATGAGATGGGTCTGGAGAATCTGTTCAAGAAGATCAATCTCCAGTATCGTTTCTATTCGAGTGGTAACCGACCCGTGATCGGGATCGATGATATCTCGATCCGCTTCGCTGATGGTTTCTTGGTCTTTAACCGATATCCCCTCCAGCGGTCTTTGATCGCAGCCGGTTTGACTTGGGCTGATCTCAAGGATATCAACTTCAAGGACTTGAACTTCCCAGCTCCTTACACAAAGGTACTGGTGTCCAAGAAGATGAAGCCTGGGACTATCCAGACGGTTACACAATTCGTCGATTTCTTTGTTGATCCCATCACCGAGACCGTCCTGCGGGATATGAGCGAGCCGACCGTGTGGTCAGCTCTCTTACTCCGTGCAAACATGATGGTCACCGACTATTACGCGATCGATACGGCGTCTATCGCTAACCACCGCTTCCGTAAGTTTGAACGGTGGAATGGGATCGTCTATGAGTCTATCTTCAAGGAATTCTCCAGGTGGCGTCGTACCAATGGTAAGAAGTCATTCTCGATCAATCCTGAAGATGTCTTCCAGAAGATCGTCCAGGATGCTACTGTGGCGATCAACGACACGATCAATCCAATCCATGAAGTGAAACAGTCTGCTAACTACACCTTCACGGGTCGTGGCGGTCGATCTGCGGATGCTATCACACAGGAGTCTCGTATCTACCCCAAGGATGGTTTAGGTATCGTCTCTGATGCTGTACCTGACTCTGGTAAGGTAGGTATCACCTCCTATCTGTCGGCATCTCCTAACATCGACAACGTCCACGGTATCCCTAAGGCGTATAAGGAGGGTGATGAGCTAGAAGCTCCTCAGATGCTCGCCATCGGTACTAACGTGATGCCTGGTGGTACCACGGACGATGGTAAGCGTGCTTCCTACCTGAGCATCCAGATCTCTCACTATGTACCTAACCATGGAGATGGTGAGACAGCTTCTGTGCGTACTGGGTATGATGCGGTTCTTCCTCATCTGGTCAGTGACACATTCGCTATCGCTGCTGAAGCAGATGGCGTAGTCGAGTCTATCGATGAGAAAGCTAAGGTACTGCGGGTCCGATATGCTGATAAGCCTATCGATCCTTTGCGGAAGCTGACTCTTCCTTATTCCGACCCCATCATCGACAAGTATCGCAAGGATCACAACTTCGTCGGTATCTTGGTCACCGAGCGGTCACTGGGTTCTTATCCAGCCAACGGTATCTTCGCTCTGACGAATTCCACCTATGGTAAGGTGGTATCTCGTCTACGATGTGATTCGGTGGATGGTATCCCTGATCGTGATTTGGTGCGTAAGCAGAGTCAGTTGGTGAAAGCTCTCTCAGATGGTAGCGAGAGCTGTCTCTACTACATCCGTCTGGAACTGATCGGTACCACTACTCCTGGTGAAGTGAAGTCTTATTCCTACAAGGATGCTTACTCGCAGATCTCAGGGGCATTCCTCCTCCAAACAAGGAAGGTCAATGTCCATGTGGGAGAGAAGATCAAGGAAGGAGATATCCTCATCTACAACGATGGGTTCTTCGTACCCGATCCGATGTCCAAGCAAGTGACGTTCAAGCATGGTATCATCGAAACGGTGGCTCTGTGTGAAAAAGGGAGTAATCACGAAGACGCCTGCGAGATCACTCGCGCTATGGCTAATCGTCTGAATATGACGCCTGCTCACCAGTGTCCAGTGGTCACTCAGAAGAATGCCATCCTCATATCGACTGTCAAACCTGGTGATCATGTCGATACGACCACTCCTCTATGTGTGATCAGCGATGACGTCATGGTGCAGACTGAACTCTACCAGACGCAGTCTAAGTTGGACCTGATGGCTAAGCTTAGTCGTCAGACGCCTACAGCGGGCTATACAGGCACTGTAAGTAAGCTGCGCATACTTTACGCCTGTGACCGAAATGAGCTCTCAGACAGCCTCAAATCGATCCTGAAGGTATATGAGAAAGAAGAGCGTCAACAGAACGCTGCTCTCTCTGCTATCCCAGGTTCGAAGATCTCTGAGCGTCCTGGATATGTGGCACCTGGTACCTATTACAAGGGTATCGAGTTCACTGAGGATACTGTTTTGTTGGAATACATGATCCAAGAGACTCTCACGGCTGAAGCTGGAGATAAGCTCTGTTTCGGTAATGCCAATAAGGCAATCATCTCACACGTTTCCGAAGAATCGCACTATACGGAATCGGGTGTACCTGTGGGTGCTCTGTTCTCACTCACCTCGATCATCAACCGTATCGTGAAGAGTCCTCTCCTAGGTATCGCAGAGAGGAACATGGAGGTCGGAAAAGCAAAGCTCGTCGATATCTTCTTCAACGGATAACTACACTGACAGAGGGGGCTCATCGCCCCCTCTGTCATTTTGTAAAAGTATCGAGTTACTCAGTAGGACGATCGACCCACTCGATGAGGTCGTGATCTGAAATAGCTCCACGCGTGGAGCTGTAGGTACCATCTTCACGATAGGTACGACCATTCGATCCGAGGAACCGGAACCCTTCCTTGTAGTCCTGATCATGTCGATTCAGGGTAGCTTTGACTGTGACGAAGCCGGGTGCCCCCCGTTGGCGATATCGCCTACCTAGCTGGATTGCCATATGTGAAAACTTTTTGATGAAGTTAGTCCAGGATTGAACCATAAGATTGAACTTTTGAGATCAATCAATACAAAAAAAAATAAGGTGATAGGAGGTGGGGATTTTACCCCACCTCCACTTGTTATTATGCGATACCGGCGCCGGCGAGACGTGCTTCCAGATGAGCAATCTTGCTGCTCATCACGGCGAAGGTCGATGCGTCAGCTGCATCGTCATTGTTCATACGATTGACGATGTACTGATCGGTCGCACCGCGCGAGATGTCAGCCGCCGCAGCTCCAGCTTCGAGTCCGCTCAGACGTTGTGCGAGGGTACTCACTTGATCTGAGAGTACTTGTACTTGCATCTGAAGCTGATCGATTTCGGGAGAAGAAGCCATGTCGATACCCTTCCGATATTGTCAGGTGCGAGTGCACCATATGATAAAAAAAAATAAGGAGATCAGGGTGAGGGCGTAAGCCCTCACCCGTCACCCTAAAGAATCCCGTTATAGCGCTCTAAGCCATCGGCATCGTAATGCCGAAGTACATCGCCCGACGGCCTCCGTAGAGGCACATGAAGGACGGAAAAGGAGAGCACGAGATCCTTATCTGTGGCGGAGGGCAATGGCATCGAACCATCCGCGAATTAACGCACCTACGGGTTTCAAATCCGTGTGAGGAGCCAACCTCAGTACCCTCCATATTCGTTTATTTCCTGAGGGGATCATGTCCCCAGTTCATCAAGGAATAGCGCCAGCGGCTCGTTTCCTTTTTTGTCTCAGGACCACCTTGAGCCAGATGGCGTGTGATGTATGCACATACCTTACGCATGTGGGCATAGTCACTCTCATCGAGCTGTGACTTAGGTGTACGTAGGATCTTGATGATACGTCGTCCAGACTGATGTCCTACTGACTCATCACTACCTTCCTTCTTGAAGCCTACCTTCTTACTCTCATCAGTCTCGAGGAATTTCTCGATCTGTGAAGCTGACATATTGACCAGCTTCTTGAAGAGCTCATAGGTTTTCTTGTTTCGCAGCTCGCGTTTAGCTTCTGCGGAGTCTGTCAGTTTGATATCGGCCATAACCTTCTCCTGCACTAGACTCAAAAATGGCTCACCCTAATCGACCGGATAAACCGATCGACTTATTTTCGGTATCACCCCGGTGAGCAGGAAGACCTAGATGGTTAATAAGGTACACCCCTACGTCTATCCATCAAATGGTAGGGAATAGGATCCCCATGGAAATCCAGATTATCGGAGGGTCGTATGATGCACGACTCCGCCAGAGCGACATTACGCACTGGCGACAAGAGACGCGACTTATATCATCGTTACCGTACCGACACGATCACCGCAGTAGCGGCCCTACTGGTTTCCATGGGGTTGTAGCTGAAGCTCTTATCGAATCTCACGTCTAAGATTCGACCACCGTGAGGGTGTGACTTCTACAGCTGCTGATCACTGTTGCGAGTAGTGTCATATACAGCGACTACTCGATGAGAGGCGCGTCTCCTCAGACCGAATCTGTGGTGCCGGCTAGAGGGATCGAACCCCTGGCCCCCTGATTACAAATCAGGTGCTCTACCATCTGAGCTAAGCCGGCAGTAATAAGTACTCGGTACTCGATCGACTCTACCCTCCAAGGAGGAAGAGGGAACAACCCCCACATGCAGTGTCCTAAGCCGACATGCAGGAGGAATCATTCGAGTACCGAGCTTTCGCCCAACCGCCGGTGGTTACATCAGCCGTCGTGCGAATCTCGTATAGAATAACCAGAGGTCGTTAAGATTCTTCCACCTGACATGGGGGTCGTGTACATGTCAAGTAGTCGAGTGGAGCTCACGACCTCTGGTTACCCTCTAGTCAGGATCGTTGTCCTGACTGCGACCACAAAAGGGCGAGTGCGTTACCGCACTGCTTTGTGAAACTGGAATATCCATTTGACAACCATGGACCTCGAGGGACGGGTCTGACCTTCGGGAGGGATGGTCCATGGTTGTCAAATAGGTTGGAAGAGAAATCACCGATCGCCGAGGTGGGGTCGGCTCTGAGAGAGGGGGTATGATCGATGACTCTCTTCCAACAGAATAAGGTTCGTTCAGACTAACATTTTTTCAATGTCGGACATCCCGATTTATTCATAAGAGTGATATGGGATTTCATTTTTTATGAGAATAGCTGTTCGTCTCGAAAACCTCAGGACACCGTGATGCAAGAGTAAGGAGGGTCGTTACCTCCTTGAGGGGTCCCGATACTGAGAGTGATCTGATATCACAGTCAAAACCTCCCTCACCGAACTCAGGATGCTTCCAGTAGATGGACGCATCGCATGAGCGATAGCATTGACCGAAGTAGAGTCTTTCGATCTCAAGACCTTCGGTAGTCTCCTGGATGATTTGGATATTGGCCAGAGCGCGTTCCACGGTCATCGGAATTTGATGCTCATCTATAATTTTGGCGTACAGAAAGTCTCCATCTGGACCATTTGGCTCCAGAGGGATGATGTCAGAATACACCAAATTTGTGTTATCGAGAAAAGACTCTAGTGCGTTCTGCACATTAAGTCCAAACATACCCAGAGTGGTGTGGTTCACAGCTCGGTGCTGGAATAGGTGACGGAATTCATCTTGTCCGTCTTTATGACGAGCAAAGATTCTGGCCACCGCACTGGGTGTAGTTTCATCAGGTGCAATCATCACCTCGATACCCTCATCGGATATACCGATAGACCACACCCAACCCTCGTAGTGTTCTCTAAGGTGGGAAACAATCAGTCCGACGTCCTGTGCGCGGATGTTATCATCACCGACTTTCATGGTTCACCTGACCTTCCGACTCGGAGGTAATGCTGGCGATGGGGAATTCCTTACCCTTCTCTACCGAATGGGCTGCAAGAAACTCGTTGAGATTCCTATAGGAAGACCCCCAACCATACCTACTGGAGAGTTTAACAAACACGGAATCTCGATCGATGGTGGTGGCTTCGAGGAACTCAAAGAGCTTTTCTTTCGTGTCGAAATCGAAATGCAGACACGAATATCCAGATTCTGTCAACTTGATATGGAGGACTTCCTTATCTCCCTGTAAGAGGGAGCCAATGAACGCATTCAATGACTTATAGGTGTAATAGAAATCGTCTGCCTGTACGATAACTGGGGCATCCACCACGAAATCTTCACTTTGTAGTATACCGAAGAAATGTCCGACGAGCTCGTCCGTCGTCTTAGTATAACAGCGTGAAGAAAGAGTCTCGGTAATATGCTGACGCACCGACCGTACGTCTTGTAGTCTGATACGAGATTTCGATGCAGCGATATCTGAGGGTTCGGGTAGACGTCGTTCGAGGACGTTGGTACACCATTTTTCGAACCCAGTTCGCTCTTCGATGATAATGTCGCCCTCGACGACCGGAGGTGATTCTTCTCTTACAATCACGTCATCCTGATCATCAAGGAGTGTACGATCTTCGGAGTCGACTGGGCGGGGATCTTCATCGAGATCGGGCTCCAATACGGACCATATTTCGGATTCTTCGTCACGGGCAGTGGTGACTTCGGACTCCTTTCTGTCATCGATCTCCGATTTGGTGGCCGCCTCCAGTTTAACATTCTCAGCGGAGGCTACTTCGGGCTCGTCGGCGACCTCATCACGTAGACGCCTAATCGGTATATACACGCGGTCAGCTTTAGCTCGTTCGCATGCGCCGCATACTCCACAGAAGTCATACTGACCTTCGGATTCACACCACGTGATGCGAGCCAACACTTCATCCGGGAGGTTGTCGACCATATGCGCTTTGGCGAAGGTCTTCAGAGGGAACTCGAGCTTGGGAAGCGGGCTGACGCATACCCCTTCGAAAGCGCTCCAGATCGACTCGATGTCACTGATGTGTGAGATCATCTGATCACCCAGTGCATAGCCCATAGCGACGATGTCGAACCGCTGGGTATCCACCGATGCCAGTAGTCCGAGAAGGAATCCTGGTAGCTGTTTGTAGCCGAGTGCTTTATTCCACTCTCCCTTCACCCGATATGTGAGAAGGTCGCACTCGGTGTGGAATACGTTCTTCGGGCGGTGCTCTTCGGCATATTTGTAAAACAAGGTAGTCAGATGCGAGATGGCTTTCCTCTCGCGCTCGACCTTCGTGTAGTTGTTCTCGATCACGACATATCCGGTTGTCACGAAGTGCCCGGCGGCGATGAGCTTGGTGACCATGTAGGTCGAGTCGAGTCCGCCCGAATGGAGCACGAAGATGCGCTTGGGTTCAGTGGTCTTCTCGAAAAGCCAATGATGATTGATCACAGGAATTCTCCAGATAGGTAGGGAGGCTTTACTGGCGTCCCTTTGTCAAAAGGATGCTTACCAGGATTCCACGATGATCCTGAAAGCGTGTTTGATGCGACGAGTGAACTTGAACCATTTGAGGAGCAGGTTTCCGTCTTTGTTAAAGTGGAAGGGGATGGCCCCTACCTTGATGCGTACCTCATAACGCAGAGGATTGTAGCGCTCAGTTCTGGAACGATGTTTCCAAGCGACATCACCGATGCCCAAATGGGTGATCATGAGATGAACATTCTGGACGATGACTGTGTCTGGGTCAAACATAGCGTTCTTCCTTGTGAAAGAGATTACTTCCTGTAGGTGTCGTAACACCATGCCAGTTTTGAAAAGTGTCGATGGTCCTTAGGACTATTGAGACCGATAGTCATCAATACATCCTCGGGATTATCTGTCAGGGTATTCCCGTCCACCCAAACATTCATGGATCGATTGGGTGCTTTGTCGCGATGATACTCTTTCTTGAGGATAGGGTTGACGATAGGACCCGTCGAACCCGGTTTCACAGTGAGGGTAGGTACCTTCCTGATAGGGAGTCGGTCATATCTGGATGATGGGATGATGACACCACTCGCATTGGTATAGCGTTGAGGTTCACCATCTTCTATCACTTCGCTCCGGACAAAAGGAGTGATAGCCACCAGGACATCCGTCCCTATGACAGGGATACCTGAAAGGTAGAACATATCCTTTTCTCCGATCCTGCGTCTGCGGAATCCGGAGATCATGATCTGCTGTTTCTCTCCTACTTCACCGACGAGGGTGTCGCGCCCACCTACATCGATAGAGAGGAATTGCCGGTTGTTGGATGGATTGATATAGACTTTCCAAAAGAGCCGTGGTTTATTACCACGTCGGTGGTTGATAGCCACCTCTCCCATCAGTGGGTGATAGATGGCACCCACTATAGGCTCATTACCCATCCTAACTTCCTTTTCATTTACCGGAGTTGGAGTGAGAGGATGGCAGCAGTATAGAGACCGATTTCACCCTCGAACTTAGGATCTACATATTCGTTCATCCCTGCCAGATTCAGGATGAGCACTCGGGCCAGACAGAAGCTGAACAAGACGAGGTCGGGCTTAGTGTTGAGCTGGCCTGTATTCTTGTGGTAGACGATGATGTTCCGACCAGTCTTGGTGGTGATCACCAGTCGGATGTGATGAGGGGTAAGCTCACCGACGATGTCGAAACCACTCGGAGTGATACGGCGATTGTCGGCTGTTGTGATGATCTTCGTACCAGGAGCACGAAGTAGGTCGCGCACACGAGTGCGAGAGAACTCAGGGTTCTTAGGACGGCAATTACGCGTCAGGCGATAAGTATCATGGAAGATGAGGTTCGACTGGTCGCTACTGATGCTCATGAAGATGGGATTGTTGAGCATCGATGCTGTCTCTTTGGTATCGAGCTCACCTTCGGGTGTGAAGAGAGGACGACGACGCACTACCTGAGCAGGTACACGTACGCTTTCCTCAGACGAGGTGAGTGATACTGCATGCTCATTAATGAACACGGGAATCATCGAAGTACGGATGCGATCACGACGATCGGCAATCGCATGATGACAATGGGGGATCTCATCCTTAGGTGCAGGAGGAGTACCACCAGTGTGAGACACAGGGGTGACCACGATGGGAAGTTCTTCTTCCACGATAGTCGTGGTAGTGGTGGTGACAGTCGTCACATAGAACAGACTGTCGATGAAGTTTGCGATCTTAAAGAACATGGGGAACTCCTTCAGGTTTTACCTAGAGAAGATCCGTGGATAGTCCTTATCTCTCTTCAAATCCATTTACTGGAGAGTTAAGAACTACACACGATTCTCATCGGTGAGTGTTAAAGTTTTAATCGAGATGTTAGTCTACACTTTGGTAATATGAGGTTTTATAGGTTTTGAATAGAGTAGGTAGGAGGGCGCGAGCCCTCCTACCTCTCCTTTGTCAATTTATCGCCGAGCGCGACGCTGGCGGCGGTTGCCGCGATGTGAATGACTGTGATTGTCATGTGATACAGCCGATACATCGATCGCGCGGGCATGCCCTCGGATCTGACGAATCACCGAATCGTAAGTCGGGTTGTTGACCGTACCGAGGAAGTAGTCCAGGTTACCCTCGTTGAGGTACTGGATCACATGGAGGGTCGACTGAGCGAGCCACATGAAGAACAGAGAGCGCATAGCCTCGTTGTTAGCATGGCCCGTATGCTTGGGTACTGTACGATAGGTGGGTACACTGCCCATCACTGTGGTGATCTTGGCGACTGCATACTCGACGAGCATACCGTCCATGGCTGGTCGGCTGGATCGCATGATATCGATCGTCGAGAGGATGTTGGTTGCAGCCAGGTCGGCCATGTAACCGACCACCGGTCGTTTGACCAGTTGGGACATCAGCTCAAACACCGCGCAGAGCGCCGCACCGTAGACACGGGCATCATTAACAGGGATCTTACTGTCGGTGCTGTAGAGAGCCGACACATACTGACGGTAGGCTTCTGTGAAGTACACGAAATACGTGTAGGATCGATGACGCATGTTGTCGAACTTGCGATCACCGACCATCGATTCGACTGCACAGAAGATGGGATAGATCGGATCATTCTTGCGATCATTGGAGATGATCTTGTTCACCGCTGCCAGGATGGTATCGATTTCTTCCTGGGGTACCTCGATTCGGGTATTGCTCGGTGTCTGGATTTGATCGGGATTATTCATCGAATGCTCCGAGAGTAGAAGGAAATATACCGTAGCTATCTGCGATCCGGTATCTCAATTTCCTGATAAGGATTATCATCTTCAAAAGGATGGGGTGGATGTCCTCATGCTCTAACCTAGAGCCCCATGGTCTTTCAAACAATTCGTCAAAGGCCATGTAGATGTCATCGAATGCGGAGAGGATTTTGAGCTCGAGATAATTACCCGCCATGGGAGAGGGCATCCTGAGCAGGCAGGTCTTTATCCTACCGCTGACTCTGTGCAGATCTAAGATCGTCCGATCCTCGATCGAATATACACTGATGAGGGAATCGATGAGACCCGTTAGTTTCACAGCACTATTCTCGTGCTGTTCGAAAGAGGTTGAAGGTAGACTGTTCTCCCACACATCAGAATTTTCCATTCCGATATAGGTCGTCACCAATACATGGTCTGCGCATTTGATTAAGAATTTGATATAGCGGGAGGAGGAGATCTTACTCCCATGGATCATTTTCTTGTGCAGTTTTACCAAAGGTTTCAGTCGGGCATGGCCTGCCACCATACCGACTACGTCGAGTCTGACGGTGAGATCTTCGAGTGTCTTTTCTCGTAGCGATAGTCTTTTAGTTTTTCGCATCTCCTAGATTCCTCAGAAGGGAAAGCTTTTTTCTCAAAGTATGTTTTTTCATAAGGGTAATATATTTGTTCACTTACGATGGGTATAGGGAGCCGTCTGGCTCCCTATACCTCAAATCAATTCCAACTCTTCTTGTTGCTTCATGGCTTCATCACTCTCCAATGAGAGATCGATAGCCTTTTCGATATCGCGTTCATCTAGTTCAGGACCTGAGAACTCAGGACCGATTAGAGCACTGATCTCATCTCTGACCATAGCCAGGATGTCATCAGTAGTAGACGACACATTAGGGACATTACCTGTGTCTAGGGTGAGTTCATAGACAGTCACTTCATGGATCTGTCCGATACGGTCAGCACGAGCCACTACTTGATCCCAAGTAGCTTGACGGAATGGCCTGTTTGCTAGGACGATAGTCGAAGCTGCTGTGACAGGTACAGCCTCTGAGAGAGACTGCATGGTGGCACATACCGGATTGACATCAGGATCATTCTCGAATGCATGCATGATGCGAGTCAGATCGGTATTAGTCCCTCCATATACGAGAGCTGGTTTGAAACCCTTGGATCTGAGGCTCTCAGCCAAAAGCTTCATAGGTCTCACAGATGATGCGAAGAAGAGAGTCTTACTCTTACTCTCTTTGATGATCTTCTCTGGTTTACAGTGGACTGCGAGCATCGCTGCGCAATCGGACCTACGTTTGGATAGGACTGTACCTAGAGCCTCACCTCTGACCTTGAGTTTGATGTTTTTGATAGCAGAGAGCTTAGCTCGGAATATCTTTCTCTCATGCAGGGGGATATCCGGCATGAGATGTTGACGCTCGTACTTCTTTGCAAAAGCCATCTCGTCGATCATCATCTTGTCCATATTGCGACTGATGAGTTTGATACAACGAAGATATTCCTGGAACCGCCTTTTGTCTTCCTTAGTCCTGAGTCTCTTCTCATGATGATCGAGCCACTTTTGGACATAGGCTCGATACTCTTTCATCTTAGGCTCGTAGAACTTGAGACGCTCCGCGATGAAGGCCTTCATATCCTCTCGTACAGTGCTCATCAAAAAGGGATGAGCCTTATTGGGAGGTAATCTGATAGGGAGTTCTTTGATAGTCGGTTTTGACTTGGAGACTTCTGACTTAGGCACACTAAATGCCATCTGTTGTCCCAGACGATGTCTGAAGACTTCAGCAGCAGCTCCTGGTGATGCACTGAAGATCTTCTTGAACCTACGAGCAGCATCTGCATCGAACCATTTATCAGAGCATGCTAGGAATGAAGTGAGCTCAGCAGCTGACTTAAGGATAGGGGACCCAGATAGCCAGAGGAAATAGGAATCCTTCTTTTTGGTCTGTAGCTCTACTAGAGACTTCGTCCGATTGGACTTATCGTCAGCGAAGTTGTGGGACTCATCCACCACCACAAAGAAGGTTCGCTTCTGTGATTCGAGATAGTCAGCCAGCTTGTTAGCCTCTGCTAGTTTCTCGTAGTGGAATATGTAATACTCGACCCCATGGTAGGGGCATACTCCTGGTGAGTCCGATGTCCAATAAGTAGGAGCTTTCTTGAAGACATCTCGTACTGATTTTTCCCAAACGAGATGGAGAGCCTTCTTTGGAGAGATGATGATTTTTACCTCTGCTACCGATGGTTTTATGAGGCATGTAGCCACCATGAGTGCCGCAAAGGTCTTGCCCGTGCCTGGCGCTGCTGCTAGGAGATATCCACGCAGGTCGTATTTAGGAAGGCGTTCTCCGTATAGATCGAGGAACTCTCTTTGTTTTACCAAAGGAGACCACTTGAGAAGATTGAGTCGTTTCTCATCGATGATTGAAGGATGATCCAGTAGAGTATGTTTCCACCAGGTGTTCTTCTCGATTCCATCGATGATCTTGATGATGTAGCGTTTAGCATACCAAGGTATGTCATGTGACACCTTGATCATACTGAGCATATAGAGGAAGTCTGGTACGAAGAATGCGGGGAGTGTCAGAGATGTGTCCGTTATCTGACTGAACATGTATTTGTTGAAATACTTGGTCTTCCAGATCTGGGCGATATGCGATCCCACGATAGTACCATCGAGTCCAGATACATGGACGATGTTACCTCTCTGTTTCACAGAGACCATTCCGAAAAGCTTAGCAGTACGTTCTAAGAGTCTCACAGGACTTACTCCTGAAAAATGTAGCATAGGATGAGAGGGGGAGGGGCTACATGCCCCTCCCCCTTACGCTACTCATATTTCAAAAAGATATAAGCTCTGTTCTGACCACAGTGGACGATGAGTATATCCTCACCCGGAGGAGAGTTATCATCGACTATGCACCAGCATATCTGGTCTCTTATCAAATGAGAAAGGGTGACACCTATTTCAGTACTGTGACCTACTAGAGAGATGGTGATATTCTCATTCAATTCGGAGTGGATGTGGAATGTGATGGCTTCGTCGGAAAACACTTTGGTGATGACAGGTTCCAAAATAGCGACTAATGCTCGATTGTACGCCTCTTGGACAATGTCATCATAACGAGTACGTCGCCTCATTACCGAAGACTCCTGTCCCATTACTACACATATGGTATTTTATGATTTTCCACCACCTATGAAAGGAGGTTGGGGATATGACTCATCATGATCCCAAATCTGAAGCAGGTGTGCTGGCTGTGATAGCTCTTTCTGTCGCAGCGGTGGCTACCTTTACCATAGGCTTTGAAGGTGAAGTCTACAAAGCCTATGTTGATGATACAGGTCATGTGTCTATCTGTAATGGACACGCCGAAGGAGTGCATCTAGGAGATGTGGCCAGTAAGGAAACCTGTCGTCATTACTACCAAAAGGACATGACTAAGGCCATGTCTTTTGTGGCCAAGAAGAATCCTGAACTCCTCAAATATACTCCAGGTCTCCAAGCAGCTGGTGACTTCACTCTCAATGCAGGGATCGGAGCATGGGAGGGTTCTCCTATGTCCGTCTATTTTGCCGCAGGAGACATCAAGAAGGCCTGTGAGTCGTTTACCGGGTACTGGGTATGGGGAACGTATGATCGACCTAAGAAGGGTGCATATTGTAAGCCTAAACCTGGTACTACAAAATACTACTGTCAGATCTCCAATCTGATCGAGCGTAGGGTCGGTGAGACCGACCTGTGTTTCGGTACTTATTGGGAACCTGACTTTTCCAAACAGTGACAAAAAATAAAGGGAGAGTAGGAGGGAGGGCTTATGCCCTCCCTCCTATCTACGACTCGTTTGGCGTACACAACTCGGGCCAGGTGGTATAAGGATTGATTTCCGTATAGCCCTCGCCCAGGAGATCCTTCAGAGTCTTGTCGAAATAGTCGATATCGACGGAGTTGTAGGAGCACGGTACCCAGTCATGGCGACGCGCCTCCGGGATGGGGAAGTTGTGATTGATGGTAAAGAAGAACTCTTTACGATCTCCATTGTACTCCATGCTGAAAGTTTTGGCACTGTGAGCCAACCAGCGTGCGTTGTTCCGGTTGAGATAATCACCAGGCATAGGACATTCTCCTTGGGGGGGGGGTATTACTTCTGGCTAGGATCGATACCGTTCTTAGCCGATTCGATGAGTACTCCGATCACCGACTCGAGGGTGACCTTCACAGCGTCGCTATTGGAAGGTTTATCAGAGGGCTTCTTGTTGCGAGCTTGTTCGATATAGGAATCGAACTTCGAGATGGACTTTGACATCTGTTTATCCTCTATTACTTTGTGAGGAGAGCGAGAGCTCCGACTACGGCTACAGTGGTCATGGTAACTGTGGTGATCGCTTTGAGGACCATATGGCCGCGCTCGATATCGCGTGCAGCATTGTCAGATGCCGCCTTTGTATATGCAACAGCTTCTTCGACAGTCATCTTGGACGCCATCTCCTTGATCTGAGCATCGGTCATGGGAGCAGGCTTCTTGGTGTTAAAACCGAACATAGTGAATTCCTTGATTTGAAGATTGGTTGGAACTATTCTCAATAGTGGTGTGGGTAAGTCCCACACCACGTAGGAAGATAGTTACTGCATGCGGATGACGGCTTCGAAGCCCTGGTTGATAAACTTGACATTGAGTACCGACAGGATGTCACCGATGAGCAGGATCACGGCACCGATAACAGTGATGCCCAGGCAGATCATGGAAACAGTGTGCAGATCGAAGTACACGCAGATCGCGCTCCAGACGATCGAGGAGGTGATCGAGATTGCGTTCTTGCGGAGTGCACGCAGATGATGGATCATGGGGATGTACCTGAAGCGGATAGCCTGATAGAGGCTGTGAGCTGCGACCATGATGATCATGGTCACGACGATAGCGATGTTGATTTCGAGAGTGGTCATGTGTATTCTCCTTGTATATTGGCTTAGGACTAAATTCAATAGTGGTGTGGACATATGTCCACACCACGTAGGAAGTTAGTTGGCGGGTTGCATCACAGGCGAATTGTAGGCGACTTCTGCGGCGGTGCGAATCCAGGTAACTTGCTCGGTGGTGATAAACTCACCCATCATGTTCCAGAATTCATCATCGGTGAAATCGCTGTTGCTGAAGAACTTCTCCATGCGATCAAACTGCTGAGTCATCGCTTCATCAGTATCGATCGTCAGACCCATAGCCTCGCGGTCTGCGGTAGGGAGAGTCATCAGTGCACCGGCCTGGCTCTTCACGAGATTGACGAACATGGGCGAGATGTTGGGGAACGTCATGGTAGCGGTGCGCTGCTGCTGAAGAGCAGCAACATTCTTGCTGAACACTTCACTGTAGTTCGAGGTGATATCACCGATCTCTTCGGGGAGAAGATAACTGAACGACGAGACGTAGATGTCGGCTTCTTCGAGGGACATCAGGGGATTCTCCATCGAGATCAGCCGATCGATCACTGCGTGATATTCGTCGAGCTTTTCGTGATCCCCCAGCTTCTTCAGTGCGATCTTTGCGAAAGAATAGATCGAGGAGATCAGGACCGATCCGTCGAAACCGAGATGTTCGTTGTAACGGAAGGTCATGTGGATAGGGGCACCGTTGATTGCGAAATTGATTGCGGACATGTTAGGACACTCCTTAGAAAGTCGATAACGAACCATTCATTACCTTAACTTCACTGTGGTGATATAGTGATGTATTTTTTTGATTCTGGTTTTCAAAAAATAAAGGGATATGGGGTAGGGAGGCGCGAGCCTCCCTACCTTGTTCAGAGACGACTTGTCAGTCGAGGATGACCTGCATCGGAATGACTTCCCAATATGGGTTGTCGTAAGGAGTATCAGTGATATGTTCTTTTGCCCACGCCCGAGCTTCGTCATTGGTTGTGAACGGGCCGACGAAGTGCGAACCACCAGAGAGGTAGTTCTTACCGTTCAGTGCCGCGATGATACATACCCCACTATTCCGCGAGAAGCCGACTGACTTGAACGTATTGTCAGGACAGGTGGTTGTCATGGGGACGGTAATGTAAAGACCGCACGACGAGTCGTCGATGAACGCCTCGGCATCGGATTCCGAACCGAACGGGCCGTACACAGTCGCACCGTTTGTGAGGAAGTCGACATCATTTTTCGATTCTACCACACAGAGATGTGTGCTTGTGAAATTGGGATTGGTGGAAAGTGCATTGGTATCGTGGACGATGTGTGCCATAATCTTTCTCCTTAGATAGAGGATGATAGTCTACTCACTACCTATTCTCCATTAAGGTGATATGAGCTTTCGAATCTTTTGGATAGATAGAGTAGGTAGGAGGGCTCACGCCCTCCTACCACCTCACTCGCCAGGTAAATCGGGAATAGGAACAGTCTGCCCCGCAAGCTCATGCGTACAGTCGCTGAGGAACTGAATGTTACCATCCGTCACATATGAGTGACATACCCCACACTTGAGATCAGGAAACTCTTCCTTATCATCCCAAGTACAGTAACATTGACTTCCCTCATGCCCAGGTACATGGTGACCTGACCTAATGAGGATGGAAGGAGAGAAAGTAGGCTTATCCAGACTCCCATTCCATCCCCACGCCGGAGTGCCCTTAACGCGCACCTGGTGCATGTTCTTGCATCCAGGACAGAAGAAGACATATCCATCTGTCGTGGATCTCAAAATATTCGATACCTTAGCCATCGCACTACTCCTACTGGAGGACTATATGATGGTTAGGTTCTCTCCTCAATCCACCCAGGTTATATCGCACGACAGGATGTCTCGGATGGGACCTGGTTGTACTTGACCAGAGTCGATTCCGATTTCACATGCTTCACGCCGACTGACGAATCTACCAGTCGATGTCACATACCCTTTCTCACGCTCATGGACTCCCTCCAGAGAATGGGCTTCCATGAGGGCCTGATGTGTGCGGTAACCTGAATAGAGATTCCCATCGATCATGACTCCACATGCCGAAAGATACTCCTCACAGGGTAGTACCTCCGGCTTCTTGTTCATGAGTCGTGATTTCTTATTTCGTCTCCGTAGGAGATTCTCGGTATATCGACCCATATGTCATTCGCTTTCGACAAAGGCTTTGAGATCAGCTCTTGCATAATCGGGCCATGTCGCCACATCCGATGCCGAAAGTGTCTTCGCAAACTCTTTCAGTCGAGGGAAGTCCGATGACGCTGGGTTGGGAAACCTCTCACGGCGCAGCTGATTTAGGAGGACAGCCGGGTATCCAGAGATACCAACTTTCAACCAATCGACTGCGTCGAGATACATACCGCTCTTCTCTGACAGTGCTTCTTTGCACTCGAGAAGCTCAGAACTGAGCCGTGAGTTTTCCTTCTCCAGGCGACTACGGTCGGTCGATGGTCTGATCTCTTCAGAGTAACTATCGGCGACACTACGTCCATTCCTCAAGATACTAGTCACACCAGTCTTCTGATCGTGATCGAGCCACTCTTTCTTCCAAGGACCTCGGAAGTTGAGTACCCAAGAGGATGGAGTATCCGAAGACACCTTGTGGTAGTCTCGTCTGGTGATGAAGAAAGGCCACAGAGAAGGTCGATAGATGAACTCACGTCCATCCTTCATCTTCTCACGGAGCTGGCCTTTCAGGAGCCATGCCATCGAATTGAAGGCATGTGTGTGAAAAGCCTCACGACTCTCCCCATCGAATCGTAAGAGGACGATGGAGAAGAGCCATTTGATCTCGATGATGTAGAGCCCGAAAACATTCGAATCGGGCCCTCCATCTTTTCCTCGTTTGAAAAACAACACCCGAGGTTAGCCCTGAGTGTCGGTCGGGGTGTCGTCAGATGCTCCGGCTTCAGCCTCCGACTGCTGAGTAGCCAGATAAAGCTTGCGAGCTTCGATGCGACCCTGGATCATCAGGATGCTCTGCTTGAGCGCACTGATCAGGTTGTTCAGGGCCATGTAGTCACCCGAAACAAACGAATCGAACACTTCATCGTCATGTTCGGTCTGGTACTTGTCCAGCTTGGTCTGGAGATCGATCAGATCAGCTTCCAGAGTCTGCACACTCGTCGACTTCTCGACGGGTTCCGTGGTCACGGTGGGGTTGTTTTCATCGATGATGACTTCGGTCATGGGATAAGGAACCTTCTTCAAAAACGGATGGGTCAGACAGCGACCTGCGCTGAGATAGCAGGGTGGGGATCATAACCCACCATTTCGAAATCTTCGATCACGTAATCTTCGAGGCGATTCCGCTTGGTCTTCAGGATGAGACGAGGGTTATTCCTAGTCCACCGACTCTCGATCGTCGGAATATGCTCCAAATGGTTCGTGTAGAGGTGAGTACTCCCACCAATCCAGAACATATCTCCTGGAGTCAGATCACAGGTCTTAGCCAGCATCATCTGGAGTGCTCGCTGTCCCGTCCAATTAAACGGAACTCCCAAAAAGCAATCTGCGGATCTTTGAAATAGGAGGCTTTCGAGACGGCCATCCTGGCGGACGTGATACTGGTACAGTAGGTGACACGGCGGAAGAGCCATTTCACCGAGCTTGGGGTAATCCCATCCCGAGAAGAGCTTCCTACGACTCGTGGGGTTATGCTTGAGGGCATGGACCAAGTCAGCGACCTGATCATAAATCTTCCCATCATTCCCCTGCCACTTACGCCAGGTACCCCCATAGATCGGACCCAAGTCCCCCCAGGTCTTTGAGAACTCAGGATCACTCAGGATCTGATCCTCGAACAGCTTGAGGCCGATAGGGGTGATTTCAGTCCGAACCCCATCTCCGCGGGTCTTGTCCAGATCATCCAGGAACTTGCGGTAGGGCCATTCCGACCAGATGTGGACGTCCCATCGCAGGAACTCCTCCAACCGAGTCTCACCTCGCAGGAACAGCAACATTTCCTTGATCGCGGTTTTCCAAAACACCCGCTTGAGCGAGATGACTGGGACCTCATCCGGTTCCAGATCGAATCCCACCGCCGTAGCGAAAACTTCCTTGGTCCCCACCCCAGTCCGGTCGTGGGTAATCTCACCATGCCGGTCCACGTACCGGATTAAATCCTGGTACGCCAAGTCAGCGTCTCGGTATCGGGTAATCATTTCACCGAATCCTCCAAAAATCGTGAATGGTTTTCACTCACGGGATGGAGTCCCGAGTGGAAGTTTTTATTCCGAGATCGGTTCGTTCGCTGGGTGCTCAAAACATAACACTCCGAGTTTGGAGTTTTTTTACGATGAGTTATATAAAACCCTGCACGGATGTGCGGGTATAAAAACCCTGGGCTCGCGCGCGGGTTTTATTAATACCGCGTGCGTGTGCGCCCGGGTGTGCGTGCCCGCGCCTGCGCACGTGCGCCCGCCCACGCGTTTATTAATTTATTTATATATATAAATATATATTTTAATATACATATACTCTGTATATGTATTAATATACTAGTATATATTTAATACTAGATATTACTTAAGTAATATCTAGATATTAGTTATATATAACTAATATATCTCAATAAAGAATACTTACTACGTAAGTATAATCTATTAGACACGTGTGCGCGCACACGGAATACAAAGTGAAAATCAGGATTTTTCAAAAATCCTGAAAATCAAATACCAAACTTGGATTTGGATTTCTTGGAAATCCAGAAATGGTTTGAATTTTCAATTCATGGAATTTCAACCAGTCAGGAGACTGGAAGAAACAAAAAACATTCACGAAAGCTTCCTAGCGGAAGCGAAACGTAGCGCGAAGCGCTCTGAAGGTTTAGCGCGCCCGCGCGCCCGCGACCCCCCGCCGATTTTTCCAGTATCTGTAAACAGATCGGTTGTAAATTTCCTACCAGGTTGGACCCTGATCCTGTGAAAGGATCTGACCATGCCCGACTTGCGAACGATGATCGACCTACCGCTCCGCTTCGAGCTTCGGTTGCTCGTCACCCGCATCCCTCGGATCGGGCTCCGCGACGGTCAGGTCCCGTTCAACGATCTGGAGATCGGTCCATCCGTCACAGGTGATCCTCGTGGAGGTTTTGAGATCACTATCCGTGGTCGAGGTGATTCCTACCCAGGGACGGTCTCGACGATCCGCGAGCTGGTCAGGTTCCTATCCCACCTACCGATTCCCAAATCAGGGATCCCGGTTAGCGGCTCGGTGACTGATCCTACCACCTCCCAGAAACGAGAAATCATCTTCCGGTATTTGAAACATCCCGAGGAGATCATTCGGTTTGTAGCGAACGATGATGATCTTGAGGATCTCGAATATCAACTTCTGAGTGTTCAGGAGATCACACGAGCTCAAAATACTCTCATTTCCTCTCAGAAGCCCGTAGAGAGCGAAGATGGGTCTCAGAGCAATACTGAGACGGTAAGTTGATCTTCGAGCTCCTAGAGCGCTTAGAATCGATTTTAGAGGGTATTCGATTTTAGTGATCGATGTCAGATTTTGTCCTAAAACTAAAAAATAAGACCGAGGTGAGAGGGGCGTAAAGCCCCTCTCACTATCAGGTTTATGCCCTACAAAGATGCTTGGAGAGTCTGCTATTGTGGTAGTCCATCTTCGTGTTAGACAGGGTCACTTCGACCTGTACATCGGACCTTGGAACTTTGAATTTGTAGAAGATCTCATGTCCAGTCTCCGCGATTTCCACGTCGACAATTTGCCATCCGACACTGACATCCCATACATGGAATTGGGTACCATTGATAGACCCCAACATGAGGACACCATTGATCTCCATGGCTGTTTTGGAGATAATCCTGAAAGCGCGGATATCTGGCAATTCAGGTACTCGGATACCCCACAGATCAAGACTCACGGTGTCTCCGAAACCAGTCCTGACTTGCTTACAGTGCAGGGGATGTAAATCACCCTCTGGGAGAGTTTTGAATCCACAGTGGATGATACTCTTTTGCGATCTAGCCATCTTAATCTCCTCGTAAATACGGCCCCTCGATATTCTATTGAATATCCATCAGGAGAGCCACTATGCCTAATCCAATTACAATTGCAAGAAATCGTGTGGTCGGTCAGAAGGGTATGACGGACTCGGCTCCAGTCGCATTAGCGAGTGACCAGACTCCTCTGCCAACTTCAGACCTGGCCACCATCACCACATTGCGTCCGCTCACCGTGGCAGACTTGCGGTACTGCTCTGTGGCAGAAGTCCAATTCAAGCAGGTGACACGCCCCATCACTCTGTATCGTGATCTGGATAATGCCACGATCCAGCTCACAGGCTTCTTCGACCAGGGGTATACTCGGACTTTCGATCAAGTGACTGCCGATGGCGTGTACAAGATCGAAGGTGGTGCCTTCTTCCGATATGATCCGGGTGATTCCGCCCCCGTTTGTCTGATTCGTGGCGCTCTGTGATATAGGTAAGGTAGGAGGGCTCGCGCCCTCCTACCTGATCCTTATTTTTGTTTGATGGACAGGAGCATCTGGGTCATCTCTTCAGGAGTACCGCCCTTGCGCCATGCATTCATGATCGCCACGGCATTCTCATCGAGACGGAATATCCCGTCCCAGTGGAGAAGATTTCCCTTGGGTTCGACGTGGACTGCACCGAACTCCAATAGGGACATCACCGCCACACCGTCCGTACGGTGGGTCTCATAGTCACCCACGATCACACCATACCAAGATCCATTCTTACGCTTTACGAGCGTACCGCGGATGACTTCAATTAACGGATCACCATCCGCAAAAATACGAGACATCGAGATTCCTCCTTAGTGAAAAGACTGATACACTACCATATCCGTGAATGTAATATGGATTTTCAGGACACCTGATTCCCCATACCACTCGATTTTATGGCGTATCGTCGTACAATGGGATAGAACTGATAAATATGTTTCCTGTTGAACCAATCGACGAACCTTGAATTTGGAGAACCGACCATGACCGATCCGGTAAACCAGGATGGTAACTCGACAATTACGATCGGTGAACTCGACCCGAGGACTCAGTTTGATCCTACCGATCGGGTACCCTTCTACAGTAAAGCACTCGATGAGACATTTTCGATCGAGATGCAGTACGTGGTCTCTAAGCTGGAAGAACAACTGGCTCCCGCGATCGGTACCACCATCACCGCACAATTGTCCGAACAGATCGAATCTGTGGTCAATGAGTCCGGTGGACTGGTCAATAGGGTAAACGAGCTGTACACCAGCTACGACACACTCGTCACTACTACCCAGGGTCTCATCAATACCGAGAGCACTGCTCGCAGTACCCAGTATAGTTCACTGGCTCAGACGATAACGACCCTCAGTACTGGGGTCAATACTGACCTGGGACAGGTACGCACTCTGATCTCGGAAGAGACCACAGCTCGCTCTACTGCTGTGGGTGCACTGACCACCCGTGTCAGTACCCTGGAGACAAAGGTCTCCACTGATCGCACTGCTGTGGAAACACTCATTTCAAACGAGTCCACGTCGCGTGCTACCTCCGAAGGTGGCCTGGCACAGCAGATCAACACCCTCTCGGTAAAGCAGTCTTCTGATAAGACCAGTCTGGAAACCCAGATCTCGAATCAGAACACTGCTCTGACCAATCAGATCGGTGCACTAGCCCAACAGATCTCTCTTCTGTCAGCTGCGTCTTCTGATGGTAGCATCTCTTTCACAGCCGCATTCCAGCAGGAATCGCAGGCTCGTGTGGATGGGGATACTGCGAATACTACACTAATCACTGGTCTGCGTAGTGACTATAATGCTCTGGCATCTGGTAGTGGGAACTTCTTCACCAACACTGAGTTCATCAATAGTGACTTCAGTGGCTGGACCATCTCCAAGAATGATGCTGGCGGTATCGCTCAGACCTATATTCAGGGCACTGAAATCTCGGAAGCCAAATGGCGTCCGATGTATGATCTACCCTTGACGATCTACCAGACCAATCAGAACAACAATACTGGTGCCTATATCTTCGCTGAACAAAATATCACCACGGCGGAAGGCGAATGGTGGCAGGCCTATGCATGGATGGCAGCCCATAGGTGCGATGTCGATGTTCTGATTATATTCTGTCGTCAGGATGGATCTTGGATTTCGTGGTCAGGGGCAGCCGATCGAGTGCCGGGTAATGCCGATCGAGGAACTTCTGCATCCCCTAACCTATCGGCTTATCGCCAGATCGGTGTGAAGAAGCTCCAGGCTCCTACGGGTACCGCCTATGTCAAGGTACAGTTCCGTAAGTACGGTACGCTTGCTGGGTATGGCGACAGCTGGATGTGGTTCTATCGTCCTTATCTGGGACGAGTGAAGTCCACCACTACGGATTGGAATCCTTATTCACCTGGTAACGGTCGTGCTCAGATCCTGAAGGCCCAAGCCGACATCACAGACGAGAAGACCACTCGTGCGAATGCCGTGGAAGCTGTCGCTCAGTCGGTTACCGCACTGACGACGACTGTCAGTACGAACCGGACTGAAGCTGCCAACTTGGTTAGTGCCGAGGCACAGTCGCGCAGTACGGCTATCGATACGGTTACCGGAACGGTGAATACTCTATCGTCCTCGTTTAACACCATTCCTACAGGTAGTGGTAACTTCTTGGACAACACTGAGTGGGCTTATACCGATCCGATTGGTTGGCTCTATAACACAACTATCGCGAACGCGATGATCTATACCCTCAGCAGGGGTGATCTCTGGAACGGTACACTGACCGTCGATCCCGATAAGGTTTGGATCATTAACCAGACCAATCGTCAGGGTACTGCATCCAACTATATCTACATGCAACAATGGCACAGCGCACGTGAGGATGAGTGGTGGCAGGCTCACATTAAGGTGGCCACTGCCAACTGTAATGTACAGCTGGCCATGTACTTCAAGTCGGCCGACGGTGTCACACTCGGTAACTACGAGACGGTCGCCAACAATGGTGGGTTGGGTAATGCAGGCCCATCGTCCTACACCCAGATCGGGATTACCTCCAAGAAGGCTCCCGCTGGTACTGTAGCAGTGTGCTTCGAAATCCGCAAGTTCGATACCCTCGCCGGTCAATCGACTTCGTGGGCGAAGCTCTATCAACCCTACCTGGGTCGTGGACGTGAAGGTCAAACTACACTCAACCCATATGCACCCGGTACGGGTAATGCACTCTTCAAGAAATCAGTATCCCTGGTTTCTGACGAGTCCTATACTCGTAACCAAGAAGACGTCGCGCTGTCCGGTCGCATTACTACCCTGAAGTCTTCATTTGAAGCCAGTGCTCTGGCAGGCGGCAACGCTCTGCTCAATACGGAGCTTTCCGGTAACAAGATGACCTCCTGGGGATGGTCTACCTATGATCCATCAGGTCTGATCTCCTACAACGTGGGTGTCAATACCACCGACTCACAATACTGGCCTGGTAATGAGAAGGTCATCGTCGCATCGCAGTGGAACAACAACAACGACACCTCGAAATATGTGTGGATCAATCAGGTCTATCCAGCAAAGCCGGGTGAGTATTGGCAGGCATACGCCTTCTGTGCTTCACATCGCTGTAAGGTATCAGTCTGTCTGTACTATCTCGATGTCAATAGTGTCCAGATCGGTACGAACTTCTTCCAGAGCGCGGTTGAGTACGGATACGATGCCACTGGGAAGCTGGCCAGTAATTACAAGCAAATGGGGGTCACCCCTAAACTTGCACCTGCGGGTACCGCCTATGTCAAGTTCGAGGTCCGTAAGTACGGTACCGAAGCCGGGTATAGCGACTCGTTTGCCTGGTTCTGGAAGCCTTATCTGGGTCTCTCCACAGCCACACAGACGGAATTCAATCCGTTCGTACATGGCGGTAACCGTGGACTCATCGAGGCTGCTAATGCGTCTATCTCAGATGAAGCCTATACTCGCAGTCAAGAAGATGGTGCTCTCTCCACCCGCATCACGGATCTGAAGTCATCTTTCGAGACGACTGCTCTGGTGTCCGCCAATGCACTTGTCAACACCGATTACGCCGACGGTAGTACCTACGCGGGTTGGGGTATCGGTACAGTCAATGAACCGAATGGTACCTATGACCAAGGCCCCACTCTGAGTGGTGCTAACTTCTACCCGGCAGGGGAGCGCTCGCTCACTATCTGGCAGAAGAACGCAGGTACGAATGGACCTAATGGCTACCGATATGCTTACCAGATCGTAGCTGCATCTGCTGGCGAATACTGGCAGGCTTACGTCTGGGCAGCAGCCCATCGCTGTAAGGTCGACATGTGGCTCGTCTTCCTCGATGCCAATTACAACGTCATCGGGAGTAACTCCTGGACACTGGGTGATACCACTGTCGGTACCGGTGGTGTGCAGTTCACCGGCTACTCGCAGATCGGATTCAAGACCCCTAAGCTCGCACCTGCCGGTACAGCTTACGTCAAGTTTGAAATGCGTAAGAAGGGGACCAATAGCGGCGAAGGTGACAGCTGGGCTTGGTTCATTCGTCCGTTCTGCGGACGTGTGCGCTCGACCCTGACCGAATGGACTCCATTCTCAAATGGTAGTGCCGGTGTCGCTATCCAGAAGTCATTTGCTGACCTGAATTCTGAGTCGACTGCTCGCTCAACCGCCGTTGGGGCACTCGGACAGAGGATCGACAGTACCAACGCTTCTGTGTTGGCAGTTCCTACTGCGTCTGGTAACTATTTGTCGGATACCAATTTCGACCTCGAAACTATCGATGGCTGGTATTACGGTTCTCCGGCGAATCTCACCATGCCGTTTACAACTACTAAGGGTCAGGTAGCGGCGGCTAGTGGCGCCACCACCTCTGCAAACTACATCCAGCTCTCGCAGAGTAACCGGGTGGGTAATGGCGATCCATATCTGTGGTTCTCCCAGATGCTTCCTGCTAAGGAAGGTGAATGGTGGCAAGCCCATGCTCAATTCATCACTGACAACTGTCAAGCGGAAGTCCTCCTGATATTCATCAGGGGTAGTGACAATGCATGGACTCCCTATGGAAGTGGTCGTACTAACTTTGGAACGAGTGGATCGGGCGCTAATCAGTTCGTGCAGGCTGGGATAACCTCTAAGCAGGCACCTGCTGGTACTGTGGCCGTTTACTTCGAAATTCGTAAGTACGACACGCTACCTGGTAGTTCATCATCGATGCTCCGCATCTATCAACCCTACCTGGGTCGTGGACGTGAAGGTCAAACTACACTCAATCCTTACACTCCTGGTAATGCCAGTAGTCTGGTCAGGAAGTTGAGCGCATCTGTAACCACCGAGTCACAGGCTCGTGTGAATGCAGACAATGCTCTGAGTAGTCTCATCAGTACAGTGAAGTCTTCTCTCACCAACAATGATGGTACCAACTTCGTATCACAGGGTGATTTCCAAGCCGGTGTCATGGGAGAGTGGATCAACAACATCGATTCCGGAATGGGATCAGGTGTTCAGATTCTGACCCCTAGCGACTTCGGACAGACTATCCCTCCGTACGGTACGAGGGTACTCCAGCTCTCAGGCGGTCCTGGAGGCCGTAGAGACTTCCTGGATCGACCTCTGTACCGTAACTGGGCTGCACGTACTCTTCGAGTCCGAGGGGCGCTCTCTGCCCAATTCTCGACCAGACCATCTCTGATCGGTTTCAAAGTCACCTATCGGAATGGGACCTTCGATTGGATAGGCAGTTCGAATGCGGCTGCTGGTGCTGCCAGCTACCTCAATGTCGACTTCCAAGTCACTATCGGGGCAAACGCCATCGCTATCACCCCCTGGGTCTGTCTTAATGGCGACTGGGGTACTACAGGGATGGAATGTCGTCTCAACTTCTTCGAGATCACCGATGTCACCGAACTGAACGCTTCAGTCTCTACGATCAACGAAGCTATCGTCTCTATTCAAGGAGGTGTGGCATCTGCATTGGCCCGTAGTGCCGTAGTGCTCAGTAACAACGGATACATCAGTGGTACCGAATCCACCAATACTGGTACGGTAAGTTCGTTCAAGGTTTTGGCGGATGTATTCGAGATCGCATCACCGGCGAGTGGACCTAGGTACGAGTACAAGAATGGTTTGACCAAAATCATCGACAATAACAACATTGCTCGTTTAACCTTCGGTCTGAGGAGTACGTGATATGACGATGGAAGTGGTCTTTGAGATAAGAGGACCGGATGGTACTCTCTGGTGTGGTAATAACGACGCCCTGGGGAGAATTCTCGGTAACTTCTCAATAAACGTACATCCATCAGTCTATTCTACGAGTGACACCCCAGCTGGTGAATATACCTGGTATCGGGACTTCCCCTGTCACGCAAATGCTTCACCATGGGCACTCCCATTTGGGACCAATGGTGTAGGAGTCAATGCCTGGGTATCGCGGGTCAATAGTACCACTGCGAGACTCACCTACCAACTCCTACAACCGTGGGTCAACGGTGGTAGTGCCAACATAGTCTACGGATATTGCTGATATGGAAACCGTGGTCGAATTCAGAAATACAAATGGTGTAGTAGTTGTCGATCAACTCGGCTCCAACGTCCATTTGGTCAAAAAAGGTCAGATCGTCTTCAACGGTATAGGAAGCTACGATTCTCGAATCCGATCTATCGTGTATCAGGACGAAGATCTGGCTTCCGCACCAATGCTTTTCCTCAGCTTCTACCCAGGTAACAATCTCGGTAAAGCGTCCGTGGCTATGATCAGTAGAGCACAAAGCGGTAGCACATGGACATTCAATGTGGCCATGGTGGTAGGCTCAGATGTTCCTCCAAATCTTGTAGTGGATTATTACATCTACGACAAAGCGAAGAGTAGTCTGGGCCTACCGTCCGACATCGTGTTCGAAACACGTGATGCCTCGGGTAATCTTCTGGCAAACTTCAATTTTCAACCCCTCGTTGTATCCAGGGTATACACTCCGGTTAGTCCACTTGTTCAGGACCTACCCACCAGTCGGTACATGTTCCTAGCAAACGGCTTCATAACCGGATATACTCAGGAGTTCGAGAACGACGCAGACTCGGACGGTATACCCGAATTCTCATTTATATACTACGAATCTTTTACCGGCTACTATTGCACCGACAATGGTGTGGCGTCGTACGGTAGGAGTAACGGGGGTACATTCTGGGATCCGGCAATTGGTTTCTTCCAATCTACAGATACACCCATCATTGTGGCGAGGGCACCATGATTGTCATCGGATCGACGGGATCTCTCCGGATCGAATCTCTTCCATCCTGGAGAGATCCTTCGGCTATAAAAGACATCGATGTCATCATAGCCACCTCGGACATTGAATTCTTCGAGGATCAATGTATCAAAACCAAGGAGTCTTCGAACTTCAGAACCTTCAGAGGTTTTGGTTTCAAGTTCGACACTCACGTCATGTCAGACGATACTTTGGAGTTCCTCCACAGTGTAAGTCCCGGCAAGACCCGGTTTCGGCACTTCGAATTCTATCTACCGACCAGAGAGCTCCTTTGGGCTAGTCTGAAGTTCACGACAGGTCTAGTGCCGATGTGGACTGAGAAAAATACCAAAGATCTCGAGTTCTACGAAAATCTGGATCTCGACATCACTCCTCGGTATCTTCAGATCGCCGAGGAGTTTCGAGATACATCCATCGCAAACACATCAGGAGGTCAGTGATATGTTCAAATCTATCACCTGGTCTCACATCTACCTGACTATAATCATCCAACTCATCTTCGGCTACATTCTGAAGGACTACACATCAGGAGCGATTATCGCTTCCATGTGGTTCACGTCCAGAGAATGGACCCAAGCAGAATATCGATGGATCAGTATGCTCGGGCAAGGTAAGCGCGCAAACATGCCCTGGTGGGCACCATTCGACATCAGAGTCTGGAAAAAACTAGACCCATGGTTAGACTGGGTACTACCCATGGTAGTGAGTAGTATACTCGCTATCATCATTCCGAAGATCATCTAAAAATAAGGATAGTAGGGGATGGGGCATAAGCCCCATCCCCTACCATTTATGGTTGCGCTGCGGTATCGTCAGTAGGAGGATCGGCTCCGACATCAGAGGAGATCTTTTTGATCGCCTCTTCGTTGAATACCCCCAAGAGAGCACCCAGCCCCATCGACGCGTACTGGATAACCTGTACGGTCAAGGGACTCAGTGATTCATTCTTCGCCAGAAAGTGAGGAAGCAGTACATCACGGATAATCGGGAAGATGACCGAAATGACTACAAACACAATGCCGAACCATGTCGACTTCTGACGAATCTGACGAGCAAACCAGGCACGGGCTACAGCCTTGAAGTCCATGGTGTTTCTCCTCACGTACCCTCCTTACAAAGGGCCATAAGATTCCATGGATCACTCAGGGGCTGGCTCCTCAGGTAAGGAGATATTGAGATCAGGCTTCTTGTACGACACAGGCGTGTCGTCAGTCAGACCACTCATAAAGAAGTTACTGTGACCAAAGTGTTCTTTGGCTTTAGCGACTTCTGTATTGATGTCCGCAGGATCTTCTTCGGTATCGAAGACCTCACCAGTGTTGTTACACGTGAACTTGGTCATCACAGATTACTCCGGTTGAGCCACGATGTTGGTGACGATAGCGTTGGGGAATTCCTCACTCTGAGGAATCTCACCCACCACAGGGTTGTTGACATCATTCGTGACAATCGGTGACGGTCCGATTACGTAGAAATCATCATGACCGAAATGGCCGATAGCCACTTCGAGAATAGTGATCCCACTGACCGCCAGTAGACAATCATCGAATTCTTCATTATTGATACGGCTTTTGAAAACAGTCATAAGTAGTCCTCACAGACCGACGTTGAAGGCCTGACACACAATCGACTGAGTACTCGGCGTGACGGCCGAGTTCTTCAGGTTGCGCACCACCAGTGTGAATACCCCCTCAGCTGTCGGATACGCATCCAACTTGAGATCCACCAACCCATTATGAAGGTAGCTCGCAAACTGCCACGTCACGGGCTGGAAGCCATAGGTCAATCCATCGAGCGTGAAACCTGGTACTTCGATTGAACTATATGGATTGATAGTACCTAGTACGATGTTCGTCAGATAAGCGCGCATGCGATAGTCACCACGCAGAATATTGCGAGGGTAAGTACCGCCAGGACACCCCATCTCGGTCTCTTTCAACCGATTGTTCTTCATATAGAAGATCGAACTAGCATTGGGCGTCCCGCCGATTTGGAAAGCTCGAGTGCCGGCAGACGGAGAGTTGGTGATGTTGTTGTCGATAAGACGGACAGTCTGGGCCCATGAAGTATTCATGTCGAATCGGAAAGGTTGGTTATACCGATATTGTCCGGTGTTGACCACTTCCTTCAGGGAGACGGTGATCTCCTTATATCCGCCATATGCCAAAACATACTTACCGATACCCACATCGACATAGTTTGCAGAAATGGAATGGCGATAGGTATACTTACCAGAGCCGATCGAGAATATAGAAGCATCGGCTATGAGGGGCTGCGTACATGACGGTTTGTATGCGACAATCCGATCGAACGAGGCATGTACTTCAGTGTTCTGACGAACCTGAAGAGCACCCATCGCATATCGACCACTGACTGCACTGATCGTCACGAGACCGTCGCCGTCGGTATTACCATTGGCCAGGATCATCAGAGGAGCTTCGATGTAGCAGTCTCGGATACGCTGACGATAAGCCTGTGCGCACGAGATGCCCACACCATGATATCCAGTGAAGTCGTCCCAGATGATCGTACACGAGTCCACGTATGCATATTCGTAGCCAGGCAGAGGACCTGTTGTGTCCGCGGTACCTCCAGGGAGTTCGAGACCGATACATCCATCGCCCACGATTGACCCAGTCAGAGACTTGACCACCCAGTCACCAGTACCGAGAGATGCAGCACACATCGCGTAGATGGCTTCATTCGCGACGAACACATTTCGACTGGTAGTGCTGTAGGGTAGAATCTCATAGGCCCAAGAAGCACCGAGTGCCTTATTGTTCCTATAGGTGCAATCCTTAACCCGAGCACCGTTGATGGCTTTCCATCGATATGCCCGAGTGCTGTAGATAGTACCCAAGGTATCCTTGAACCTCAAGTCAAAGTAGTTACCATCCACCACACATTGCCTGGAGTCGTCAACTGATACACCACCGGTGGAAGTCACCACACGGTTACCCGTATAGTCACAGCCGGTACATGATGCGAATCCAGCAGTGTACCCAGCAACATATTTGAACGTACAGTCGCGGACCGATGTGTTCACGCAGTTGTAGAAGAACGTCTGGTTTTTACCCGTAGGAAGATCCGAGAACGACCATGACGCAAAGTCATTCGTCAGCTTCAGAATAGTGATGGCTGAAAGATCGAATGTCGCAGTGAGACCAGCTGGGGTGTCATAGGTTCGATATCCACCCAGAGTAAGGCGGATCTTCGATACACCATAGATGAGAGCAGTCTGCCAGTTACCCGGCATATTGTCAGCTACACCCTGACCGGTGGCGTTGGGTTGATATACGTTATCCACCGTGGATGTGGTATATGGCATCTTTTCCATGTAAATGGACTGAGGGTTACCGGATGCATCGAAGCATTCGATCATCGGTACTGCTGCACCAGCTCCAGTATAGAAGCCCTTGTTGAAATAGAACACATACCGCTTGGTCGGATCGACATCGAACATAGCCGACTTAGCATAGCGGCCATACTGCACCTGACCCTGGATGGACGTGTTAGTGTCGAGCTGCATACTCACCACACTGCCGGTCTTAGACCACGTGTAGTCATTAGGCGCGGTAACATTTGTCTCATCGACAAATGTCGGGGAAGTAAAGAGTGCAGCCAGATCGATATCGACCTTTTCATACTGCACCTCATTGGAGAGACCTCCGATGATGACACAGTTCTCCAGACCGCCACCGGTCTTGTTCTGACCGACCACACGTCCTTGGATCGTCACATTCCGGATACGGGTATTACCCACGATCGAGAAGATGACATTCGCGTCAGACGCAGGATTGGTGTTCTTGAAAGTAGCAGCTTGAGAATTACCGACGATGTCGATATCTCCTGCCGGTGCGATGCCACCACTCAGAGTGGTGTTATCCAGATGGATGGTACCTTCCGAAACACGCAGTACCTTGATACCCACCGCGCTCATATAGGCGACGAGTGCCTTCATGGTAGTGACGTTGGATACAGCTTTCGTGGTATCATCCTTAATGACACCGGCTTGCTCAGGATAGACCCCACTCTGATCACCCACCAGACGGAAGATCCTCCCATTGGTGGTACGTGTCACGAACAGCGGGTGTGCAGCCAACAATGCGTTAGTGCACTTGCTATCCGATACGTAGTAGGCCATACCCACTCCGATATCGGAATGACCTGTCACCAAGATAGCACTCGCCTCTTCAGCGATAGCCTTCTTGGAAATGTCAGAGAATTTGGAGACAGTGAACATTCGCTGTCTGACGAAAGGTATTGTCATATTGCTCATCCGACAACCTCCTTATTGGTACAGAGTGATAGTAGCGGTACCACTAGAACTCTGGTGTTGGATGTAGTAGGTAAAAGATGACGACTCAGGAGTGTCGATAATCTCATTGAAGATCGTACCGCTACGACCGGTCAGTGAGAAATTACCCCACACATCACCACCCAGAGTGATGTTCTCCTTCGTGGTACCACCGTCACGGCTGCGCAGAATAGCGACGGTCCCCGTATAGGGAGATCCAGTGGGAGCCGATATTGTGAGGTAGATCGGCCTACCTACTTCAGGGGCGAATGCCCCAGTAGTGGTTGCGGAACTCGCATTGCCGGAACTACTGGTCGCAAGAGGGGTCGAGATAGCTGCTACATGCACCTGACTGAATGGAAACGGAGTGTCTGTCATACGTGACTCCAATAAATTCGATTATAACCATACGATCAGGGTTTGTACTTAGTTTCAGATGTAAAAAATAAAGGATACCAGGTGAGGGGCATGTGCCCCTCACCTGTATTGTGAAACTATGCGATGGATTTCGACTGCCTGACAACAGCTTCCGGGCTGACCGAATATATCGGAGAATCCGTTATACTGTTTACACAGCTCGATGAGATCAGGATTCTCATCCATGTACTCATCCCAAAGTAAGCTGAAGAAAGACCTACACTGATCCAGATTGGCAGGTACTTTACCTTTAGCCTCCCTGAAGGAGAGATTGTGTTGGAGATTACCAGATCCATCTGGGATCATCTTCATCCTCTGATAGAGTTCCTCGATGGTTCGATTATTGCGTCGTCTTATCTTCGCATATAGAGACGACAGACGCTTCTCACCTTTTGAGGAACACTCCAAGAACGGCTCACTACCGACGCGAATCATCGGAAGGGCTCCCAAGGATGTTTTCTGGACAGAGTGGTCATTTCCTTGATCTGTTCACCCAGCTTAGAACATTCCCGATGTAGGTTCATCCTGCGCTGAATGAGGTCCTCGATACAGGCATCGGACTTGTACTGAATGAAGTAGTTCAGATTACTCTTGACCCTGGAGATACCGATATCGATCCCCTTGGTTTTCAACCACCCCATTACGAGATGTAAATCCTTCTCACGTATCTCGTAGCCAAAACTGTAGAAGTCAGTGGGATAGTGGAGATACTTCACACCGATGGCATAGAGCCTCCAGTACTTGACCTGGAAGCTACTCCGCTCACCTCTGTGGTAGCCGTCCCACATTTTGATCAGTTTGATCGCACAATTGATGTCGTAGATATTCTCCTGCATCTCTGAGCGTTGATTCTCCATCCGTCTGAGCTTGCGCACAAACAATGTCGATGCGGTGAACTTCCAGACGATAGAAATCAATCCGACAACTACCAGTATCTTGAAGAATGTAATCACGCGAGGGATATCACTCGAGAGAGTAAGGATGGTCTTCGTGATCATAAACAGATCCCTAACCTAGCATGATGTTTGACACACTTGCTCTTGTTCCAAGTATCGGCTGTACCCCCATCCTTGAGTCCACCGACTATCGCATCATCATCCATCCCGAAGGTATGGATAGTCATCGGCTTTTGACGACTGGTATTACTACCCATCGTAAAGGCTAACAGATGACCTCCTGGTGATACGAAACGGGCTACCTGGGTATTGCGAGCCTTAAAGTCCCCAGACCCAGGTATGAAATGGATACCCATGTGAATCGCAGTCTCAATCTCAGTCAGGGTATTACCACCGACTGCTTTACTGAACTCACGATGATAGTGATTAGCAGTACGGGATGTCCTTTCAGCATACCCTGTACCGTAATATTCACCTTCGACGAATTTCGATGGAGCAAACACAGTCACATTCTCAGGACGTACTATTCGTTGGAGTACCATCGTTATTACGATATGGTCTGTCCATGCTGCACCTCCTGATACTAACCGAATCCTGTTCAGATCCCCTAACGATTCGATAAACTTCACCGTGGCACTTACCATCCGGATATAGACATCCCTATTCAAGAATATCGCATCGTTTCCGCGTCCGGCAGTACCCACTACAGCGAGACATCCCGTCCCGTTAGGTGTCGACTTTGTCCCTGACATCGATAGGTTCCTTCGGACTTGGCTCCTGGAGTGAACAGTGGTTCACTACCCACTCCGGTATCCCATAGGTGGCACTCTTGAGTTCATCGCGCGAGAATTCGCGTTGATCGAACCTGCGTGCCACAGTCAGCCTCTCTGCTACCTCTGGGACGATATCCGTACCCGTCAGGCCGCATATCAGATCGTAGGCTTCCCTTCCGGTACTCGACCCTCGCACCCAGAGCTCACTGACATCAGAGAGCACGATCTTGGCGTGACTCGACGAACGCAGGGAACCGATATACGCCTTTCCCTTAGTCGTCCTGATGATGATGGGTCTGCGAATTCGAGCGATCATTTCTTGCCCCAAATATAGTCGAACGAAATATCGAACGATTCTGCAAAGATACGGAACTGAGCGACATCGCACTCGATCGCCTGCGTGATACCACTGAAGGTAACACCCGGTACGATGATCCATCGACCTTCGACGTCATGATACTGGGTCATCGCATTCTTGAGTTCGACATTGTCGCCGATACGGTCACACAAAGTACCGATCTCACCGATGCCCTTAAGGACACGACCCTGGAAGACGGCATAGACCTTACGGTCCACCCACTTTTCGACTTCGCGCGTAATGCGTTCTACTTCCTGATAACTGTAGCGTTCACGTTCAGCAGCCATACTAGCCTCCATATTCGAGGATGCTCGGACCACATCCGAGTATCACTCCCAAAACAACGACGATGAAAAGTATCAAAAAGAAATCTCGCATGTTTGACCTCAAACATAAAGGATGGAATAGGAGAGGGCTCATGAGCCCTCTCCTAATAATCACTGATGCTCAAAACCGACTTTCGTTCCGTGCGTAGTTGAGAGCATTGTCGATCGCAGTGACCTTCTGAGGAAACTTACGCTTAGCCTCACGTATATCATCGATGGCTACCAGGATAGCTTCACCAGCTACCTTATCACCATTTTCGATATGGGTGTCAGCGCATTCCTTCATAAGCTCGCGCATGCTGGACATGAGTGATCTCCAGACTCAGGAGGATGCACCTCCTTTTGTGAAACATGGTCTCCTAACTGGAGTCCATACGATCACCGGGTATAATCGAACAGTCCGATGAATCCACCCAGGATACCCGTGCGAGGGGCGGGTTCATACACCGACGCTTCGGTCAGCTTGAGAATGGTATCTTCAACCAGAGGACGCAGAGCCAAGATGGATGCAATCGAAACATCCTGGAGCGACTGGTTGTAGGACACGCCCGTCGAAGTGGTGACCAACCGGCCGGTGCTGATCTCCTTCGAAGTATCGGAGATCCCCAAGACCAATTCACGGATGTCGAGCTTGCGACCCTTGTCGCCTTCACGCATTTCGAGGTCGAAGCGAGCTGTCGCACGACCACTCAAGAAACGCAGTTCGGTTTCCATCTGCTTGACGACCGAATAGTCGGAAGGGTGGAGACGCTTGCCGTCACCTTCGAGGAAGATGGTCAGAGCCAGAGCGACATCATCGACCATGATCGAGAGGACGTTGAGATGATCAGCACCCAGGTCATGGATGGTATCAGGATGGAAACGACCCTTCTGACCGATCTGCGGTACAGGACGAATGTTGAGGACGGAAGACATAGCTAGTGTTCCTTTTGTAAAATGGATCTTCGTTGGGGTAAGGACTGGATGTCCCGATCCACTATGGTAATATGACTCTAAGATTCCATTGAGAATCCTCGTCACACGTAATACCCATTATAGATCTAAATAAACTACATCGATCTATCTCTCTTTGAGAAGACCATCATGTGCAGGATAGCAATGTTCTGCATTCTTCCCCCTCTAACCTCCTGACCTCGTATTAGTACCAGCGATGTCAGGATGCGGAGACCCCGTTATGAGCGCTATCATGTCTCTCTTGATCGCACTAGTCTGTGCACTCTTTCTCCTGGCTATGGTGATAGGGTCGCGACACTGTACGTTCATCGCATTGGTGTCCAAAGCCACAGATCATCGTGGGATCGAGAACCTTGCTCGTTATCTCGAGCGACGTGCAGTCTCACCCTCCTGTTCATCTCCGACAAACTGGCGATACTTCCTACCAGCCGCCAGGGAGATGGCACACGTGCACTTACTCAAAGTGCAGAGGCGAATGCATAAACCGGCGCATTGATACTCGATAGTGGGTGGGCATGTGCCCACCCACTATCGTTATATATCACACGAGTGCCCCTTGTACACCAGATTGATTCTGGTACTTCCCACCACGTGAGGCATATGTCGTGAGACATGGGCTGTTCGCCCGCAGGAAGATGAACTGAGATACACCCTCGTCCGAATAGATACGGATGGGACGTTCCGTACCATTGGTGATCTCGATAACCACCTGACCCTTGAAGCCTGGCTCGATTGGTGTCACATTCACGACCGCACCGATACGTGCATATGTGGACTTACCAAAACAGACTGCCAGTACATCATCCGGCATATCGAAGGTTTCTTTGGTGTGACCCAAGAGATACCCTCCGGGAGGAATGTCGATATAGTCGACATCCTTGTATTCTACGAAATAGTCATTGGATAGGTTGTGAGGATCGATCACATCGCCGTCCTTGGGTGAAAGCCCAACCCAACGACGCAAACGACGCCTCCACTTAGCGAAGAAACCTTCGGGGGTGAAGAGCTTATAGTCACGCCCCATGCTGACGTCATATCCCATCGAGGAGAGTCCATATGAGATCTTCTTCTTCCCACCATCACCCCATCGGGTCAGTACTCGCTGGAATGGACGGATCATATCCGGATTCCCGATCAGATCTCGATCGTTCATGATACCTACCCCCGGCTTCTGGAGGGTAATATACTCCTGACTCATTTTCTCACCTCATGAATAACTCATAAGGTATCACCCCCATCGGTGATAATATTGACCACCGCCAGGGTGTCAGTATCTAGGCATAGGGAATAGTGACATGCCGACCTCATCCAACAGTACGGCAGTCGAAGGTTTTATCCTCGACGAGGCCTTTCTTGATAAACGAAAAGCCTTCAACGGCATCCTTCTGGGTGATGCTACCGCAATCGGTACTCTGACCCAGAATACACTCTCCTTCTTCAACCAACCGACGACTATCGACGACACACGCTCACCGTCGTCGCGTGATGTCAATTGGGCCCCGAATACCGCACCCAGTGTTGTCATCGACAGCGAAGTATTCGGTTCATTCATCGATGTAGTCAATGCACTCCCGCAGAACATCGCATCCAAATTTTTCGAATTGATCGACCGTGCGGCTTTCCGCTATTCATCGTCGATCCCTGTATCAACTGTGGAGACCTATCTCAATACCGATACTGACACGCATGCGATCTATGTCCCAGGTACACTGGAACTCTCCACCCGCATCGTGACGGACACGGTATACCTCCAGTCGAATACTACGATGAGTGTATCGATTCCTGACTTCATCAGGTTCTCGGTCATTCTTCCTTCTGGTTCGACGACTCGTCAGTTCGATATTACCCTGTTTACCGAATCTTCGGCTTTTAAGGCAGGCTACAGCTCGACGACGGTCCTCAAGGTAGTGCCGCCTACCTCGTATCAGAATTTGCTCTCAGGATCGCTCCTGGCTGAAAACAGCAATGCTCTGTCAGTCGCTGGACAGAGTGGTGGACTGATCTATGACAACACCAATGCTGCTTTCGTTCTGGATCAACCGACGGGTACGGCTGAATTCACTGTTGTCCTAATCGATAGTGCCCAGCACCGGTTGACAGTACCTTTCCAGATCCTCTATAAGGGACGTGTCCCTGGAATGGTGGAAGCTCGCGCTACTATTAAGGCAGCCGTATTGGGAAGCGGTGTAGGGACCGAAGCGGCATGGCGTCTCCGTATCCCCGGTCTATTCATCGAAGGACGCTTCTACATCATCCCGATGTGGAATGAGACTTTCACCAAGCCTGGTCAGACAGTCTTCCAGAACATCCTCAATGTACCCAAGGTGATCGATAACACCAAGGATGTGATGGCTTCCAAGGCTTGGACTAATGTCGGTGACTACATCGAGATCATGCCAGTATCTTTCGACCGCATGATTTCCACAATCGTACCCGAACTATCGGGCATCACTGGAATCTCGTCGGCAGCGACTCTGTTCCCTGACTATCAGGCTTTCTCGCCCACGGAAGCCAACTTCCAGTATATGCTGGCTGACACTCAGGCCTTCTCCACACATCTCAATGCGATTCTCGCTCTGGACTTTGCTGAGACGACTTCGTCGGCTTATCAGAAATCGACTGAGAGCCTCTTTGAGTTCTTCGGATTCGTTGTGGGTGCCTATGAGTTCTGCGTGATCACGAAGGACTGCTACACCCGCCTGAAAGGTAGTGCTACATGACCCCAGACAATGGCTCTACCTGTAAGTTCTCGTTCGTGACTAGGTTCTCGTCGTTGGATGGTATTTATACCGTCATGGCGACGATGACCTTTGGTACGGCGGTAGCTTCGGGGGTGAATTTCGTCGATTCGATCTATACACGAGCAGGTCTCTCGAGTTCTGACTTTGACGTGGACTATCCTTCGATCAAGAATGATCAGGTCTATCTTCTCAAGTCAGTATCCAACAGCGATGTTCTGCTCCACATGCCGGGATCCTTCTTCCGGCTAGTGCCCGACCCCACGGTCCGTGAATATTACGATCTCATGTTGGTACTCCCGATGGGAGCCTTCTCCAACACACAGGTCGTCCTCCCGGTCGTCCAACAAGCTACCGATCTAATCCAGTCACAGCTGGGTATATCGACACCTCCGTCGGTACTGTCGGATTCGACCCGTAAGGTCTATCTGACTGAGTCGGAGTATGAGGTGATCCAGGCGGCTCGAGATGCGAACAAAGTGGCGCTCGCACCTCTGTCGGTACAGATCGAAGAATTGCGCCGAATAAACCAACAACAGGCCGTCCTCATTCAGGAGTATGAGCGAAAGCTTATCGCCTCGAGTGCCTCGTAGTCTGTGTAGGAAGTGAGGATTATTTACCATGAGCTATAGTCTCCCCGATTATACCGGGGCGGATCCTCGGTTCAAGAAACAGAATGTCGCATTCCTCGTCTACAAGAATGGGGCTGTTTTTGAATTCGTGGATTCTCCTATCTTTGCCGACACGCTTGTCGTCAAACTAGCCGATGGATCTGATACCACTCTGGTCAAGGATACCGACTGGACTTATGAAGGAGATGATCTCTCGTCTCACTACATCGGTCAGGCTAAGTTGGCTAATCCCGATTTCGATCGGGATCTGATCAAGTCGATCAAGTTCATCGGTACTCGTTACCTGAACCAGAAGGTGATCATGTCCTTCCAGGAATGGAAGATGACATCTCCTGGTCTGGTATCCGGTGATGGTTCCCCTGTAGAGCTCAATCCCGATACCCTGGGCTACATCCTCTCGACATTGGCCGGTCTGAGCAATCAGGTGTCGGCCTCAGGTTCTACCCTGAGCGATACGACAGCAGCACCCACACTTCTCCTCGAGGATATCCAGAAGGAGCGTAGTGCCAACCTGATCACCAATGAAGTCCACGATATCAGCACCGCATCTGGTAAGCGGATCATCATCCCAGTCAATGGGGAATTCTTCCGTGACTCCACGGTGGTCCGCTACAACAATGTGGCTCTGATTCGAGATGTGGATTTCACAGTAGGCGGCTTCTCCGCTCTGACTGCACATACTTCGAACACGAGCGGTATCTACCGTTTCCTGGTGATCAACAAGGAAATCGAAGGTAGTGTCAATGTCGACTATCATGCGGTAGGTGGGAGTGTATCCCAGAAGGATGTGCGCAATCTCTACGAGAAGATCGAAGCTATGCGTGTCTTCCTGGCAGGCAACAACTTCGTGACTGCTTCATCCATCCCTTCGACAACTGCTTATCAGCACCTGGCCGCCCGTCAGGCTGAACTGGAGAATCAAATGCGCGCTCTACTTTCTGGGTCTCCGACCTATCAGGACGCGACCGGTGGTACTGTCGCAAAACGCACGGTCACTGCGCCTGATGCCGGCTTCCACTGGTATAACCTGGCAAGGCTCTATAAGGTGTCCGGCTCGGACGATATCGTCCTGACCGATCAATACCGCGTACGAGTACGCTTCACCGAGCTCAAGGTCACAGTCTCGATCGTGGTCGATGTGGATTGGAACTCCACACGTAAACCAGTTTCGTTCCGCACCGAGAGTCTGATCGTCGATCCTCTCTATACCGGCCTCACGGATGTGTCGGCAGCAGCGGCTGTCTACCCGATGTTCCGTGTGATCACCAATCAGGTGGGCTCGACCTTCTCTGGGGCATTCTTGCAAGTTGGTGTACCCATCGGTATGCTCACCAGCCATATGGAAGTCGAGGACCTCTCCTCGGTCGAATCCTGCTGGATCACGGATACCGCTACCACGGGTACTCCCAGTGATAATGCGATCGCCCTCCCCGATGGGTCGTCGGTTTGGTCGACAGCGAATGTCAATTCCAAGTCGTATCCCTACACCCCGGTACTCGATGGCGGATACCTCCTCTATCACGGTGCAGGTGTGAACCTGTCGGATATCAAGACGACCAATTCGACGGCATCACAGTTCCCGTCCAAGATTCCGAACTACTTCAACATCGATTCGGTGAAGGAAGTGGTCCTGACTCTGACGACAGATGATGGCTCGCTCATCTATGATGTGTCGATCCCGCTCAATGGGTCTGACAATTCCACGCGCACTGGCCGTATCACTATGGCCACTTCCAGCATGGGAGACGTACCTATCTCGGCACGTCTGATGCGTTCGGAATTGGGAGCAGTCACAATCTCTCTCAATGTCGGTGACTCCGTCGTCAATCTCGCGAGTCTCTTGACGGACCTTGAGAACCAGCTCAATGCTCGCAATATCACTGTCTCACTGTCCCTTCAGAGTATCGCCAATGTTCTGACGGACAACATCCGTATCATTCGACTCAAGGTGTAACGATCATGCTCCACGTTAAGGTGAACAGTCAGTCGGAAGTACTCGGCTACAATGTCGGTACGTTCGCGGAGTTTGAAGCTCGTCATCTGGGTGATCCTGCGTGGAAATTCGTGGATCTTCCTAAGGCTACCAAAGAGTCGGACTCGAAGGCTTTCCTTCTGGCCCCTCTCTCCTTCAAGGTGACTTCCGACGGAAGACTGAGAAAAAAATAAACGAGACGGGTAGGGGGCGCAAGCCCCCTACCCTATCGCATATGCGTTCACTCTGTTGAGTCTATCAAACGATGTGGCGATGTAATCCACCTCACCGAATTCTGCGAAGATGGAGAAGATTTCATTCTGTCTCATCTTGATGGACCTGAGTATCGATCTAGCAGTGATCGGATGAGCACCGCATACTTCGATAAGAGACTTTTCGCTCGTCAAGATATCTGCATACGTGCAGAACCTATCCAACCCGTAGAAGTTCCGTCTCTCATAGTCCACTAGTCTTTGTATGTTATCTAAGCCTAAGAAACGAATGGATAACGAATCGAGGAGACTCATCATCATCTCACAGTCGGCTGGGGTCCGATCTGTTTGTCTGAATGAGTAATCCTTGACCAACGAGAGATATTGACCGATCTCTCCGTAGGCCGCATTTACAAACACCGGATTGATATTGCTTCCATAGTGGTCGCAAAACGTCTGAGCCAGATATTCGCAGAAGAAGGTAGCCAGGTTAACCTGGCTACCGATTCGGGTGATCACTTCGGCTATGTCGACATGATGATCACCGCTCCTACCCCAGAAAGTTGGAGTGGTCAGTCGGTGAAATGGACGCCTGAGGTGAGCTACCCGAGTCCAGTAAGCGGCTTCGGATGAACCGGACTGAAACCGTAAAGGAGGTTCCTCAATATTGATGAAGTCCCTTGGTACTAGTTCACAACACGAGAGTTTTGAGATCCTAGCTGCCATAGTGAGTGGACAGTAGGTATTTGTGCAATATACTCCATCACCACTTCCCAATAAGGGCGTACCGCATGAGCAGACATTCGGACGTCCGTAAGAGGGCGTGATGATGGAGGTGTACTTACCGTCGACCGGTGTATAGTCGCTCGTGAAACAAGCACCCGACATGACATCGGTAACGGCCACTTGATCCCCTGGTTCTACAGTAGCCAGCCATAAGTCATTGAGCGGATTGCCCACGCTTTGAAACATCACGTAGGTTTGTTCACGAAAGTCATCGTCGAGTTGAGTCTTTACGATGATCTGTTTACGACCATAGATGTCATGAGTTGTGATTACCCTCATGACAGTCGTTACCACCTGTCTTAGCACGTTGCACCCCACCAATCAAAGGCTTGAGACGATCGAGGTCGTAGTAGTAATCTGCTGATTTGATAAGTTTGCGCGACATACCAGCACAGCTACCACTACCGACCCCCATAACGGATACTTTCTTACCCTGTTTGCGCTTGATGTCGTTGACCACCCGCAGGAAGTCATCGTCACAAGACGCAATGATGACGTGACGGATCACGCGAGGGAGCTGATAAGCTTCCATAGCGATCTCCACGTCCATGTTACCACTTACTTCCTGACGCTCAGAGTCACGCTGTTTGAACCGCTTAATGGGTTTGTGGTGGACTTCATACCCAGCATTGTTCATGAACTCGAGCCAGCGCATAGCACTGGGCTCTGACGTGTCAATAGCCATCATGGCTTTAGCGACCCGAAGATCGCACCGGCGAGAAAACTCCTTAAGGAGCTTGTTGTAATCGATACGGAAGCCTTTGGCTCGCGACCGATGATAGAGATTGTTGATGTCGAAAATGATGGCGGTGGGCTCATTGATCTCGAGCCCACCAAAGCCGTCAAATTGTGTCTCCGAAAGGACCCGGGCGACATCGCCATTAGGGGCCCATTCATTGACGCGGAACGCATTCGTCTGTGTGAATTGAGGAATCATGATAATCTCCGATAGATTAACTCCTTTGCTCTTTCTGCATAGAGCATTGAGCGGATTGTTGCATACCTCTGATGTTGAGGGATACATGAGAAGTAGCATGTGACAAAGACTGGGATATTACCAGACTTCATCATACGCAGTCGACCTAAGAACTGAATAATACGAGCCTCACTAGCTGTATTTTCCAGTACGATGCATGAGCGCAGCATAGCCACGTCCCGACCAGTTCCTGCACTACCCGGGGTAGACAGGATGATATCCGACTTATCGAGCACTGTCGTAGAGACACCCGATACGAAGATACCGATAGAACGATTTGTGATTCTCTTCAGTCGTACCTGTAGCTCTTCGCACATGGCACGAGTATTCGCGATGATAAGTAGCTTTTCTCCTTCTTCTGCTAGTTCGATGTACTGCTCTGTGACTAGAGGTAGGATAGCCTTCCTCCAGTACATTTCCATGAGAGGTGCGCCTTTCTCAGATAAGAGGAATTCCTCAAACTTCGATTGGCTATACGCACCTCGTTGCTTGTAGTGATGAGGTTTGACCAGGTGACCGCCAAACTCCATCGAACACTCCAACACCTTGACGTATTTGGCGTACTCTCCGCCAAACCTTACCTTTTGAGGTACAACTTTGTCAAAGATACCACGGATGAACTTGTGGTTCACCACCAGTGTGGCAGATACTGGGATATAGACAGCTGCATTAAACAGCAATCCCATCATGAAATTGGTGTGGAAGTGCTCGTGATATTCGTCATCGGCGATGATGCCGATACCCAGCAACTCGCAGAAGGTAGAAGGATTAGGTAGGTGTCGATAACCTTCCTTATACTTCATGTAGTTCTTGAGAGTCTGAGCCGATGCTAGGATGATCTTGGGGAGCTTATCCTTACGTTCAGCCATGCGGATGATCTTGGTGAGAGATGGTTCACCTTTGATGGTGTAAATCTCTCCATCGTCTACCGCTGCATACTGCTTGATAGCAGGTACCCACTGCTCCAGGCGCGTAGTCATAGTCACCATGGTACGCACACCTAGGTGTGACATCGCCATCACTGTGGCCGTGGTCTTACCTCTGCCTGTTTGAATTGCCAATGCACGTACCGGACCATTCTTCTCGTCCGTGATAAACTCGACAGCTTCTTTCTGGAGTTCGTCTTTATACGTGATATGCGGCAACATGTAGAATTTCGCTGGATCACCTTTGACAGGTGCCACTGGGATGATGTTTTCCTTATGTCCGTAATAACAGATGAAGGAAATAAATCGCTCGAGATCGTACCTGGGGAAATACGCAGTCTTCGTGGTCTCGTCGTAGTGGTAGAAATCTTCCACCTTCTCATACCGACGGGATTTGGAATCGAAGTCCCACTGCTGCAATGCCCTAGCATACTCAGAGATGTAGGTGTTGGTGTTACTCAAGGTCCCATCGGGCTCCACACCCACACGGAACCCAAGCGTCGTCGTATAGATGTTGATAGTGCCCATCGAAACGTACCTCTATAAACTGTAGCTCCCCACCACGTGGTGGGGAGCTCGTTATCACTCGGTCAGTGGTAGAAACCGATCGTCTCATTGGTGCCCATCGGGATCTCATGGAGAACATCCGAATAGGGTGGCCAATTAGCATCACGGGCGATGGTGTCTGTATAACCCATCATTTCATCGAACTGACCACGGCGCTTAGGAATGATGAACATCCCTGTTTTGCACCGACTCTGGGCATAGCCCTGGAATGCGAAGTAATTAGCCACACTCCGCATAGGTATGATCTTGGATTGACGAGCATACATCACATCATCAGGATCTTTGATCGCTGGGATGGAATAGTCGGTGGCACTCGTCACCAAGCATGACCGCAGGAGGATAGAGATCAGACTGGAGTGTGCACCCACACGTCCCCAGATGATCTTGCACAGATCCCGCAGTGCCAAGTTAGCCGAAGTATAACGCTCGACGCGTGTCGTGACGAACTCTCGGAAGTCAGCCACATAGAAACGAATCGAGTCATTCATGACAGTGCACTGCATCACGGGCTTGTCGAGGTCGATCTTGTCCAGCCGGAGCCAGATAGTATTCCCCTGCCTGATAAGGACGCTAGGATCCTTACGGATGATGTTGAGCACTTCAGTCGCGAGATGAGGATAGGCTTTACCCACCTCGGACTCCATGTTCGACTTGACGATGATCCTCCCGATGGTATCACGATCGTCGATCTCTGCGTATGTCAGACGCATGATCTTCGAATAATACGAGGACTTGAGATCATCACTCGTAGTGTGCTGGAGGTCATCGATCTTCTTGACATCCTTGACATCGAAACCGATGGCTCGATTCTTAGCCACAGACTTGATGCGGTCGTGGAAGTAGATGTCATTGTTCTTGTTGGAGTAGAAGATATCAACCAACTTGGGCGGGATGGAATAGAGCATCACGATCGGCATCGCCAAGTGCTTTGCCGACAACACCGCCTGAGCCATCGGAGACGTAGTCTTCGAGTTAGCGATGAAACCGATGTTACCATCGGTCGGGAAGTGCTTACTGATGGTCCCCATGCAGACCTCACAGACACCATCCACATAGCGACATCCATGAGGATCTCGTAGGAGGATATCCTTGTTGAGGACCTCATGCTTGTTATCGGTGGTAATCTCACGCAGACCACCATCGTCGGTCTTGTAGAACCGTCCTAGGTGATAATCGAAGGTCTCCTTGGTCGGGTGATACTCAAGGAATACCTTAGAGCCACAGTCGCCTCGGTACAGATACCTGAACACCGAAGTCTGGATGTGGTTCTTACGTGAGGTATATGCCGCCTGGGGCATGAACTGATAACTGTAATACTTAGCCTTAGCAGCAGCACGACTTTCCAGAGCAAAGTCGATAATGTCCTTCATACCTGTAAGGAATGCACCATCCACCGGCTCCAGGAAGATTCGCTCGTCAGAGTCGGAACGAGGTCCCACCGACATAGCGAATTGCCAGAACTGCTGTTCCTTCAGCGACCCAGTGATCAAAGGAGACCGCAGCGCGTTGAAGGGAAGGCTCGACGACTTGAGCAGATCAGTCAACCTCTTACAGTTGTTGCGGAACTGCTCGGACATCCGATGGATATCCTGATCAGACTTATCCCCATACCCAGGATCAAGGAGAGCCTCGACTTCAGGTTGGAGGAACGTCTTCGCGATCGAGAAGATGTCGAGAGGGATCGCATAGCCAGCCAAGTGCGAATAATAGATGTTGTGGCTGGCCTGAGCCACACTCATGACGGATCGTCCGAGATTGTCACGGACATATCCATGGGACTCGAGATACTGGACTACGTTCTCGAGGAGTCCGGCTTGGACTTTGTTCCCATAGATTGTCCTCATGGGGAAAACCGTCTTCATACCCGGGATGGGAAATCCCCGTTCGATGATCGGCATGTTGATCATCAGGTTCACCAAGAGATAAGCATAGTTCATCTCGATGGGACCTTCGAGGGTCTCTAGAGCCACTGGCTCAAATCGGCGTTCGACGCACATAGTACGCCAGTCTTCTGACAACACGCGCGAAGGGTTATAGACTTCTACCATATCTAGATCACCCCATTTGTGAAAATGGTGGGAGGAGCTTCCTCCCACCGATACTCAATCAATCATCGTCATCGGAGGAATAGTTCCCTCCTAACTCACCATACATACCCTGGATATCGGTCTCGATATCGATCTCAGTGCTGATCTCGACCGGCGTGACGTCAGCTACTCCCAGGTCCGACTCCGGGAGGATCATCTCACCTTCGATAGCTTCCACCTCAGCTGTGGTAGGAGCCGTCTTACGAGGCTTCTTCTTCTGCCGTGTAGCCACCGGCTTGGGGAGATGAGATTCATCATCATCCTCACCAGGCGGTACAAAGATTTCCGAATCAGCGATGATCCGACGAATCTCATCAGGGATCTGCATCTGACTGGTCACCAGCGTATTGCGGGTTTCCACACCCAATGCAGTCGTCGAAGAATGGAACGCCCTGAGCACTGTGTTGGTTCGTGCCAATTCACCATTCGAAATAGGAGTACGAGCGATCCGAGTAGGATGCTCAGCTTCCAAGATCGTACGGATGACTTGCTTCACACCCGTGGGCGAGTTAGCATAGAGCGCCATCAGGCGTCCCACTTCCTTGACAGAAGAGTCCATCGACATAACACGGATTTCATCCTCACCGAATTTGTAAGGACTCAAGCTCACAGGGGAGAACTTACTCTCCTGACTGGACTTGATTGGGATACCCATGTGGTTAGTCGAAGCAAACCCAGGAGCTGTCTGGGTAGGAAGTTTGCTGAGGTGAAGGATATACTTCTTACCGATCACAAACTTATCGTCAGAGACGAACTTCTTGAGGGTACCATCCGCTTGTGGAATCAGGCGCGTGATGTGTGTCGGATACGCACCATACTTCTCAGACCACATCGAGAAGTTCCTGAGGACGTTAAGACGATCCTCCTCCGTCGGCGCAAACGTATCCAACGTAGGCGGAGCCCATACTCGGAACTGCTTGAGCATGTCGTTCAAGAAGGCTTCACGCTGAACCGGTGTGGTGTATGTTTCCTCGATGACCTTGTGATACATCGGATTGACATCTTTGCACCATTCGAGGACTTCCTTCAAGGCTTCCTCAGTACCGGACGATACCTTGATCGTGTGAGCACGCTTCCTGACAATCTCGCTGATGAAGTTGATTCCCACTTCGATGGGACCACTCGGATTATTACGGCTCACGAATGTGGAGCCACCGATCATCACTTCAGCTACGTTGCCGTACTCATCGACGGGCATATAGCTATCAGGCCAGATTACGGCACTGACTCCTTTCCTACTGTCCAGTGAGTTCGTTAGACTCACCCGGCTCGTCCTCGTATAGAGGCAGCTCCGCACATGCTCTCACATGTGAGCAGACTATATCTTCACCCTCTCGTTAGAGTAGGGTGCTCCCCATTTCGGAGTCACTGACTCCTACACCGTGGTAAGCGGTTAGCCGTTGGACCTTCAAAACCCCATAGAGGCCCTGCTTGGCTGCGCGATTACCCAATCTCAAGAGTTGTTACCATACCCGATTGATTACATCGGCCATCTGAGAGAGTTATTCTCAGACTTGGTATCTTGAGCTCTAAGGGCTTCCCCGCAATTAGAGGAGATTTCCATAACCTTCTCAGATTATGGAGGCTTAGTGTAAACCACCCGATTTATCAGTAAGCTTCGATGTAGCAGTCACCTTACGGCGTTTAGCTGTCACCACCTTAGCCTGAATGAACTCGACAGGACGTCCGTCGAATCCTTCCAGCTGACTACGCTTCATCTCGGACTTGAAGATACCATCGAGACGGACATCGCGTCCTCCCATCCCGATGAAGTGCTTGAACGCACGGACGAAGAGTTCGTTCATGCGATTTGTTGGAGTGAGGAGAGGAGGACGATTCCCAATCGGCTCACAGTACTGGTAGAAGACTTCCAGCAGTGACTTACAGCACCCAGTCACATAGTCGCTGATGTGCCGCTCCACTTGGGGATAACAATCACCGATGTTGTTCAGGTTAGCTGCAAAGGTGACGTCGATCACCTTAGTGTCACCAGTCATGCCAGCAGGACGCCACAACTTGTCCTGGAAGGGCAATACCTCCTTGAGGGCATTAGGATCAGCATCAGCTGCCACAGTCGCCCAGTGCGAAGGACGCTGCCCGCAGAGGATACCATCTTCACGCACGAAGTCCCCGATGTTGGGGAGGAACTGCGGGAGACTATCGTCACCATAGAGGTTGAGGGGACGACGATCAGGTACCACATTGATGATGTGGGACTTGACCTCAGTGGTCTCCAGCTTCTTCGCTGCTGATTCACTGATGACGAAAGCATCCTCGATGGTCTCAGCAAAGGATCCATAGATCACATTGAGATCCACACCGAAGCCATAATCGTCACCGATGATCCCAGGGGAATGGGAGAAGATCATGTCAGGATCCAGATAGGCTCCGACTGTCAGCTTGTCCACATTCTTGAGGATCGGCAGATAGCCGAATCCATTAGCACCTTCGTAATAGGTACTGATCGTCAAGACGTCCAACCTACCGAACTTGTTTCCGGTCTTGGGATTGGTTTCCTCTGTCTCGACGATCACATAACGCTCTGGACAATTCTTGGCCCAGTTGTCCATGAAACCCCTGCGGTACTTCGGAATGACCCTGAGGACCTTCACCCGATGCGGACGCGTTAGAGGTTCCACCATGTGTTCACGGAACTGAGGTTCCAATCCAGAGAACACACCAGCCAGACCCGGCTTATTGAGCACCATCGCTTGTGCTTGGTGGTGGTTGTACATGTCACCACGAGATCCTGAGATCTGCTGTGGGAACGATGTGAGTAGATATGGCATACCCAACAGACGAACGTCCATTGTGGTGTTTGCAAGATAGGGATATTCCTTGCCAATATTACTAGGCATTTGTGTTGACCCCTTTTGTGAAAAGAGAGAACTCCTATTTTGGAGAACCCTATATTTTGAGGAAGTGAGCACCTGTCAGGTCTATTTCCAGAGTAGTAATATAGCGTTTCAACCACCCTGAAATAAGATCACACCATCGCATGGTGGGAACTATTTTATTTAATGGAGACTACTGGTGCCGATCACATCAATCGTCAAGCAGTGTCTGGACTTCACCTATGGTCCTAGCAATCCAGACTGGGTACAATTCGTCGATGACCATATCGACTACATCCTCGCTAATTCAGCAAAATTCGAACTGACTCCTCAGACAGCTGAACGATATGCCTATCGGATGCGACAATTCCTCAAATTGGAAATGTCTCGTCACTATGACATCGAATGGATCGTCCTCAAGATCAATGGTATCCCCAATGATTTCGAGTTCCGTAAGCAGATCACACTGTCTATCCCTGAGGATAGCTTCATCAGTGATCTTTATCAAAAGTTCATGTCCTCACAATCTGAAGAAGTGATTTGATAGATAGGTGAGGGGCTCATCGCCCCTCACCTATATCAGTTATAGTCGAGTGTGGAATTGCGACACAGTATCGAGATCATCACAACTACCCAGAGATCAGGATACTGATCATCGATGAGGATGGACATGTCTTTGGCAAACTTCTCATCGAAGCCGATAGTCATAGCACGGAAGATCCGTGATTTGACAGTAGCCAGAGCATCACCTGATACTGACCCCACTATCCGCAGATGGAGATCACGTATCCCATTCCAGAACTCAGCATGGAGCTTGATCGGATGGACTCGCTCATCGATGAGACTGTTCGTACCGGCAGCCACCTCAGTGACACCTGACCACTGATCAGACACTGCCTCAATCAATGTACGCCAGTCTGTCATTAATACGACTTCACGCCAAGGCTCGTCGATCTCACCATAGACCTTGAGTTTGACAGTCTTATCATCCGCAGCAGTCACCAGCTTGAACTTGATAGCCAAGGCAATGACCTGACGTTCAATCACACGGCATTCATCAGCGAAGATATCGCTCATTCGATCAGGGACGATCACATCCCGACGTTTTGTAAAAGGCCAAATCATTTCTTATTCCTTAAGCCACGGGGAGTGAAGTGACAGGTGTACCTAGATCACTATCTGGTGATGCAGACGGAGATGAGGCATCTGCTGAATAAGGATCGCCCACTGACACAGGAGATGGGGCACTCCCCACAGGTCCCTTCCCGAACTTACTGACACGCAGCTTATCGAGCACTGTGGTACCCATGAGCTTGGTAGCAGAAACGATGGCCGAGAAGACACTTGAGGTAATCACCAATGATGATGTGGCATTGAGTGCCATATTGAGAGCATTGAAGATGATCGAGCCCTTCCTCGATTCGTTGAAGACTGTGAGAGGAGAATCAAACAAGACTCGTTCGCCGCTCTTCACAATGAACTTGCGAGGGATGTTGATCATGAGATCCTGATTGGTCATCTGGAAAGATGCCTTCTCACCCAGCGACACGCTGAATATAGGGACACCGCTATCAGCCCCCGTATCGAAGACGACATTGTTGGAGTCATCGCCCTCACCATCAGTCAGGGTAAATGTACCAGCAGTCAGATCACCTTCGATATGGAACTTACCTACCTCACCATTAGCGATAGACGTTCGGATACCGAACTTCTTCTTGTCAGTATCAGCATAGAGGATCCATCGGTTGGTGTCATCATTGACCACACCTGGCTTTTTGGGATCAGTAGATGACAGTTCGAGATAGATACGATCGGTGGTCCGATATGTACCACCCATCCCAGTCTCACGCCAGAAGTACTTATCCTGACCGTGATACTGGATGATCTCCAATGGTTCACCCTTTCGGATGAGAGGGGGACTGTGCCGGTTAGATCCACCCATCCATGTGGCAGGTAGATGGTTAGAGGTCGAGATCTTCTTGGTGATGGGATTACCAGCATGATCCTTGAGATTGATCACGGAGTCGGTGACCCCTGCTGCGATATCGCCATTGATGCTCGATGGTAGGATGTCTTCAGACACGAATTTGATGATAGTCGTACTGTCACCTAAGTCTTCTGCGGCATAACCTTCGAAGACGGAATACGGACCTTTCATTTGATCAGTCATGTGCAAAGTCCTTAAACCAAAAAAAATAGGAAGGGCGCTATTTAGCTGCCCTTCCCGAGTACAGATTCCACAGCCCATGTCGTCAACATGAGAATAGGAACTGCTGTGTAAAATACGAAGGTCTCACCCACTCTTTGATCATCCACTACGATAACGAACTCTTCGAGATGATTCTTCATCAGCGTCATCGTCACTGGCCTAGCTACTGGCCAGTTCTCGAAATATCCTCTCCTGATCAGGAAGCAGTAGTAACTCTTTGCGGCTTTGTGGAGGATCGAGCAGATCCGGTTAGCGATATTTCTATCTCTACCAGGGGTGGTCCCAAAGATGAGTCGATAAGGGTCGAGATAGTCGACTAGATTCAGCTCGTGGGATTGAGGTAACCTATATCGACAATTGTCCATATCGACAGTCACATGGAACGACTCTCGTAGTCCCCGTACGCTATCGATAGCAGGTTCATCGAAGAGGTCTTCATTGTAGACAATCGTGGCGTGCTTGGTGTTCTCCACAACTGTCTGGTAAAGACATCGGGTATCGAAACCCAAGAATGGATCGTCACCATAGGAGTATCTCCAACCCCTCACATCTTCTTGGAATTCCCCATGGACCGCACTGCGATAGATGTGCGGCATATCTCCCCTGATGGGATTGAAGTTGTGCGAGTAGGGCTTCCTATGCTGCATATAGTGATGCCCTGTGAGGAAGCTATCGAGAGCCCTCACGTCGTAGATAGGAGGAACGATGTTGAAGTCTTTACTATCGACCTCACTCCTTACACCGAACTCTGTGGGATCGAGTAACGACTGGATAGGTAATCCAATCGCCCGATAAGGAGGCCTGTCACTATATGTCAACTTCTCGACCGCAGGAGTGGACACACCTGTCTTATGATCGAGAGGACCGATATGTGTGAGATACATACATGTCGATATACCACCAGCTACCCGGTAGACAGCTTCACATATGTACTTGTAACTCGTAGGGGCGCTGATGTGTTTGACGAGTGTCCCACTGGGTATCATCGCACACGATCCCAGGTGCAGTGTCCCTACATCGTCTGAAATGCGTTTTAAGCCACTGTCAGGCGTTAGAGAGCCATCTGCTGGTGGAAGTGCGCCTCCGACAGAAGAAGGCCCTGGTAGGCCACTTATGATCGTCTCACGATCGATGTAGAATCGCTGACTTTCGGATGCAATTTTACTGAAGGGTAATTCTAGGTTAACCGATATCATAAATCACCCTCGATTAGATAGGAGGGTAGCATCAGCTACCCTCCCATTTGTCATTAGATACCGCGACGGTTGGCGGCACTGTTGCCGGGACGATGAACGGTGCTGTTCGTCTGCATCAACGGTAGAGGCTGCATGGGAGCAGCATAGCCCATAGGTGCGCCATAACCCGCAGGAGCGAATGCTGGATTGTGCGGATACATGGGCGCACCATAATTGACCGGAGGAGTATATGCCGGAGCATAGTGCGCCTGAGGTGCTTGGTAGTGCGAAGCTGCCGCCATCGGAGCCGAGTAACGACCAACAGTCGTCCCAGGTACCGCAGGTGCCGAGTAGTTCGAACGATTGGCGCCGTAGGATGCCACCACGGGCGCACTGTAGCCAGAAGGACTGGTGACATGCGCTGTATTGGCGGGGGCTGTCGACTTGGGAGACGCCACCGGCAGGATAGGCTGTGAGGAATGCTTCGCTAGACGAGTGGCGTTGGACATATTGTCCACCACTTCCATAAGGTCGGACAGGTTCAGATCATGGATCAGAACATTGGCCAGAACCTCAGCAAAGCCCGAGTAGATCTTCACATACAGAGTCACAATGGTCGTGAACTTTGCAGCCGCCCCTGAGTCGACGTCGTAACGAACCTCGATTGTGTCGAGATCCGCAGGAGTCTTGATACCCAGGAGACCCATGATCAGAGCCTTGAAAGCCTGGAGAGACTTCTTGCGGATACCACGACCGTAGTTCTCATCCCAGGTGGACTCGGACAGACAGCCCACAACTGCCGTCGCACGCATCTGGCGATTGTGATAGGTGATGTGGGTCAGTTCAGGACCGACCGCATCGGTGATCTTCTTGAGCTCATTGATGAACTCATCATCGACAGCATCGATGATCTGACCACGCTTACCATCCAACTTCACCGACGTAAGGCGCAGGATAGCCGAGGAGAGTCGATGTTCCTCCTTAGCTTCCAGAGCCTTCTTGTGCGCCAGCAGTTCCTTGGCGAGCCAGATGACTGTGTCCATCATGGTGAAGGACAAATTGGTCCGAGCCGCCTTGTAGAAGAAGTTCGAGGGGATAGACGAGCTACCCATCGACTCTGAGTAGGGATTGAAGACGAAATTGTCACCCTTGGGGAGAGGATCCTGGAACAGGACCACAGCCCGCGAGTCGTCATCTTTCTTGCTGCGCACCAGCTTGATTTGAGTGCGGTCATCCCGATGGACCATAAACCCATCACTGTCTGCATCGACCTCACCAGTGAGGGTCAAGACCTTCCGCAAATCGGAGGTCACATCTTTGATTGTGTAAGCCATGGATAACCTTCCATAATTCCAAGTGTAGTAGTGAGGGCAGCTGCCCTCACTACGTCACACTATTTGCGATGATATTTCAATATTTTTTCAGATATTCCAACCGGTACGCAGACCGTCACGGAAGTTCGACTCCGGGACAGCGGCGCGTGCAGCATTCGCTGTCACGATATCCGGATTGTTCGAGATCTGATTGGCATCCGGGGATACCGCATCCCAGAACTCGATGAGTCGACCACCGTTGTAGGCGAATGCCGGGGAGTCAGCCATCATCGGCGATACGAGACCACCCAATGCAGTCGGGATCTCGAAGTCGACCTCCGAGATCATTCCCTGTTCGACGAGGGAAAGACGACATGCGGAATGACCAGTCGTATCCACGCGCATGGAGACGTAGAAGTCGTGATAGGAATCGAAGATCATCTTAAAGACCGTCGACTCCAGAACACTCTTCGCAGCATCCGTGCGCATGAGAACTTCCGTCTCAGTAGCAGTCGGCCAGAACGGTGCGGAGTGCTGGATGTTCCATGACGGGACCATATTCCCGAACACTGGATCCTTCATGGCTCGATAGTCGAAGCGCATGTCACCCAGACCATAGTCGGTCATCACTGTCGATACCATGTGGATCAGCATCGTCGACAACTGATTGATGATACCATTCTGAGTCTGATCAGCCGTGCCGTAATACATCGGGCGGTTCAAACGGTCGATGGTCATCTCCAGATCATTGCCGAACTTCTGATCGAGCTGACGGAGATTCACGAGTTGGTGTTCATCGAAGTCCAGCTCCGACAAAGTACTGGGCGCAGTATGCTGCGTCAGTGCATGACGGAAGCACTCGAGCGGCGCGATGTTCGCCGACTGCTCATAATTACGGCTGTACGAGTCCACACCGAAGGATCCCATCGATGTCCGTTGGTTCTCGACATTTCCGTTAATTGCCCCACCGATCAGATTTTCCATGTGGAGCTTACCGCCATGGAACTTATTCGAGATAGTCGTGGCAGCGACATCCGTCGATGCGTCGAGCTCGTAGCTCGGAGACGCCAGATACTGACCATTCTCGATATCGAGTTCCACACCTGCGAGTACGTTGTTGGGCATGAGGGAAGCTACCCGACTCGAGAGATCGTTCGCACTGTGCACAGTCATGTTCTTAGCAAGCGTACCGTGGTAGTAGCTGTTCGACTCACGGACGGATACCTGATCACCACTCACTCCGAGTCCATTGTACGATACCCTGTTACTCAGTACCGTCTTCTGGGTGATGAGGAGACCCGCGTTAGGGTTGATGGCATCCGAGTGTCTACCAGCCAAGAAGAGAGTCTTGGATACCGGTTCACCTCCCATCACGACACCAGTATAGATGCGACGAATTCGAGTACCTGGGCCACCAGCATTACCGATGGGTTTCCCGACTTGCTCGCTGGTGATCATCAGGAAACGATAGTTATCCGAGAGTTGTGATGCTTGAAACTGCATCCGCATGTCGGTCGAAGGCATAATAGCCCCGGACAGATTCACTGTATTGCTGATATTCTTCACTGCGGCATCGACTGGTATCTTGGCGGCCATCACCATCTGCACCATGTCACCCGTGACCGAAGCTGTGCGGTCATCGATGTTGTAATGGTAGGGGCGGATAGCCTGATCGAGGAACTGATTGGGCACCCCTTCGAAGAAGTAGATGAACACAGCGCGCTCACCGATCGACTTGATGAGCCCACTCCTCCCATGGTGCTCAGGTACATGCTCCACAGCCATATTGGGGGTACCAAAACCGGAAGTCGTGCTCGAAGCTGGCGCGATTGCTGGCGAGCTGAGCATGGATGCAGGGATTTCAAAGGACATGATTAACTCCCGTTTGTGAAAATTGAAACAGCACCTTTTTCATAGGACAACAGCTGTTCATGTTTGTAATATGAAGCTTCGATCGTCTTGGGAAGGACGTTGTACGCTGATAGACGGATCCATGATCGAAGTAGGTGCAAGCGACACCAAAGATATGTCAAAATAAGCACCGCAGATAGGGGCTGCTTTTTCATCACTGGCGTAATCGTAGATGAAGACCGAAGCTTCTTCTCCTATCGTTTTCACGATCTTCATTTTGATGGGACGAGTCTCTATCTCATACGCCACCTGCCAGTGGAACCCAGGACTCCTTGAAAATTCCATCACTACCCATCGCAGTACATCGATTGGGAATAGGAGCTCGAGTTGCTCGTCATATTCGATGTTACCCAGGTTACGGAGTGAATATCCACTATACCTGTTGTAGATGCCGCTATTGACGAAATGATGGACTTTCTCTACCGTCATCAGGATATCGACATTGACATCTGTGAAGGGTAACCTATCGAGGAAGTTGAGGGTGGAAGGAAACCCTGTTGGGTTGGTCATGAACCTCGCCTTTGGAGGTAGATTGGGGATCTCGATAGGGGTCCCATTGTTCCATTCGGAAAAGTTCCGATTGTAGAGCGGCCACAGGTGGTTCATCGGAGCTGCATTCTCAGTGTAAGAACTGAACGCAGTGGGTAGATACTTCATCGGTGGAATGACCATATCCACCAACCTATCGGCATCACTCCCCCCGAACGAATAACCATCGACTTTATCCATCTCTTCGATGAGGCCATCACCGAAGTCGAGGAACCACCTCGATCCAAAGTCCAATCTGGTAGACGGACATCTCTCCACGATTGGAATCAGGTTCTCCTCAGCCCACTCGCCAGAGAAGGAACTCCTCCTACCAGTCTGCTGAATTTTCACCACTTCCTCAACGATTGCGGAGGTACAATCTGTGGAGATACCACTGGCCCCAAATACAGCTGAGCGTATGTAGTTGAGGTTAGGCATATGGGTCACTACATTTCCGGCTTGAGGACCGGTCTCGATCTTGGTGCGGTAAGGCACCACTGTCTTTTCATCGAAGATGTAGTGGAGAGTGGAGGTAAGACTATCCTTACCTCCCTTAGAGGAGATCCCCATGGTCTTCAGGATTTTGTGGGGGTGATCTATCCTGATAGCCAGAGGATCACCCACCGACATGACGATGGACTGATTGTCACCTTCGTCGTCATATCGGTCATGGGTCGGCACCTCTGCGACGGGGAGGTTTAACCTATCCCCGATCGTTGAGAAACCTACTTCTTCATGTCCCACAGGTGCCCGTTTGAGCACCTCAGCATGTATCGTGGAATACGACATAAATACCTCACCTAGTGAGATGTCAAGTCGAGCTATGCATCATCAGATAGTAACGACATACGTCGACCATGATTGTAGACTCGACTGTACATTCCGACATGTGGATGGGATAGTCTTCTTCACCCCTGAGCTTCCAGATACTCGGAGCCATGTTCTCCTTATGGGAGTACTGACCGAGCCATTCGACGAGTCCGGAAATCAGGGTACGAAAACCGATGGTTTCGACTTCCTTCTTAGCTCCACGCCTCTTGGAGCCTGCGACTTCCCGGGTGACATTACCCCGGAACAAGGATTCGCACAGCGTGTATTCCTTCTCCATGGGCGTACGCTCACGGATAGCGATGATCGGTACTGTCGAGTCCGCAGCATCGATGATGTCCTCTGAGTTGATCGCAGAGCACAAGGAAGCCACCCGATGCAACCCATTTTGCACCATCCAGATTTGCATGATCGTAACCAGCTGTACATAGATGGGATTGGGTAGCCAGTTGAGACACTTGGATCCACCAAAGCGCATACCAGCAAAGGATGCCGCCATACTCTGGGTGAAGCAAGAGATCTCAAAGGGATGGATACGATAATACTCAAGCGCACTCAAATACACATCGATCGGTGTATCGAAGAGAGCCAGCATCTTGGGGATGACATGACGCTCAGCGCTCACAGCTGTGATGACCGAGTAGTCGATCGGCCTGGACCCAGAACGTGAGATGTGATCGAGCATGGATGCGTTATCCTGCTCACCATCACCACTACTGAGTTCCCAGCGAGGTACGACTGTCATACCTTTCTTCATACCAGCGATCTTCGACACAGTCGAACGAGTAATCGCATTGTCGATGAAGACCATCGCATTGGGGCGTTTTCCCCTGACCATAGTGGACGGGCTAAAGGAAGCCATCCTACGTGTGATGATGTGGGCGATAACCGAGTCGATGAAACGACCCTTAAATCCACCCGAGTGGCTCAAGACGAAGCGAGTATCCTGAGCCTGATTGTTGAGTGCCTTATCCTGGCGCTCCAAAGTGGTCGTGACAGTCTTGCGGATGGTATTCTGGAGCTTGTTGTATACAGGACCAAAAGGACCAGACTCCAATGTGGGTTCGATGATATCCAACCCAATCATGTCGAAGAGAGTCTCATCCCCGATGATACGAGGAAGATTGTGGATCTCACCGCAGATTGGGTAGACGATCTTGCTCAGGATAGAAATACCCGTGAGGACCAGATAGTCACCGTGATGGTAGGTCCGCTCCTCAGTGTGGTTTGCACCCTTACCGGCTTCTGTCAGGTCCGGATAGAGGAAGATGGGATCCGCTGCAAACTCCACCAACCGATTGGCGATATTGATGACCTTGAGCGTCTGTGTCACTCGCTTACGGATCAAATCCTGGATGACACGGTAGTTCTCCAGATTCATACGACCGATCAGGTCTTTCACCCTGACATACATGTCGTAGAGTTCACCCTGCTCTTCGTCGGTCAACTTGTTGAAGAACAGATTGGCAGGATACATGGACTTGACAGTCTCGCTGTCGCTTTCGTCCTCCCAGTCCTCAGTCTTCTCTCCCTTCTCTGGGGTAGAGCACTTCTTGAAGGACCTCACCATGAACGTGACGTCTGGGGACATTTCCCCTTTAGTCAGATAACGAATCGATGCCGAAAACTCTCGTTTACCGGCAGTCGTCGCTGTAGTGATGATGTTCAGCATAGATGACCCCTCGCTATATTACATATCAATTTGTGATGGAAACTATTTAAGTTTCAGAGAAACCATCAGCAAGTTTAATGGTCATGTGAGTAATATGAGGATTAAATCACATTCAGTATACTGAAGGATAATCCATAGTCTAGAGGGTGGGCCGTGTGGCCCACCCTCTGTCTGTGATTGTGCGATTAGAACGCGATACCGTCGTCATCGTCGCTGGCAGCGCCACCGCCACCATTGTTGCCACCACCAGAGCTACCGCCTCCGGAGTTTCCACCGTTCCAGCCACCCTGGCGCTGGCCACCGCCGTTGTTGCCGCCGCCATTCCAACCACCGCCACCACCGCCTTGACGGTTGTTGCCACCCCAGTTACCACCACCGCCACCAGGACGCTGCGAGCGCACGGACGAGAGTCGTACGCCCAGACCTGCCTGGGTGATCAGACCATCGATCACATAGTCGATGCAGATGCAAATCAGATCACGCTCGGTCAGCGAGGTTTCCGACATATCCAGAGTACCTGGAATCTTGATCGGGAAGGTGAGACGCTGGCCACCATTGAGGGTGTTGAAGGCCAGCTCGATGAAGAGGGTCATCTGATCATCGATACCGATCGTGATCGTACCGGTGGGCTTTGGAGAGAGACGACCTGTCTGGGGATCCTTCTCGAAAGCCTTCACACCGATGGTCTGGCGACAGGTGTTGGGTTGTTTGCGGATCTCACGCAGTACCGCAGCGATAGCGATGCGGTAGGGAGCAGTCAGACCCTGACGCCAGGGCGAACCACCAGTACCGATATTGACCGAAAATGAGGCATTGCCCTTGAAGACGCTGAGGCTCAGTTTGGCCTCACGATTTTCCTTGGCAGTCGAAGTGACCAGACTATTGTGGACGATATCGCCAAACTCGGTCTTCGCATATTGGGGCTTATCAGACATACAGGTTCCCTCAAAAAGGCCAGTTACGGCCTGGGTTATTCATAGAATATCACACTCCACGGATGCGCATTTTCATCACATCCGACAGGGGAATCGAGAGTATCTTGGCGACACTTCGAGCGATATCTCCTTCAGAGCGGATCAACCAATTCTCTTTGGCTGCCGCATCCATGATGAGTTTCTTCCCCTTGATATCGAGGAGTCTTTTCACCATGACTTTGTCACCAAACATACCATGCGTTAGAGGATTGAAAGGAATTATCCCACTGGAATCTATCCTCTTCGCAAGATCTTTCTTACCGATCAGTGCGCCAGTATGACTGCGCAAGATGGACGAGTTCCTGACGATGTCCAGGAAATAGAAGTCCAAGTCATTGTGACTAATGAGATAGGACGGAGAACCCGGAGTATATAGGACGTCGGACAGTGTGGAGTACATGCGCAACTGAGCTGCTAGTTCTCGGAAGGGTAATCCGTGAGCAGACCCCACAATCGAGGTGAACACCTTACACTTAGGTGTCTGGTGGACTACTTGACCATCTATCACCCCTCGCTTACTGAAGGCCGTATAGGCCTCTTCGAAGAGTTTGTCACGATCAGTGAGGGGCTTACGTCTATCCTCTCTGATAGCGCTGTATTTGGGAAAATAGATGATGATGGGAAGCTTACGCTTCATCTCATGGACCATGCTTGTATGATGCAGATAGGTATCCACATAGTCAGCAAGCATGAAGATGTCGTTGAGTACCCATTCACTCATCTTACTCCGATCGATGTTGGGGGTATCCCACACGTTTCGGAATATGGTAGCTACCGACACGAGGATCGCATTCGTCCTCGGATTGATATCCACCAAAGATGCCTCCTCCCACAATTTCAGGATGAGGTTGAAACCCATGGAAGAACCACGGATGACCTCACTCCCGTCTTGTGAGAGGGGCATTTTAGTCTTATCTGGAAATTGCCTCATGGAATACCATCCCTAGACTAGGACGTTCCTACAGGACCATCCAAATGTTTCTGGATCTCATCGATCGTGATTGGATCTTCAGGATTGAGCATGGCTTTTACCAAAGTAGCCAGATTAGCAGGAGTGGGAATCTCTTCAGGTTCTGCACTACTGCTGGTCGTGAGGAGGGGACCATTGACCATCTTGATCGGAGTGACAGTCTTTGATCTCTTCATCGAACATCTGACGTCTCGGTAATTATCCCTCATCCACTCACGGATCACTGACCACTTATTGATCGTGTCCACCACAAACCTCAGATTGACTCTGCGGTCAGTCGCGAGACTATTGAGATGATCTGTGATGAGCTTGGTGATCTGTTCAGTCGTGAGACTCTCTGGGATCACCAATGTGTCAAAGACAGCTGCAAACTTGTTCTCCACAAAAGTGGCCGTGTAGCTATCTTCCTTATCGACATAGAGGATCATCCCCTTAGCATCTTCGTCACCATGGACATAGCGATCGAATCCACCATTGGAGATGGCCTTACTCATCGGACCTACTCGGTATTGATGGACATGACCCACATTGATCGCTTTATGGACGAATGGGAATTGTTCCTCTCGATATACACGACGGTATTCAGTGCTCACATTCTTGGGGAATGTGAAGTCAAAGAAGTCATGCATACAACCATAATCGACATAGTCCCACCCTCGATCACTCATCTTTTCCTTGATAGCCTGTACGGCATCTTCAGAAGAGGTGTAACCGATATCGTCAGGGACATACATAAATCGAAGAGTCTTCTCCCCAAAGGAGATCTCCTCAAAATCGATATTCCTGACGAAACGGAAGTCAAAGTCGAACTGATGGCTCTTGTAGAAAAGATCGAACTTCTGGACCTGACCACGATCATGCGTCCAAGTACCTTGCATGAGTCTCAACTTAGTCCCATGTTGCTGGCACTCGCGCATCAAATCCACGATCAGATTATAGACACAATCGAATGTGACGGAGTCAAATTCAATCGCATCATCGTAGAAGTCCCCATTGATGCAGATCAAGTCAACATCACCGACCATGGGGAACACAGTCTTCCTGAAAGCATCCGCCATCTCATGCGGAGGAATATCCCTAGAGCCATAGTGGAGATCGGACATCATGAGGAACTTAGGTTCAGTCCTCATCGTCATCGAACTCGAGTGTGGGTACGATAGTACCTACCGGCTTGGGGGCCTCAGGATCATCCTCGAGGGGATAGATCACACCATCGACACGCTTATAACCACGCTCTGCGAGCTGTGCATCAGTAGCGGTCTTTGTCATCCAGAGGGTATGCAAGACCTTGGTCCGCATATTGGCCTTCTGGAAGTATTCCACCATCTCTGGGGTATGATTACTCTCCATGAGCGACTCGAAGCTGGATACTGCATCCAGATCCGCCAGTTTATTAGCCAGAGGACTACCGCCAGGTTGACGCCGAGAGAGTCGTTCCGACCGATCGCTACTGATCCGATTGAAGATCGGGATAGTCGTCAGGAGTACTTCATCGCGATTGGTATCACTCACGATGATGAAATAACGATAGGGCGACCACCGCAACTGCGACTGAGCTGCCGCACGCACCTGAGACAGATGCTTACGATACTCGCCATCATTCTCATACCGCTCTTTGTCAGGATAGAATGCCTCCTGATAAGGAGCGAACTCCGAAGCTGACAGTACGATGGGTCCATCCAGATCCTGAATGAACTCAGTACGACACAGGTCGAAGAATTCCAGACTGATGGGTTGTTTTTCTTTTTCTTCCGACATGGGATATCTCCTTATTGCATATCATGCCGATGGAGAGGTAGAGTATAAATCCACTATCTCCTAACTAGTCTGCAAAATACTGATCCAATGAACCAGTCGGTACGACGATCTGTCCGTTTTCGATCGTGATGTCAGTACCTAGCGTATCGAGATCCCCATTCTCTTTGGAGAACATCACATTGAGTTTCAAGTCATAGGTACGAGTATCCTCATACTTAGTGACCGTCACAGATGCGACCACGCTCCGAGTATCGGTGAAGATGCGCCTGTAGGTACCATTGAGGGACCGTGTCATCTCAGCTGCCAGACCATCAGGATCATGACCCAGTCGACCGGCCATTTCCCTGAAGGAATAGATGTAGCCACCTAGATCATCCACAGCACCTGCTGGTACTGAGCATGCCATCCTGATGACATAAGCGATGATGCGCAGTGGGTCGGTGATCGTGAGACTACCGCCTAGAGTCAGAATTCCTACCATGACCAATATCCTCAGGTTTGATTCGTTAGGGCATATAGTACTCTGTGTGATCTCATCACTTCATCCGGCATAGGCGGGCAGAACTCGTTAGTCCGAGTTGTTATCTCGAAATATCCAGCATTATCACTCACAGCTTCGACATCGGGTACATACCCAAATCCAGGATAGAACTGTTTATCGGTACAACAATAACACTCTATCTCATAAGTGGCATTGAGATGTTCCATATCTCTTTCGAACAGCTGATCTCTTTCATACATAGTCAGGGGTTTACCATCCCAGGTATAATCAGGATCCCCGAACTCATACGACCGATCGAGACTGAGATGACTCATGGTCTCCTCTTTGATCGGGATGTGGATCATCCCTGGTGTATATTGCTGCTCATAAGCTACACCAAATGTGTCGCTATCAGCATAGTCGAAGGTGACATTAGGAAACTGAGCACGGATGTGGTTCAAGATGGGATATACGTTGTCATGACCCGGATCGATCCGTACTTCGACCACGGTCTTCTTATCGACCCGTGTGATCTCAGCATGCTCAGTACCCCAATTCTTCTTCATCCAGTCGTAGACGCAGGTATAACCACCCTCACGTAAGAGTTTCACACCTGGAACTTCGGGATCAAGCTCTTTCATAAGCTTGGAAGTGATACCTTCTATCCCAGGAGGACAATGAGGTCCGAATGGGATGTTGAGCCACCTTGTTCTCTTGAGTCCCTCATAGAGGGTATTGAGGTCCTCTTCAGGACCAGTCATCTTGAGTTGTACTTCTACTCCGGACATAGGTCGACCCTTTCGTCGTTACAGCTCACCGACTTCGTATATGTCATCCCACATCATGCTATAATGAGATTTATGTAGCATGCGGATGGTACTCAGATCATCATCACTACGCTCAGGATCGATGTCGGAGTAAGCGTAGGATACGACAAACTCACCGTCGGTATTACTGACCGCCTCTACGTCCATACGGTGGCCGAGATATCTCATACCCTGGTTATGGAGGATCATCGGGATCACGATCGAAGAAACCGCGAGTCTCTTGTCGACTGTCAGTATATGTTTACTCATGATAGAGTCTCCTCGATAAAAAATTATAGGGAAAGAGTGGAGGGTCCTAGGACCCTCCACTATCACCCACGAATCGTGCCGATGTCCGTCGGATCGAGCTCCGTGTCTTCCAACAACTTACGGATAGCACCGCGAGTACGGCGCAATGCGTAGAATTGCGTGTCGTCCAACACAGGGTCGAATTCTTCGAACCTGGCAGTCACTGTGAAATAGCCATCCTTATTGGATGCAGCTTCCACGTCGGGTACGTGGAATCGATCGAGCACTCGCCCGAACGAGTCGTCTTCCGGGATATCTTCCGGGGTATAGCCGAAACCATTGATGCGTCCCTCCACTAGGAGCTTACGCATTTCAGGCATCATCATGATCGGGAGTTCCATGCAGTTTGGAATTGCATAGAAGTCATTCTCCGAGATCAGTGGTCGATAGACGTTGGGGTTAGTAGCCTGATTGAACAGACCACCTACTTCACGAGCCACCGCTTCGAGTGGCTTGACATGGAGATCCATGAAGTTCTGGTGCAACCCTGCAAAACGCTCTGCGAACAAAGCGTCATGAGCATTGGTGTTGATACTGTCAAAGACACTACCACTCACACCAGATCCCATCAACGTCGAAAGACTCGGCATCCCGTATCCCGAAGAAACACCTGGATTGATACGGATAATTGCCATCTGTTGTTCCCCGTTCTCTTACCTCTAACTCAAATGATCATGGTGATCTATTAAGTTAAAGAACTCCCAAGAACCTATTCATGACCTGAGCGACGTCTTTGGACACACCGATTTCCTCGCTGACTCGCCCTGTGTTGCGATCCCAGATCAGATTGTCGGTCGACATACGCCGCATGGCTTTTACCATCTCCCATTCTACCAGCAGAATCCCTGCCAGCGTGTCCCCGTCATACTTGATGTCCAGTGAGCTCGTTAGACTCACCCGGCTTGTCCTCATATAGAGGCAGCTCCGCCTACATTCTCATGTAGGAACAGACCATATCTTCACCCTCCAGAGGAGGGGTCTCCCATTTCGGGATCACTCGATCCCTACTCGCATGCCTGCGATGGCCGTTGAACCTTTACCATATCCAAGAAGGACTTAGGCACTTGGCTGCGGATTTTCTCTATCTCACATCTTTTACCGTACCGACGTAATTAGCGTCGCCATGGATTATCATGTTTCCATGATCCACTTGGTGTGTGAGAACTTAATGAGACTTCCCCGCAATTAAGGAGATATTTACCGTCACCTCTCGATGACGTAGGACTAATAGTTAATCCGCATTTGGGAGAGCGACGTCGATAGGCGTCATACTAATTGATGGATCGTTGATGTCCGTCTTGATACGCGTGACGCGCTTGAGCATCACGTTACCATCCCGGATAGATGGAGGGCGGTGCCACAGTACAGGTAGACCGTGACATGGACTCTCCTCAATCAAAGACTTCATGATGTCATCGACTGTTTTGTCATAGGTCGTAATAGCTCGACTGTGGATGCGCTGAGCATCTACGAGCATGTAGTCATATCGGTTCTGGAGGATACCGATGATGTGCACCCGCAAAGTGTTCACGCCGATGGACCACGGGATGTGGAGTTCGTCGTGTACGTGCTCACCGATGATGGGACCGATCACCGCACGGAATGTGAGGTGCATACGAGCACCCAGCATCTGTGTACGAGGGATAGCCTTCTTCGTCGAGTGGAACTTACGAGTGGCTTCTTCATTGTAGGCGATGATAGCCTGATAGGCTGCCCACACTTGTCGCTCTACCTTGAGCTGACGATCCTTACGGCGCTTAGTCCCGAAGTCGATCTCCGAGAGGATAGATGCCGCTTCCATCACATGGGTAGTGATGGGATCGATCTGACGTGAAGCCTGGACACTGTCAGGATCACGACTGGTGATGGGATTGAGCGCTGCTGGCATGATCGGTATATACCGACACCAGATGACATCCTTGTACATGTCAAGGAAGAAGCGCATAGTCTTCGACTCAGACTTCTCCGAAATTTTCGGATGGTCATTGATGAAGAAGTCCATCAGTCGATCGAAGTTGTCGCGCAGATATTGGAACCCACGACCATTCACCACATTGGCGATCTCATAGTCGACCTCAGCGTCGACATTGAGGATATCGTCGAGGTAGTTGCGACCACCTTTCTTCTTGCGCTCATAGACGAGCCAGTTGGAGAGGATCATGTATACGACAGGATGCAACCATCCCGAAGCCAATTCCTCAGGACACCTGAACCAATTCGCATTGGTCAGATTGTCATCATCAGTGATCTCACGCTTCTGCACGAAAGTACCGCATTCACGACACCTACTACCGATACGTTGATCACCCTCAGTGCACCCACAGTCGCAATGAGCCACCGAGTCACCATTACTCCCATTAGAAGCGATGACTTCGATGATACTACTTACGAAGTCCCCTGAGTTGAGGTCGTAAGAGTTAAGGACATTCACCTTCCCATTGAGGTTGCGACCACTGACAACGAACTGGTTATCATGATCGACGAGTCTGAGGATGCTCAGATCGGTATCTGTCATAATACCGTTCAGATCTTCTTCTTGGATATTTTCCTGAGTCATCGGATATCCTAGTCTAGAGGGTGCTAAAGCATACCCCTCTTAGATTGCTAGTTTACTAACTATACAGACCCAAAGGACGCCGCTCGCGCGGTGTGTTGACGACCGTCGTCACCACCTTGGTATCATGCAGCTTCTTAGCCGCTTCTACGGAGAGCTCGAAAGCTTCCTCAATCGTCTTCGGCATGTGTCATACTCCGATGTGTTAAAAAATGAAGAGAAGAGGGTAGGAGGGAAAACCCTCCTACCCCTATCCCTTTTGTTATTCGCCTTACCAGGCGCGACCACCGTTGTAGGCGGGGCCGTTGTAGCTGCCAGCACCGATGGCACGAGCGACGTTGACATTGCCGGCGACCTGCTGCCAGTAGGCAACATTCTGAGCAGTGATCGGCGCGCTCGGGTTGGTGATCGTCACACCAGCACGGCTCATCGCATGGGTCACCGCGTTCACAAAGCCTCGAGCGACGATGTGGACCGAGGTGTCATACAGAGGACGGAAGACCTGGCCGGAGTTCGCGATGATGTTCGAGATCTCCAGAGCGCGTTCACGCGTCTGAGCCGGGTAGTCACGACGCAGGAGCAGCGTCTTGGTCTTCTCGTTACAGCTGGCCAGACCATGCTTGGAGGCATAGTTGACGAAGTCGATGTAGCGCGAATCGCGCAGGTTACCATCCCACGAACCATAGACACCTTCGATGTCCGAGCGGTAGTGCTGGGTAGGAACCATCCCCTGCGGGAACAGGTCTTCGCCCACGCCGAAGAAACGAGCGCATTCACGCACGAAGTCAGGGGCGCTTGCCGAGTTCAGCATTTCTGCCAGATGCGGCAGGTTGTCGTGACCATCCTGGAACTGGATAGCGACGTCGACATCGGCGAACACAGCCGATGCGAATTCTTCCAGATGCACGTCGGTCGGGATATCGGCCGGCGTGTTGGTCTGCGGGTCGGGAGCCAGTACGCCGGGATGGATCGGATCGGTACCGCCCAGGGTCGGGATGTACTGTTGCAGCCAGAAACGACGGTTGTTGATGACTTCCGACGTGAAGGCCGACACCAACATTGCGATCACAGGAGCGATGGGCAGGTCGCACTGCATCGCAGTGATGTAGACCAGCGGCTTCTGACGCATGACCTGCGTGTTCTGCGCAGGATTGAATTCCGGCTGTTCACCCGGGAAGTCAACATAACCACCGATCGAGCCCAGCGGGATCGGTCGATCATCACCCTGTTCCTGATAGGCGAGGTAGCCAGCGCGGCGAGGACGGCGCAGCATGACGTTCATCGCGACATCGATACGAACCTGAGTGCTCGTGGTCGAGTGACGCTTCAGAATTTCCGATGCGGTAGCCTCGTCGGTCGTGACGATCAGCTCGTAGCCGGCAAAGCCCGATGCTGTGGCGTTGTGGGCATCCTGATTGTCGTGCCACACGAATGCACGACGGATGGTTTCGGTCACCTGATCGACGCGAGCCATATCTTCGGCACGAGTCAGGACGATCAGCGAGCCCACCAGGATCTGGTTCGAACGACCTGCGGTGTAGGCCTCGACTGCGTTCTTGATGAACTTGCTTTCGGGATCCGTCGAGTTCTGGATCGTCGAAGCAGCGCCCACGAAGCGCAGCGGGAAGATCATCTCCGACTTCTCGTAGCGAGTCGACGGCAGGACGATGATGAACGAGTTGGGCGAGCCGACCACATGTTCACAACGGACATTGGTGAACGAAGCACCGCCGACCGAAGCCTTCAGGTTCTCGAGCAGCTTTTCCAAGAAGGGCTTGATTTCCGGCGAAACCGAAGGAGCATTCAGGGCGCTCATCAGGCCGACCAGGCCGCCGTCGGCGGGAGGACGAACGTAAGCACCGGTGCTGTAGGACGCTTCCTCAGCCTTGTGCGAGGGAGGTACCACACCCTGCGATGCCGGGGTGGGGGTGGGTTGACCGTTTTCAGCGACTGCCATGGGAAAATTCTCCACTTTGTATGAAATAACCCTCGATAGATCTTTTCGAGGGGAACACGAATGACCAGTATAGAAGCTTCAATTTCTAGTCTTCGCTATAGCAGAACGAACACGATCGTAAAGATTTTAATCATCACGTATCGCATTCACACTGGTAATATGAAGGGTCAATCTCCATGAGATTTGGCCTTCTCCAGAATATAGCGCATAGAGCCTCCAGTAAACCAGGACCTAAACGGTCCAGGTACTGATCACAGTATACACCTACTACTGCTTAGTAAAAATACTCGTTTATTATATCTGTAAATATAGCACATCGTATGACTTCCATCACGAACCGTCAGAGGGTAACATGTATAACAATCACTTCCTGACGTATCTGCGGCAGGAGAGGACACGCCTCCTTCCCAAGGTGAACCAGTTCCTCCAGTTCACCAATGTGAAGATCGAGGAGTCTATTCGTCGTTCTTCCTACACGAACTCCAATTCATACGGAGTGCGTCTCCTGGCTGAGATCATCAAGTCTGTAGATCTCGAAGTGGTGATCCCTCTCTATCTCGACAAGAAGTTCGATCTTACCGATCTGACCTTCATGATCCGCGAGCTGGAACAACCCATCGATTCACGTGTGGTCAAAACACGACCCAGCTCGAACTACTTCATCAGTAGTCGAGTAAAGTGCGATGAAGTCATCATCCCTGTGCGCCGCAAGCATCCGATGATTGACATTCCGCACTATGTCTCTTATCAGGATGCCCGATGGGATAACATTCGTCCTTTCAGGATGATGGACATATCCGACTGTGATCTTGTCTACACAGCTCACCAGGCCAAACTCCTCTACCATGGGGTAGGTCCTAAGTTTGTCGTATACACTCTCGACACAGTCTCACTCGTGTCCAAGTTCCTTTCCTACTTCGAGTCCCACAGTACCGATGGTAATCTCGAACTCATCATCATGAACTTCCTCCATGAAGAGATCGTGATTCCTACCCTGGTCAAGGATTCAGTGTCTTTGTGGATCAGGAACAACTTCAGGAAGACACTCATCAGCGGATCACCTCTCAGATCCTTTACGATGACCCTCTGGGACAATATCAACGGTGATACCCTGGGTACTACCTTCAACGCAGCACAGCGCGATGTGGAGGCTCTCAGGACAGATTTGATCAAGGGATCTATTTCACCTCTAGTGGCTCTGTCATCTCTCAAGCTATCTCCTGATACGACATTCACCCAGTACTACTTAGAACTGGGTAAGAATTCGATCCCATCCCCGGACAGTACGCAACCTTGGGCTACCTGTATCCTCCACCTCTCATGGTGGGAGATGATCCTCGTCACCACATCTCTATCCAAGCTCCCTGAAGTGATTTCCTTCGAAAGGGATGTAAAGCGAGAGATCTATCATTGGGTCAGGAGTGAGGTGTGGAATAACATCTCAAACTCACTCCCCTATCGTGAGACCATCAGGACTCGTTTAGTGGGTATGTACGAATACCTCAATAAGAGATAGAGGATGGAGGGCTCACGCCCTCCATCCTAAACTATCCAGTCGTGGCTTTCTTAGAAAGACGCAGGGTGAATGTCGATGACAGAGCAAAGATAGATTCGAAATTATCATTGCGTTGCATAGTCAGTTTCGAAATGGTCTCGATACTCTCGATGACACCAGTCCTCTTCTTGAGGACGTCGTTATCGTCGAACTGATAGGTCACCTTGGTAAAAGGATGGAGACTGAATGGCGATGAGAAAGCCCAATCCATCTTAGCCAAAATGGCTTGAGTGGAAAGGATCTGTGCCATCTTCGGATAAGGATTATCGGTCTTACCTATATAGGTCACCCGCTTCGCATCCTTAACACCACCCTGTACCTTGTTGAGATGGACAGTGACGGTGTGATCCTCAGTGAACTTAGCACCATCCTTGGAGTCGACTGTCGTGCGACCACCGCCAGAGGAACTAGCCTTGAGCATGACGAATCCAGACCCAGCAGCTTCTGCCCCCACCACAGATAGGTCTGTAATGACCGGAGACTGGTTGTAGACCACCTCGATGTAAGAATCACTACCCAAGTACCTACCCAGGCCATTCGTGCCTGCATAGTCTCCCTGGTCGACTTGATAGAAGGTGATCTCACTGTTGGACTGCGACAGAGTGGTGTCATAGGCAGGCCATACCACTAGGTTGTTATTCTTCTTCACCCAAGTGGAGATACCCGCTTCGTAGACTCCATACTTCTGCTGGAGCTTGTACATGCATTCATCGAGGCTGGAATATCCATCCAAGACGATATTGTCATACACATGCTTGTTGTTGGGAGGAGGCATAGCCACTGATGACATCCCGAATTGATTCGCGATGTAGTGAATAGCATCCTCGACTGAGGCTTTAGGGAGTACCCCTCCGATACGGCTACTGCGGGCTTTGAGAGCCGATGGATAAACCAGCATACCAGAACAATCGATGAGATCTGTCAGGTGTCCTGAGTTAGGCATGGCCTTAGCCTTAGCCAGTACGGCAGGGTCCACAATCAAGACCAACTCACCCTTGAGGACTTTAGCATCCTCCACATCCCATCTACCGACGATATCACAAGGAGCGATCGTGACAGATGCATTAGGAGGACCATCTCCTGCGACATATAGGAGAGACCAAGGCGTCATCTTCCACGAGATATAAATCGCCATGGAGATGTCTTCAGCAAAGTTCTGAGTGACTCGGAAATTGTTGATGAACTTGACTGCTGCATTCCTACTACCAGTAGCAGAGTCAGTCAGCTGCATACTCACCGAGTGATAGAGAACCTTGCGATTCGCCACCACCCGATCAGCCGCCTCACGTAAGACTACGTTCTTCATGGGCTATCTCCGTTACTTGTTGAGATTCCCATTCAGGAACGCATTGAAGTCGAATCCGTTGCCACTGTCAGAGAGGATCTCATCCTTCTTGACTGTGGAGATGCCCAGACCAGCCATGAAGTTATCACTGGTAGGTGATACCACGACTTCCTGCTTGACGACCTGTAGAGCTTCCAAGTCATAAGGAGGCTTACGTCTACGCAAGACTGGATCGGCTGTCTCGATACCCTTACCGAGCATCCTAGCCATGAAGTTGACGATGTCGTCCTTCTTGGAACCACCAGCATAGAGCTCATCTTCTGCTGTGGGATTTTCCCTCATGAACTTGAACCAGAGAGGATAGACACCTTCACGAAGCTTGATGAGTCTCCGACAGAAGTTCACATGCTCCTCAGACCGACGTTCGATGTAGTCGTAGACATAGATCAGATAACGATCGATCGTGTCGAAACAATGGACTGTATCTGCCCAATCCATAAAGGTGAAAGGTACACCCCTTTCCTTCATGTCAATCAGGATAGGAATCTCGTAGAAGACACGACCCTTCGCGTGAGGATTCTCGATGTGGACGAATGGGATATTGGGTCGATCATCGATGGTCACCATCCGATAAGTGAATTCCAAAGGATCCACCTTCTGCTGGGTAGCGAGTGGATCATAGTCCGCTCGCCCACCAGGGTGATAGTGCATCGGTACGAGGACCTCAAACTTACGCTGAATCAGCTCGTGGTGTGGGGTGACATAAGCTACAATTGCCATCTTCTCACTCCGTGGATTTGTAATTCATAGAGGAGGAGTCGATCTTCGCAAACCTGTGATCCTTAGCCATATCACACATGTGGATATAGATCGGAATCAGGTAGAACGCACGGTCCTTAGGAAGAGAGGTAGCCAGTGACAGATAATTATCGATCATCGGTCCCAGATCAGGCTCAGTTCTATTGATGATCATCGTGCGTACATCAGACTCCAATGATGTCATCGTACTAACAGCACCATCATAGAAGCTCTCAGAAAACACGTAAGAACTTTCGCCATTCTCATTCGAACTCGTCAGACTCACGATCGTGCGATCATAGAGCTCAGAGATGAACCCACTCATCTTCGTCATCCCGTAGGACGTACCCACGGTATAGCGCCGTAGATCCACCAGAGAAGGATTGAAGGTTTCTTCCAGACGAGACCAGATCGAATAGCGATAGTCCTCCTCAATCATCCCCATGAGATTCTTGGGGATAGGGAGGTTGTAGTCCATCGAAATCTTCTTCGACATGAACTTCGTCACATAGGGGTCATATACCGCATCTGCTCGGAAGTAAGAACTACGATCTCGATCGAAGAACTGCATGTGGAAGTGTCGAAACAGATTGGCACGGAACTGTCCGATCTTTTGGAGATAGCGATAGGTCTCTTCCGTGATGAGAGCATGAGTACCCCCGAGGAAGTTAGCCTTATCAAACACGAGTACCTTACGGACACTCATCTCAAAAGCAGCTTCATCACTCTGATCCATGAAGGACTGAAGTGATAGAGTGACCGAGTAGCCCCGATCATTCTGCCAACCACTGATATCGATCTTTGAGACACGGAAGATGCCTCGACGACCATCACCGGTAGGTAGGATCACCAGATCAGCGATAGACGGATTACTATTGGGGTAGAAGTAGGCGGTAGCCGTCATGCTACCACTAGCAGTCTCGTTATTGGCCGAGAACTCGAATCCCTTTTGTAGGGTGATCTCGAAGTTCAAGATCTTGATATATTCAACATTGTTCGGATTGATTGTGGTTGCATAGTCAGCCACATGTGAGCGTACGTTCGCCCCAGTGGTCTTGACTACGCGGTAATAGGTACAAGGTACACGCTTACCCTTGACAAAACCCAAGATACCAGCATGGACCTTGGGATACTGACCCATGTCCACAGCCACCTTGTTGAGGACACCGTCAGAGAGATAGTCCATGGCCATGGTAGCATCAGATTGGGTATTGGGAATATCACTGGGTACCGTATTATCGGCTGATGGTACCAGAGAGGACCCTAAACGGGGTGTTAATGCCATAATACCCTCCATCGGTGGTAAAGAGTGGGAAGACTTCTCGGTTCGGTTCGAAGTTCACAGAAGGAATATCTTCCTCTGCCAAATACCCCTTCGAGAAAGCAATCCCCACAAACACAGTGAGAAGAGAACGACTCTTCACAGATGCATATTTCGAATAGTAATAACGGAGCTTGACTGACTCAGCAGACGCATCCGTAGGGAGAGTATAGTTCCTCACCATCGAATTTCGATCGACCAGATATGAGGTAAGTTGATCTGTGGTGGATGCATAGCCAAGTAGGACTGAGGTGTCATCACCATCTGCGATCATCTTACTCAGCACCGTACCGAGGGTACCTGCATTCGACATATTGACCAGGGTCGAATAGAACCCAGAATCCACAGTCGTTACAAAACACCCGACATCGATGAGTTCACTGATATTGCGAGCAATCGTCAGTGGGAAGAAGTAGCGATACTTCATCAAGATGCTGTTCCACATCAGATCAGTATACTGGATGTTGGTCGTCTCAGAAATCACCAATCGATAATTACGGCTCTTGATAGAGGTATCGATCGATACCACCAGATCATCAGAGATAGAGACACCCGATGTCATCTGAGTGTCATCAGCCCATATACCCACATGGAGCAGTGAACCAAACTCGAGTACCGACTGCCCGCCCACTGTTAGGATATCGATAGCGATCGGATTGAGTTCGATATCACCCATAGCCTTCAGGTCAATCTGAGTCACCCCAGGATCAAGCGTGAAGTGCTGGATCAACAGAGGGTTATACTCGAACTTGAGATAGAGACTGTCACGGGGTACCCAGTCGTCATACTCAGGGTATCGATTGAACCGAACAAACTGCCCACGCCCATCGGCCGACGTACTGAATGTAGTCGAGAACCCGATGTTGTCATAGAGGGTGGGCATCTTGGGGTTATAGTGACCCTGAGCTGTCTTACTCGAAAAGAGTTCAGCAGGGATGAGATTGTTGTCGATAGCCGGCTGACAGTTGACAATGAAAGCTATCGGCCTACCAAACTGGAACTGTGCACGGAATTTGACCGAGAAACTATCTGGTAGATTATCCACCATGTCAGCCTCAGGTTCATTCTGATCCATGGTCACCTGACACTGCGCACCAGATTGGATTGCATGGACCTTGAGTTCCACGAAGGGATCATCGCTCCCGATATCACTCTTACGGACATCGAATCCGAAACGGGTGATCTGCTTATCTTGGAGATATTGCAGGAAGGTCTTGTTCTTGTAATCCTCTTTCGAGGTATAGACAAACACAAGAAACTCGATGAGTGAACGAGGTACTGACATATCCAAAGGAATGTCAAATGGTGCGGTCAGGAGAGTTCCTCGATATTTCGTCATCAAGACATCCATCGCCCGCAACGCATCGTCGTAGGACTGATAGATCAACTCGAAGTCGAGATTGAGTGCGCATGGTACAGTCTGATATTCGATCATCACCGACGAATCAGCATCGATCAACACCAGAGGATGGCGTCCCACATTTCCCACACCGCGCAACGATGCCGTCGTGGTATAGGGAGTTTCGACTGGCCATGGTACTTGTGACTTATCGAGGACGTATTCGAGTTTCACATTACAACGATTACGGATCATGTTCACATTACCGTTACCGTCAGTGTAGTCAGAAGTCGTCGTGAAGCCACTGGTGATATAGATGGCTTCTTCCATATACTCACTCTGGCCGATATCTTCCAGGAGTGCCTTCACTACAGTCTCGGCGGTGTTATAGAGGATGGACCTAGACTGGTCCTCCACTCGATGATATAACGTAGTCATGCCCTAGATCCTAACTCGTTCTAGAGGGGTTTCATAGCATGGAACAGACCTCTGACTGAATAGTATAACTCTTTTGTAATTTTATGATCGCTGACAGGCGGATGTATCGGAGATTCCATGATGCGTATTCACTCAAGATTATCCACCTATCTATCCCACATCGTGGATATGCGGATAAAACCCATCACCCAAAGTCTCTCTGGATTCCACGGATGGCTCGCCGCATCCATGGATCAGATGTTGTCTCTCAAGACCGCCACTGACGCTAATGCGACAGCGGTGTCGAACTCGGTCGCTACTGCACTTGCAGCCATCAACACTGCCCAGAACCTTGTCACCCAGTTGGGTAGCATGTTCGTGGGTGCGTATGAGTCCGCTCCCAATCGGACTATCACTGGTACGATCATCCCAGCCGGTGCTTTCTACATCAATGCGACGACTAGTCGTCTGTATTGGAATGTGGGTACCAACCCTGAAGGAAATCCCATCTGGCAGGAAGTCCTGGGTACATCATCCAAAATACTGGCAGGTATGATCACAATCCTGGGCGACTCAGAGAATTCGGCATTGGCCTTGTCTTTGACCGGTGGTGATGAACTCCGGGTACGTCATCGCGTACAGGGCGAGCTCGAAATCTTCAATGCTACCACCAATCAGATCATGGCTACCTTCACCAGTACCGATCTGCGTTTGACTCCCGATGGTCATTCAGTGTGGACCGACGGCAATGATGGTCCAGGCTCAGGTATGAATGCCGATCTTCTCGATGGCTACCACGCATCAGACTTCGTTCGTAAGAGCGAATGTGTATGGGGTCGTGTATCCATCTCGGATGGTCGTTGGATCGAATGGGATTATCGCCCACTCTTTGCCGGTAAGTGGAAGTTGGCGCAGCGCGGTAAGGGTACTGCATATGAGCCGGGCGGCGGTGGAAGTACCTTCCCCATTCCGTTCATCGTCGACAATAAGGAATACATCACATTCGTCGTGAGCTATGCCGACTCCAACGCCGCAGCTACCAACGGTGATAACGTAGGCGGTAACATCAACTCTGATGGTACTGGCTTCGTCCTTCAGTCTAACGACAGTGCCGCATCTGTCCAGTGGACCGCGACCGCTGTCGTGAACTCGATCCCACTCTACGCTCAACCTCCCGCGCAACCCACTCCCACTTCCATCTGGAATGGTGAAGCCTGGGTGACCCCTTAAGGAGTAGAGATCATGATCGTCAGGATCGATAAATTCAACCGAGAGTCCAACACTGTATCAGTGACAATCATGATCGGTAGTGCCATCTACTCGAGGACGGCTTATGCTAGTCTCGACAATGCTGGTAACTATGATCCAATCACTACCAAGAAGGTATTGACTACCTATTTCGAAAACGAATATGGTAGCGTTAACCCATCTGGTGATGTACCCGCATCTGCCAAGATGGTACCCGATCTCTGGTATAACTTAGGAGCACTCTATCGCTTCTATGTCGAAGGATCAGGACAAGTCACCTTCTCCATTACGAAGTTCGACGGCTCGGTGGTAAATTCTGTAAAGACTGCTGTGGTCAGCGGTACACCGAAGTCAATCATTCATTATTTTGGCGGAGATGCTAAGAGTGTGAAGGTATCGGTGACCGACACCGCTTCTGTCACGCTGAAGAATAGCTGACGCCTGGAAGGATCCACAATGCCCCTTATTCGTCAAACCGCCAATACTGCCACCCTGGCTAAGAAATGGGATGGTGAGAAAATCGCTCGCATAACCGCCTCGACTTATGAGTTCCAGATCAGGACTATTACTGGGAGTTTCACTCCACAGCGATTCGTACCGACAGTCGAAGATGATGTCGAGTTTCTGAACTGTAGCTATCGGTTCATGCGGGATAATGATGATGAATATCCCTGGGAGAACTGGGTGGTCTATGACAAATACGACAACCCCGTCGAGACCCTGACTGATGAACATGTTCATCAGACCTTCTATGTTCGGGGCTATCATCCGTTCCGTCTCAAGAAGAATGGTGGTACCGACACGATCAGTGCCGCTATCAGTTTCTATTGATTTAGTAGGGAGAGGGGCATCTGCCCCTCTCCCTATCTGCCCATGCTATGTACCTAAATTTATATCTAGGAGTCATCTACTATGACCATCGATATTCCAAAAACACAAACCAATCTCACCAAACTCGGCTATTACACAGGCGGTGTGGACGGAGTGTTCGGTAAGAACACTATGCTCGGTATCCTGCGTATCGCGACCGAAGGTAAGATCACATCTCCGATGCCAGAGATCGCCAAGTTCATGGCTGAGCTACTCCCGGCTTCAGGTATCCTATCGGCCCCCCGACAACTGGCCGAGTTCGTGGCACAGACCGCGCACGAGACCGGTGGCTATGTACGCTTCTCTGAGGGTATGCGATTCACCTCCGCCGAACGAATCTGCAAGATCTGGCCCAAGCGCTTCCCCACACTCGAGTCCGCCAAACCCTTTGTGTGGGATGGTAACCCTGAGGATGGTGACGAAGACCGCATCTTGGGCAACAAGGTCTACGGCGGCCGTATGGGCAATGAGCTCAATGGTCTCGACGATGACGATGGATTCAATCGCCGAGGTGGCGGTCTGATCCAACATACAGGTGCAGCCGAATACGAACGTCTCCTCAATGAATGTGGTATCACCTCTGATCAGATCCGTACTGATCCAAAATCCATGGTGGTGGGAGCTATCACTTTCTGGCAGAAGGCAAAGGTCATGCCGTTCGTCGCCAAGAACGATGACAAAGGTGCACGTCGCGCCGTCAATGGTGGGTACATCGGTCTCGAAGAGATCGCCGATATCCGTACCTCCATTTTGAAGACCGTAGTATAAGGACAACTTCCCATGTTCACTATGGTCACCACCGCATTCGCGTGTATCCGCGCGTTTCTGACAGGTATCTTACCCAAGAACCTGTCTTTCCTCAACATAGCACTCTGTATCCTCTTCATGTTTGGAGCTATCCAGACGGTGAGGATCGAAGGTATCCATGTTAACATCAACCTTCGTATTGTGACGCTACCTCTTTTCAACCTCGATGGATTCGAGGATGAAAGAGAAAAGAACCTCAAAGAGATCAAATCTTTGACGGATCGCATAAGCGAGAGGGTTCGTGTGTCAGTGGAAAACCGGCGTAAGCAAGAAGAAGAGAACGCAAGGTTTCACAAAGAGAGTGCTCCAGTAGCGAAAGGACTGGACAATGATCTCAATATCTCGAGCAAAAGAGCACTTGATGCTCTTCGCATTCGCATTGGGCCTGGTAGTGGCAGTAACCGGGTGTTGCAGCCAGCAGCAACTCAAGGTGGATCTCAACACCCAGCCGGCGTGTGTGGAACCGATTGTGATACCAAAAGCGGCAGTAGCCCAGACGTGGCTCCCGAAGTGGTATCCATCCCCCGAGACGAGTACGAGCACCTCGTCGAAAACACAACAGTCCTCCTCTACTTGCGCAAGTTCTTCGAAGAAGGCGTAGCTAGAGGATGGTTCGTCGTGAGCGACGGTGCTCCTGAAGCACTCAAAACAGATAAATAAGGATAGGAGGGACCGCGAGGTCCCTCCTATCACTATCGGTGTATTTTAGCCGATGAGGATCTTGATGATCTTCTTGGCCAGACGAGTACGTTCGGGGCGTTCGATCTCACCGTTCTTCAGATGACCGACGATTCCGTCATGTGCGCGAAGGAGCTCCTCGTTACGATGACGAAGACTCTTGACGTCATTCAGTGCTACATCGAGTCTGATAGCCTGACCGTCGCGAACATCTATCAGTTCAGCGACCTTCGCATCCAGACGGGTGATGGTCACCTGGAGAGTCTCGATCATGCGATCCTTCTCTTCGGCATCCTTGGTAGCCTGCGCACGTTCTTCATCGAGCTGTGTGATCAGGCTCTCGACAGTGTTGTCGGCAGTCTTCACCATAGCGCGCAGACGAGCCACCGTGTCAGGGATATCACCTGCCGCTGCAAAGAAATCACGAGCCAGCGTCAGTGCCGCTTCGATCATCTTCTTGGTGCGATGCTTGTGGGGCACCTCGAGTACCTTCTCGAAGTCGGTGGCACTCGGGGTGTTGGTCTGGATTTTCACGATCTCAGGTACCACCACCTGCTGATTGACGGGTTTGTTGCCCGATTCATTGTCGTCAGTCATTGGAATTTCCCCTATTGTCTTCATCTTCGACGTGAGGGACGAACTTCTCCGGTTTGGAGAATTTAGACCCTTTATTCTTGCCCTCTCGGATAGTCTGTATCCGATGGACAACTCTCAGTCTCTGAGCTACGCGAAACATAACCCCGTAGGGCTTTGTAGAAATCAACCAGTTTGCACCGATTGTCATCACTCTCGTCAGTTTGGTGGACCAGAGCACTAGGACGCTACTGTCCTTGAGCTCCACGTCTATGGATTCCAAATCAGGGACTTCGAACACATGACCGGGTATCGGCATGATCTTCGTAGCTACTGAGAAGAAACCCAAGACGACCATCAGAAGAGGAGCGATGATGTGTGTGTAGCCGGATAGAGACGGGAAGAAGTAATTGATCCATGTGACGAATGGCATGAATACCAGCCCTGACCCCATGTTAACCCCCGCTTAACCGAAACTACAGATATCCAAATGGGATACCCACACGATAATCAATAACTCATATCTCAGAGACTGTCAACAGAATCGTAGGGGTATCCTCATTATTTTTTCTTGCGAGTACGTTTGGGCTTCACAGGAGTCTCGACCACTTCGACCACCGGCTCTTCAGCGATAGGTTCGGTGGTCACGATCTGTTCATCGACAGCTTCATCATCGATCGTTTCGACCACAGTAGTCACCGATTTGAGGAGGAGATCACCGATGGACTTGACAGCCTCTTCGAAGAGCTCTTTGTTCACATTGCCCTCAGAGTCCCGTACGACGCGTACGAGGTGGGGATGCTCCAGACCTTCACCGAAGATGAAGTTCACACGCACACGGCCCTCAGGATTGATTTTATCGATATCGTATTCGACTTTCATAGTAGCCTCCTTAGTGACTATAGTTTGAATCTCAATAAAATCGGAGAATCCATCATGTTTCGCATCCTCTTAGCCTTCTTGGCCCTGGTCCTCACACCTCAGGTGGCGTATGGTCAGAGCACTATCGCTAACCTCCCCATCACGACCAGCCTCAATGGTCAGGAACTGATCCCTGTCGTCCAGAACGGCATCACTCGCCGGGCTTCCCTCAATCAGGCACTCGCCCTCCTCCTGGTCAATCCCAACACCTGGACAGCAGTCCAATTGATCCGACAGCCGATTACCTTTGGGTGTGGCTCGCCGGCATCCATTCCTTGCGACAATGCATCCTCAGCTGATGTGATCAATCTCATCAATGGGATGGACATCAAGTGGGCCAACATCTCGGGTAACCGTCAGTTCTCCATCAGCGTGAAGCCTGGTACCACCATTGCTGGTACTCTCCAGTACAGTGATCAAGGCTTGGTGATCCACAACTCGGCTGGGAGTTCGATCCATCAGTTCTATCAGGCTGGTAACCATGTCAATGGCGTCTATCTTGGAGGATCAGTCACTGGTTCTCCTGCGCAGATCTATCCTCGCGGTACGGACACTACGATCGGTCTGACGATCGCTCCCAAGGGTAGTGCACCTGTCACGATCAACAACCTCCGTCTCAATCCTGTGGCGTTTGGAGCACTCCCGACTTGCTCTCCTACTTCGCTCGGTTACATCGCTTTCATCACCGATGCAGCGGTACCAGTGAGTGCTTGGAATCAGCCTGTCACCGCAGGTGGCGGCGCTAACAAAGCCTTCATCAAGTGCAACGGCTCTGGATGGTTTGCATTCTGATATGAGTGGAGGATGGGCTCACGCCCATCCTCCTCCATTATGCATCCTTTTTGGGTGCGGTATGATTGGACACAGGAATGAACTTGGGTTTGTAAGTCCCACTGGCGATACGCAAGATATCGTCCAGCGACAAGTAAGGGATATCGATACCAGAGTCGGTGTAGGTCCACCATCCACGCGAGTGGAGGATGTCGCTGGTAGCATACCCCTGCTTGGAGAGAAGTTCCACCACATCATCGATAGGTGTGGTGAAGTGAGCAGGTAGGAGTGATAAGTTCCAGTTGCTCTGGATGAATGCGATCTGATACGTGATTTCCAGAGCACGTGCTACGAAAGGATCGCGCGCTTGATCGTAGATGCGTGTACGACCCAGATCCAAATTGTCGAGCCATGGAGTACGTACCTTGTTGGCACTTCCCAGACCAGCATACTTGAACTTATCACCCAAGTTACGATAGTCAGTCAGACCAGGGATGATACCACCAGCCTGAGAGGCCACAGCAGAAGCCTGATAGCCAGAAGCACCATTCTTACTGCGCACGATCACCAGCGCGAGTTCCATGAGGTCGGTGGCCGACACATAGGAATTCTTGGAGGGATAGCGCGTCTGGCTTTTGTCGGCATCATGCCGCAATTCAGTCGCATTGGCGATCTTGATGATGGTGTTCATCAAGAAGAGGAACTTGGGTCCGACACCCTTGGCCATTTCATCCTGACCCATGTGAGTCAGGTCTTTCTTATTGGGCTTACCTGGGTCCATCGCAAACTTCTTACCCAAGTGGGCAGTCAGCATGGTGTACAACCCACCTTGTACACAGATACCAGGGAGCTGCCGCATCAGGTACGACTTGTTCCAACCTTCATCCAAATGGATGGTGCGCTTCTCTTTCATCTCGGTGTCCCCGTCATAACTCTCATTACGAGTATCGACGTGTTTCACCAGAGCTTCTGACCAAGAGTCAATGCCGATGAATGTGGGGAAGAGCATCCGATAAGGCTTCCCAGTGAAGGGATCAGCTACTTCAGTCTCGACAGTCCAACTCTTGGCATTCTTCATCTTCTCATCACGGATCTCACGCATGTAGTCCATAAAGGACTCCAAGTGTTCACCCGTCTCAGTACCCACGTCATAGACCTTGATACGCTGAGAGAGGTCGGCCACGTGGAGCGCCCGCTTCTCAGGATCATCATGATGGAATTGAGACATACGTGAGATACGTCCGGTATCGATCGAACCGAACTCGGTCTCATAGATACGACCCTGGCTGCCAGGCCAGCGTTCCATGGCACCTACCATGTTACCATGCTGCCACGTGGATTTGAACTTGTTACCTTCGGCAATAGTGGCTGTGGTGTTACCCAGACCACCAGAGAGGATCACACGACCATCGAACCCTGCAATGAACTTCCCGTTCAGGATATCGAGGTTGGTACCCGTGTTGATATAGGGACGATAGCCGGCACTATCCTCTTCAGTGCCTTCGGTAGAAAAAAGAGGGACGCTGAATCCTGCCATGGGGAGTCTACCTTTCGAGGTGATTATTTCTAGAATTGATCATACCATCAGACAGGAGCAGAAAACATTAAACTTCGGTATTATGCCCTACCTGTGGCCACCGTATGCTATGTGAATTATAGGCCTAATAGGGAGTATCGGCTCCATGTCTACCATATTAAAAGACTGGGTCGCCGTAAACAATAATCACGGTGATCTCCTCAAGCCGGAGACATATACTGACGTAGTCACTATTTTGTCTGACGTCCATGAGAAACATAACTCGTTCAAGGTAAAGGCCTCTTTGTTCACCGATCATGGGGTGGACTATGATGATCCTCACAATGACAGTGCATCGGTAACCAATCTGGTACTCGATAAGGTATATGGTACCTATAACCAAATGGTCACCACACCTGTATCGCGCATCACATATGACACGACTGTGGGGTCTGGTTATCTCTTACTGGAAGTACTGCGCAGAGTACAACTCAACCGCATGCTCTACAACTCGGTGACCAATGAGAATGGTCTGGTACCTCGCAACATCTATCCATCAGTGTCGATCGACTATCGCCATTGCGACAACCCTGAACGCAATGAGTCGCTCGTGGTCGGTACTTGGCTCGTCACGGAGCAGGAACTCTATCGCCTTCCTTTCAGTACCACCCTGACGGATAAGCGTTATATCCAGCACTGCGATGACGTCCTCCCACTTGAACAGTGGAATGCGATCTTCTCGACATCATCGACTTCTCCCTTCATGATCCCTGGGGACCTCTCCATGGGATTCACCACACAAATCGAAGGTAGTCTCGATCGACTAGGTGTGGACCTCACCTATATCGGTTACCCACCAGAACGATCCACGATCGTGACCTTCTCCAATGGTACCCGCACGATCGATATCGGAGTCGATCAGGATCGTAAGCTATCTATCCTCTTCGATGGATCTGAGCAGACTGATCCAGATGGAGTTTTCACCAATGACGGTAGGCTCGTCCTCGAACTGACACCTGATGGTACTTTGACATACACCGTCATCAATGAGGGGATCGTATCCACCCACACCACGAATGTGGGTCCAGTGGTCATGCCCTTTACGACCTATCATCAGGTAGTGACGATCGAGGATACCACTAAGCACACCTATACCGAAGCAGGTGGTCGTGCTGCTGTCTATCTCGTCGATGAAAGTGGTAATTACATCACAGACAGCTCGGGGAACCGCATCACGAAATCTACTTTGGATTTTGGTGATACCAAATTGGGTAGTCCTTCTATCTCCGGTAGTGACGGAGTGGACTTTGTCCTGGAGACAGGAGATGTCCTCCAGACATCCCAGTTCAGTATCCGCAGCCTGCTAGTCTTTGACCGGGCTTAATGAGTTAGGATCAGATCATGGCTGATAACAACATTCCGCTATATCCGCACACCAGTGGGTCGATCGGAGGCTTTGATGCTTCTGAAAAATCTGGTAATGTACCTCCGGTAGGTACAGGCTTCTCGCTGGCTGCTCTCTATGAGTACCTCCAGAACGGTGAAAACTTCGTTTCTCAGAGTTTCTTGATGGAACAAGAGGAACAGATCGATGATCACTTGGCTGACTTCTCCAATCCTCACCGTGTGACTGTGGAACAGGTTACACCTGTCTACATCGACACGATCGTGAGTAAGGTGATGCCAGGTACCGTACCTGACCTCCCACCGATGTGGTCGCTTATTGCAGCCTACAACCTCCCCTTCATCAATGGTACCTTGCAAAACATCACACCGGTGACGAATCGTTACCGTACCCGCAACGGTGGTGTTATGGAAGTGGCCAGTCAATATGGGGTCGACTCCTACGGTGATTTCACCCTGGGCATCGGTACAGTACCACTGTTCAATGACATCACCTATACGAACACGGGCACTTGGGATTCTCAAGCAGGTGTCTTGGTCAATACCACCTTTGGTACGGATCAGACTTTGGGAGGTTATCCTTTCAACTTCAAGACCATTCGTGAGACAAACACCTATGGTGTATTCGGTGTGGACATCGCATCCACGACTGTTGCTTCCACTGGTTACACGACCACCTTCTACCTCAAGCGTGAGCGTGCTGGCTCTGTCTTCAAGGTGTTCTGTAAGGGTGATCCTGACTCCTACACTCTGATCGACTTCGACTCACAGTCCACGACTATCGTGAATGACGGTCCTGCGGTCCGTATGGCGCCGATCCGAGGCGATGTGTCACGAGTGTCCGTCCGCTACCGTACACGGGCTACAAACCCTTCTCAGGGCATTTCTGTGAGGTACTACGATGACGCAGAGGATCTGTCGGATCGTAACGGTCTTTCACCTCGTGCGATCTTTGCGGTGGCTCATGCATTCACATCGCGCGCACTGGGTAACCAACCCACTCCGGTGTCTCTATCTGCAACCACCTACTGTTCGGGACAGACAATCGATCTGTCTTACTTTGTGGGTTATCCCCAGATGGATGCTCTGACAGGGAGCTTTACCTACGACTTCGCAGTCGACAATAAAGGTGCTGATTTCTCAGTACCAGTCTTGACCCTGGACAAGATCGTTGTGGTCCGCAATCGGGACACAGTCTTCTTCAGTGTGGACGGTACCATCAGAGCCGCTCTGGGCCTGTCTGACGGCGTGAACACGTTCGCATTCAGCTACACCCGAGGGCGTATCGCTTTCAAGATCAATGACCTCCCCAGGGTAACTATCACGGGTTCGTTCCCGCGCTTGGATATCACTGCGCTGACCTTCGGGAAATGTGATGGTCATCTGATCTCAGCCAATCTTTACGCCATGGGCGACAACCATCAAACTCTGGAGTTCTTGACCGATGTCCGAGCATAACTTTCAAACCGAGATGAACAAGCAGCTCAAGCGCTTGGAATTCTTGATCGATGACCCTTATGGTCTGGAAGCACTTTCGTTCGGAGCCCGCGCGAAGGACTTCATTTCCTACTACATGGGTAACTTCATTCGCGGTTATACCAACTACCTGCGTGAGTTCTCCCACATCGATCTCCAGGTCTTGTTCATGCGTTCGCCGCGAGTGATCAAGGAAGTCGAAGACCATGCTCCTGTCCTCGAAATGGACTCGATCATTTTCCACACTCCCAAGACCATGGTCGGTAACTATCCTGAAACCATCGATGGTCTGATCAAGGTCCTCCAGAGCGTCAAGAGCGATGAACTCTACAAGGACGTGGAGGATGTCTACGATTACATCGATGATGATTCGAACGACAAGGTGCCCAATATCGTCGTCTATGGGAAGAAGGAACAGGATAAGGACCATGCGGTCGTATCCAAGCTCTTCTCGACCGTGGGTGCAGGCCATATGACTGCCGATAAGGCCTTCCCGGGTGGTGTCCGCCAGATGCGCGAATATGCGCAGAAGCTGATCCCTCTCTTGGAGAAGGAATATCCTCGCATCGTCAAGATCAATGACTTACTGCGACAGATCACGGCTTCCCATCGGAACATGAAGATCGACAAGGCTTCCGACAAGGAGGTTCTGGCGAAGACTCTGATGTCGCTGGCATGGCGTCTGGCGATCTATGGAACTGTCTTGGAACATTTCCAGCAGATCGAATACTGCTTTACCGAAGACTATCGCCAGTTGATCAAGACTGTGAAAACACTGTGAGGTAACAGGTGGAGGGCGCGAGCCCTCCACCTGGCCTTATTGTGAGCTTCGGTTCACAATGATACCACTGTTGTCAGAGACCACTTGGTTCCATTTCACACCATCGTCGGTCTCTTCGGCCATGTACACGAGAAGATCCCGGTCACTACCAACAGGGGTGGGTGCCTCACCGATATTGCATGGGTCGGGCTTATTCTGACGAGATCCCTTGTAGAATGTCAGGAAGTTGCGCATATCGGAATCATTTGCGATCTCGAACGTCTTGATGGCACCTTTGTACACCGTGATGATGATAGCAAGATCACCTTTTCGGATCATCTTGATGTACAGATCATCGACGATGATGGGAGGACTACCCCAACGAAGATCTATCATCTTCCCCTCAGTCGCGAACCAGATCCCGGCCAGACTCGGACATGGGGTACAGCCGACACGCGAACCAGCGGGCGACATCAATCGACGCTCACCGAAACATAGTACGTCACCCGATCGATCGAACCCAAACCTATTCCTAACCATATTAGCGATGCTGTTATCGAACCGTACCAACAAACTGTCCTGAAGGAGATGCTTTTGTCGACCCACAGTCATGACATGATTTCGGTTCTGATCGCAGAACGACTTCCGGTCCTCTCAAGCCGTGGACGGGTCATCCGCAGTCCCTGCGATGCGCTCGACCTTAGTGACCTTCATGTCATCACCAACGGTCACAATCTCAGTCGATGTCGGTACCACCATCCCAGGAAGGGACACTAGATTGTAAATCCCTCCGTGACCGTAGAAAGACAGATAATCGATTCCGTGATCATTGACGTATTCGCCGATGAAATAATGACCCTCTGGAGGGAGATCACTCCAAATGGGTAGCGCTCCCATTGCACATAGATCACCACCCACTGAGTTTTTGATCAAACTCCTGAAGACCTCAAAGCCTTTGCTGGGATCGATATGCTTCCCGAAGACCAGACGATAGTCGTCGGTGATACGCGCATTGGCGATATATCCGAGAGTCTTCTGGCCTTTGTTCTCAGATGTATCTTCTATCGAAGTACCGACCCTGGTGATCTTATTCGATCGTACAGCACGATTCTGCCCCTCGTCTGTGTAGAGTACGAACAGATCATGGGTATCATCCTCTCGGACCATCAACGCTGTGGTGTCTGCATCTTCAGCCATATGGGCAGTATCGAAGATCCGATGGGAGGATTTGACCCAAGGACACCCGTCATCGTGGCATCCGATGATGACCACGTAGCCGCTGAGAGAATATGCAGAGTCACTATTACCGACTGGCATCTTGCGATATTCATGTTTGGTCGAATCATAGAAGACGGCCAGAGTGTGACCATCTTCCGTTCGGGTGAGCATTATGAGATGCGACTCCTTCGACGGAGGTGCATTACGGATGTCGCAGAGAGGAGGGATTACCTTAGGGGTATTGATTTCTTTTGACATGGGGCTTACTCCTTATCGTATTCCGTTAGGCCGCCCGCTTATTACGGGGGGTTCCGATAATCTCGAGGCTCGACTCTCGCTGCGTGAGACCCCGATTATTCTCCGGAGGGCTTGTATACCACGCCGCCATATCTCTTCCGATATACGCCGCCGCCATATCCACGATTTTTCCATCTCGGACCGCTTTGAAGTCGACAATACATTCGTCGACGGGTAGTTCGGGTTCCTCTGTAATCTGGATCTGGCGGGAGACCATGAGCGTAATTTCACCCGAAGGGTCGCCGACGGTGGACACACGAACCGCAGAATTCTGAAGAACGAACATTGCACCATCTGTCAAACGACATCGGCACATCTCACCTTTATCGTTTTTGAAGATGCCCCAGAGAACGCCAGGCTGTAGCATGTAGCTGCTGAGCACCATATCCGAAGAAGGAAATTTCCATTCCAACTTGAGGATTTCGCTCGGATCGCCCTCTTCCTTACCAGGCCAATTTGACATTTTCTTGATCATCGAATAGTACTCCTCAATCAATAACCGATGAAGGTCAGATACCGCCAAATAGCGGTAACTGCTTCGATAGCACGTCGATCACCCAGAGGGATGCTACTATGATCCTTACCCAGTTGGATATGCCCGATCTGGATACCACCGTTTGGTAGACCCCGCATTTCTTCCCCACCGAAATGACGCTGGAATACACTATCCCCACTGGTCGTATTGAGAAGAGCGAATGTAGCATCGGGCATATTGAGACACTTCGTCATACCAATCGCCGAGGTCCCTGAAACGACTATGTCCCTCATCGCGTACACACCGGCGATGCCGAATGTCTCGAATACATCGTCGTAACCGATCTGGTAAAGTTTCTCGGATAGCATGAAGGTATCACCATCCTTAGCAGGATATTTGTACCAGTGATCGAGACCCTCATTGAAGAAGATTGCATATATAACACTATCGGTACTTTGAGAACAACCTCGACCGAAGCTGATCAACTCGGAGGTGATGGGTGGAAGTACCTCTTCGATCTCCTCGATATTCGGGATAGTCAAGAAGCGATAGGTAGGAGGGTTACTCATGGGAATCACCTTGTTCTACGATAAGGGGTATAGTGGGGTTCCCCGGAGGGAACCCCACACTCAAGTCTGTCGAAGAAGATTCGAGAGACTCCAACCACGAGTGATACCCTATCCTTTTACAGAAGGGTACCACCCGCTCATCCGGTCGTTCAGAAGTGGAGCGAGAGCGCACGGTAGATACCCACGCCCAAATCACCCTCATCGATCGCGATGAAGGTGCGCTCGGCCAGATTGGTATCACCAGCCAGTGCCGACTCCACCACCACCACTTCGGGATCATTGTCCAGCTTCACATAGTACGACGAGCTGCCGACGAATGCAAAGATGTCGGTACCCAGACGATAGGTCGTGATCGTGGGGAACGTATCATACGCGGACAGGTGTCGACCTGCATTGATGGTGTCGGCCACTGACGCCGTGAAGAACTCCTGACACTTCTCCTCGAATTCCGAGTAGGAAATAGGAGCGAGGACCGCAGGCTGTTCATCGGTACCGACTGTATCGGCACGCACTGCATCGATCCACTTCTGGATCCCCTTGGTATTGCGCGTGGTGGTTTCCACCGGACGGAAGTGCGCACGCCAGGGGAAGAAGGGAATCGCATCCCACAGGACGCTCAGGACGTGGGTGCCCAGCGAGGATGCCAGCGACTCCGCATAATCTTCCTGACCGTAGTAGGTGGTGCAGTAGGTTTCCACATTCCCGCGCACCACAGACGAGCGCAGGACATACAGGGTCGACAACAGCGCCGCAGGGACGTCATTCTTGCGGTGGTTGAATTCCACCTTATCGAAGCCCACCGAGTCGACACGGCAGATGTACAGAGCCGTCTCACCCGATCCCTTCGAGTAGATACCGATCACCACGATCGAACCTTGCTTCAGCGTGGTAGCACCAGCACGGATGCGCGCTTCCTTCTGATTGATGGGAAGCAGCTCACCCATGGTGTCCTGAGGACCGAAGGGGAGGAAGTCCTCATCAGCAGTCATCACGATGATCGTCGATGCACGATCGAGCTCACGCGAATTCCAGATAGCCGGTACATTGCGGTCCTTGCCGCAGAAGTCACCGACGATGGTGAAGTTCAGACGATCCTCCGACATCAGCGTCTGATGGTCGATGCCCCCACGAGGACGGAACATCTTGGGATAGTTCTTGTCACGCTTGTTACCATCGGTCGGAGGAGCGATGTTCAGCGATACAGCGGTGCGGTTCTTTGCGAGTTCCATGATAAGCGTCCTTTGCGCGTTGTGAAAGAGAAACTAGGAGGTGATCAAAAGAGGCTGTTATCCTCTTCTGCACGGGTAGCCAAATCCGGATGGATATCCGGTGGTGACCAAGCATTGATATCAGTAACGAATTGAGCTGGTCCTTCCAAGTCATCCATGATACCCATCTTACAGAACGGATAGGCGAAGAACTTGTGGGACTCGACGGTATCCTCGTTACCGCGGTTCTTGTAAAGGAGGAAGGTCAAGAATTTGTGACCATCCAGGTTACTCTCGATATTGGTAAAGATGAGACCATCTACCTGACGCATCACGTCAGAGGTATTGGCCATGAGACCAGGATGGAATCTCTTCACCACGTGATGACGACCAGGTTCCCCTGCCATATCGTCAGCCTTACGCGATAGCTGGTGACCTGTGGGTAACAGGTAACCATTATCCATCGCATGGTGGCGGAAGCGGATGTAATTCTGTTCGACGACAATTCGATCACTCGAACTATCTCGACCACGGATACCCATTTCACCCGAAGGGTCGCCAGTCGCAGCAGACATGTAGTCGAGAGGTACCACCACAGGGTGATAACCCGCTTCTACAAAGCTGTTGAACTTGCGAACATACACACCATACGAGAAGTCGGTCGGTGCGAACTTATCGATCATCAGTTCGACATTGAACTGTGCGAAATACTCCTTCAAGTACTCGACTGCATTTTCAGGTTTGAGATCTTCTGGAGTGCAGACCCTCCCTTCTTTGCGAGCCACTACCAATCGCAGTATCTTGACGAGGATCTTGCTCGGCTCGTCTTCCAGTGAAATAAACCACACGAGTGCCTTCTTACCAGGAGGCACCACATATGTGTTGTAGATCACAGCCCACAGTGCGATGAGAGTGAGGATACCTGATTTGAAATGGTGAGACCTTGCAGCAAATGCCCAGATTTCACCCAGACCCATAGCACCACGATCACCCAGTGCCCTATTGAGACCTTGGAGACCGCAGTTGACCCCACCGAGCACATTGCGCTCTTCGTAGCGGGTCAGAGCTTTGAGGATACTGTCTGTATCGGATAGTGAGATGAAGTGTTCAGAGTTCTTCTCCTCCGCCTCATTCACTTTCTTGGAGAGAGTCTCGGCCAGCGTATTGGACGCTGCTACCAATTGCTCGATTTCCAAGTTCTTCAAATTGGGATCTTTGATCTCGCTAATCTGCCTCACCTTACCGAAGAGCTTTCGGATCCGGTCTTCGGCATCGCGCATGATCATCACATTACGCAGATTAGAAAGATAGCCATCGAGCTGACGCTCGGTAATAGTACTCGAACCAGAGACGATGTCGATCAGGAGATCTCGAGACTCTGGGTTGTCCTTGAGGACTTCGTTGGATTGGATCTTGAGTTGAAGAGTCTTGACCGCCACATCACCATTGATAGTGATGTCTTCAGTCATGACAGTCCGGATGAAGCTGCGGTATGTTACGATCAGTGGATCGAGATCACCCCCAAACTCTCGTTTACGGAATGCCTCTTCCTCCACCTCGAGAAACGAGCTGACCAAATCACGAGTCTTCGTGGAATGATCACACAGTACCAACAACAACACTTCGAGATAGAGTGAGTCGTCGACGAGCATTGAGATGTCCTTCGAAATGAGCACATGATCTAGGGCGTTAGCTTTGATAAAAAAGCGATACCCTCGTGAAGGTAGGCCTCCTGGCGATACTATGACAAAAAACTAACCCTATCGATACAAGAGGGCAGCTTATGTTTTACAATGAAGGAGACAGGGTCTTTTCACTGTCCCATTCGGTTGGGGCAGTACCCAAACAAGACCTACCAGCTGTGTTTGCGGAATTCTTCCACGCCTTGTTCCTGGCGGGTGTGTACGTCGAAGGTTACGGCCTGAAAGACAAGCCCAACCTGAAGCTGTCCAGCGAGTGGGATGGTCTTTTTGCAAAGAACTATTCCAGCGCCATCGGCGCTATGATCGCCGATTGCCTGAAGGAGCGTTACAAGTTCCTCGTCAGTCACAGTGATGTCACCCCGAAAGAAAAAGAACTTCTCACGAGGCTCGAAGACATCTTGAGCGTGGACTCGATGAGTTTTGCTTCTCTGGACTACAAGGACTTCGCGACGCTTATTGCGACTCGTGATTTCACTGACAACCAGAAGTCGATCATCCGTCTGTGCGGCATCATGTTCGCGAGATCGGGTCACCCTGAGAAGATCACGGTCAATGAGTTCCGGATGTCCATCTTCGGTGACATCTACATGGCCGCCAATGATCCGATCGTCCTGACGGCTCCCAAGGTGACCTACCGGACACCCAATGACACGTACAATGCTCCGGTACTCCAGACGACTCCGATCTGGGCGCTGTTGAGCTCGATGATCGATTTCATCACCATCGGTCGTTCCTACTTCACCGGATACGGTAACGGTACGGCGGCTGTGAGTCTCCTGGTGGCTCTCCTGGAGGGCTTCTCGTTCCTCTCGGACTTCCAGGGTGAGTACGTGGAGTCGATGTCAGTACCTCGTGCCCTGGTCATCAATAACACTGCGGCTACCATCGCCGCAGACTTCGACACTCGTGTCGGTATGGTCTCCAAGGCCCACTACCATTTCCTGACTCAGAGTAGCATTTATAACAATGCCAAGCAGAATGTACCGACGTATCTGATCAACTCGAATCTGATCCGTCGACTGTTCAGCGACATTCTGAATCAGAACGAATCTGGTTACGACGTCGAATGGGATCGTAAGCGTCTGAGTACTGTGACCCAATCACAGCTCGACTATCCTGACTTTGAACGTCGCATCACGCCTAATTCGCTCGACGTCGACATCGCTCTGGAAGCTCTGGCTAATAAGCCCGAACAGAAGGATGAGGAAGAGGAAACTCCTGAGGATGAGGCTCCTGTAGAGGAAGCTGACACCCCAGAAGAAGCCCCTACCGAGGATCAGGGTGACACGCCTGACGAAGGCGATGAATCTCAACCGGCTGATCAGAATAAAGAAAATGACGATACTGTGGGAGACAACGAAGATACTCCACCTTCTCAAGAGGGTGAAGATACTTCCTCCGACGGTGAAAGTCAAGACGAAAACCCTGATGCTACTCAGGACGGAACGGATCAGGAACCTGACCCTATGAGTGCAGAAGAGAAAAATAATATAGATCTGATCCCGACTGATCGATCGGGTGAAGGGTCGAATGCATACCTGTATCGCCAACAGGTTGCAGCTTTGTGTAAGAAGTTGCAGGAGGACGATTCGGTGGACGTATCACCGGAGGCAAAAGCCAAGCTCTCCGAGTGGGTAAATAGCCGACTCTGGGTAGCGACGGTCGACGCCACCAAGGATATGCTCAAGACTCTCGACCTTGATTCTTTTGTCGAAAATTTTTAACTGGAGTGCTCCACAATGAGTAAGCTGAAGCAGTTTCGCGAAATGGCCGCTGTTGCCCTGGGGAATAAGTCGGACTCGGCTGCCGACATCGCCACCGCAGTGCGCATTACTAATAACACCCTGACGCAGACCGGCGCTGTTCTGGAAACGGCTCTGGAATCGATGGGCAATGCCCCGACTCTGGTGCCGACCGGTCATCAGCCGCCGCAGATGAAGTCCCTGGCCAACGAGCTGAAGCAGTTCTACAAGGGTGCTGACCGCTTCGTTCCCCAGGTCCTCGAAACCCTGCTGATGAACTGCGATGGTGCTTACCACACCGGCGCCATGAAGCACACCGATCCTTCGCAGATTGACCCGAGCGTCAACATCCAGTCGATGGAATCGATGATGGGTCATGTGGCTGCTTCGGCATTCCGCAGCGAGAACCTGCACCTGGACATCCTGGGCACCGAGTCGATCGGTTCGACCATCGACAAGGCGATCGACCCTCGTCTGGGCGGCACTCTGGCGATTCTGCGTCCACGCGCCAACGCGATGGACAAGATGTTCGCCCGCGTGAACGAAGAAAACGACACCTTCCGCATCGTGGTTCCGATTCCGGAAATCTACGACTGGGCCAAGACGCAGGCTGCCAACAGCACTGCTGCTTCGCGTTATGCTGACAACACCACGCGCTTCCGTGACCTCCAGCTGAACCCTTCGATGCTCGACACGACGCCCAAGCGCATCGTGCCGGTACCTTCGCAGGATACCGACAGCGTGCTGTACACAGCCGACAAGCGCTACTTCAAGGTGGGTGGCAACCAGATCCAGCTCAAGCAGCTGGCTCTCGACACTGCCACTGTCGGTTATGACAAGGACGACCTGTCGGACACGATCGCTGAAGGCGGCCTGGTCACCAACCTGCTGATCGAAGTTTCGGCTTCCGTGGGCGGCGTCACCAAGACCGAAGTCTTCAAGTTCACCACGAGCCACATCCAGGGCGCCGGCTATGCCGTTCCTCCTGCTGCTGATCGCTCGGGTCAACGTCTGGCGATGTTCTCGGTCACTCCGGTGCTGACCGCTGCTCGTCAGAAGTACACGGCTACCGACACCGAAGTGGCTTCGGAAATCGCTGCCGCTCTGACCGAAGCTTCGGTTGCTCTGAAGGTCACCAACTTCACGTCGACGGTCGACCTGTCGTTCGGTATCCTGACTGGCTCGGCCGGTGCTGTGACCCCGGTTCTCCAGGCCAAGCCTGGCGTGACCCCTGGTGCCACCACCAACGCTCTGTTCGCTTCGCTGACCGCCAAGGTCATCGCTTTCACGACAGACCTGTCGTGGAACGAAGAAAACATGCGCAAGGCAACCACTGCCATCCGCATGAACCGTGCGCACATGCAGTTCACCGTACCCATGGGCAAGGTGTTCATGGTGGAATCGACCCTGGCCCAGGAACTGGACAAGGACTCGATCGAAGTGCTGTCGACTGCCATGGCTCAGGGCAACGACATCCGTGGTCTGACCATCCTGACCACGCAGCTGGGTTCGGTGACCACCGCCAACCAGGAAGCCACTCTGTATCCGGAAACGGCGCTGTTCAATCGCTTGGACAACAACTCGCTGGCTTCGGGTCAGGTGTACTCGATGGCCCGCACCGGCTCCATCGACTTCGCTGATCATGACTACAACCTGATGAACGAATCGACCCGTCTGGCCGAAGCCGCTGCGGTGGTGCGTAACCGCATCGAAATGCTGTGTTCGAGCCTGCTGACCGATTCGCTGATGGGCTTGCAGTACGACGGCGAAGCTCCGGTGTTCAAGGCCATTGCTCACAGCACCCTGGTCGACCTGATCCTGAGCGTCAACAACTACACCGATATCGGTGGTCAGGTGTCGACGAACAAGGACGGCGCTGACGTGTCGATCGACTTCGGCGGCAAGTTCCGTCTGGACATCGTGCGCAGCTCGATCAACTCGATGAAGGGCAAGCTGTTCGCGTTCCCGGTGATCGCCTCGAAGATGGAAGACATCTTGTCGGCTGCCACGATCCGCGATTGCGGTCAGCTGTCGGTGAACTATGTCAACCAGCCCGGTGGTGCGGCCGTGCGTCGCTACGCCGCGATGAGCCGTGAAGTGGTACTGTTCCAGAACCGTATGGGTGTCGCCCTGAATGTTCTGAACTACGGCACGATCACGACCAACGGTACGGCGGTGTCGGCTCTGACGCCGATCGCTCTGGGTTCGGCCACGAACTCGGCTCCGACCGTGTAATCTTGAAGTCTGCTGACCTAAAGATGAAAGAAGAGGGAGGGGAGGGGAGACCCTCCCCTCTCTTTTTTATCTATTAGTCTATGCTACCATCTAATGAGACTAATAGTTCAGGAGACGTATAGTGAGCAAGGACAAGATCGTAGCTCGTACCATGCTCCACAGCTCCTACATCGCAGTCACCGAAATGGATGGTGATGCGTTAGTTATTTCAGAGATTGTGGAGAGGGAGAGTGGAGAGATCACTCCATCCCTACGAGTACTCAAGAACCCAGAGGTCAGGTTCTGGGTGACTGCCCCTGAGTTTCGTAATCATACAGACAAGAAGGAATTTGAGCACCAGAGTAAGCTCAAGTGTATCACGGTACCCTTCAAGCACCGTGAGCGTGAGATGTTCCGTGAGCTCAATGGCTATACCCCTAACTTCATGGGACGTAAGCAGCGTCAGGCTGTGTTGGAGAGTCCCTTCATCTATGGAGGTAACATCACACTCCCAGCATTTGCTGCTATGAAGTATAAGGACGACCTCCAGAAAGTAGGTCGCATCAATCATACTTTCACCACAGGCTTCCTGGACATCGAACGATCGCTGTTACCAGAGTCTGAAGGACGACTGCCCATCATCACAGTGACCGTAGGGTCTAAAGTGTTTACGGCGGTCAAGAAGTCCTTCATGTGGGAGATCCAGGATGGTAAACACGTACCTGTCACCATCGATCTCATTAAGAGGAAAGTAGCTGAACACGTCGAACCTCTTATCGCACGTATCTTCGATGAGAATAAAAAGTCGGTAGGTCGTTATGCCGACCAACTCCCATTCACCTTCCATTACTTCGAAGGCGATCACGAAGTAGACATGATCCGTTGGATCTTTGATAGGATCCACGAGACCAAGGTCTCTTTCATGGGCGTCTGGAATATCAACTTCGATATTCCCGAAATCCTCAAAGTCTTACGTGAAAATAACGTGAGGTACGAGGATATCCTCGTAGCACCTGAATTACGGGGTACTCCTTTTGCGCAGGTGCGCTATAAGGAGGATACCAAGAAGACACACCACTTCACCCAGAAGTGGCACTGGTTGACGGCATCAGCTCACTTCCAGTTTGTGGACTCTACTTCCCTGTACAGCTATGTGCGTACTGTGGAAGGTAAGGAGCCTTCCTATGCGCTGGATGATATCGCAACGAAGTATAATCTGGGGGGTAAGCTAAAGCTCCCTGACACTGCGGAATTCGATAGTCTCCAGACAGCCGACTGGCACCGTGCGATGCTCTCCCAGAAGATGTCATCTTACGTGGTCTACGGTATGTGGGATACGATCGTCCTACAGCTCCTGGAGTGGCGTAACAATGACTTCACGTCCATGGTACTGGGTGCAGACATCACACCTGTGGAATGCTTCCCCAGACAGACTGTGAAGGCAACCAACGTCCTCTTCGATAGTTGGAAGAAGAAAGGCTACATCTTAGGTACCGGCGTCAATGTCGAAGGTGTCGCAGATGAAAAGCTCCTCAATGAAGGTGGCGCTGTGCTCGAACCAGGTAATCTGGTGGCAGCAGGTGCCAAACTCTTTAAGGATTGGCCTAACCACAATACACGCTGTTTCTTCTGGGGTAATGACCTCGACTTCTCAGCGCAATATCCCACGAACACCATCGTGGCTAATATCTCAAAGCAGACCAAGGTGGCTACCATCCTCTCTGTCAGAGGACCTCATGTCCAGAAGTATTACAGTGAGGAGGATGCAATCGAGGTCTTGTGCAGTTATCAAATCACACCGGAATCTAATGGGATGGAATTGGGTACTGAATTCCTGGGTCTACCAGGCTTTGCAGAAGTCAATGCTCTCTTTAAGGAATTCCTATCTACCAAATCACAATGAGGTGAAACCATGTTCCAATTAGCATGTATCCTCGCAGGCCTCATCATTTGGGGTCTGATAGGGGCAACCTTCCTACGGGCCATCGATGATGAGGATGCCAAAGTACGAATGACCATCTATGAAAAGCTGGTGGTCATCTTCGCATGGTTGTTCATCATCGTGGCCATGAAAGCCAAGGCGCTGAGTACTCGCTTCCGGAGGATCAAGTAACCATGGCTACCTTCATGCTTATCTCACTGATCATCGTGGCAATCTTTTCTCTCCTCGCTATCCTCTGTGGTGTCCTGATAACAGTAGTACTGGCTATCATGCATCTCCTCGATCGTGAGTGGATTCCCACGACCCTCTGGTCCCTGGCCTGTGTATCGCTGGTATGGGCATTGGGATTCCCTTACTCAGCGCTATATAGCGGTCTGACGAGACTGTTCTCATGACGAGTACGCTTATCCTCATCTGTCTCCCGCTATACTGGGGGTACGCTCTGATGTGTACCGTCTGGTTGATGCGCAAGGTCGATAGTCTATCCAGTAATCCATGGCAACTCATTTATGGATTGACTTCGAATGCGAGTATCCTCGTGACCGCCGGTATCGCGATACCGGCTCTCAGTGGATTCGTATTTAACGACATCTTCCTCGGTACCATCATGGGTATCCATCTATATCGCAATGCGGCATATTTCTCCATCAGGGTGGAGAGTAATGTCGGTTCGGATAATCAACGAAGGATTGCGACAGTCGCCGCTTATGTGGTAGCTATGATAACTATGTTGTTCGAATGGATCATCTGTCTGACCGCGTTGAGTAATGGTCTCAAAGTTTGATCCTATGAAACACAGTCCATATCGAAAGGACAGGTGGGAGGGATATCCCTCCCACCTGTAGATGACTTATGATGGCCCCACCTCTCCCATTCACTGTTCTGGCGATCGATCCTGCTACTACCGTGTCAGGGTGGGCCTATCTCAGAGTGGATAGCCTCCATCCTCTCAAAGTCACAGTGCTCAAGCACGGTACCATCGATGGTACCAAGATCGTGAGGCGTCTCAAAGACATGCTCAAGATCTATCAGAAGCAGTTCTGCACCCTGGTGGCTATCTATGAGGAATACTCAGAACTCATCCGTGAACTCAAACCTAATGTAGTCTGTTCTGAAGGAGCATTCGCATGTAAGTTCATGAGTGCATTCGTCTCTTTGACATTGGCCATCCATCAGCTCCGCAGAGCCGCCTGGAGCGAGTGTAAGCTCGATGTGGTAGAAGTACCGCCGACTATCTCTAAGAAGGCTCTGACGGGCTCTGGAGCGGCCGATAAGGACGCTATGCGTAAGGCCTATATGTCAGTATCATTCCTGGCTCGTACAGATTCCACAGAAATCTCCGAACATGAGATCGATGCCATCGCTCATGGTGTCGGTATGATCAGACGAGACTTCGTAGGAGATGTCATCCAGAATGCGAAGAAACCAAAAAAATAAGGATAGAGAGGAGGAGGGGCAGACGCCCCTCCTCCTACTATTTGTTATTGATTCGCTACTGCGGTCAGGTTACTCGTCAGATCAATTGATTCCTTGTCAGGAGAGGTAGTCATGGTTCAAATCTTTCCTATACAGCGTATCATCAGATAGGCACCATAATAACAGAATATCACATTTCCGATACTACAGGTGATCAGAATGATTCCATCCGGCTTAGCACCGAATGGGACGAGTGCGAATACTGTAGCGTACACCAGTATCACTATCTTGGCTATGATCTTTTTCACGACTTGTCGTGACGTTCCACGAGTACGTCAGATAGCAGTTTCCTGATATCCGATACAGATTCCTCATCGATCCATTTATCCAAGACAAGGCTGCTGATGAAGGTCGCAGATTCCCGTATCACGGACTTGAGCTGTCGAATAGACTCGAGTGCATATTCCGAGAGCTTCACGTGCCCCGAGTACTCACAAGGATCCATATAGAGCCTAGTGTGAATGTCAATGGTCTCATCGACATAAGCCCTGTCGTAAGGAGTACATTCGAAGAGCTTGGTATCTTCCCCAAGAACGTCTTTACCCCATACTTGTAGATACTCACCTGTATGAAAACGAATGGTATCTTTTTGTGCTCGATGTTCGATCGTCACCAATCTGGACGCATCATCACTAGTCGCGATCCTGAAGCCGATGAGATGCCCTGATATCAGGGCTAAGCTGAATGGAGCAAGTCCACTGATCACCACTTCTTCCGTAGGAGGTGAAACCTCATAGCGCTCGGATGTGATAGGACGATGAGGTATCCCATGGTCATCGAGATGGAACCACACCACATCCTTAGACCCATAGGTGAGCGCTGTCGCCAGAGAGTGACCTTCCGTCCCGAAGTTGGATTGGTCACCACATGAGGCGGCATGTATCACAATGGCTGATTCGCCAGAACAAGAGAACTCTCGAACCGTAGACTAATATTCCGTAACACTGCGACGAGTTTTGATAGTGATCGAGCTCGCAGTATACGGAATATCGATGCGGTGCCGTTCTTCGGGCTCTTCGTAATATCCTGCATCACATAGCTTCAGGATGGAGTTGACGGTCACCTTCTTCTGTTCGACATTCGTTTTGAACTTCTCGAGCCTTCCGTCTGTAATGATAGACATGATTACCCCTCCATTACAGGTGTAGTGATGGTCCTCAGGTAGTGAAGATGACTAGCCATCGACTCATCATCAGGTCCGTACAATGTGGAAATCGGGATATCACGTCCGATAGCCTGCTGCGCCTCGATCCTGGATGCGATATCGGCAGTATCAATCACGAGTATACTCTGGCCGATGTGGTAGACCACCACCACTGCCCCACCGAAACCATCCTCGCACTTCTTGGAACATGAGTACACTACGTTGGCAGCGTTATTACCGGTCGCACCGTTGAGCCGACCTGCTTTCAGCATCCACCGCCCGATACCGATGGTATCCGCTTGTTCGTCGATACCGACGTAAAGACGTTTGGTTTCTTTGAGGACTTCGAATACCACACCCTCAATTTCATCACCATGCTGGTCGATGAAAGAGATCTGCATCATTTTCTGTGCAGTCTCTTCGTCTTTGTAAGGGAGTGAGAAATACGAACTCGAATAATAGCTGGCCATATCAGGACACTCCAAAAATAATGATGAGTGAGGGCGGAGGCTTGCGCCCCCACCCCCATCACTTGTAATTATCAGGCTCAGCCTGATGTCAGCTGGCGCTCACTTCCTCGATCGTCGAAAGGATACGACGCGAGTTGTGCTGGTGCAGGGCCGGATCGATGCGCATCTTGGCATTGATCGACACACCGGTGGTGCCATACTTGGTCGAGTAGACCGGGTTGCCGTTGTCGTCGGCCTTGCCGGGCACGCGATGCGTCGTCTGGAAGTTGGCCGTGACTTCGGTCGAGCCGCCGGGCGTCTTCAGACGCACGTCGGTGGTCAGGCTGTTGCGGAAATCTTCGCTGGCCTTGTCTTCATTCGAAGCAGCAGCAAACTTTTCATCGTTGATGCGATGAGCGACGACGGCCGCACTGGTCAAGACGTCCGACAGAATGTCAGTGCCCTTCTTGAAGGCATCATAGGTGACGTCAGCGCCGACATCTTCAGCGCGCTTGTCGAACACGACGCCCAGGCTCTTCGAGGAGACATTGACAACACCGGACTTGTCGACGACCGATTCCTGACGCAGCAGATCAGCCAGCAGCTGAATCTTGCCATCTTCATCGAAGGGCTTCACGGTTTCGTTTTCTTTGGACATGGTTACCTCACTTATTTTTCGCGAAAAAGAAGATCGAGATTTACAAACATTCTCGTGGTCTTCAATAGAGTAATATGCGGATAAGAATAAAATGATTTTCAGGAGGTCGTAAGATCCTCCTTCAGATCACAGGCTGTTGCACACGAATCTGTCGCATTTCTCACGAAGCATGATCGTTGAGAGTTCTGCGAAATCAACACTGGGCCAATGTTTCAGAAAAACATCCTCGACGGGTGTCAACCTGATGGTACCTCTATCGTAGGTAATATGAAGATAATTATAACTATTACACAGAAATACTCGGCCGTCCTCTGAGACACGAAGTCCACTCGATGGATTCCTACATGTGAGGTACATGTCCAACAGCGCCATGCGGGATCCGTCTTGGTGGTATATACAAGGCTTTTCCGAAGCAGAGTAGCGATCACCATTTCCAGTATAAACCCACGAGTCACACTCCGAGATCAGGTCTCTCACCGAGAAGACCTTGTCAGCCAGATGGACCACAATAAGGTAGTTACCGAGACGAACCCGTTCCTTCCGATGCTTACCAGACAGATTCCTGAGGAGGTACTGACCGATATGGATGGGGTCGACATCTGCGACAGATGTCAGTATCCACCCTTCGGTAGTATCACCCTTGACTATGACGTCGAAAGAGATACGCTTGTGGGAGATACCATTCCATTCGGATTCAGGTTCTTTCTCGAATGAGGACAGGTGGAGCCTGGTGGATTCCAGAGTATGAGACGAGTGATCTTCTTCCTGCTCATTGGGGAGATGTTGCATGAGGTGATCAGAATCGACACCTTCAATCTGCGCGGGTATCACTAACCTAGCTGTTTTCTTTACATCGAGCTTGAAAGACTCCCCGTCCTCCACGACATATGCCTCGGATTTGTCGAAGTCGATCCTCAACATACGGAAAGCATCAAACTTAATTTCAAAAACCTCGAGGTTTCGATAGCCCATCAGACCGCCGATCTCCAACCATTGTTCCGCAACATGGGTCGGAGTAGCACCTTTATTTAGAGAAATTCTCACAGCAGTTGGGGCGGGACTACCAGCTAGTATTACGAGACTATGGGATACACTTACGGTCACATCTCTCGTGAAAAAAGACTTGAGCCCCTTCGCAGCGTCTCCTACCGCGGTGAGTGAGTGAAGCCGTGCTTGAGAGGACGATTGAAATCTTTATCGGACATGGGTATGTTCCTTTTGTAAATGGTTTGGATTAAATGTCGTAGATTGCGAAAGTGGTGATGGGCGACTTGAGGATCAGATCGATGGCCTCATCGGTATAGAGGTCGAGCCACGTCCTGATGGACGTATGCTTGACGGGACGGAGAAAGATTCCCGGTTCGGGTGTCCCCTGCTTGATCATCTCGAACATCCTACCGTTCGAGTCTTTCTTGACGAGACGCCCATTCGCATCGATACCGATAGTAGCTTTATCATTAGTCCTCGATATGCAGTTGGACGGAATAGGTACGACCTCCGTTCCATCGGAGTTATAGATAGTACCCACCGGGAGCGATCCCTTATCGAGTTTTCCCGAGGTCCACTGATTCGCCATCTCCACCGTACTGATGATCCTGAACATCGGAGTGGTATGCCGGATGACGATGATAAACTGCCCCACAGTAGTGTAGCTGACCCTCACCTCACGAATGTTCATGTGCTTGACCATGAGACGACCGGCAGTCACAGGCTGGATCTCCGAGTCGGACTCCATGTACCAGCCTTTCTCCTCGGTGGAATATTTCAACACGACTCCCTCGAGGGTATATTCCTCATGATGAGGAAACATGTTTGCCGGTAGTAAGGAAGAGGTATACTTCTTTTTCGTATCGGACATTACTACTTCTCCTTAGCAAAAATGAATGGAGTTGAAAGGAGGGGTGGAATTCCACCCCTCCTAGATATCTTCACTTATTGACCTTCCATGGTGCTAGGACATCGATCTCGCCTTGGAAGATGTAAATTAGAAACCGATGTCACCCAGCTGATGCAAGGGCTTCCTCTTTACATCGGCTTCTTTATCTTCAGGTTGGAAACCCGTGACGAAGATCTCTTCGATGAGCTTGAGCATCGCCTCATCCGTGGCATCTTCCTCGACCTGGTCGAGATAGAAGACATAACCCAGGAGAGCGATCATCACCAGAAGAATACAACCAAGTGCGATAAGACCTATATCAGTACCGATCAGTGTGGTATAAGAAAACATAAGGGACCTCCCTGACAAAACGAAATTTTACAAGCATCCCTAGTGATGGACTCGAACCACCAACCTACATGTCTCCATGTTGCTCTCACCGATTGAGCTAACTACTTTGCTTGTTTGCATAGTGGTAATATGAAGTTGAAATTCCATGAGTTTGGAATTTAAGAAGTCAACTATAGGCCCCATCATTTGAGATATAGATTGCACTAGGACTAGACAGATGACAATGATTATCAAACGGGTCCTACTGGAGGACTTCAATCTCCTCAAAGAGGCAGACATCTACCGCATCGAAGCACATTTCACATCCCGTATCGCAATCATCATCGGTACGAATGGGTGCGGTAAGTCAGCATTCCTTTCCCAGCTCATACCAGCACCTCAATCCCGCAGTCTCTATGGCGACACTACTGGTAATAAGTCAGGTCGTCGTATCCTCGATTTCGAGGTGGATGGCACTGATTATTCCCTCTCCACCGATTACAAGAAACCATCTTCTCCCCATGAGTTCTTCATCGGGGATAGTTCTACCCCCAATGTGAATGAAGGTGGTACAACAGATGAACAACAGGTACTCATCGAAACGCATCTGGGTATCGATGACATCACAGAGAGTCTAATCGCCCATCGGATCAATCTGGCTAAAGCCAAAGCCTCTGAACGCAAGGACTTCATCATGCGGGCTAACCCCGCTGATCTACGTTTCGTGTTTGAGAAGCATCGTAAGATCCAATCTTCCATCCGAGGATGTAAAGCGATCATCTCCCGTCTCATGCTCAAGAAGATGACGCTCGAGCAAGAGTTGATGAGTGATGAGATCCTGACGGATATGCGAGTGGAGAAAGAGCAGCTCGAGAAAGACCTCGGTCTCTTCCAAGGATATCTCTCGACGATTGAGGTCCACCTGAATGGCCGCTCGCCCTCAGATCATCCCCTCAATATGACTCAGACTATCGATGCCTATAGACAGAAGACAAAGCGGCTGCGCAGGGATCTCAGAGATCTTTCCGATGTGGAGAGAGATGACAGTGTCCGCAGCGATATCCTCGATCGGCTCACGAGTAGGAATATCACCCTCCAAGAGCGTCATCGTGGATTCATGGAGCAATATACCAAGCTCCAAGATGAACTCAGAGATCTAGAACTGCGCTATGAGGAGATAGGTCCCGATAGCGATCTTTCACAGATCGAGGAGAACATCAAAAATCTCGAGATCCACCGGGATAAAGCCACGGTGGAAAAGCCACCAGTGGAAGTATCATCTACTGATCTCGATGAGCTGGAGAATGATATTTTCCAACTCAAGTCACTCTTGAGTGTCTTTACAAACATGGAACATCGTCTGTGTTCCCGTAGGAAGCGTTATAAGCGCGAAGCGAGTCTCAATAGGTACCAGAACCGCCTAGCATCTGCTGACGGTATCATAGCCGACACAGAGAGCCGTCTAGTAGCTCTGGAACGCAGGCATTCGATTTCACCACGTGACATACCTGTCGACAACTGTGCTAAGAACAGATGTCCCCTGTACAGTCACTTCTTTGCTGAATATTCCGAAGCTGAAGAACAGCGTGAAAAACTGCGTCGCAAGCTCAGGAAGATGTATTACAAGAAAGGTAGACTGGAGTGGGCATCACAAGCTCTTGCTACCTATCTCAATAACACGAAACCCCACATGGAGAACCTTTCTCGTATCGTGGATATGGCCAGGACCAATCCAGTCTTGCACCATGTCCTCAAAGGGATCGATGTCCTCTACACTGTACAATACAACACGTCCATTATCACCAATCGGATGATGGCTCTATACACCCACATCCGTAAGTGGAACCAGTTTAGGGAAATCATCTCTGATCTAGATTCAGCCTATACCCTCAGGAATGCCCGTATAGGCTCACAGAACGTCGATTCCGTGAAGATAGTAATGGATATCAAAAAGATCAAAGACACGCTCAGTGAGCTTTCTAGCTCAAATGAGAGTATCTCAGCAGAGATACGTGGACTCAGTGTGAAGATCTGGAACATCCGACAGTACAATTCCGTGAAGGATGAGATCGCCGACTTGGTTAAGTGTTGTACACAGTCTGTAGAAATGGTAGCTGATCGCTATGATCTCGATCAGCTCACATCTCTAAAGGCATCTATCGGTGAGGAGAGATCCAAACTCCTAATCAGACTGGGTGAGATCGAACGAGTCTTGAGAGACCAGACATCCATCAGAGCCCGTTATGATGAAGAGATCGTGAAGGAACTCGCTACTGTCGAGAAGGAGAAGGCAGAACAAGAAAGGATCGAGAAGGTCCTCGTGTCTATCCCAAGACGATCGACAGCTGACTTCATGAACAAAGTGATCGATGCTGCCAACATCGTCATCGGTTATATTTGGACAGTACCTCTAGAACTCGAACATATCGACCCTAGTAAGGATATCTCCTACGAGATCCTCGTCAAAGGCGATTACGATACCGTGAGAGATATCTCGAAGTGCTCTGATGGTCAGACCGAGATCATCAACCTAGCTCTCAATATCGGACTGCGTATGGTACTGGGTAAGACTGGTATCCCTCTGTGTCTCGATGAAGCAGGTAGAACCTTCGACACCAAGCATAAGCAGAACCTAGTCCTCCTCTTGAGGAAGCTCTTGGATGATGGGATTGTATCACAACTCTTCTTGGTGAACCATCATGCGAGTATCCATGAGGGTTTTGCCGACAGTGAGACAATCGTGCTGAAGGAAGGCAACATGGTCTTACCTGAAAAGTACAACCTCAATGTCGATATCAAGTAAAAATAAGGATAGTAGGGTGAGGGGCAATTGCCCCTCACCCCTATACCTATCTTTTTATCCGTCGTTAGCGATGCGTTGAGATTCGATATATGCCAAGAAACCGAGCACCTCGGTATGGAGATCTTCGAGATCACCATTAT